GGGTGGTGGAGGCGGCGCGAACAGCGGAGGCGCGGGCGGTCTCGGAGGCAACGGAGGCACCGGTGGCAAGGGCTCCGACGGCGTCGCGATCTTCGTTACGGGCTTCTACGGACAGGTGATCGCGGCCACGGGGACGTGGGTTGTCCCTGCGGGTGTCGACTCGGCGATCTGGTTCCTTCGTGCTGGTGCTGGCGGTGGTGGCGGTGGTGGTGCTGGAGGTTCCGGCGCTGCGAACGCTGCGGGTGCTGGTGGTGGTGCTGGGGGCAAGGGCGGCGCAGCAGGCGGTTCAGCATCGGGCTCGTGGATCGAGACCGACCTCACGCCGGGCGAGACGATCGACGTCACGATCGGTGCGGGCGGTGCGGGTGGCACTGGGCAGGTTGCTGCGGCTGGTGTCGGAGCAGGCAACGGCGTGATCAGCGCAGGAGCGAACCCCGCAGCAGCGGGATCTTCTGGCACTCCGACGACGATCGCTCGCGGAGCGACGGTCATCGCGAGTCAGGGGCGCACGACGACTGAAGGTGCTTCGGGCGGCGGTGGTGGTGTTCGTTCGGCAGGCGGCACGATCACGCCGACGGGTGGTACCGCAACTACAACTGCTAACACCGCAGGTGTCGGCGTGGGCACCGTGGGCGCGTCGACTGTCGGACAGAACGGCGGCAACGGAGGTGCAACCGTCGCAGGGTCCAACGGGACCGGCACTGGACAGTCGGCGGCGCAGTCGAGGTCTCTCTCGCTGGTCATCCGCAACGGCGCTTCGGCGTCGGGTGGTGGTGCGCAGTCGGGCGGCGGGAACACGGGTTCCAGCGCGAGCGGTGCGGGAGGCAACGGCGGGAAGGGTTCTGACGGCATCGCCGTCGTGCTCTGGAGAGCAGCGTAATGCCGGTCGCAACGATCACGAGCAGTGGACCGTGGGTCGTGCCCGCGGGCGTGCATGCGATCTGGGGACGCATTCGTCCCGGAGCTGCGGGCGGTGCCGGCGGGCGCGCAGGAGGCGCGGGCTTCAGCGGCGCATCGGGCGGCGGTGGCGGCGGAGCTCGCGGTGCTGGTGGAGGGGGCGGTGCCGGCAGCGAACCGTTCGGGCCGATCGCCGTCACGCCCGGGGAGACGCTCGACATCATCATCGGTGCCGGTGGTGCCGGCGGCAGTGGGCAGACGCCTGGTGGTGCATCTCCTACGGCTGGTACGGGTGGCAGCGTCTCCTCGATCTCGCGCGGCGTGAACGTACTTGTACTTGTCGGCCGTCAGAACACTGCCGCTGGCGCAACGGGCGGTGGAGCGGTGTCGAACGCACCGAGCGCTGGGACGGCCGCGGCTGGCGGAGCGACGGGCGCTGTTGGTGGCTCGGGGCTCGGCTACGGCGAAGGTACGCAGGGTGATGTCACCGCACAGTCGGGTGGCGATGGTGGTGCTCCGGGTGTTGCGGGCCAAGGCAACTCGTTGTCGGGGATCCCTTCGGGCGTACGCTTCGTCGCTCCGTTCAACACACCGGCGGCTGCGGGAACCGGCGGCGCTCAGTCGGGCGGCACGCACGGTGGGGGCGGCGGAGGCGGTGCTGGACGCAACGGAGGTCGCGGCGACGAGTGCATCATGGGCACCGAAGCTGCTGCGACCGCGGCAGATGGTGTTGGAGGTAGCGGGGGCAACGGTGGTGCGGGCAACAGCGCCGGCACTGGTGTTGTCGGGTCGAACGGCACCGCGGGTACCGATGGACTGAATGGTCGCGGCGGTGGTGGCGGCGGCTCTGGTGGTGGCGGTGGCGCGGGCACGACCGGAGGCTTGGGTGGTTCCGGCGGCGCAGGCGGTAGGGGCTCGGACGGGCTCTGCCTGATCTACTACTGAGCGAGGTTTGAGATGGCGACGATTCGCACGGTCTTCGCGGTGCTGGGCGACGGGATCCCGACGTACTGGGCTGTCTGCGCTCCGACCGATCCCGCCAACACTGGCAGGGACTTCGTGGTGCAGTCGGTCAAGGCGACGCTGGATGTGATCCAGTCGATGAACGATCGCGGACTCTTCGGAGGAGCTGAATGGCGTGCGCGCTACGGCGCGATCGCGGACTCGACGTGGATCCAAGAAGATCCGCATCGACACCCGAACGATCCCGCGAGCCCGAAGCGCTTGATGCAGGGCGGAGTTGGCGACCGTTACCGCCAGAACCAGCCCGACGGGTTCCGCTTCAGCGAGCGTCGCGATCCGGAGCGAATCCTCACGCCCGAGCAGCGACGTATCCGACGACTCGAACAACAACTCGGCATCAGCGACTCCGACGAGTTCTGATCCGTACTGCGAGTACTCGGATCACATCCGCGCGTTGCGGACGACATCGAGCGCGGAGAAGACTGCCCGGTTGGAGCAGAAACCTCTGGAGGCCCGAGTGGTACGAGAAGTAGCCTAACCGACGCACGTCGGCGCTGTGAGCGCAGAGAGGTTGAGCAGCATCATGGACGACATTCCCGTGGCAGGGGCCTTCAGTACGATCTTGAACGCGGGCGTCCTTGGCGCTGTCGTGATCATCTTCGCCACGGTCATCGTGGTGCTGTGGAGGCACTTCATCGATGAACGTAAATCCCTGCTCTCGTCACACAAGGCCGAGCGCGAAGATCAGGACAAGGCACATCGCGCAGAGCGTGACGATTTGCTCCGGCAGCTCCGTGAGAGTGAGACGAAGCACCGCGCTGAGCTCTCCGCTGTCCACCAGGCTCGCATCTCGGATTCCGAGGCCGTCCACAAGCAGATGTTCGAGGTGGTGCGGCAATGCACCATCGTCATGGAGAGCACGTCGTCGGCCTTGTACGTGCACAAGGACGCTGCGACCGAGCAGCGCGAAGCGCACAAGGAATCGGCAGAGGAGCTGAGGAAGCTCGCGTCGCTCTTGACCTCACTATCCGAAGAGATTCGCGCGCGATTTAGGTCGCGGTGAGTACCTGGCGAGACGAGGGAGGAACTCGATGGCGGCAACGAAGGACGCGGCTCTGATGGCTCTCCGGCCGTTCAACCGCGCAGCACAGAAGCTGATGAAGGCGGCGGAGGAGTCTGCCGACGCGGCGAAGAAGTCGCGCGCAAGAGTGCGGCGTCAGCGCATCATCAGCCAGACGGTCGCGGGCGTGACCATCCCTCCGCCTGAACCGATCAATATGCCGAACGAGTGGGCGGACGACGAGGTGACGACGCGCCTCGCCCTACCGTCCGAGCTCAAAACGAGAACGTGATACGCTTCGGTCCGTGGCGGCCGATCCCAACATGAAGTGTGTCTGCGGTTACCGGAAGTTCCGGGAGACCGTACGCACCGTCGACGAGACCGTCGAGCGCTGGGTCCACTTCTCGCCCGACACCGAGAGCGCAGGCTTTGGTACAGCCCCCTTCGGCACCGTCTTCGGTGCAGGGGGCTCGTCCATGTGGGGCCTCTTCGATCTCGATGTGGCGCGGCCGATGCGCTTCTTGAACTGCGAGAGCTGCGGCCGCACTCGCAGCGCCGTCGCCACTGGTGGCGTAGGAGCGTTCGGCGGCTACGTGGCCAGCGGCCTCGTCTACGTGATCGCGACCGACGCGTCGCTCGTCACGTGCTTGCGCGTTCGCTTCACGCAGGGAGCCACGCAGCACACCGTCGAGGTCTCGCCCTACTACGGCCTCCCGCTGCCGATCGTACTCGACACGCCCGCGACGACTTCCGATGATGTCCCGACGTCCGGCGAGCTCGCGGGCGTTCTCCGTGCGACCCCTCCCGTGGGGCTGTCCGGAGAGTACGTGGTGTCCCTCGTGGACATCTGCCTCGGGACGTCCGTCGAGCTCTTCACGGCGTCGTTCAGTACCTGAAGGAACAAGAACATGTCGAAGCCCCGCCTGCGCATCATCGACTTGATCGATGGCTCGTTCGAGATCCGTTGGATGTGGCTGCCCTTCTGGCTCGCCACGCACGTGAAGCTCAAGACGAACCTGGAGCTGGAACTCCGCACGCTCATCGCGATGAACGCCATCACCGACACGGAGGAAGACCTCGACGCTCTTCACCGTCACGTCGTGCGGCGCATCCAGGAGACCTTCCCGGCGTTCCCCGGCCTCGGCGCGCATCTCGACGGCTTGCTGTTGATCGAAGCGACTTGACCCCGTCACGTATGCTCTCGTATGCTCCTTCGCATGCCGCCACAGGCAGGCAAGAAAAAGAAGGACGCTACGACGGAAGCGAAGCGCAAGGCTAAGACCAAGGCCAAGCCGCGCACGGTTCGCTTTCCTGTCGAAGTCGACACGTGGGTCGAGGAGCAGGGCCAGCTTCGTCCTGGCGGAGCTTCGGCCGTCATCGTCGAAGCGGTCCTCCGCCTGCGCGAGCAGGTCGACTCGACGTCGAAGACGATCCTGGAGGCCGTTACGTGAAGAAGGTGCACATCGAGCCCCTGCCGAAGTCGCGGCACGGAGTCCTCTCGTACATCGATCGCGCAGCGTTCCAGCCCAGCGTCCTCGAAGTCGCTCTGCGCCCCGACGGCATCCATGTGACGCGCGAGGTCGCGCACGAGGACGAACCAGTGGTGCCGGACGGGTCGGACGAGATCGACGTCCCGTTCCTGCTCCAGCACATCGAGCTCGTCACCGTTCCGTTCGATCCCGCCGAGCACGCGTTCTACGTGCTGCACGCGGCGATCGCGAAGGTCGTCGAGCGGGGCCGAGAGCCGCACGCCATCCTGACGCCTGGGCGGATGGTGTTCAGCGCGTGGCTCGGTCTGAAGCTGCCGGCGGGGAAGAAGTTCTTCGGCATCCCGCTCATCGCGGTGAACCCGATGCACACGAACAACCGGATCGTGGTGCTCGGTACGCCGCCCCACTCGCTCTTCCTCACCAGTGCAGACGTCGGCGTGACCGTCGACTTGGGAGTCTGACATGAAGCTCGATCAGGTCTTCGCGAAGGCCGGCTTCGTCATCCTCGACGCCAAGAAGCAGGGTGACAACATCGTCGTTCTGGTCCGCGTACCGACGCGTGAGCAGATCGTGCCCCTGCGGTGGAAGACGTGGATGGACACCGTCCTCGGCTCCGCAGAGCGAGCCACCGCGTGGGGTGTCGACGTCAGCAAGGTGTTCTACTCCGAGCGTGGCGTGATGAAGTACCGCTGGCGCATCGTGCTGAGCGGCAACACCAAGCAGGCGCAGCACATGTGCGTGCAGGCCGCGCTCAACGCGTTGAGGGCCGGCGTCGAGGTGAACGAGATCGAGCTCATCGGGCAGGAGAATCTGACGCCCGACCCACGCGCCGGGAAGTTCCGCGGGGCGTACAAGCGCGGCGAGATGGACGTCGCATCGCAGGTCGTCGCCTCGGCCTTCACCGCGATCGGTGGGTGATGGAACACATCACGGTCACGCAGACCGCTCCGGTCAGCATGGAGACGCCGTACGCGATCCGCTTGAGCCTGTGGGAGCGGGTCAAGTTGCTGTTCAGCGGCGTCGTGGTGATTCAACTCAGCGTGCGCTCGAACCTGCCGAAGGTTCACGCGATGCGCGGAACACTGACGTCGGGCACGGAGATCGCGAACGTCATGGTGGCGGTGGACTTCGAGATGGGCGGCATCTCGATCATGCCGCTTCCGAAGAAGGAGAACAGCAGTGGGTGACGCAGGACTCGTCGGACCCGATGGCAGGTCTGCGATCGGTCGACTGACCGGTGACGACTCCATCTACGACATGGTGGAGGCGGCACAGGGCATGGTCCTGTCGCCCGAGGTCGCCGAGCGCGTCGAGCGCACGATGAAGGCGCTGCGGGCTCAGGAGGACCAGGTCCGCTCGCGCTTCCTCCTCGACGTGATGTTCAACAAGGGGCGCAGCATCCATCGTCCGTACGACGGCTTGCTCGTCGCGTACACGAACGGAGGCTTCCTGCACGGAGGCGGCGACGAGATGGTCTACTTCTGCCCGAACAAGGTGGAGAAGAACGGCCACACGAAGCTCTGCGCGACGCCGCTCCCGCCGATCGCCATCCAGGGCAAGGTGGCGGTGTGCCCGGTCTGCGAGACGCCGAGCCGCGATCGCGAGCTCATCGGGCAGGTCTACGCGAAGCTGACCACCCAGAACTGGGCAGCGCTCGTGACGCGGATGTTCTATCGGCTCGACTGCAACGCCGATCTCCGCATCTGCATCCTGAAGGGCGATCTGCGCAAGACGACCGAGGAGGAGAAGGAGAAGTCCTCGGGCGGCGAGAAGCTCCACAGGCTCTACAACGAGCACCAGTGGGTGCGGTACACGCTCGCGCAGATGATCAAGGACACCGCATCTGGTGCTACACTGGGTCACTGCATCAACGCGTTCCTTCGCGCCTGAGCAATGACTATGGAAGCGCCCAAGACCATCGCCGAAGTGATGGAGACGATCAGCAAGCTGCGGTCGCGGCGGGCGATCCTCGACGTCAACAAGTCGCATCTACGCAACGTGTACACGAAGACCGACGCCGGCCCGCCGGAGTCGCGCATCACGCGAGACGACCTCGCCTTCGTGCCCGCGTCGCACATCGAAGACGCGATCATCGACATGGAGCATGAGATCGAGCTCATCGATGCTCGACTCGAAGAGCTCCAGAACGCGCCGATCGGAGGTGGTGGTGCACCGGCCGCCGCGGCGCTGCCTGCCCAGACCGAGGACGACAAGATCGCCGAGGCGGTGCGGGCGCAGGCCAAGGAAGGCAAGAAGGGAACGACCAGTGGAAAGACCCGCGCTCAAGGTTCGCGTCCTGATTGAGCCCCCGATCGAGCATCCCACCAAGGAGCAGCTCAACTCGTTGCTCGACGGTGAGATCGCTCGGTTCGAGCGTCACGTCATGGAACGCCAGCGCGCCGCGGGCCTGAACCCCGATCCGCTGGCCACTCCCGAACGAGGCCTCCTCAAGGGGTTCCTCATCTACGCCCGGGAGAACCAGGAGAACCAGACGTGAGCGACAGTATCGTGATGAAGCGCTCGTGCGAGCGCTGCCCCGCAGTCCAAGAGATCCCCATCTCGGTCGAAGACATCGCGAGCGGCAAGTTCAAGTCGAACGCGAAGGAGTCCGCGCCGAAGTACAAGGTCGAGGTCGAGGGGAAGGTCGTCGTCGCCTACCGCTACCTCTGCGCCGCGTGCGAGGCGACGGTGAAGTCGGCCATCGAGGGCGTCGCCAAGACGCTGGAGAAGAAGGCGAGCCAGCGCGCGAAGAAGTGAGCTCGCTCGATGGGCAAAAGAAGACCTCGGGGCTGACGCCTCGGGGTCTTCTTCGTTCACGTCTGCTTCGTTCGAGTGCGGACCTTGGCCTTGGCTTCCGCCTGGGGATCGGGCGGACGGCCGTGCTCCTTCTCGAACTTCTTGGCTCCGTACTTCGAGCGCTTCGCTGCGCGGCTCTCGCTGCGCGCTTCGAGTAGCTCAGCCCTGTTCGTCTTGCGTCGCTGCCGGCTGGTCATCGGTCTTCTTCTTGGGCAGCTCCAGCCACCCTTCTTGGATGCCGGCTTCTGCACATGCTCGGCAGACCACGACCCATCGATCCTTGTCGAGGATCGTCTCGCGAGGGAGCTCGGCGACGACCCTGTCCGGGCCAGGCTCGGGGATGAGCCGAGCTTCCGTCACCATGTCCGAGCTGAGCACGCCGAGGATCTTCACCTCGTTGAACTCGACCGTGGTGTTGTCGAGCCAGTTCTCGCAGGTGCGTCCGGGGTGGCTCTTGAACTCGTCGGTCTTCCTCAGTCGGTACCAGATCTCGCCGACCTGACACGCGACGCTCATCTTGATGCGTGCTCTCATCGTCATCCCTCGTCGTGCACGCTGACGACCGTGCCGTCGCGTGCGTGGTCCATCGCTGCGGCGATGCAGTCCATCTTCTGGGCCCACGTCTGCCGGAAGCCGTCCGGACCCTCGACCGTGAACACCGGCGGCTGATCCGGCCGGACGTGCGCGGTGTGCACGAGGTAGCGCTTGCCGTCGAACTCCACCGCCGTCGCGGCGAGCTCGTCCGGAGGGAACTCCCCCAGCCAGCGCACGAAGTGATGCTGCGCGAGCTCGTAGGTCTCCTTGGTGAACGCAGTCGGCGTCAGGCCGAAGTGCAAGGAGAGCATCAAGTCGAAGATGTCCTCGCGCGGGAAGTGGAGGAGCATCGCCGTCTCGGCCCACTCCCGGATCTGCGCTTCGTCCTTCCGCAGGACGTAGGCGAACGCCAGGAACGCGAGCTTCTCGCCCCGCGGGGTGATGTCGATTGCGTAGAGGGGCTGCCCACTCGTGATGGTGCGGAGCAGAGTCCCGAGCTCGGTCGGGGTCATCTGCGGCGTGCCCAGCACGAGCTCGTCGTATAGCGCTTTCGCTCGGGAGGTCATCTCCCACACGAAGGAGTACCAGGCATCCTTCGCGAACGCCGCGCTGGCCTTGATGGTCTCGTGATTCAGGATGAGCTTGTCGCGGTTGGACATCTTGTTCATGTTCATGTTGTCCTTCAGGAAGGGGTGGGAACCTTGAGCTTGTCGTGCAGCATCCCGAGCGCCTCGCGGAGCTCGCGGTCCGACGGGGTCCGCTCGGAAGCATGCTCGCGGATGAGGGTGACGCAGTTGCTGAGGTCCTCGCAGAAGACCTGCAAGCCGGGTTGCTTCGACATCACCATCGCGCCGCGCACGATGGCTCGGACGCTTCGGGCGAAGATGCCGTCGCGCACCGAGGCCACCACGAAGCGCCTGATCTTCTTCTCGAACGCGATGAAGTCGTCCTTCATCTGCCGCGAGAGCGTGATGTCGGGCGTGCCCGACTCGGGATGAATCACGCTCGCCAGGATGATCGAACCCTTCGTCTGCTCGTGCGCCTGCTCGATGAGCATGCGCTGCCACCGCCAGCTCTCCGGCGTGATGCGCCCGTAGCAGACCAGCATCAGCACGTCGCCGCGAAGCGCTGCCGCCACGCCGTACCGCATCTCGATGCCTTCGGGATCGATTCGTGTGCTCATTGAGTCTTCCTCCTGTTCATCTTGTTGATAGGCGAAAATGCAAAAAGAAGAAGCGGGCAGCATAGCCGCCCGCCTCTCCTCCGTTCTCAGGCTCGCAAGCGCGCGAGGAGCGCGCCGCTAGCCACCGCGAGTTCGTCGAAGCCCATGAAGTCTTCGGCGCCTACGCGCCTCGGGTTCTTGAGCTCCATCACCTGCACCTGCTTCGCCCGGTCCCGGCACTCGCATTCGGACCGAGCACACCCGCAGGTGGGGCAGCTCCCGTACGGCGTCACGCGCGAGCCGGCTTCTCCGTCGCGGCCTCGATGTCGACGCCGGAACGGGCCTTGCGACGAAAGTCGCGAACCGCGTCACGCCCCTGCTTCAGGGCCTCGAAGTACTTCGGGTTGAGCAGGATGCCCGTGCTCTTCAGCGAGAAGGCGAAGGACTCGAACTCCTTCTTCGCGTGCTTGTCCGCCGGGTTCTGGCGGAAGCGATCGAAGGCCTGCTCCGCACTCGTGAGCAGGTACTTCTGCTTGTCGGTGAGCGGACGGTCCTCGCCGTCCTTGAAGATGAACTTCCGCTCCTCGACCCGCGGCGGGAGGTTCAGGACCGCGCCGTCCTCCAGCGCCAGCATGGGCATGGCCGGGTTCACGGGGACCATCGGCTCGTCCATGCCTTCGAGCCCCGGGAGGGCCGGCGGATCGAGCGGCGACTGACCGACGTTCGGCACCTCCAGCTCCGGGCCGTCCTCGATCGTGCCGTACACGCCGCCCGTACCGGGGCGGCGGAGGTCTGCCGTGGCCGACTCCCCGCGCGCAGCGATGACCGCCGCCATCGCCTCACGCGGGCTGCTGAACGACTTCACCTCGCCGGTAACCTCGTCCTCCATGATGACGGGGACGGGCTGCGGCTTCATCGCCTCCTTCACGTCGTCGCTGAACGCGTAGTCCGGCTTCGGCGTGTTGGAGAGGTTCGGCTCCTTCGACTGGAGGCGTCCGGTCTGGACACCTGCCAGGTTGAGCTCGGGCAGCGGGGGCACGTCGGCGTCCGACGGAGGCACCGTGTCCGCCGCCGTCGACTCCGAGCGCGCCTGCTCGTAGAGCTTGATGAGCTCCTCCTTCTTCGCGCGGCTCTTGCCCTTGCTGAGGGCGGAGCTCACACGGCTGAGCTCGACGAACATCCCATCGCGCGTGAGCGCCTCGAACTGCTCGCGGGTCTTGAAGTTCATGTTCTTTCTGTCTCCCAGGAACGTGAAGAGCTTCTGCTCTTCTTCTTGTTGATAGGCGAAAGACTACTACTAGAAGTTGAATCCGATCGAGCGGTATTCGATCGGACGGCCCTTGGCCTGCGCGCGAGCGATGCCGAGGTTCATCCCGTCGCTGATGCCGAGGTCCGTGTAGACCGCGGTGATGTCGAGACGGTCTCCGAGCTCCAGACCGGCGGCGATACCCAGAGCACGCTCTTCGGGCGTCCCGTCGTCGAGGACCTGCGTGTAGAGCGCGTGCGAGGCGAACGGGGCTTCACCTCGTCGCAAGCAGTCGAGCATGGCCGCGCGCACGTAGCGCACGTTGCGCTCGATCCCTTCCAGCGTCGGAGCCTTGTACGGGCTCTCGACCAGAACGGTGCGGCGGATCTTCGGGAGGTTGTAGATCATCTTCCAGTGACCCTGGCGTGAACGGCGATGTGGTCGAGGATGCTGTCGAGAGCCATGTAGAGGTCGGCGAGGTCACCGTGGTTGTGGATGACCCAGTCGAACTCCGACACGGGGATCGACAGCAGCTCCTGCTCAGATGCGTGGTTGTGCATCGCCTTGCCGCGCATCAGACGCACGACGACTCCTCCTGCGTCGCGCACTGCCTTCATCTCGTTCTTGAAGCGCAGGTCGCTGATGCACCACAGGTTGTAATCGGAGGCGAGGATCTGGTTGACCGCGGCCTGCGCCCAGAGGTCGCTGGTCAAGCGACGGCCCCACTCGGTGCCGAGCGTCTGGAGCGCGAGGCGAGCGCTCACGAACATCGGGTACTCCCGCATGCACGAGAAGCACTCCCAGACCTTCGTGTCGTCCTTGCGCATCGAACACTGCTTGCCGCAGGCGACGCAGATGCCGCTGAACGGGTAGCGAAGGTCCTGCTCTTCGCGCTTCGAGCTCGACCCGTAGAGCTGCTCGTCGGTGAAGCCGAAGGCGATCTTCGCCATCTGCTTCAGCGGGGAGGCAAAGGAGATCTTCTTGTAGTCGCGGTCGACGAGGTAATCGCAGGCCGTGTCCTTGCCCGAACCCGCCAGACCGCAGAAGGCGATGATCCTCTTCGTCATCACTTCTTCTTGTCCTTCTTGGACTTGGTCTTCTTCGCCATCACCGTGGCTGCGACGGGATTCGTCGGCGGGGGCGGCGTCGGGGGCTGGAACTGGCGCATCGAGATCGCGGGCGTCGTGATCTCCTCCAGCAGCTTGATCAGGATGGGGAGCTGCCCGACCGGGATGACCGACGGGTCCTCTCCCGGCTTCGTGACCCTCCGGCGCGGCGCGGCGTAGAAGTCGGACCCATCCTCGGTCTCGACCTTCATCACCAGGACGTCGATGCCGCCGAGCGACAACATCGACGTCGGGGTGATCTTCGGCTTCGCCACGGGCGGCGTCTGCTGCGGCGTCTCGTTCTGCTCACTCACTGGCGGGCTCCTTGGTCAGGTTGAAGTCGAGGCAGAGCTGGATGTTATCCGTGTCCGCTCGCAGCGCCATCTTCACCGACATATCGCCGCCAGTCCACTCGATGTTGAGCGCGTTCACCGCGCCCTTGCGGATCATCGTGGCCGTGTGCTCCAACACGTTCGCCACATCCGCGTGCGTAGCCTTCTCCTTGTCCGTCCTCGTGTCGCTCATGCTCCTCCGTGTTGGGGGATGGGGAACCCGCGACCCTGATAGGAAACTAGAGTAGACTCGCGCCGTGGTCTTTCCGTCGTCCTGGATCAGCCAGAGCATCTCCTCGCAGAACTCGATGTTCTCGGGGATGAACGCATATTCGGCCCAGATCTCGTACGCAGGCGGGATGACGGGCGGGCCGCCCCCGATGGCGATGCCGGCGATGCCGCCTCCCCCACCGCCGACGATGATGGGGGTGATGCGCGGGCACGGCGGGTACATGGGTGGCCCGACTGCCGGTGCGTACGGCGACCACTTCGCCGGTCGTGTTGCGAGCTTCGGGCACAACGCGTTCGGGATGGCGGGCGCGGGCATGGGCATGCTCGGCGCTGCGGGCAGCCTCGGTCTCATCGGCGGTCCGATCGGTGCGGGCATGGCGATGCTCGATCCGGTCGGCCTGTCGATGCGTGCCGGCATGGGTGCGTTCGGCATGGCTGGTGGCGGGCTCGGTGGGCTCGCCGCCGGTGGTCTTGCTGCGGGCGCAGTAGCGCTGCCGATGTACGCGGGTGCGCAGTGGGCTGGTGGGCTCGCTCGCAACTTCATGGGCGGGATGCAGGACCAGATGGCCCTGAACTCCACCCTCCGACAGAACTTCAACTTCCTCGGCGGTCAGGGCGCCTTCGGTCGCGGCTTCAACCAGTCGCAGATGGGCGCGATCGGCGGGATGATCTCGCAGGAGCTGCGCTCCAACGTCTTCACCTCCGCGGGCGAGCTCAACGGGCTCATCGGCGGCGGCGCGCAGATGGGCATGTTCTCGGGCGTCCGAGACGTGCAGGACTTCGGGCGTCGCTTCCGCGAGATGCTCAACACGCTGAAGTCCGTGCAGCGCGAGCTCGGCGGGTCGCTTCAGGAAGCGCTCCAGTTCGTGAACCAGAGCCGGCAGGCCGGCATCTTCCAGAACGCCGATCGGATGCGCTTCGCATCGACGATCCGCGAGGTGAGCGCGTCCACTGGGTTCGACCAGGGACAGCTCATGCAGATGGCCACGCAGGGCGCGCAGATCTCGCGTGCCTTCGGCGGCAACGGCAACCAGGGCGCCTTCGGTGCTCTGCGCGGCCTGAGCACCGTCTCGTCTGCCCTTCAGGGCGGGATGATCTCCGAGTCGATGCTCTCGGAGGCGACGGGCGGCCTCACCGGCTCGGACGCCATGCAGGCGTTCGTCGGCGACATGATGCAGCGCACCGGCCAGTTCAGCCGTCGTGCGATGGGCCGCTACAGCATCTTCGGGATGTCGAACCGGTCGGGCACTGGGCTCGACGAGGGAGCGCTCATGCGCTTCCAGATGGGCGACATCGGTGTCGGCGAGCTGTCGCGCATGGCGCACGGCAACGTCGGGCACATGGGTCGCGCTCGCGCGATCAACCGCGAAGGTCTGCTGCGTGGAGCCCTGATGGAGCAGGGCGGCATCTCCGGCCAGATCGGCATGATGCGCATGATGGTTGGCGATCGCGTCATGGATCAGGGCGACGACCTCGCGTCGCTCGTGCTCCAGCGTCGCTTCCGCATGAACCGCCCGCAGGCCGAGATGATGACGGCCCTGATGCGCAACCAGGGACAGATCGCGCAGCAGGAGCAGTTCGATCGCGTCGACAGCTCGCGTGAACAGGGGATGCGGAACGAGATCCGCGAGCACCGCTCCGTCGACGCGTTCATGCGCGAGCTCGGTCACGGCCTGTCGGAACGCACGGGCATGACGAGAGCGCGAGAGCTCGGTCGCGAGTTCTCGACGCGCCTGTCGTCGCTCGCCGAGCGCGCGATGAACGACCTCCTCGGCATCACCTCCGAGAGTATGTCGTCGACCACTCGCGCCTCGTTCCGCCGCATGAGCGTTGGTGCGGGTCGCTCGGAAGACTTCGCGATGATGAACCTCGTCGCATCGAGCGGCGAAGGTGCGCGCATGGTGTCGGGCCGTGAGAGCTTCGGCCGCGGTCTGCTCCAGACGGGGCTCACGGTCGGCGAGCGCATGGAGCGCTTCGGCTTCGACACCAGCGGCTTCGGCGGAGGCATGGCGGGCACGCGTCGACGCACGTGGGCCGGCAGCCACTTCGGCGGTGGGATGATCGATCGCGGTGCGGGTCTCTCCTCCGAGGAGATGGAGAGCGCGAGCCGCATGATGATCTTGGCGAGTTCCGGCGTCGTGTCGGGTCGCTCGGCGGAGTTGCTCTCGGGCCTCGAAGGGAACCGCGGACGCACAACGGCGCAGATCATGCGCGCGATGTCGGCGGCCCGAGGCGCTGGCGACGAGAGTCAGTTCATGTCGTTCCTGGGCGGTGGTGGCAACGCCGACCCGACGCAGAGTGCGGCGTACGCGGCCTACATGGCTCGCAACGGGATGACGAACCCGCTCACGCTGTCGTCGAGCGACATGCGGATGGCGGGACAAGGCGGCGGCATCACGCTCGGCATGGTCGGGCGCGATCTGCTTCGCGGCGTGGGTGCGAGCATCGTCGCAGGAGCCACGGGCGGGCTCGGCCTCCTCGGTGTCGCGTCGAGCGCATCGCAGGAGGGCGGTCTCTTCCGCAGCGAGATCTACGACCACCTCACGCAGGGCGATCGCGGGCGCATGTCGGCGGCCGACTACTTCGCGAGCGGCGGTGGCGCGGCGCGCGACATGCGAGCTCGCGCTGCTCGCGGTGGTGGTCGTGCGGGCGAGTACTCGGGCCGCGCAGCCGACATCTCCAGCATCAGCGGCGACGTCATGCGCACCACGATGGGGCGCTCGGACGTGCGCGCAGCGACGGCTCAGCTCTTGTCGGACGACCCGACGGCGAGAGCGAACGCAGCCGAGCGCCTGCGCACCCTCGCGACGACGGAGCCCGATGCTTCGCAGCGTGCGGCCCTCACGAGCCTTGCCGAGAACGCCGAGCGCCTGCGCCACACGGACGATCCGGAAGCACGCCGTGCCTTCCTCGACGTCACGATCCCGGAGGAAGAGCGCACCGCGTACATCCGCGAGACGCAGCAGCTCGGGCGGAGCTACAGCCGCATCGCGCAGATGATCGGTCGTGGCTCGCGCCTCGACTCCGGGCTCGGCAACATCGGCTCCGACCTGTCGAGCTTCACGAACGTGGGCGATGCCTTCCAGGGCATCCAGACGCTCGTGAGCGACGCAGCAGACCTCGGCGACTCGGAGTTCCAGGCCGAGATCTCCCGGCTCACGTCGCTGAGCGAAGGAGCGACCGACGAGGACCGCCAGACGGCCCGATCGCTCGCGATGCAGATGTCCCAGACGCGCCAGCAGCGTCAGGACCTCATGGGCAACGGTCGCCGCGGCATGCGTCAGTCGCGCGAGACGGCGCTCGGGATGCTCAGCGGCAACGGCCTCGGCAGCATGGAGTTCTCGCTCCGCGGCCGTCGTGTCCGCGGCAACCGCATCGGCGACATGCTCCTCGGCAACGGCATGCGGGCCGAGGACCGCGGTGCGCTGCTGGAGCAGTTCGAGTCGCAGCTCATCTCGCAGCAGGGCATGTCCCGTGAAGCTGCCGGCGACATCCGCCGTACGCTCTCGGACGTCTACAGCGACGGGAGCGTCTCGCAGGACGAGGCACGCCGCATCCAGGACACGCAGCGCCGCTACGGTGCCGACTTCGAGCGCATCTCGCGTGAGCAGCAGGAGCGAGCTCTCTCGCAGGCCACTGCGCGCGATCCGGTCGGCCGCGAGCAGATCCGCATCCTCGGCGAGATCAACACCGTCCTTCGCGAGCGCCTCACGACCACGGAAGGTGGGGCAGCCCCCGCGACCGCAACGCCGACGTGAGGTGAACCATGCGCACCAAGGCTGTACTCAACTTCATGGTGAACGACCGCAAGGTCACGATCACCGCGTACGATTCGGTCGGCGTCGAGGACTGCTACGACGTGGGCCTCGCTGCGGCCCTTCACCGAGTGAAGACCGGCGAGAAGCTCCACGAGCCCGTCCCTCGCGAAGTGAAGGACTGGATCATCAAGTCGAACCTCTTCGTGTGAGGAGCCAATGGCCGTCTTCATGAGCGTGACCACTTCTCCCTTCGAGGACGTCTTCAACGAGGCGTCGAGGGAGTCGCGCGCCCGCCAGAACGTGCGCCGGCCCTTGCGCGGCATCGAGGTGAAGAAGGACACGTACGCGACCATCAAGGTCCTCGACGCCCTGAACCGCCCGATCCCGCTCCTCGATTCGAGCAGCTCGTTCGACGTGAACGGGATCGGCCAGAGCAACGAGTACTCGAACTTCATCCTCCAGGCGGTGCAGGAGCAGCGCGTCGAGAAGCAGCAGATCGTCGAGACGTTCGGCGAGGACTACATCTTCTTCTTCGGAGAGCGTCCGCGCATCTACACGTTCTCGGCGGTGCTGATGAACACCCGGAACTTCAACTGGAAGTCCGAGTGGTGGAAGAACTACGAGGAGACGCTGCGAGGCACGAAGCTGCTGGAGCGCAACGCCCGCATGTACCTCTACTACGACGACGTCGTGATCGAGGGCTACATGCTCCAGGCGAGCGCGACGGCTACGGTCGACGACCCGTACAAGCTGCCGCTCCAGTTCCAGGTCTTCTGCACCAACTACTCGATCATCGGCGACGTCGGCAGCATCTTCACGCCGCTGCACGACGGGATGGAAGAGACCGATCGCGTACCCGGCGAGACGTCCACCGTGGCGCTCCCCGACGAAGAGGATGTGGCCGAGGGTGCCGTGTCCGACGCCGCATCGCAGGACAGCCTCGGCGGCTTCCTCGCGGAAGCGTCGAAGTTCTTCAACGAGGCGAGCTTCACGATCCAGAAGGCGCTGGAGAACGCGCAGAACACGCTCTACGGGCGCAGCCTCGCGTTCCCGAATCGCGGGCTCGGCAACCAGCTCTACGTCCCCGACATCCAGAACAAGGCGTCTTCGCTGCGAGCTCAGGGATCGCAGGGTGATCGCGTTCCGATCTGGAAGCAGAAGGACGAGTACACGGCTTACATCAACGAGGAGGCCGAGCCCTCGTACGACCAACAGGAACTCGACCGCGTCAAGGAGCTGCTGAAGCTCCGGAGCCCGGAAGAGCTCAACCGCGTCGCACGTGAGAAGCTCCAGGCACTCGGGCTGAACGTCGATCGTCCGAGCTCGGAGTACCTGCTCCTCGGACGTGCTGCGTTCGCGGGCCTTCAGGTCATCGGCTCGTTCGGCATCCGCCAGGTCGACGGCGAGCTCAACCTCGCTGGCAGCGCAGCGTCGTTGCCGCAGGGTGCCGTCGATCTGCTCGACGGATAAAAGAAGCCCCGAACCGGTCTGGGGGCTGAACCGGCCCGGGGCACGATGCGGCCTGGACTTGAACCAGGGACCCTCTGGCTAACAGTCAGACGCTCTGACCACTGAGCTACCGCACCGCGGATCGGTGTGCCCCAGCTCGCGTCGGAGGTCAAGAGGCAAAAGAACAGGGCGGGCGCCCTGTCCTAGAACATCATGTTCACAGATAGACTACATCTGTGTGTTGTTGGTGTTCGCTGTGAAGTGCATTGTGGCCTCTTCAGGCGCAGTGCCTGATGACGATGAACGTGACGGTGAAGATGAAGATGAGCATCGCGTCGACCGCGATGCAGATGCGAAGAGCGCCCCCGATGTTCCCCATGTCTTCGTCACGGAGGGCGTCGGGGCCCTCCGTCTCCTTCATGTTGCTGATAGGTGCTTTTTCCACGGTATTCACGTAGGCTCCTGGCGTGACGATCGCACAGAGACTGCATCTTCGTTGCTTCGCAGAGGGCATCGAGATCCCTGTGATCTCGGCTGTGGTGCAGTCGCAACCCAACCAGCCCGCTGTCGCATCGATCCAGATCCCGGCGAACGACTACGCGCTTCAACTCAAGCCGCGTACGCTGATCCACCTGTTCTTCTACGACTTCTATCGAGGTGCTCCGCCGACGGAGCGCGCGTGGGTCGCGGGCGAGAACATGGCGATCGATACCCGCGAGCGCGATCCAGAGCTCGACGGGATCATCCCACCTGAGAGGCTGGAGGTCACGGACGCTCAAGAAGCGGCTGACCTGGAGAACGAGAACTACCGTCTGCTCTTCGCAGGCGAGCTCGTGGGCTTCGGCATGGACAAGACGCCGACGTCGCGAAGCATCGTGCTCCAGTGCATGGACTTCTCGATGTACTGGGACTACGCGTTCCAGTACCAGGTGAACGGGTTCGAGCTTGGGGGCGGTGGCATCCGGGCAGCCTTCACGGGCGCTGCGACCAACGTGTTCAACTCCTTCTTGGAGGGAAACGCGGACATCGTCACGGGCCTGATGAACACGGCACCCCGCAGCTACCCGAACCTGCGGGGCACGCTGCTCGGCGCGGTCGTGCACCTCATCGAAGCGATCGGCGGTGTGACGTACGGGCAGCGTGCGATCCGCGGCGTGAACGACTTCTTCAGCCTCGCCGAGCTCCGGCTGAAGATCACGCAGATGGTTGGGGCGAACCCGTTCGAGCAGCAGAACGAAGTGCGTCTGCTCCACGCGAACGGCTTCGGGAGTCTCTTCCGCCGCGCGCTGTCGGGCCTGGGTCGGCAGGTCTCGATCCGCGACGTCCTCAACGCGCTCCAGCGCTACATCTTCCACGAGGTGATTCCCGTCACCTCGCCGCACTTCATCCCGGCGCTGGTCGACCCGAACAGGCCGCAGTTCGAGACGGCACCCATCACCAGCGAGTCGAGCTACACGGAGGTCATCCGCGCAGCACGCCTCGTGAAGCAGCGGGCCCTCGACCTGAAGCAGCGGCAGGCGGACTCGACGACGCCCGAAGATGCTCGTCGTCTTTCGCAGCGCAACGGCGGCCTCGCGAACGAGCTCGATCGTCTGTCGCGCACGTGCGGCCGCGCAGGAGGCCTGTCTCGTCGTCTCGCGGTGCGTGAGCGCACCACGTTCGTGAGCAACCTCCAGATCCACCAGAAGTTCGTCGTCGCGCAGGAGCGCTTCGACCGCATGAAGGACAACTCCACGCGCCGAGCTCAGCGCATGGACGTCCGGAGCAACACGTTCTTCCCGCCCGGGACGCCCGAGGCGCAGGAGCTCACGTTGCTCTGCGAGCAGATCGCGGCGGACATGGAGGAGGTCTGCAACGCCGAGGTGCGTCGTCGCGTGCGCAGCAACACGCAGCAGCCCGACCCTCCGCCTCGCCTGCTCCAGCAGATCTACCGGCCGGACGTCTGGATGGTCGCGCCGCCGCGCTGCAACGTCTTCTTCCCCGAGCTCTACTCGAACTTCTCGTACAGCCGGCAGTACATGGAGGAGGTCTCGCGGCTCATGCTGCGCACCCACTCCGCGTTCTTCGGCTCCGACTTCTTGTTCGACGGCTACTACATGGCCCCGAACAAGGTCCTCGGCGTGCGCACGGGAGCGGACATCGGCCGTGGCCGTGTCGGTGTGGAGCCGCCCGATCTCGCTGATGCCCCGGCGTGGTTCGTCCGCGACATGATGGACCACGAGCTCTTCACCGGGATCATCCCGAAGTTCGAGCGCATGAGCGACTTGAACCTGCACGCGTTGCGTGGCGGTTCGATCATGATCGACGGCGTGCGCGTCGGGTATGCGCAGCTCGCGGCGAACCACATCTTCTTCCAGTACCGCTTCCGCAGCAGGCAGCTCGTGCTGGCCGGCAAGTTCAACCCGTTCTGTGTCCTCGGGTTCCCTGCTCTCGTCGTCGACAAGTACAAGTCGCGCGACCTCATCAACTCCTCCGATGTCGAAGTCGACCTGGAGATCGCACGCCGCATCGCGCAGCAGAGCCGCGAGGGCGAAGGCACCGGCGTCGGCTCGAACCTCCCCGAGGAAGAGCGTCAGCGGCAGCTTGAGCTCGAAGAGACTCGCGTCGACGAGCTCGTCCGCGAGCTGACGGAGCAGCAGCCCAACAGCCACTACCTCGGCACCCCCGCAGCGATCACGCACAGCATCTCCGCCGAGACGGGCGGCACGACGCAGGTGCAGATGGCGTACGCGCGCGTCACCGACGAGCGCACCGAGTTCCTGGGTGATGATCGATACCAGGTGCGTCGCTACCGGCGCACTCGGAACATCGAGACGAGGACTGTCGTCGCGATGATCGAGCCCCCGGGGGAAGGGACGGTAGGTCCGCGTGGTGGGGAGATTCTCCGGATCGAAGACGTCACGGACGAGTACCAGCGCGATCAGCGAGCACGGCCGGTGCGTGGACGCCGCTCGACATCTGCGACGGGCCAGCAGCGCTACGTCTCGCGGTCGCGGCTTCCCCTCTTCATCCCCGGTCCCCGAACGGGCCGCACGCGGGGCACCCGCGTCATCGTGGGCACCCCCGTACCGGCATCCTCCGTTCCTGAAGTCGCAGCGCTCGTCGGGAGCGTTGGGGGCACGCAGTCGTCGTTCGTGAGCGCCCAGGGCACCGGGAACGCCGGTGATGAGGCGACGCTCACGGAGGTCGAGGTGACCTTCCGCGCGTACCGCATCACCGAGCGTCTCGGTGTCTACCGACGCGAGTCGGTGGATCTGCCGGCCGAGGACCTCACGTTCCCGCCCTGGTACGGCGAGCACTACCGGAGCCAGAACATCGGTGCCCTCTACGGGTACTTCTTCGGCACGGGCTCGATCGTGGATCCCACCATCATCGTGGATCCCACCGGTCGCTCGGCGACGCTGACGCAAGAAGAAGTTGATGGGATTCTCCGTTCGACGGCGTCGACGGGGGACACCACGCAGCCGCACGTGACGAGGCCCGAGACCGAGCCGGAGTTCCTCGACAGTCAGCGACCGGAAGTCGTGGGAGCTCCCGGCGAGCCCGGCGACTCGACACGCGTCGGAGAGATCCCCGGACGTGGCTCGATCGAGGAGGCCGTCACGTCTCTCGTCGACTCGTACTCGGCGATCAAGCGCAACCGCTTCGACGTCGACGACTTCCTGCGCTCGTACACGTGGAGGCGCATCGCGTCGATGGTCGACATGTTCGGCACCGCCAACTTGGAGATCGACGACAACGGCGAGGTCGTGCGCGGAGTGGAGGGCTTCCACAGCCGTGCGTTCGGCGACTTCGACGATCTGCGTCAGCTCATCCGAAGCGTCGATGGAGAGAGGCGTCCGCAGACGATCCTCGGCCTCACGACGATGGATGAAGAAGACGCTTCCGATCCGGCATCCCAACAGCGCGCTGCACGAGATGCCCAGCGCGCTCAACGGATGGACACGCGGAAGGAGAAGCGCCTCGCGGTGCTTCGCTACGTCCACGCCATCTTGGCTACACGCGGCATCCTCGGATAGGCTTCCAACGTGACGACACCGGCCAACCACGGTCTCGATGTTCCTCGTGGTGCATCGAAGTCCCGCAAGGGCTCGATCCCCACCAACATCGACACGCTCAGCGAGTCGGCGAAGATGTCCGCCTTCGCAGATGAACTGCGAAAGATGGCGGACATCAGCGACATCGACGTGCAGGAGGCAGCGACGAAGCTCCAGCGTCCTCGCCCGTGGCGTACGATCGGTCAGACGGCGACGATGGCTGGTGCGGCTGCGCCCGTGATCGATGCCGGCGGCAAGTTCACCAGGGGCTTCGTCGATGCACACGGCGGGCTGCGTGCGCGGCTCGCTGGGGGCGCGAGCGCAGTCGGAGCGCTGACGTCAGGCGAAGTGGCGGCGAAGGCGCTCACGACGGGCCTGGGCGGCGGCGTCATCGCAGCGGCGAAGGAGGGCATCGACCTCCACCGAGCCCGCAAGACCGTGCAGGGATACCTCGACCAGCACGCGGACAAGCTCGCCAACATGCCGGGCGTGACCGCGCCTGCGACGGGCACGGGCCTCGCCGCCCCGAGCCCGAAGGTGCGGAGTTCGACCAACAAGGGCCAGCGCGTCGGGGTCACCCCGATCGCGGCGAAGTCGGGCGTGACCAACTCCGCCAGTGGGATCGCGATGAATCCGCGCCGCAGCGTCGGCGACGCGATGACCACCTTCAAGGCCTGAATCCCCTATCAGAAGAAGGACGACCCATGATCAGCAAGCTGGCGATGGAGCTCGCTCTCAACGAGAGCGTCGTGTCGGGAACGAACAGCATCCAGCCGCCGGGCGAGAGCCCGTCGGTGCAGAACCATCCGGAGCCGTTCACGCCGCTCACGCGCGAACGTGCCGAGGAGACCCGGCAGGGAGAGCTCCGTCGCGCATTCACCAACTTCCAGCCGTCGGTGGCCGATCTCCGCGGCACGATCGGACGTCTCCTTCACGACAAGGTGTCGGAGATTTCCGGCGCGTCTGCGGCAGCTCAGGCCGTCGGTCGGCACAACGCCGCGACGAAGTGATGAGCACCAACAAGAAGATCACCGAGTTCAACAGAACGGCTCGTCAGGAGCTCGGCTCGAAGCCGAAGTCTGCCGACCCGCACGAGGAGCTCTGGCGCAAGTGGCATGCGGGAGGTCGCCAGGAGCGCGACCTCGTACCGCTGCTCGATGCGTTCGAGCACGTCATCCAGAAGCAGGCGCGCACGCGCACCAGAGGCGTCGGCGGGTCGATCCCGTACGGCGCGATGGAGACCCAGCTCCGACTCGCAGCGAAGAAGAGCATCGAGAGCTTCAACCCGGACAGCGGCGGCGCCAAGCTCCAGACGTGGGTGACCACGGGGCTTCAGCGCGTCACCGACTTCGTGGCCGCGAACCGCAACTTCGCCCGCATCCCGAAGAACCGCGTCGACCTCTACCAGCGCGTCCAGAACGCGAAGAACGAGCTCCACGACGAGCTCGGGCGTGAGCCCTCAGCCCACGAGATCTCGCAGCGGCTTCCGGACGTGAAGCCGAACGACATCCAGCGCCTGATGGTCGAGGTCCGGACTGAGCACTACATCGGCGGCAACCCGAACCCCGAGGCGGCCGATGACGGGAGCCTGGGGCACGCCCCGAGCCAGATGCGCAGCATCATCTCGCTGATGCCGTCGCTGCTCACGTCCGAGGAGAAGAAGGTCTTCGATCAGCTCTTCCCCTCGAACGGCTCTCCCGCCTCGATGGCTGAAATCGCGAAGCGCACCGGCATGAACAAGAGCCGCGTCTACCAGCTTCGCTCGGCCATCTTCAAGAAGGCGAAGCCGTACCTGCCGTGAGCGAGAAGGCCTCCGGGCCTTCTCTTTTGCCCCTCAGTGTATACTTCGGCCGTGGCCGCCGATGACCGCACCGAGGCGAGGAACGAGAAGCTCGATCGCCTGAAGGAAGCACTCGACGAGTGGTACGAGCGTGAGCGCTCGCGCTACGAGGACGAAGCTACGTTCTTGAAGTCGGTGCTTCGTGGCCGAACCGGATCTGAACGGCTCTCCCGCGAGAACACAACCGAGGCCGAGGTGCTCGTGACTGACGACATCACGAGCTTCCTGGCTGGAACGTGAGGAACTGATGCCGTCGAGAAGTTTTGGTTCGCACAAGCCCAAGCGTTCGCGCTTCCTCCGCCCTGGCAACCCCCTCGGGAGCGAGATCGCGGATCTACGTGCGGACGTAGAAGACGCCTTCGTTTCGATCGAAGAAGAGATCGACAACGGCGGTGGTGGAGGCGGGCCCGGACCGAACAACTACTCGGTCACGGTCGGCAACTTCACGTCGGCCGGCGGGTCGCTGCTCGCGACACACGTCATCGTCGATGTCGACACCACCGGCGGGCAGGCGGACATCGCGCTCCCGGCGTTCGGTGCGTTCGCGGGTGATCGCGCCTTCGTGATCCACAAGCGCACGAGCGACGCGAACCCGATCCGGCTCACCGGCTTCGCCGTCAACGGCTCGGCTTCGCCGTACACGCTGCCGGGGAGCGACGGGGCGTTCGGAACGTGGTTCCTGCGCCGCAACGCGGCTGGCACGTGGTTCGTGTCGCCCGGGTCCGTCGACGACATCATCGTCGTGCCGTCGGGAGCTCAGGCGGGCGACCTCCTGTACTACGACGGGTCGGAGTTCGTACGTCTCGCGATCGGCAACGATGGCGACGTTCTGACGCTCGCCTCGGGCCTGCCCGAGTGGGTCGCCGCTGCGGCGGGCGGTGGTGGTCTCCCGGCGATTTCGTACCTCACTGGGTGGGACGTCGACCGCTACTACGACATGGGGTCGGACCCCATCACCGGTCAGGCCAACTGGGGCATCGCAGGGCTCGTGTACGCGGAGTCGAGCGAGTCCGTGACGCGGATGCTGTTCGGCAACGATGGTGGGTTCGGCGGCGGCGCGAGCATCATCATCAACGGCGAAGCCATCACCGGCCGTGTGACGGACAGCGGCTCCAACCTTCGTCAGCTCGCGTCGTTCAACCCGCCGATGGTGAACAAGTGGCTGCCCGTGTTCCTCCGCGGGATCACGGTCGCCGGCACCGACCTTCGTGCGCAGTTGTACATCGGCGGCTCGCTGTTCCAGGAAGTGATCCAGTCGGCGGTCACGGCCTCGGTGCAGGGCGGCGGCAACTTCATGGTCGGCGGTCGTCGAGGCTCTCCGTCCTCGCAGCCCGCTCTGTACGATCGAATCGCGGGTGTCGGCGTCGCGCAGCGCAACGTCACCCCGGCGCAGATCGCGGAGTGGTCGCGGGCTGTCGTGGCGGCGGGGCAGATGGTCGACATCCCGAGCGGCGGCTCGTTCACCGCGGCGTGGCGTGTCGGCGCAGCCGAGCCGGGTGCGACGTGGGCGCCGTTCGTCGGCGCGGGCAACCTCACGCGGGTGGGTACGGCGCTCACGCGCGGTGCGGACTCGGCGGTGGTGTACCGGTGATCGGCGCGATCGGAGGTGCCGCGGGAGCGCGTCGTCGTCGAGGGTCCGGCACGCCGGTGGTCGGGCCCCAGACGCTCAACGTGTTCTACCTCGGCCACTCGCTCCAGAACTTCGACATCCCCGCGATGGTCGAAGACATCGCCACCGATCTGGGCGACACGAACACGTGGTTCGCGAAGATCGGCATCGGTGCGGGTCTGCGCTTCCAGTACGAGAACCCGACGCTCGGGCAGTCGTGGCCGGACGAGGACATCAACACCCTGACGCACCTCGCGGCCACCGCGTACGACGTCGGCGTCATCACGGAGGCTCAGCCTCTCGCAGACCAGATCGCGGCGAACGATCCCGCCCTGTACGGCGGGAACTTCTTCGACCTGCTCGTCGGCGAGAACCCCACCTGCCAGGTCTACCTCTACGAGCACTGGGGCTCGCGCACGACGGCAGGCAGCGATGCGCTCTGGCGCACTCAGATCGACACCGATCTGACGGGATGGCAGACCATCGCGCAGGACATCAACGCTGCGCGTCCCTCCGCTCCGCCCATGCTGATCATCCCCGGAGGGCAGGCGATGGCGCTGCTCTACGACGTCCTCGATGTCGGCGGGGTGCCCGGGTACACGGAGATCGGCGACTTCTTCGTCGACGACATCCACCTCACGGACGCCGGGAACTACTTCATGGCGTGCGTGCAGTACGCTTCGATCTACCGTCGTTCTCCGGTCGGTGCGACGGGCTCCACGACGGATCGCTTCGCTGGTGCGTTCGATCCGCCGAACCCCCTCGCTCTCGAAGTCCTACAGACGATCGCCTGGAACGCCGTGAGCAACTGGTTCGCTGGCGGAGGTGTCTGATGCCCGTCATCACCAACAAGCCGCTCTCCATCGCGAAGGTCGTCATCGACCTCGACACCGTGTTCGCCCGCTTCAACCGCATCCGCTGGTTCCGCTCGCGGACCGGTGCGAACGGCGTGTACGAAGCTGCGACCGGTCCGGCAGCCACGTCCGCGCAACTGCGCAGCGGGTCGGCCGAGCCACACGCGCTCGATGGCAAGACGCTGTCGCTCAAGGTCGACGGCGTCACGATCGACGTCGCCTTCGCGGGGCCGGATCCGACCACCACCGCGGACGTGATCGCGGCGATCGCGGCGGAGACGGCTCTCGTGGTGGGGAGCGACGACGACGGCTTCCTCGTGCTCACGGCAGCCTCGACGGGCTCGGGATCGTCGATCGAGATTCTGGAGTCCGACGGTGCAGTGGCGCTCGGCTTCGTCACCGGGACCGCAGCGCTGGGCCTCGACGCCGACCTCGTGATGAACGGGGACACGCACGACTACCAGTACACCGACGAGAACTCGTCGAAGGACTTCTGGTACAAGACCCAGTACGTCAACAGCCTCTCGCCGGATGAGAGCGAGCTCAGCGTTCCGCTTCCGGCTTCGGCGGTGCCCGCGCTCCCTTACAGCGCGACCATCGCCTGCTACGTGAAGCTGGTCGACATGCGCGGCCGCCCCATCGACGGGCGCAAGATCATCATCGCGAACACGTTCCTGCCGAACCGCGTGGTCGGCTACGGCGTGTTCCGCCACTACGAAGAGGCGCGGACCGACGAAGACGGCGTCGCCGAGATCAGGCTTCTTCGTGGTTCGACCTTCGACCTGCACGTCGAGGGTACGGGCTTCACGCGCCGCATCACGCTGCCGACCGACGCGGACATCGACATCGTCGACCTCCTCGATCCGGATCTCGTCACCGAGGATGAGTTCGGCATCCAGGAGCCCAACATCGACTTCGCGATCAGGACGTCGTGATGCGCAAGCTCGCCGACATCATCACCGACCTCAAGCCGCATCAGCAGCGGGTGGTCGAGCGCATGCGCACGCAGCCCGGCCTCGTGGTCGCGCACGGCATGGGCTCGGGCAAGACGCTCACCGCGATCGCAACCGCGGAAGACCAGAAGGCGAAGAACACGGTCGTGGTGCCGGCGGCGCTCCAGTCGAACTTCAAGAAGGAGCTGGGCAAGCACATCGAAGGGACGCCGGAGGCTTCGTACAAGATCGACAGCCTCCAGCGTGTGGCGCTGAAGCAGAAGGTCCCGCAGTCGGACCTACTCACCGTCGACGAGGCGCATCGTCTTCGCGATCCGCAGTCCGAGGGCCGGAAGGCGATCCGGCTGGCGGACACGAAGAAGCGGATGCTGCTGACGGGCACGCCGACGTACAACCGGCCGTACGACCTCGCGTCGCTCGTGAACCTCGCCTCGGGGCAGAACGTGTTCCCGGCGGTTCAGCAGGAGTTCGACAAGAAGTACATCCGGGAGCGCAAGGTCGACCCAGGCTGGTTCGCACGCACGTTCCGCGGCGTGAAGCCCGGAGCGGTCACCGAGCTCCAGAACCAGGAGGAGCTCGGCAAGCATCTCGGTCGCTGGGTGGACTTCCACGAGAACAGCACCGAGGGCTTCCCGCAGCGCGAAGATCAGACCGTCCAGGTCGCGATGCACCCGAAGCAGCGCGAGATGTACGAGTCGGTGATGGGCAAGGCTCCCGCGTGGGTGCGGTACAAGGTCCGCAAGGGGCTTCCGCCGAACAAGCAGGAGTCGAAGGACCTGAACGCGTTCGCGAGCGCGGTTCGTCAGATCTCGAACAGCCCTGGCGGCTTCCAGGAAGGGATGACGCCTGATGATGCTGTTGCGCTCAGCCCGAAGATCCAGGAGGCATACAAGCGCCTCTCGACGAACTTGGAGTCGAATCCGCAACATCGCGCGCTCGTCTACTCGAACTTCCTGGACGCTGGTATTCATCCGTACGAGTCGCTCCTGAAGCAGCACAACGTCGCGTACGGGAAGTTCACCGGCGAGATGCCGAAGAGCGAGCGCGATCGCATGGTCGCCGACTACAACGAGGGCAAGCTCAAGGCGCTGCTCCTGTCGTCGGCCGGCGGCGAGGGCCTCGACCTCAAGGGGACCCGGCAGATCCAGGTGCTCGAACCGCACTGGAACAAGGAGAAGCTGGAGCAGGTGATCGCTCGCGGCATCCGCTACAAGAGCCACGAGCATCTCCCCGAGGACCAGCGCCGCGTCGCCGTCGAGCACTACCAGTCGGTGCACCCGGAGCCCAACCGCATCAAGAAGTTCTTCGGCGCGAAGAGGCCGGGCGCGATCGACGAGTACCTGACCCAGATGTCGAAGGACAAGGACACGCTGAACAGCCAGGTTCGCGATCTGCTTCGTCAGCACGCGCAGGGGCAAACGAAGAAGGCGGGCCTCGTGGAGCTCGTTGCTCGACACGCAGCCCGCCTGGCTCAGGTGGCGTGAACTCTCAATCTGAGAGCGATTGATACTTCGCTGTTAGTTGCGGCCGCGCCCGAAGCGGCCGTGCTTGAACACGCACATCAGGCACGTGCAGCCTTCGCCATCCGTGGGCTGCTTGCCGACGTAGTGCGGCAGCTCGGCTCCATCTTCGAGCGTCGTGTAGACGGTCTTCTGTCCACGCTTCGCCATCGGATAGGTGAGCCGGATCTTCGAGCCCTTCGTGGCCGCGTCGAGCAGCACCTGCTCTTCGTGCAGCCGCGAGAAGGTGGTGGTGTTGATCGCGTTGCTCTTGTCTTTGCTGTTCATGTGGTAGCCTTCAGCCCATGCCCGTCGTCGAAGTCGACATCACGATCGTCGCCCAAGGAGTCCCGGCAGACCCGGTCTCTGGCGTCCTCGTCAGGGTGTATGACTCGCTCGGCGCGGCCGTCGTCACCGAAGGTACCACCGACGCGGACGGGTTGGTGCAGTTCATGTTGGACGGGGAGTCTCCTCCAACACGATACCAGCTCCGCACGTACAAGGCCGGGGTCGCGATCCCGAACCCGAAGTACATCGACGTCTACGGGACGATCTCCGAGTCGCCCACGGGCACCAACACGTTCATCCTCAACGACGCGAACGTGTTCACGCATCCCCAGTCGATGGACCCGAAGCTCTGCCGCTTGAGCGGGTACATCCGGGACCCAGCGGGACGCTACAGGCCTGGGCGCGACATCCACTTCATCTACCGCTACCACCCGTTGGTCGTCGGGGACGAACTCATCCTCGGCGAGAAGGTCGCGGTGCGTACGGACCGCAACGGGTATATCGAGGTGGACCTCTGGAGGAACGGCTGCTACCGCGCCGTCATCGAGAGCCACGAGAACGCCGGGCGCAACATCTTCGTGCCCGATCTTCCTGCTGCGAACATCAACCACGTACTCTTCCCGCGCCCGCACCGGGTGATCTTCGACCCTGCCCCTCCGTGGGCGATCGCGGTCGATGACGAGCTCGAAGTCGACGTTCAGGTCGAGCTCTCCTCGGGCTACGTCATCGACGGGACTGCACAGGAAGATGTCGAGTTCTCCGTCGAAGGTGACGGAGTGTCCCTCCAGGTGCTCGATGATCGACTTGTTCTACGACGCTCGGCTGCCGGTACGGCGGCGCTCCGCATCACCCGCCTCATCACGAGCATCTCGTACGACCCTGATGAGGCAGTCATCGGCGATGAATCCGAAATCACGACGGACCCCTGACGTCGAGATGGAAGAAGAGGCGCCTCGGGGATACACCCCCGAGCAGCGCCTGCTTTCTCACATCCTTCGGAGGACCGTCATGGACTTCGTGTACTACCGCAACGCGGAGGACACGGAGCGGAAGTTCCTCGCCGAGGATGCGGCCGGATGGCTCTTCTGGGATGGTCAGGAGCCGATGACCTTCCGTGCTATCTGTTCGGAGCTCGGGCTCAACTACAAGAAGGTGCGGGAGGCGATCCTGAAGCTCACCGTCGACGACGTCGACCGCTTGGCATCGCTACGCCTCGGGGAGTGACATGGCTGGGTACACGTCCGATGAGAAGCAGACCGTCATCGATCGCTTCCTGCTCGGACGCATCTCGACGCCCCGCACAACGCTGGGTGCCCGCGATGTCCTCGCAGCGCGCGACGACATCTACTCGCTCCTGACGACCACGCTGCTCCTCAAGCCGGACAGCTACTTCTACGTCATCTGGCTCGCGAAGAACCGCCTCGAAGCGTTGCGTCGGAAGCAGATCGAGGCGCTGACGTACATCCTTCAGGACTCGACGAAGGCAGCGCTGGTGCGTCGGGGCCGCCCGGTGCGCACGACCGCCGATCTGTCAAACGCGCAGGCGGCGCTCCTCAACCTCAACACCTCGCTGAACTCGGGCGTGGTGGGCTCCGGCCCGCGTGAGCTCGGTCCCGAAGTCTCGCGCTTCAGGCGATCGATCGAGCGCTTCATCCGCAAGGAGCTCTTCAACAACGTCGTCGAGAGCAACGAGGTTACCGAGACCGCGGACGAGGTTCGAGCTCGCATCCGAACGCTGTGGGCGGACGTACAAACCCGGCACGCCCAGATGCTCACGCTGTGCGACGCGATCGAGAACGCGATCTCGAATCTCGCTGCGGTGCGCCTGCCCGAGAAGGCCGTGCAGGGAGTGGTCACGCGGATGCGTTCTCGGCTGGACGAGCTCACCGTTCAGCTCGAAGCGGACAAGACCCTCACGACCCACCGAGAGTCGATGCTGGAGCTCTTGGTCATGCGCACGCTGCTGACCAGGGTCTCGTCGTTCCGGGTGCCGCAGGAGATCCTCGCCCCGCTCGTGGGCGACGCCCCGCTCCTCGAAGGTACGGGTGGGACCAGCCCCGCCTCGCTCATGGGCAGCGTGAGCGGCCCATTCAACATCGAGTCGGGCGACGACATCTCGTTCGAGACCGGCAGCCCTGTCGTCACTTCGACGATCGCGTTCGGAACGACGAGCAACGCTGCCGTCACCACGCGCAGCTCGTGGACTTTCCCGGTTCTCTTTCCCGTGGGCTCGGAGTTCCGTCTTCGTGTTGACGGGACGCTCTATCCGAACTCGACGTTCTTGTCGGGCTCCTCGTACGTCTCTCTCGCGGCGCTGCTCTCCGACATCCAGTCGTACATCGCGATGAACGCGGTGCCTGTGGCCGCATCGATCGTGAGCGGAGCGATCCGCATCCAGTCGGACTCGGCCGCAGACGTGAGCAGCATCGAGGTGATCACGTCCACGGACGGGCAGAAGACGGCGGCAGCTCTGCTGGGGATCACCCCCTACGCCGTGTGCCAGCCGATCACCACGCGTCAGATCGTGGAGCTCGGGGGCTCATACCCGGGCGTTCTGCTCTCGGAGGTACGCACGGAGTACGGCGTCTTCCGCGGGGTCACCCGCCCGTCGGCGGTGTTGGACCTCTCGAAGGTGGACGGCACCGACCTCTCCGGCAGCGGGACGTTGTTCTCCGCTTCGGGCACGAACTTCACCTCGCTCGGGGTTGTCGCTGGCGACTACCTCTACGTGGTGCCGCAGTTGGCCTCCAGCCCCATCACGTCGGCGCCCGCCGAGTACCACCGCATCTCGTCGGTCTCGGGAGGCACGCTGCGGTTGGAGACCGCTCTCGACGCGACGAAGATCGCGGTCGACGGTCTGAGCAGCTACCGCATCGGAGCGGACTTCACGGGCGTGCCTTCGGGAGCTCGCGTGCTCCTCACGTCGGCCGAGCAGCCGCTCAACGGGGGTCCCTACCGCGTGGTGTCCGGGAGCATCGGACAGCTCACGCTGGACCGCACCTTCTTCGCGACGCTCGACACCGTCAACGCCAACATCTTCACCTCCTACCTCGTAGCGGCAGCTCCCGGCTCCACTCCGGCAGACGGCATCGCGGTGTGGCCTGCTTCGACGGGCGCAACGATCGTGGGCCTGCCCACGTCGCCTACCCAGTCGCGTGCCCAGTTCACGTCGCTGGCGGCCACCTCCAACGTCGACTTCTTGTCGCGTGGCGTACAGGCCGGAGACGTGCTGGTGCTGCCTGACGGCGACGAAACCGAGATCACGTCGGTGAGTCTCGGCAGCATCAGCGTGACGGGCATCACGTACTTCGCTGGCACGACGGCATACACCATCAAGAGCGGACGCTACGACGCATGGCTCTCGCTCGTGGAGAACGTCCGCACCTTCACTGAAGACGTGGACTTCAAGTCGGCGGAGTTCGCGATCACGAGGCTGGTGTCCGGCGCTGCTCCGACCACCTCTGTGCTTCAGGCGCTCGACGCATTCAACGAGCGCCTGGAGGACCTCGCAGACATCGAAGAGTACGTCGTCCCGTTCGAGCGCACCGTCGACAACGTGCTGCGGACGCTCACGGAGCAGGGCATGGACCGGGCAGCGGACCTGCTCACCACGCTCCGCGTGAGCGAGTTCTTCAGCATGCATCCGGACGGGGTGTCGTACTCGACCAACCTCATCCGAACGGCAGCGGACGTCACGAGGCAGGTCGCGCCCGTGTCCCGCTTCGCGAAGTCGCTGTTGGGCTCGCCGGAGGTGCGCCTGCGCTCGCGTCGCTTCCTGGGCTGAGGGCGTGGTAGCCTTCGCGCATGACCGAGCGCACGGCTGCTGAAGAGCAGCGTGAGACCCTTCAGCAGTTCCGGGAGACGGTGGCGAATGCTGTCGGCTTCATCCGGAGCGCTGAGATCGCGAGCTCGTTCACGAGCATCGGGCTCGAAGAGCTGATCGACCAGCGCATCGAGCGGATCGAGGCACCGGCGGGCACGCGAGCTGGCCATCTCGCCCGGCTGGAGAAGATCAAGCTCGACATGGACAACGCGATCGAGGCGATGAAGAACACGCCTCCGGATGCGTTCCGGGCTTCCGATCCGGACACCGACGCCAACACCCCCGACACCGAGGGCTCGACGTGATCGACTTCCAGGTAGTTCGTCTGAGCGACGTCGTGCCGGTGACAGGCATCGCCTCCGTGCCTGGCGTGTCGCCGCGCAGCGTCATGCTGTCGGGACGCGGCTTCAAGAGCATCGAGTCGGTGTACTTGAACAACTCCCCATCGCCCGAGTTCGTGGTGATGTCGGAGTCCCAGATCCTGGCGCAGGTGCCGATCGATCAGCGGCGCGAGGCGATCACGTCGGCGTACGTGCTGTCCTCGTCCCTCACGTTCAGCGAGCGCTCGCTCGTGGAGTGGTCGATCGGGACGCGGCCCCAGACGGTGTCCGGGACCTTGCTGCTCGTGCAGACGTTCGCGCGGATTCTCCTGCGTACGCCGGGATCGAACGCGTTCCACAAGACGCTCGGCGGCGGGTTGCAGCGCGCGATCGGGCAGCTCATCGGGCCCAACGCCCGCGATCGCGTCGGCGCAGAGCTCTCGGTGGCAGTGGCCCGCACGCGGCAGCAGCTCATCGCGATCCAGACCCCCAACCGCCGCATCCCTCCCGAAGAGCGCCTGCTGACCGCATCGGTGCTCGGTCTGTCCATTTCGCCCCGCGAGGGGCAGATCTTCATGTCCGTCGGCGTCGAGTCGCACGCAGGAACCAGTGCGGCCGCTACCCTCGTGAGGCAGTGAGTCATGGCCCAGAGCGACCTTCGTACCTTCCTCCAGGACCTGCTGCTTCGGTTCCAGCCCGACATCGACTTGTCGGAGGGCGGCCGCGCGCAAGTCGAGATCATCGAGCCGATCATCACGCGTATCGGCATCGACCCCTTCGACACGGACATCGCGACCTTCGTGCAGTCGCGCGTCGCACAGATGTTCCCGGACCTGGCGATCGAAGACACCCAGGCCCTCGAAGACACCCTCATCAGCCCGATGCAGGTGCTGATGGAGCCTCTCGTCCGAGAGATCAAGCTCGCGAAGCTGCGCCAGGGCGGCGTGGCGAACGTCGAGAGCTTGTCGGACGACGAGATCGACTCGCTGATGGGGAACTTCTTCGAGTCCCGCCAGGCAGGTGGGTACTCGCGCGGAACGATCCGCATCTGGTTCCTCGCGCCCCAGACGGTGACCTTCTCGCTCATCCAGGTGGCCACCACGCGGAGCGGACTTCGCTTCGTGCCGAGCCCGACGCAGACGATCACGTCGAGCCAGATGGCGCTCAACCGGGACGGCAACGAGTACTACGTCGACATCACGTACCGCGCTGAGAAGCGAGGCGACGAGTACAACATCGACCGCAACGAGATCACCTCGATCGCGAACCTCCCGTCGGCCGCGCGCATCCGGAACGTCAACCGCTTCCAGGGCGGCCTGCCGCGAGAGACCAGCATCGACTTCGTGGGCCGCGTCGAGACCACGCTGAGCGATCGCACGCTCACCGTGCAGCGCGGTATCCTCTCGGAGCTCAAGAACAACTTCCCCGCGATCCGAAGCATCCAGGTCATCGGGATGAAGGATCCCGAGATGGAGCGCGACATCGTGAAGGGCGGGAGCCTGGGCGAGATCCGCCCGGACGACTCCTTCGGGTCCGCGTACGGCTCGGGCACCGCGATCGACGACGGGGACGGCAACACGACCACGCGCCGCATCAGCGCGACCGACGGCCACTTCGTGAGCCGCATCGGTTCGGCGGGGTCGGAGCCCGACGGCTACTACGTCACGCTCGTGTACGGCTCGCCTCCGGTCTTCAAGGACGTGCAGGTGACCGAGGTCATCTCGGACACGGACATCCTCGTCGACATCGAGCTCCCGTCGTTCCCGCTGTCGGTGTCGTGGGCGCTGCGCAAGAAGGAGCTCACCATCTCGGACATCCCGGGCGGCATCACGCTGCCGGACACTCCGGACGGCGAGCTCGTCATCACCAGTGACGAGGTCCACATCGGCGGCAAGACCGACGTGTACCTCGCAGGCGAGACATCCGAGGAAACGGTCGCGATCGAGGGTCTGTCGGACGAGGAACCGCTCGCGATGGGCTTCGACGCCGAGACGGTGGCGTCGCCTGGGGTCGACGCGGACTGGATCGTCATCAACGATCCGACGGGCGGCGCGGCCGCGCTCCTCGCTTCGATCGAGGGCCAGAACTACAGCATCGTGCTGAGCGAGGGCGTCGACATCGGCAGCTACGCGATCCGCGATGCTCGCGTGGACGGCACGACGGTCGAGGTGCGCGTCCCGGTCGAGATGACGGGCACGCAGGGCGGCATCTCCTGGAAGATCGTCAACGAGATCAGCGTCGAGCTCACGGAGCCGAAGGACATCAAGGTCGACGGCGAGGACATGGTCCTCGTGGCCGGAAACAACTCGGTCACCACGCTGAGCTCGACGAACTTCATCGACGCCAACGTCCAGCAGAACGACACCCTCCGCCTCGAAGGCGACTTCGTCGGCGGTGACTACAACATCGACGCCGTGGGCCCCGTGCAGCTCACGATCTCGCCGACGCCCGAGCGTACGGTCTCGAACGTCCGCTACACCATCTTCCGTGCCGGCGAGGCGGTGCAGACCCCGGTCGTCCGCGTGAAGGAGCTCCAGCTCCTCGACAGCGGCGGCGCCCCGAATGGGGTGGTGATTCCGTACCGCGACCCGGTCGTCGTGATGACGCGCGGCTTCCAGAACGAAGGGTCGGGCCTGACGTACGAAGGATTCCCCGATCGCATCGGCCTCGTGACGGGCGCCCTCGGCGCGACGGTCGCGTTCGGTGCGGGGCAGACCCTCATCTTCAACTTCCGCAACGCGACGAGGCCCTATGCTGGGCAGACCGCGACGCACACGCTGAACTTGGTGGGCTCGTTGACGCCCGCGCAGATCGTGAGCGCGATCAACGCCGACGTGACGCTGGCTGGGCGCTCCGTCTTCGCGTCGCTCATCTCGTACAACGGCCAGTCGTTCGTCGGCATCTACTGCCCCGAGTGGGTGCAGATGGACCTGGCGGGCACGGCGAACGTCTCGCTGGGGTTCAACACGGCCGATCGCCCGTCGACCAACATCGAGATCGTCATCTCCGCGCACAACCCGCGAGAGGGAGACCTCATCGAGTTCGTCGACGGCAACAACCGCGGCACCACGCGGGTGCTGTTCCGGAACAGCGGCACGGCCACCTCGTTCCTCGTCGGCTCGGGCCCGGTGTCGGACTTCACCACGCCGCTCTACGCGGTCACCCCGCTGCTGCCCGAGGTCGGCGTTCGCATCCGCATCGGGCGTCCGTCGGTGGGCTCGGCGCGGGTCTACTTCCTCGATCCCACGTCAGCGGAGTTCCACTACGACGCCACGCGACTGACGACGCTCGTGGGCACCGATCTCCTGGAGTACCGCCCGGATCCGGAGAACCAGCGCATCGTGCAGCCGGCGCCGCCGCTGACGGAGCTGCCGAAGGGCGGTGAGACGTCGACGGGCTCGGTCAACAACGTCTTCGGGGACACCGAGGTGAACTTCCAGGCGCTCGGGGTGCGCGACGGCGATATCCTCGAAGTGCTGTACCGACCGATCACGAGCACGGCTGCTCTGTCGTCGCCCGGCACGATCGCGGGCATCATCGGTCAGACGCTGATCCTCCGCCTCGCGGAGAACCCTTGGATCACCGTCTCGTTCTCGGTAGCGCTCACGCGCGACGACATCGCCGAGTTCATCAACGAGCAAGTGGGCGAAGAGATCGCGACCATCGACGGCTCGGGCTACCTCGTTCTCGAAGGTGACGTGCAGATCACCATCCGGGACGACAGCACCATCCTCGGCGGCTCGGATCCGCTACTGCTCGCGGGAGCTCCGAGGAGCACGGCGCATCCGCGCGCTGGTCGCTACATCATCACGGACGTCGAGCCGAACACGCTGACGCTCTCGCCGGACACGGTGTTCGCCAGTACCACCGCGGTGGCGGACACGGCGTACCGCATCGTGCGTCACGTGCAGCGCATCAGCAGCACCGAGATGAACGACAACCAGGACGGCACGGGGCTCTACTACGTCGACGTCGAGCTCCTGTCGCTCGCGCCGGGAGACCGGAACAACGCGCCCGCGAACCTGTCGATGGAGATCACCGGGCACGTCTCGGACGGCTACCGGCTGTACACGGACAACGACACCCTCTCGTACAGCCGAGCGGAGCGTCTGTTCGCCGAGATCAGCCGCACCATCCTGCTCGTGGGCAGCTCGGACAGCCCCGAGGAGTACGTGCAGCTCAGCCAGCAGAACGTGCAGGTGTCCTACGATCGCAGTCAGCTCGTCGACGACGTCCAGAGCTTCTGCGACTCGGACGACCATCGCGTCGTCGTCGAAGAGATCCTCGCGCGCCACCTGCTCCCGCACTACGTGAACATCACGTGGCGCTACGCGGGCGGCGAGACCGAGGTGTCGATGCGCACCGCGCTCACGACGTACCTCGATGCGATCGGCTCGGACGAGGAGCTGGAGATCGTCGACATGACGAAGGTGATGACGTCGCGCGGTGCGACGAGCATCTACAACATCGACAGCGAGTCGCCCACGGGCCGCTCGGCGCCGATCCTCGTCATCATCTACCACACGATCGATCGCCAGATGCGGGCGCTGCTGGTGCGTGACTACGCGAAGACCAGCCGCACCCAGCGCTTCATCGCGGACGACCTCGCCATCGTGCGCATCGCGCCGGGCGGCATCCGCGCCTGAACTACTCCTTCTTCGGATCGATGATGGGCAGCGCCGGCTCCACCTTGGCCGGGTTGCCCATCTCCGTCATGAAGCCCGTGGTCGCGTCGATCGAGCAGCCACAGTCCACGCACTTCGCTTCGTTGCGGGGCAGCAGCCCTCCCCCGAAGGGCTTGGCCGCGAGAGCGAGATGCATGGCACCTCCGCAGCGGGGGCACGGCTTCGAGAAGGTCTGTGCCTGCTTCTCGGACGCGGGCGACAAGACATCCTGTTCGTGTTCGAGGAGACGACGACGAACATGCAGCGGTAGCGTACGAAGGCGCATCGGGGCTATCCTACCACCGGCTCATGCCTCTTCCGTCTTCCGCAACATGGGATCTCGCAGACTTCAACGAAGCGACGATGTCGCTCATGTTGGGGCTGGGTCCCTCGGATCTGTCGCTCACGCCAGGCGCAGCCCCGTACTTCACGTACGACGCGAGCACGGCGCTCCTGATCGTACAGAGCTCGGACGGCGTGCATGCAACCGCCGACTTCAACGTGGCGATGCCGTCGTCGTACACGATCGACTTCATCGCCCGGTTCCCGAGCATGCCGCACAGCGTCGGCGACATCGACGAACATCATGTCGGCATTCAGCTCGCCGACGACGCAGGGCGAGGCGTCGCGATCTACTTCGCACACACGGGCATGGCGTTCAGCCGGATCGACGACTACGGCAGCGCCTCGCCCATCCCGGACAGCACCACGTTCACGGCCGAGATCAACCGCTACTTCCATCGAGTGCGTGTTGCGGTGAGCGGCGACAAGGGTCGGGCGTACATCTACATCGGCCGCGAGTCGGACCCCTTCCCCACGCTGCGCGCGATCCTGCCGATCGAGCCGACGCCTGCGGGGACCGCCGACCGGTTCCGCCTCTCCGTGATCGGGTCGGCTTCGCAGCCGGTCCGCGTCGAGTACCGAGCTCTCCAGCTCGCTGGGTCGTTCCTCGTCCCGAACCTTCCCCCGACGGCGAGCGCAGGCTCGGACCGCGTCATCTCCTCGGGCAACACGGCACGCCTCGACGGCCGTGCGAGCTTCGACCCCGAGGGCGCTCCGCTCACCTACCGCTGGCGCGCGAAGGATGCCCCGTACGGCTCGGAGTTCGCCGCGGACATCTCCTCGGGCAGTACGACGGACGATGGTGATGCGGACGGGGTCACCACGACCCTCTCGTTCACCCCGTCGGCCCTTCCTTCGTGGGTCGCCCAGAACGACGTGCTCGTCATCCAGGAGACGGTCCACGACATCGACACGGTCGACAACGTCGGCGGGACGCTCACGGTCACGACGGACACGATCCCCGACAACCTCACCGGCGTGCCGTTCCGGATCATCCGTCAGTCGCTGCTGGTCGGGGCGGACACCGAGACGCCGTACGCGGTCCCGGACATCCCGGGCATCTACCGCTTCGGCCTCATCGTCGAGGACGACGGTGCCTTCTCGGAGGAGTCCGAGGTCCTCGTCAGCGTCGTCGGAGCGCGAGCTCCGCTCGGCGTCGAGCCGCGTGTCGAAGCCATCTGGGACGCCCTCGGTGACGAGTGGAAGCTCGTCGAGGGGCGCGGGATCTTCACGGAGTTCTGGCGCGGAGCTGCGCAGATCCTCGGAGCTCGCCTCCTGGAGGTCTGGCAGCACCAGTACAACATGAGCCTTCGCGATGCGCAGCGCGTCTTCCAGAAGAAGTGGGTCGCGCTCCGCACGATGATCAACGAGACCGAGCACGAGACGGCCGTCATCTCGGCGCGGTTCGGCAAGCTCGAAGGCACGCACAACTTCAACCTCGGAAACCCCGTGGTCACCGGGGCGACGATGGTGTTCGAGTTCCCGCAGGCTGACGGGACGTTCGACGAGGTCTCGGTCACGTTGACCGGCAACACGATCGCGCAGATCCGCGCCGACATCGACGCGGCGCTCGCCAGCCGAGACGTGGTGACGTACGAGAGCAACGAAGCGGGTAGGTACCTGCTCGGCGTGAGCTCGCCGTCGACGGCCTTCCGGCTCGGGGCGACGTCGACCGCGGCGATCGTGATGGGCTTCCCGACCGGGCAGTACAACTACCTGAGCGGCGCCCGTGGAGCTCGTGTTACCGACGACACCTACCGCGTGGACACGGGCGTCGACCTCGTCGAGCAGGGCGTGCAGAGCGGCGACCTCCTCATCCTGAACGGCGGGCAGGCCTTCCGGATCGATCGCGTGCTGAACGACCCGCGAGACAGCGGCACGAACCAGCGCCTGCTTCTGCGCGATCCGCTGCCCTTCGATGCGACGGCGGAGTGGGAGATCCCCAGCATCGTCCGCAGCACGGAGGTCGACTACGAGAGCGAGGGTGCGTACCCCGGCGATCTCGTGAAGGTCGAGGCGTACAACGAGACCACGAACTCGTTCTCCGATCACAGCGGGTACGTGGTCTCGCAGTACGGGATGACGGTCGCGGCTCGCCTGGACGGTGTGTTCGGTGTGCTGGCGGACGGCGACTACACCACGCGGCTGCTCGGGGTGAAGAGGCGCAAGGGCGTCACGCTGCCCGACGACGTCGTCAGCATCCCGCGCCTCCAGGACATCATCCCGCAGTCGATGACCCCGACCATCTGGAAGGAGAACATCGACTACTTCCTGGAGCCGTTCTACCGCAACGACCTGGAGCAGGCGGTGCCGACGCTCCAGTTCCGCGACGACGTGTTCATCGACACCGACACGGAGCCGCCGGACGTCCTCTGGGCCGAGCTCGTCATCTTCAAGAACGACCAAAACATCGAGAACTTGTTCGGTCGTCTGGCGGGCTTCCTGCGCGAGGACGCGGAGAACCTGGGCGAGGGTTTCTCGTACCTGAGCGGCGTCGCCGGCATCATGTACGCCCGCCAGCGTGGGCCGACGCCGTACGCGATGCGCGTCGGTGCGCAGATCCTCTTCGGGCAGCCGTTCGCTGAGGTCGCCGGGTACATCACGGAGATCCGCGACGACTACAGCCCCGACTACGGCCGCATGCTGATCCAGGACGATGACGGCAACACGCCGTCACGCTCGGAGATCGTACGCTCGTACGTCTACCGCAAGGACCCGCTCGACCTCACGTCGACCTCGGGCCTCGAAGTGAACCCGCGGACGAGCGTCCCGTACGCGGTGGGCGACTACATCGTCCAGTTCGCCCCGATCGGCACGGGCGTGCGGATCGAGGACTACAAGAACAACCCGACGTGGTTCATCCCGTTCGTGTCGAGCGGGCTGCTCACGGAGCTGGAGAAGTTCTTCTACTTCCTCGTCAGGTTCAACCTGGACCTCGTGTCCCTCGCGAACCTGTCCCTCATCTACCAGCTCATTTACCGCATCAAGCCGACGTACTCGCACCCGATCATGCTGGGCGGGAAGACGTTGGTGGACGACATCGACGTCGTCGACGACCTGGAGATGGGCATCACGCTCAAGCTCTACGACTCGGGCTGCGGCATGGGTCGAGCGTTCATGTACGACGACTACCGGGGCGACGGGACGCTTTGGACGTCGTTCGACGACGGCATCTCGTACTACGACGGGTACGTCGACTGCCCGAGCGACTGGATTCAGCTCTACTTCGAGATCGACTGGGCTGGTGGGATCATCACCTACGACTCGGTCTTCTTCGTCGACACGCTGGTGACGGACGTCTCGGGAGCCCACACCGGAACGCCCGGCAACACCTTCACGCCCACGTATGATATGACTCTGCCTGCGGGGACGTACGGCGTGGCGGGTATCATCGACCCCGGGAATACGGTGCATCCGTGAGCAGACACGCGAAGAAGCTCGTCTCGCTGCCGCCTGACGCGATCATCGGGCTCGTCAACATCGAGCTCGATGTTCGTGAGCGCGGCAAGATCGTCCAGCGCGAGCGAACGCACAACATCGTGACGAACATCGGCCGCCAGTTCTTGGCGGAGGTGATCGTCTCGTCGACGACCCCAGTCATCACCCGACACCAGGACACGGTCGTCCGGTACGTCGGGTTCGGCATCGGTGGCAGCCGGCAGAACTCGTCGATCGCGAGCGCGGCGCCCTTCAGCACCGACTACCCGGGCTCGAACACGCAGACCGACACCGACCTGACGGTCACCGGTCTTCAGCGCCCGGTGCAGGTGACCTCCGCTCCGCTCTGGATGCGGGAGATCACGGCACCCGCGACGTTCCCCACGGCCACGTCCGTGCGCTTCACGTCGGTCTTCAGCGAGACCGACTTGAACTTCGGCAGCTACGCGAGCGTGCCGCTCTCGGAGATCGGTCTCTTCACGAGTGCGGCAGACCCCTCGCTGCCGAATGGCGCTGCGGGCGCGTACCCGGGTGCAGGCGGTCTGATGATCGCCTACGACACGTTCAACACCATCCACAAGTCCGGCGTGTTCAGCATCGAGGTCCGCTGGGAGTTCCGTTTCTGAGAGCAGGAGAACAATGCCCTTCTTCACGTCGCAAGAGCTCTTCGGCAACGGTGCAGGCTCCCCTGGTGACCCGGGGTGGGTCCCGGTCGACACCGCCGCGCCGCCCACGTTCAGCGCGAACAACCGCGGCATCGCGTTCGGTGAGCAGCTCACCAGCGCGATCGCGAACCGGTCGCACTACGCACTCGCCCTGAACGACGATGATCTGAACGATCGTCTGGCAGCGTTCGAGACGTCCGGTCTCGATGCGGCGTACCGCTGCGGCGCGGTGTCCGATCCATCGTCGGGTCGCTTCATCACGACCGACGGCGGCGCGGTCGAGGCGCAGTCGGGCATGGCGTTCATCTACACGTCCGACATCGCGAACGCGATGTTCCGTGCGGATGCGACGAACGATGTCACCGATGGTGGTGGCGGGTTCGACTTCGCGGGCTTCGGGCTCTCGACAGGCGTCGCGTCGTTCTTCGGGTACCTCGATCGCCGTGTGCTCTCTTTCACGGCGGCGAACGGGACGACGTTCTCGCTCGCGAACGCGGTCACCCTCAACCCCGGTGCAGCCGGCGCAACGCAGCTCTCGCTGAACGCCGGAACGATGCACACCGGCGGGGTGACGGCGGTGGCGCTCGGGCTCGACCTCGTCGAGGTCAGTGGCACCGGACCCGTGTCCAGCGGCGGGTACGACGGTCTGTACATCGTGGACACCCTCGTCGGCGGCCAGAACGCACGCTGCACGCTGCGCAATCTCGACGGGACGCTGCCCACCTTCCCGGCGAACACCGTGGCCGCGGCGGCGTTCTATCGCCCCAAGTTCGGCTCGTACAGCCAGTGGGGATCGAACAACAGCTCGAACCATCGAGGCCTGACGCTCGTCGCCATGCCGACGGAGACGTCGCCGCTCGACGTGTACGGCAGCGCGGTGTCGTCGATCGCATCGACGTACCTGGCGCGCTTCCGCCACACGCTCACGAACGGCACGCCGAACGACGTCATCAACATCCACTCGTCCGGCACCATCGAGTCGTTGGTGGATTCGGACAGCGTCAGCAGCACGCTCTACAACCTCGGTACGAGGTTCGGCGCCGCTGCGATGTACGTGCGGCAGGACGAGGGTACCAACCCGTACGAGACGGGCTTCGCTGCCATGTCGGCGGGCGATCTCATCTCGCACTTCGGCGTCATCGTGCAGGGCGACAAGCGCCCGGCCTCCTCGCCGACGGGCATCATCAACTTCAACTTCATCAACTCGGGCGGCTACAACGTCGACCTCACCGACGTCACCGCGGCCGACTGGAACGTTCATCCGTCGACGACGCTGGTGGAGGTCCTCACTCCGACGGCGCAGCAGGGCATCTACCTCGTCACGGGCCGCGACACCAACACCGGTCGCATCACGCTGGAGGGTCTCGGCGGGCAGACGGTGTCGCTGCCGGTGGCTGGCGCAGGCACGCTGCGGCTGCTCTTCGGCACCACGCTCGGCCTGCGACAGGTCGACGTCGGGTTCTCGTCGATCACGGCGGGCACGTCGACGCGTACTGCGGCGGTGATCGAGGCACCGGGCACCGATGATGGCACGGCCCTGATGCTCGTCACCGGCGGCGTGGGCGAGTCGGCGCTCATCCGCGGCGTGAGTATCGAAGATGGAGGCTCGCAGGAGGTCTTCCACGTCAACTCGGGCGGCGGAGTCTACGGCAGCGTCTTCACGTCGAAGTCGCCGCAGAGCGGTGGCTTCGTCTACGAGAACGCGGTCACGCGTCGCTACCTCGTGAGCCTCGCAGATGGCCTCGCGATGGGTGGGGCCTCGCCGGGCTGGGGCTACGGCATGATCTTCACCGACGGGCCCCTGTGGCTCTCGCTGGCGAACAGCGGCACCGTCGTGTTCCCCCTCAACAGCTACCTGCGCGAGGGCATGATCATCACGGACGTTCGTGTGATGGTCACGCCCGGAGCTGCGCGTGCGGGCACGAACCGCCTCAACGTCTCGCTCTGCTACACCGCGGTCGACTTCAACTCGCCGTACAACAATCCGATCGCACAGACCGTACTCGCGAGCGTGTACGACGACGCGTCACTGCTCCAGCAGCGCATCTCGCTCGCGAGCGCTCTCGGAGCGGGCCATACGGTCGTGCGTGACAACGGTCTCGGTTCGCTCGACTGCCGCGACTACCACCTCATGATCACCGCCGGCAACACCGCCGGCACGGCGCTCGACGCCATCTACGGCATCCAGCTCGTCGTCAGCGATCCCGGTCCGCGCAACTTCTGAGAGGGGGAGCACATGGCACTCGTCGAACAGCTCGCGACCTGGCAGGCGCTCATCATCGGCGCCATGTGCTGGGGCTTCACTCAGCTCGTCAAGACGCTGGTGGACATCCGCATCGGTCGCGAGAAGCGGAAGAAGAACGTCTTCCTCAACCGCATCGTGTTCCCCGGCGTGCCCGTCATCACGGGTGCGCTGGTTGCGACGTTCGTGCCGCTACACCCCGAGGCCATCGAGGTTTACCTCCAGAAGTTCGACAGCATTTGGGAGACGTGCTCGATCACCATCGTCTGGGGTGGTGTGGTCGGCATGTTCTCCGACTACTCGTTCTCGAAGATCAAGGATCTCGCGGACGACTGGAAGAACAACAAGAAGGACGAGTGATCGTGGAGACCCTCAAGAAGGTCTGGGCGTGGCTGAAGGCGAACTGGCAGTGGCTGCTGTTCCCCATCGGCATCCTGCTGTTCGTCGCCGGACGCTTCTCGAAGCCCACCGAGGTCGTGACGATCGATCCCGACGAGGAGGCCGAGAAGCGCGAACGTGAGGAGGCAGCGCGCCGAGAGAGCGAGCTCACCGCTGAGCGCGATGCCCTCCGCACCCGCCTCGACAAGATCCACCGGGAGAACCAGGAGAAGCTCGCGACCCTCAGCGAGCACCAGCGAGAGCATGCAGCTCGGCTGGAGGACGACCCCGAGGCCCTGAACGTGTGGCTGAGGTCGCTGTGATCCGCTGGGCCATCCTGCTGACGCTCCTGCTCTTCGCAGCGCCCGTGGCTGCACAGGAGGCCCCTCCGGTCGAGCCTCCGCCCCCGGGAGACGTCGACGTGCCTCCGGGGGAAGACGTCATCGTCATCGCCACCAGGGGCATCGTGGCGCCCTTCAGCGGTCAGCTCTTCGACCCGGCTACGGCCACGCGGTGGGGCAACCGCATCGTGCGCTACCGGATGCAGATCCGGCTGCTCACGGACGAGCTCCGCACCTGTCACGAGGAGCACGAGGCCTCGACCGACACGCAGCTCCGCATCGTCGAGGAGAGCTACCAGCGGGAGGTGGATGGGCTCCGTACCGATCTTCGCGAGCAGGCTGCCCGGTACGAGGGCGAGCTCGCGCGGCACAGGAGCCCGCCCTTCTACGAGACGTGGTCGTTCGGGTTCGCGATGGGCGTGGTCGTGACTGGCGTGGTGGCGGGCCTTATCGCAGGGCTCGTAGGCGCGATTCCCTGAGCCGAGCGCGGCGGGCTGCCACCCGCCGCTCGTGCCGGTTCCTGGGAACCTCGACGTCATCGAGCGTGGGCTCGCTGCGAGGGTTGGTGCTGATCGTGACCAGCTCTCGCAGCTTGCGGTCACGCTCGGCCCGCTCGATCTGCTTCCGTTTCTCGCACTCGTTTGTGGGGCAGTTACACGTCCCACACGCGATGAGGGTGTTCATCGAGAGAACACCTGGTGCACCTTGCGGAAGAGCGGGTCGCGCAGCACGCGCCCCGAGCGGATCTCCAGCGACCGCACCGTGAGCTCGTGCATCACCTGCGTCTTGAACGGCCACATGAAGTAGTAGTTCGCGCTCACGAAGTGCGATGCGACGCGCTCGATGTCCTCCTCGTTGATGCGCCCGGTGCGCCAGAAGATCACCGCGAGGGACATCTCGTAGCCGCGCATCTCGATGTGCTTTCGCCCGTACGCCGGGATCGGCGCGAGGAGCAAAAGAAAGAGCAGGGCCAGGAGGAACCACGAGTTCCAGATCGCTCCGATCGCGAGCACCGCGAGCAGCGCGAAGATCTGGGGCGAGAGGTACATGAGCGTGTAGAGCACGGTGCCGTACTTCTTGCGGTCCATCATGTGCCGGAGCTCGTGCGCGAGGACCTCGGCGTACGCGTCTTGGAACGCGAGCAGCTTCTCCTCCGATGAGAAGTAGACGGTGGACCCGATCACCGTCGTGAAGCTCGTCATGAACCGGCTGTTGAAGATCTGAACGAAGAAGTTCAGGAACTTCATGAAGGTCGAGTGCGTCTTGAACTTCACCCGGAAGTCTTCCACCTCCGCGTGACAGAGGTCCATCATCCCGGCGAGGTGCTTGTTCGTGATGTTCATGTCTCTCCTGGGGCAAAAGAAAACGGGGAGGGTACCAGCGTACCATCCCCGTCTTCCCGCTACGCGTCGTAGCTGTACCGCAGGATCTCGGTGAGGATCGCTCCTCGCTCTTGAGAAAGCTGCCGTACGGGCACTCCGATTCGGAAAGCGAACTGGATGAGCTCCGTGACCGACATCTTACGGAGGGAAGCGAGATCCGTGTCGATGAGCATGTCGGGACCGAGCGGGGTCAGTCCTTCGATGACCGACCCCACATCGACCTGCGGTTCCGACGTGCTCAGCCCTCGTTTCCCTCGTCGAACGCCGACGAGAGGTTGCCTTCCGCGAGCTCACGCACCGTGTCCGCGTCGTCGACGAGCGCCGCCGCCTCGGGGTTGCTGAGCACGAGGATGCGGAGCGCGGCGAAGATCTGCTTGTCGCGCTTCTCCATCGACGCGAGCTGCTCACGCACCGCGGCGAGCTCGCTCTTCGTCGATGCGAGCTCTTCGAGGACCGGGCCGAGGTCCACGGTCGCGGCGGTGCCACCCGCCTCGCCCGCCGACGTCGAACCCGTGTTCGCCGGCTTCGTCGTCGCCGCCGCCTTCTTCGTGGTGGTCGCCGCCGCCTTCGTGGTCGACGCCGCCTTCGTCTCCTTGGCTCCGCCGCCCTTCGTCGAGCCGGGCTTCATCTTCTCCTGGAGCTCGATGATGAGCTCCACTCGCTGCGGGGGCTGCTTCCGCACGTACTCGGCGGCCGGTACGCCGAGCGCCTTCATCGTGTCCATGACGATCGTCCGGCTCTCCGGGTTCGACCAGTCGGCGCCGAGCGCGGTCCACTCGTCGGCGGTGCGGGTCTGAAGGCTGCTCGGCCACTGCTTTTCGGTCATTTCGCTTCCCTCTTCTTGCGTCGGATGTTGTCGATCAGGGTCTGGTGGTTCACCAGCACGCATTCAGCGACCTGAACGTCAGGGCACTGAAAGCATGCGTGGGGCTGTCGAGACTTCATGGGACAGGACAGCAGCGGTTGCACCTGTCTCCAGTGGGCGTCGACGAACGTGAAGATCGTCTTGCGCCAGATGTCGATCCGTCTCTCAGGCAGTTCGACTTCTTCGCCGACGATGATGGACACCAGCGCCTCCCTTCCGAGGCCACGGTGTGCATTGGGGTTCTCTGCCCACGCCAGCGCGACGAGCTCGCTCAGGTTGAGCTCGTCCAAGAAGTCGAAGTCATCGCTACGCGTCATCGTCGCTGCCTCCCGTGGAGAGCTTGAGCTCCCCTTGGCTGAACGGGCAGACCTGGCAGCGAGTCTTGTAGTACTGCACGACGCACAACGAACGACTCACCAGACGGCGCTTCCCACGTTCGACGACGAACGTCGTGGCGCCCTTGCCCGTAGGCTTGAACGTCGATCCACTCGCGTAGCAGGCCGCGTACTTCGGCTCCACCTGCTCCGCCGCGAGATCGATGATCTCCGTACTCTTGCTCGTGGACATCAGTGGTAGATGATGTAGAGGAACTCGGTCCGGGGCCGTTGTTTATCTTCGGCCTTGTGGACCATGACGTTGATGTTGTTGCAGTCGTCCAGGCCGCAGCCCCTTGCTACGGCGTCCTCGATGATCTTGATGAAGTTGGTGGCGTCCTTCTTCAGGAAGGGGTTCGACATGTTCCCCTTCTCCGACACCCCGAGGGGCTTCCAGGACTGGTTCAGTAGCTTCTCGAAGTAGAGAGCGATCAGCAAGGTCGCTCCTCCACCTCTCTGATAGACGAGGTTGAGCCCTCGTTTCCACTCCACCGAGGCACGAGAGACCTCAACAGCAAGTTTGTCTCGGAAGGTCTTGCCCTTCTTGTTCAAGACCTCCTTGCCGCGGAACGTCGTGTAGAGCTCGTTGACCGACACCGGGGCCGGGTCGTCCAACGAGCCCTCAACGGCGAACACGTTATCGTACTTCCGGAGGATGAGTTCAAGTACCGCGTCGAACTCATCCGGATGCACGATCGGCGGCTTCGTAGGAGCAGGGCGCTTCATTTCTTCACCGGTGACGTAGGCGACGGCTTCTTCGTCCCGAACCCTCCGGGGGTCGGGAGAGCCGGACGTCTGCCCAGGTTCCCAGTGCGTCGCGTCTGCTCCATGTCGAGCTTGCGCAGCTCGATGGAGCGCGACAGCGCAGCGCCCTGTGTGATGTAGCTCTTGTAGCGCCTCTTCATGATGGCCTTCATGAAGAAGTACTTGAGGTGGATGAGGCTCAGCTCCTCGACGAGCGGGTCCTTCATCGCAGCGGCGGTGACCTCGGGGCCCTTCTTGCCCTTCGCGAAGAGTGCGTCCTTGACCTCCGCGATCGTCTCCCGGAGGTTGCGCTTCGCGTCCTCCTCGGCCGCCTCGATCTGCGCAAGCTGGTCCCCGATGTACGAGGAGTACGCGGCGTACTGCGCGTAGAGCATCGTGAGCTCGTCGTTGGTCAGGGTGGTGATATCCACCTCGGCCAACGGCGTGGGGTGGCCACTGGGCCTGGGCACCTCGGGGATGCCGCGTTCGGCGAGCTCGTTGTTCACGGTCTGGAGCAGCTCCTCGGTGCGCGTGCGCCGCTTTTCGAGGTCCTTCTCGTGCACGATGCCGGCGCGGCTGAGATCAAGTCCCATTCGATACCTTCGCCTTCTTCCTGGCGCCGAAGCCGTTCGTGCGGACCTGGATCAGCTTCTCCTGCTCCTGGACCCGCTTCAGCTTGGACGGCTGGCAGATGTGTCCGTACTCGCAGCGCGGGCACATCCAGAACGACTCCTCGCGGTCGGGCAGCGTGCCCGCGTCCACGTGGGCCTTCTGCTCGACGAAGCGAGCAAGCGCCTTGTCGAGGTACTCGTCGCTCGCCCGCGTCTTGAACACGCGACGCTGGCTGTTGTCCTTGTTGTAGTACCAGTACCAGATGATCGGCGTGTCGAACCTGAACGCGTACAGGTTCGCCTGCATCTGGTGCTCCTCCTTCGGAGCCTTGAGCTGGTTGAACTTCTCGTTCTTGATGGTCTTGATCTCAACCACCCCGCGCTGGGTCCAGCCGAGCCGCGTGTGCCGCAGCTCCAGCAGCCCGTCGCAGGTGCCACCGATCCCGAGGTCGTTGTAGAGCAGGTCGGTCGCGGGGTCGTACGGGATCTCGGGGTAGAACGAGTACTCGATCCCTCGCGGGGTCAGCACTCGGCCGAGGTCCGCGAGGATCGTCTGCACGATGTGGTGGACGGCGTGGCCGATACGGAAGATCTCCATGTCGGCCGGCTTGTCCATGAACATCCGCGGCGCGCGGATGTACTCGTAGACGTTGCGGCGGGCGCAGCCACCGACCGCCGAGGGGTGGAAGTGCCCCTGGCGATCGTCTCGCGGCTCGGTCTCCACCCAGTTGACGTACGCGGCTTCGAGGTCGAACACCTGCTCGGCGACGTCGTTGATGAGCTGCGCGTCAGCTCGCGTGACGGCGTTGATGATCACAGGTTCTCCGCGATGGTCATGAAGTGGGACCGGGGGACAGCGAGTAGATGTGCCGGTCGGATGCGATTGTGCGGGTCTGACAGCGAGAAGCGGAGGCGCTGCGACCCACTGATCACGCGCAGCCAGAGACCACGCGTGAAGTGGAACGTCTTCGCTTCGCCACCGTATGCGGCTTCGAGGCAGGGCTTGCCCGCGATGGCCTCGTAGTCCTTCTCACGAAGTACCACGATCTCCATGTCGAGCAACTTGATGTGGAAGAGGGGAACCTCCAGCGCCTCGTCTGCTGCGCGCTTGATGATCGCCCACTCCGAGAGAGCGAGACGATACTGCCCCGTGGGAGGGCACTTCGTCTCGATGCGGTACTTGCCCTTCACCCGACCGTCCCCCTTCACGGGGCCCGATCCGGAGTTCCAGGTGCGCCGGCCACCCAGAGCAGCCGCGAAGTCATGCTCTGCGGCGGCCGACGCTCTCTTGATCTTCTTCTGCGACGGCTTCTTCATGCGTCCTCAGAACGAGCGTCCGGCGCTGTCCAGGACCTTTCGCAGCACGTCGCCGCTGATCTGAAGTCTGGGCTCGAAGCCCTGCTTGCTGCGCCACTCGTCGTAGTTCTGGAGGCGCTCGTTGAACGTCTCCGCGTCGTCGTTGAGCAGCGCCTCGATCGCTTCCTTCAGGCAGGCATCGGGGTCCATCAGGTGTACCTACAGATGAGGCCGGCTTTCGCGAGGATCGCCTCGCGCACGGCGAGCTGGAGCTCGCGGTTCTCACGCAGCAGCGCACAGGCCTTCTCGACGCCCTGCGCGTAGAGAAGCACCTCACCGGCGTTGTCGGTGAAGCGGTAGTAGGCGCCGTTCTTCTCGATCGCTTCGACAGCGACGCCGGTCGCGAGCATGTCGCCCACGAGGTCCGCACCATCGGCGAAGTAGTAGTCGTACGACCCGTGCTTGCCGTCGTGCGTGCCGAGCTTGCCCTTGAGCAGCTTCCAGAAGATCTTGCGCCCGAGAAGCTCCGGCGGCTTCACGGTGTCGTCGTGGATCATGTTGTCCTTGACGTCGTGCTTGTACATCCAGAGGTCGATGGCCTTGCCGTGCTTCAGGGCCCACGACCCGCTGCCGGGCTGGATCTTCAGGTACGTGGGCGTGGTCATGCCGGGCTTCGTCTTCGGCTGATCACGGTTCGCACGGACCTGGTTGGTCGCGATGATCGTCGTCTCGTTGCGGTGTCCTTCGGGCGTCACGCGGTTGAGCAGCATGAACAGCTTCGGGATCCATCGAGCGAGTAGCTGAGCTTCGCTCGACTGCGCAGCGTGCTCTTCGACGCTCTCCTTGGCCTCCTTGGCGGAGGTCTCGAAGACGCCGAGCGAGTTGATGGCGACCATCTGGAAGTGACCCGTGGCGAGGATGTCGAGGACGACGTCCAGCCCCTGGTCCGCGTTCACGCCCTGGATGAGCAGGATCTCCCCGATCTGCTCCTGCATCCGAGCGACCTCTTCCTCGGTGAGAGGCGGAAGACCACGCGCAGCACGGCCCGTGTTCTTCTCCTCGATCTCCTCGTCGGTGTCCGCGACCTTCACGCCGCAGACGTTGCGCGCGTAGTCCTTCGCGTACGGGAACTCCGTCGAGAAGATGGCGACCTTCATCTCGTCACCGTAGTTGCGCTGGAGCTCGCGGATGACGCAGTTGATGACGTAATCCTTGCCCACGCCGTCTTCACCGGTGACCAGGCTGAGCGCTCCAGCCGGGAAGCCACCACCGATGTTGATGTCGAGGCTGGTGATGCCCGTCGGGCGACGAAGCAGATGCGAGGTGACGGCCTCGTTCGCCCGACGCACGACCTCGCCACCGAGTTCCGTGTTGATCTTGGCGATGAGGGTGTCGATGGCGTTGTTGCTCTTCGGCTTCGCCACCGACTTGACCACCTTCGGAGCGCCCTTCGTCGAGGGGCGCTTGGCGGGGGTCGCCTTGCTGGCCGGCTTGGTGTTCTTCGCCGGCGCCTTCTTCGCTGCCTTCTTCGTGGCCATGTCTTTCCTTCTACTTCGCGTCGCTCCACCGGAAGGCGGTGGCTGCGTCAGGTGCGATCGGAACGGGGTACTCCATGTCGAGCGGGCCCCAGTGGATGGGGTGGCTCATCAGCTCCGCCATGATCTCCGCGCACTCCTTCGCGGTCTCCTTCGGAGCCTCTGCCACGAGTTCGTCGTGCACCGTCAGAATCAGACGGCCGCCGAGCGACCTGAAGTCCTCGTTGTTGTCGACGAGCAGCATCGCGAGCTTCATCAGCTCAGCGGCGCTGCCTTGGATGTGCGTGTTGTACGCCTGGCGTTCCTCCTGAGCGATGATCTTGCCGTTGCTCAGGGGGCTGCCGATGCGGTGTAGACGCCGCATGCGTCCCAGCATCGTGAAGGTGTGGCCCTTCGCTCGCGCGTACCCATGCGTGAACAGGATGTTCTCGTAGATGTCCGGGTACGTCTTGAAGAACGTGTCCTTCAAGTCGAGCGCGCGCTCCTTCGTGATGTTGAGCTGCATCGCCATCTTCGTCGGGCCCTCACCGTAGAGAGTGCCGAGACCGACGGTCTTCGATTCCTGTCGGAGCTGGAGCAGACGAAGCTCCGTATCCGACATGGTGATCTTCTTTTTCTTCTTGGTCTGAGCTTCGACGAGATCGTCGTACTCGATGTTGAACATGTTGGCGGTGTTCGCGTTGTGGATGTCCCATCCACGACGAACAGCGTCCATCATCTTCTCTTCGCCAGCCTGAACAGCGGCGACGCGGAACTCGATCTGCGGGTAGTCGGCATCGAGCAGTTCCATGCCGTCGCTGGCGATGAACGCTCCGCGGATCATGTACGGATCGCTTTCGGGATCCGGACGCGGGAGGTTCTGCATGTTCGGGCCCGACGAGGACAGACGCGACGTGCGGGCGCCGGTCTGGTTGTACCTCGTGTGGATCCGACCGTCGGGGCCCAGGTGCTTGTGGATGCCCTTGACGTACGTGCCGTGGAGCTTGACGAGCTTCTTGAGCTCCAAGAGCTTGTAGATGAACTTCGCGGCCATCGAGTTGCCCGCGCGTTCCATCAGACGCTTCAGCGTCTTTTCATCCGTGCCCTCGGTAGCGCCCTTCTTGCCACCCTTGGTGTACTTGATGGCCTTCAGGCCGAAGCCCTTGTCCGTGTACAGGATGTCGCGGAGGTGATCGGTGCTCTTCGGGTTGAAGGGCCGCCCGACCATCTCCTGGAGCTCGCGCGTTGCCGCTGCGATGCCCTCGCGCATCGGAGTGTCGATCTTCTTCACGTAGTCGAGGTCGATGAGGATGCCTCGGCGCTCCATGTTCCAGAGCGTCTTGGTCATCGGCACTTCGAGGACCCGGAAGTAGTCGAGCAGGGTGTCGAACCCCGGCGCTACCTCTACCGGAAGCAGCTCGGAGGCGAGCTGGTCCGTCAGGTCGTTCCACAACATGTACGTGAAGTAGGCGTCGCAGCTCGCGTAGTCGACGAGCATCTCCGGCGCCTGGTTGTACACGTAGAGCAGCTTGTCGCCGCCGCTCAGCTTCTTGAAGTCGCGGAACGCTGCCTTGTCGAGCTTCAGCGTGTTCCCGACGATGGTGGGGTCGAGGAAGAGTTCCTTGAACTCACCCCACTTCGCTTCGTACGCCAGCCAGCCCTGGTCCTTGAGACCGTGCGGCCGCGTGTCGTCCATCATCGCGTCCATGACGATGATGTCGTGGCACTCGCCAGCAAAGCTGATGCCCGCGTTGCGGAGCATGTGCATGTCGAACTTCGCGTTCGCCATACACCAGTTGATGTCCTTGCGGGCGAAGAGCGAGTCGAATGCGTAGATCGTGTTGACGGGGAAGCACCATCGGCGGTCCTCGGTCGCCATTGACCAGAAGAGGACCTTGTCCTCCATCATCCGGAGACCAGTCGTCTCCGTGTCGATAGCGACCGTGCCCCCGCGCTGGTGTAGGTACTCCAGCACGGGGGCGCAGTCCGCCCAGGTCTTCACTTCCTCGACCGGAGGGAGAAGGCGAAGCCGGGGCATCTCGGCTCAGCTCTCCTCGTTCTCGCCGTTCGACTCGTCGAACTGCATCTGGTCGGGATCGCCGCCCTCGCCCTCGGTGCCGTCGCCGCTGCCGTAAGCGGCCGAGGTCTTCTTGTTCTTGACGTGGTACATCGGATCGATCGCCTTGAGGTCCTCGGGCAGCATCCACGCCTGCGCCTCGATCGTGTCGGGGGCGAAGATGGCGGGGATGTCGAGCGGGCTCATGATGAGCTCGCTCACGCGGTTGGCCACGTCGTCGTCGAAGAGGGACACGTAGTCCGGCACGCGGAACTCTTCGAGCGAGAGCTGGCTGCTGTTGTCGTCGAGCTTCACCTTCTTGAGGCGGAGGTCGAACGCGAGGATCGAACCCTCGGCCGGGTTCTCGCAGTGCGAGCAGGACAGCACCGGGTTGAGCGGACCTTCGTGTCCGCACGACTGGCACTTCATCTCCTGCTCACGCATCGCGCGGAGGTCCGCGCCACGCAGGCCCGAGGGCTCGTCGAAGCAGACGACCTCGCAGCTCGTGCACACGAACTCCGTGGCGACGAGATCGTGCGCGCAGTTGGCGCACGAGTTCCACAGGTCCATGTCCATGTTGGCGAGCGACGCGAGCTCGCGGCTGCCCACACCGTAGTGGTAGTTGTAGCCGAACTCGCCGGGCATCTCGCGACGCTTCAGCGGCGACAGGCCCGAGAGGGGCGCGGGGACGATGTTCGTGATGGCCTTGCCCTCACGGTTCGTGCGGGGCTTGCCGCCCTTGCCCATCGCCTGCATCTCGAAGCACTTCTCCAGGACGGTGACGCCCATCGCGAAGTTCTTCGAGGCCTGCACCGGCGGCGACTTCGAGTCGTCGCGCTTCTTGTCGCCCTGGTCCTTGTTGCGGCGCGGGTCGATCCCCGTCTTCTCCGCGATCTCCTTCTCCTTCGCACGGAGACGGTCGAAGAACCACGCGCGGATCGCGCAGCCACGGCACGGCTGATCCCGGTGCGGACCGGCCGAGCAGTTGAAGCCGCGCTGCTTGCCCGGGACGAAGTGGCCGACCGACTCGAACCACGGCCGGGTGACCTCGACGACCTCCTTCGCCTCGCCATCCCACACGAGCTGCGTGTAGAGCTGGTCCGGCGAGATGCGCAGCCAGACGGGCTGCTCTCCGAGCTTCAGGCGATCGAACTTGCCCTCGACCTTCTTGAAGTTGCCACCGCCCGTGCGGCCCTTGGCCTTCTTCGCGTCGTCCGCGAAACGACGCTGGGGAACGGTGCCACGGGTCTTGGGGGTGAACATCCTGTTCGTCATCTCGTCTTTCCTCAGTCTTTCGCGCGGTCAGTCGACCGCTTCTCTTTTCGGTTCGTCAGTCGCCAGCGTGAGTAGGGAACTGACGCGGTCACGGCATGTTGAACTTCTGCTTCCGTGAGCGCGTCGGGCTGCGGTCGAAGGTCCGGGTACTTCGCGACCTTCGTGATGTTCTTCGCGAGAAGTTTCTCCGCGGCCTTGTGTGTGCCGATCTTCCCGGCCGTGTTGTTGTCGAGGAACAAGATCACGTCGCTCGCGGTCCTCGCCAGCAGCTCTGCCTGTACCATAGACAGGCTCGCGCCTACGAGAGCGACGACGTTGTGCAGGCCAGCCTGCCATACCCACATCGCAGCCTTGAAGCCCTCGCAGATGACGATGGGCTCGCGGGTCTTGAAGCAGATGGGGTAGACCAAGTGCGCGTGCCAAAGCAGCGAGCTCTTGATCGACTGGGTCGTGTAGTTCGCGGGTACTCCGAACTCCTCCAGGTCCTTGGCCGAGTAGACCTTGTACCTGGGGCCTTCGGTGTTCTCCACCATCGTCCTGCCGGAGACCCCTACGAGCTCTCCGTACAGGTTGCGAAGGGGAAAGGTGATGCGAGCGCGGGCGTGATCCACGCCAACCTCGAAGTGCCTGAGCGTACGCTCCTTGAAGCCCGCATGGAAGAGCGCCTGCGGACGCAGACGCCAGCCGTCGAGTAGGTCGTCATCCAAGATGAACTCGCCACGGAAGCGGTTCACCTTGCCGCTGTACATCGACTTGCGGCCAGCCCCGTCGCCGAACTCGCTGTAGTCGTAGTCGACCTTCTCGACTGCGTTCTTGGCGTAGTCCTTCGAGGCGCCGATCGCGCGGAGGTACCTGCTGATGTGGCCGCCGGTGCTGCACGCGTGGCAGAAGAACACCGGCTTGGAGCGAGACAGCGAACACGACGGCGTGCGTTCGGTACCGCCTCCGTGGAACGGACACTTCACCATCACGTAGGCGGCCGTGACGGATGCGTTCTCCAGAGCGCTCGGGGAGATGTCCCGAACGACCTCGTCGATGAGCCGCATGTCTACTCCTCGGCGGCTTCGGCTTCGTCAGTGTCGGGGTCGAGGTCTTCGGGACGGATCGGGTTCGCGGCGACCATCGATGCCGAGACGGTCTCAGCCGCTCGCTTCGGCATCGCGTTCGACATGCCCTTCCCGTTGCCGTTCGTGAAGTTCGACACGGACGACGACTTCCCCTTGAGCTTGGCCGTCACCGCTGCTGCTGCCTTCGTCTTGTCCCCTCTCATGTTCGCCGGGGGCTTGCCGCCCGAGGTCTGTCCGTCCTCGGCCTGGTCGACTTCATCTTCCTCGACCATCATCTCCAGCAGCTTCTTACGCATGCCGGGTCCGATGGGACCGATCTCGGTGAAGTTGCTGCACGGCTCGTTGTGGATGAACACGCCGTCGCAGTCCGTCTCGCGGCCTCCGAGCACGTAGAGCGCGGACTTGTCGCCCGTCGTGCGCTTGGCGGTGATGACGCGGATCGCGAGGTCGCAGTCCTGGCCGACTGCGTCGGAGAGCGCGAGGTTCGCGATGCTACCGACCTTCTGATCCGCATCGCGATTGAGCTGGTGCGTCCCGATGACCACCACGTCCTGCTCCATCGCCATGTCCTTCAGGTGTCGGCTGACGGACGTCATCTGCTTCCAGTCCGGGTCGCTCGCTCGCGCGCCCACCGCGCCGATGCGGTAGAACGAATCCACGATGACGACGTCGGGCCGGTGCTCCTTGATCTTCATCTCGATGAAGCTCACCGTCTGACCGGTGGCCTTCGTCACGATGAAGGCGGGCTCGGTACCGCGAGGGATGTCCTCGGCGTTCGGGCCCAGGTAGCCGACTGCGTCCTCGGTGTTCCCCGTGGGGTCGTCGAGGATGCCGTCGAGCGTGTCGAGGAAGCCGCTGATCTCGTCGTAGAGACGATCTTCGTCTTCCTTCGAGAGCTCGCTCTTCTTGAACGCGCTGTACTCCACCTCCGCCATGAAGGCGACGAAGCGGAGCATGACCTGCATGGGCGGCATCTCCGGAGAGACGAAGAGCACACGCAGTCCGAAGAACTTCACGAGGAAGGCGCCGATGTACAGGGCGATGAACGTCTTGCGGGACTTGGGTCGTCCAGCGATGACGTAGAACTGGCCCTTGTGCATGCCGCTGGTCGCCTTGTGGAGAGACGGCCAGGGCCAGGGGATACCTTCGGGCAGGATGTTGCCCTGCTGGTACTTGTCGATGATGTCGAGCGCGGCCTCCTTGAAGGAGAGGTCGGTAGCGCTCGACATCGTCGACATCACCTGATCGAACTGCATCCGGACGGTGCGTAGCGCAGCGATCGGGTCCGTCGCTTCGATCGCGTCCACCATCTTGTCGACGAGCTCCTGCACGTTGAGCTTCGTCTTGTAGACCTTCGCCTCGTAGACGAGGCCCGGCAGGTCGATCTGCTCGGGAGGTTCCGGCAGGCTGATGTGCGGGAACCTATCCTTGATGACCGACAGCGAGGGCACACGTCCTTGCCCATCGGTCATCTGGCGATAGTTGGCGCAGAAATCGAACAGCGTCTCGGATGCGGCGTCGGTGCAGTGCTCCCTGCGCAGGTCTCCGCGATGGATGGGCGTGAGGTCGCCCAACTTGATCATCGCGGCAAACAGTTCGAGGGCAATCGTCGACAACTCGAACCTCCGGGGGAGGGCGATACTGGAGAAGGAAACGCGCGCCCGCAAGCACGTCCCGCGGACCACAATCGGTTGTGTGGTTCGCGTGGTGACCGTGCGTACGGGCAGCGTCAGGTGAGAACGAGTCGGAAGAGCACGGCACCAGCGATGGCACCGAGCTCGTAGCTCTCGTCGCGATCGGTGAACGTGGCGCAGACCTCGGTCACGACCTCGAAGATGTCGAGGGCGGTGTGCCTCGTCTGGCCGCTGCGGGTGTTCCTGTACTTCTGGGTACAGAGGGCGATGAAGTCCTTCCTCGCCTCTGCACGGATCAGCAGCCGCTGCATCGTCGCGACCGCGTTGTCAGTGTCCGGATACGTCTTCGAGGAGAGCATCATGATCTTGCTGCTCATCCCCTTCCAGAGGGTCGCGCACTTGTCGAAGGTGCCCTCGAACAGACCCATGAGGTCGAGGTCACGCCCACGGTGAACACGACGAAGCATCACGTGCTCCTTCGCGACGATGGGCTGCCCGGTCGGCGTGACCAAGCACGGCGTGATGCTGAGCGAGGTGTGCCCGACCTCGCTGTTGCGCACGAGCGCGCCGGGATGCGCGATGAACTTCGTGCCTGGGATCGCGATGATGTCGGGGCTGAACACGTAGGCGTAGAACGCCCGATCGGTGATGCCGCTGTGGTAGCGAAGCGCGCATGCGTCACTGGGCATGCGTGCAACCATCGCTTCCATGATAGCGACGTTCGGGATGTCCACGTACTCGGCGCTCACGATGCCGCGGACGATGTGGATCGGGAAGTCCTCGTCGAAGGGACGCATCGTGCGGATGCAGTGTCCTGCGAGTGATCCCACGCGTGCGTTGAGCTCGTCTGCCTGGCGCTCCAGGTCCACGAAGCTGAACCACTTCTCGCGGGCGCCGAAGAAGGCGAGGAGCTGGTGCCGGCTCCACCGCGTGAACATGTGGGCGCGGGTCTCGTACAGCACGTGGTCGTCGATGTTGGAGTCGATGACCAGCCCGACCATGTTCTCCTCGTTCTCGTCGATGATCTCTTTCATCGGGAGGACGCGGAAGAACATGTTGTGATGCTGTCCGGTCGGGTCGAAGATGATGTCGGGGTGATGATGATCTGCGTCGATGACGACGCTATCCTGGAGTTCCGTCAGGCTCATCAGACGGGACTCCGGAATAGCCCAGAGCTTCTGCGATTCCACGAATGCCTCCTGCGGGTGCACGCACGGTCTCTCCAGCGGGGCTCTCGAAGTGCATCTTCGCGGCTTGTCCCAGCAGAAGTCCTGCGAGCTCGTCCATCTTCTTGTGTACGTCCGAACCTTCGACGATCGAGTGCGCGTGCTTCATCGTCCCGTGGGACACGCCGTCGCTATCGATGTACGAGATCTCGTAGTTGATGATGTTCTCTCGCACCGACATGGAAGTCAGCGCGAGACGCGTTCCTTTGAATCCGCTGTGCATCAGGTCCAGTCCGTGTCCTTGATGTGCTCGCGGAGCTTCTCCCACGAGACCGTGAGGGCTTCCTCGTTGAGGATCTGCACCTCGGCCATCGCTTCCTTCGCTGCGCGCCGGATGACCGGCTGCGACTGGTCGCAAGTGAGCTCGATGCTGGTCGTCACCTTGATCGAGCTGTAGCGCGGGCCGCCGAGCGTCTCGGTGAGCTCGCGTCTGATCTTCGCCTTGCCGTCGCCCGAGAGCGACTTGAACACGTCAGCCATGTAGAGCTGTTCCTCTGTGAGGTAGGACTGGTAACAGAGGTCGAGGATGGGCTCGCCATCGGCGTCCCATGCCTCGACCCACTGAACGATCTCCGTGATCACTACGGCTGGTAGATGGTCGGCAGCGAGCGCGGACCACCGGTGATGCGGGGAGAACCTTCGCCTTCGACCTTCTCGGCGAGCGAGCGATCGATCACGCCAGCCGAGACGGCCTTGTCCCACTCCTTCGCGTCGATGCTCAGCTTCTTCTTGACGAAGCTGAACTTCTCGACCTCGTCCTCGCCCAGCTCCTCGATGAGAACGTCGACCTTGAGCTCGCGCGGGACGGAGAGCTTCATGCCGGCGAACTGGCGACCCAGGATCTTGTGGTTCTCCTTGTACTCGTTCTTCATCGCGTCGAACGCCTCCTGGAGGGCGACGGCGAGATGGTCGTGCTCCTCGAAGACGTCGGCGTGCTCCGCGCGGAACGCCTCGTACTGGGCCAGGGCCTGCTCGTATGCGGTCTTCGCTGCGAATGCGGTCTGCTTGGACATCAGCCCCTCATCGTGTGCTCTTCGTTTTCGATTACGAACTTCGTGTAGTCCTGCACCTTCTTGAGGATCTTCACCGCGAGGCGGTAAGGACCATGTTCAGCGGTGCTCGGATTGTTGATGATCGTGTTCATGTCGGGGATCGGGAAGACCGGATAGACGAGCGGCTGGTAGCGGGCCTTGCCCGTCACCTTGTTGTCCTCGTGGTCTTCCTTCGTCGCGGGGAACAGCACGCACTGGTACTGCTTGTCGACGGCCTCGACGAACTTCGGCAGTCGTCCCCGCACGACCGCCTTCGTTGCGACCTCGCCGACGGTGACGATCGCGCGAGGGTCGGTCTGGTAGAGGATCTCGTACAGGCGCGGGCGACACGCCACGAGCTCCTCCTTCGAGGGCGGCCTGTTCTCGATGCGCTCGGGCTCATCCTCCGTCGCGGGGATGAACACCTTCGGGCGGCACGAGACGGCGTACGTGAAGAAGCAGTCCTCGGTCGGGATGTTGGCTTCTTCTCTCAACAGGTGCAGAAGAAGATCCCCCTCATCCCCCGCGAACATCGCGTTCCCATACTCGTCCGCAGCGGTGGGCGTCGAGCCGATGACGAGTACGCGAGGCTGCGCTTCTCCGAACCCGAAGAAGATGTCGGGACCTTCTCGGGTCTTCGACAGCTCGCAGCGCGTGCATCCGTGCCACTGCTCGGAGAGCACGGTCAGGTTTCTCTTCGAGCGCGCCTCGTCGGTCATCCGCGCTGACCCCGCTGGGGCGGCACCTTCCCGGGGTCCGCGAGCTCGATCTGCGTCGGGGCGAGGACCTGGATGAGCATCGCCGCGAACACCTCACGCGTCCGCGGCGACTGGTCGGCGAGGAAGATGGCCGACGGGCAGCGGTAGATGCGGATGTTCATCGGATCGATGAGGTCGTAGGGCAGCGTGATCTTCGGCCCCTCCACGACGCGCATCTGGTTGCCGTTCACCGGCTGGAGCGCGTGGTTCGCGTTGTACATGCATGCGGCGTGCAGCATGAACGGCTCCTGGCCCACCTTCTCCATCATCCTCGGGTGGACGAAGCCGAGAACGCGCTGCGGCGCGAACCAGGGCAGCAGGACGACGTGATCAAGCCAGCGGTACTCGCGGTCTGCCGGGTTGATGTGCACACGCAACACGGCATCCGAGTCGGAGAGCCTGAGGCGCGGTCGCTCCAGCCCGGTCCACATCTCGATCGAAGGAAGGGTGTCCTGCACGCTGCTCTTGTTGATGATGTCCATGTTCCTGTCTCTCACTTGTCGAAGTACGGGATCCGGCCGCCCTTCTTGGCGGGCCAGTAGTAGAGGCTTCGTCGGATCTTGTTGCAGAGCTTGAACATCGGCTCGATCTGCGTGTCCTCGTAGAAGACCGCACTCGGCGACTTTTTGCCGCCGTAGTTGCGCAAGATGCGGCCGATGCACTGCTGGAGCATCGCTTCCTTCCGGAAGGGCTCGCAGATGAACAACGTGTCGAGGCTGGGCTTGTTCAGCGCCTGCTTGCCCAGTCTCATGATCGCGATGACGGGGTTGCAGTTCCTGATGCGCTTGAGCCGTTCGAGCTCTCCCACGTCGCCGTGCACCACGCCTGCCCCAGGCAGCTTCGCAGCCAGCGCTTCACACATCGCTCGGCTGTGCGTGAGGATGAGGACCTGGCGTCCGTCGTTCAGGGAGATCTTCACGTCGTTCGCGATCGTGGTGACTCGGCGGTCGAGCGACGCGAAGTAGTCGTAGAGCTTCCCGAAGTGGAGCATGCCCGTCGAGTCGTGGGTCGCTTCCTTCACCCGCTTGTCGGTCGTGTTCAAGATCGTCGGGAGGGACCGAAAGAAGACGGTGGGCTTCAGGTCCGGCATCAGATACTCGTACACGACGTCGCCCATCGTGTACTGGAGGAGCGAGTCGAACCCGTCCTCGCGCGTCGGGGTCGCGCTCAGTCCCCAACGCCTGCCGTGGAACGGCGGGATGGCCGTGTTGAAGAACGGAGCGCCCATCGTGTGCGCCTCGTCCAGCAGGATGGTGCCGAAGTGCCGGGTCATCTCCGGCGGCAGCGTTCCTTCCTGCACACGTATCGCGAGCGTGTTCACGATCGCGACGCAGATCTTCTTCTCCCAGTCGAACGGCGACTTGTCGCCGCCGACGCGTCCCACCTCTTTGGCTGGGATGCCCAGGAACTCTTCGATCTCTTCCATCCACTGCCGTGCGAGGCCCTTGTCCTGCACGACGATGAGGATGGGGTTCTTGTTCTGCGCAGCCGTGTGTAGTCCAACGACTGTCTTCCCTGCCCCGCAGCGCAGGGTGAGGATGCCGTCCCATACCGAAAGAAGAGCTTGTGAGCCATCTCGCTGGTAGGTCTTCGACGGCTCCTTCGCGTCGAGCACGACCTTGCTCGTGAACTCGACGCGAGGGAAGTCGGTGAACCGGCTGTCGACCACGGGGTACGGCAGCTTCCCGAGAGTCTCCCAGGACAGGAAGTTGCGGGGAACCTTGTAGTGCTCGGCCGCCTCGTGAAAGACGTCGAGCAGGTCACCCGTCCTGGGGTTCTCGTACCGGAGCGCCGCCTGTAGCTGGCCGACGCTCCAGTACATCTTCGGGAGCCAGAGCCACGTATCGAGGTACGCGGTCTGGGGATCACGAAGTACGAACTTCATCTCTTCTCGTTATCCTCCGCGGGAGGCGTGGAAGGGGGCAGGATGTGCTGCTCGTCGTCCTGATAGGGGAAGAGGTCGACGTGCTGCGTGAGGTCGTGGATGTGCCAGCCGAACGCGTTGAACGCGCCCTGGACCATGTTCTTGAAGAGGCGGGTTGCCCAGTGCTCCTTCTTGTTCGGCAGGAACGTGGGCGAGTGCATGCCCGGCCGCGTAGGCGCGAGCACGCGAGGCGTGTCGATGTAGGGGTTGCCGGATTCGGCCTTGTGGATCTGGGCGGGTACCCCCACCGGGCGCTGGGGGATGGTCGTTGCTGCGGGAGAAGAGGTGGTACCAGAGAACGGGCGCTGCGTCTGCCCTCCGACGAAGCGTACCTGCGATGCCGGCGAGACCGTGGGCAGATGCGTGCGTCCCGAGCGAGCTCGCGCATCTGCGAGCACTCGCTGGTTACGCTCCTTGCGGCAGTCCTCGCGCGAAGGGCACTCGGCCCACAGATGGCCGTCGAGCGTACCGCCGTTGCACAGGGAGGCGGTGGGCGAGGAGTTGGGCGATTCGTAGGTTCCCCACGAGTCGCAGTTCATGTTCTTGTTGGTCGGCCCGATATTGTTCCCGACCTCGGGTTCGAGGGACATAAACCTCCGTTAGAGCGTTCATTTTCCTGATAGGTCGTTTGACCGTTCTGTCGTGCCTGCCGTACCCTTGGCCCATGCATCTCGCGGGCGTGATCCTCGACATCTACGACGACGCGAACGCGTCGCTTCTCGTGACGAAGCTGGCCGGTGCCGAGCTTCCTCCCTCACTCGACATGGAGCTGATGAGCCAGGAGGACCTCGGTCGGCTGCCCGACCGCATGTTCGCGCTCGTCGCCCAGAACGCCGGAGAGACAGTCCGGAAGTACGCGATGCACGATTCGGGGCACCTCGCCACGTCGGTCATGTACTTCATGGAGCGATCGCACCTCCTGCCGGAGCAGGCTCGCAAGACCGCGGCGCGCAACCTCGTCGGCGCGTGCGAGTGGTACGACGTCCAGCCGCCCGAAGACCTGCTGAAGATGGCGGGCATCTCGGGCGTGATCGACGCAGCGGGTCACCTCGCATCGGCCAAGGACCGCATGGTTCACGGCAGCCAGGCGGCGAAGTCCTCGATGGAAGGCTTCCGCCTCGCCCAGGCAGGGCTCACGTCCGACATGCAGAAGAAGGCGGACCTGAACGGCACGGAAATGATGCCGATGTCCGGCAGCATCTCGACGTGGCCGAGCCGCCGGGACACCGCGAAGCCCACGGCAGGCTCGTCGGCGATGAAGAAGGCGGGCTGGGAGCACTGCGGCGACATCACCGCGCACCGCCCGAAGGAGAAGGTCGCGATGGTGGTCACGCGTTTCGCCCTGCCTTCGCAGGAGAAGTACCCGCTCGATCAGTACGAGCACGTGAAGCAGGCGTCGGTCTACTTCGACGACCACTACTCGCTGTTCTCCCTCGACGATCGCCGCGAGTTCGCGGTGAACCTCGCCGCCCGCCTGGAGGAGCTCGGGCTCCCCGTTCGCGGCGCCACACAGAAGTACGCCGGTCACGAGTACGGCCCGCACATCGACAGCGAGCTCGTCACGCGCATCCGCAACTACGAGGGTACCGGCCACGAGCACGCGTACCACGTGCTGATGGAGAAGAAGGCGAGCACCCCGCCCTCCGTGATGGTCGAGATGCTCGCGGAGCTCGACCAGCACACGGGAGCGAACGCCTACTACAACCGGCCCCTCGGCTTCCGCGATCCGTTCCAGGCGACGTTCGGCAAGTACGCCAAGAACGAGAGCTGGTCGTGGTCGGAGGGCAACGACTACGTCAGCGACGAGATGCTGAAGAACCTCGCGTCCACCCAGTGGCAGCTCGTCCAGCAGGCGTTCGGTGAGGACGTGCGGAAGAGCTTCCAGAAGGACCCGATCGCGGTCTTCTCCTCGATGCCCGATCCGCAGAAGGTCGTCCTGGCGCGTCTCGCCTCCGACAGCTACCAGCGGTGAACATGAACCAGAACATGAACTGGATGCGGTGGCCTCACCCCGTCGCCACCGTGGACCCGCAGATCCTGGAGGAGCAGTCCAAGGTGGCTGCTCCTTCGTTGGATCATTCGGACGTCTCGCCGGAGCTGATCATCGGCTCGGTCCGTGTGGACCTGCCCGACTGGATGGCGGAGCTGCCCTCGGGCATCGAGAAGACGGCAGCGAAGCGTCTCGGTACGGACGACGACCTGCCGATGGTGACGCAGAAGAACATCTGGCGGCACCCGAACGCGCACCCGCTCGTTCTTTCCTTGCTCCTGATGGACCGCTACGGGCAGGACTATGTGGAGTGGGAGCCCGAGACGCTGAAGCTCACGCTGAAGAAGGACGACACGCTCCTGTCCGAGTCGGTGTGGACGAAGATCCTCGCGACGCGGGTGCTCATCACGAGTCCGTCGCCGTGGAGGCAGTGGGAGCAGTTCCACTGGATCTCGCTCGGCCTCGCCGGCAGGGCCCCCAACTTCAAGTTCATGGAGAAGCCCCAGCTCGGCTTCCTCATGGCGGCGGTCGACACGATGAAGCACATCGATCGGCCGCGTCCGTTCGCCGAGGAGGTGGCGAAGTTCGTGGCCGTGGCGTGCCGGGACACCGGCGTGACCTACGTGCCCCCTCCGCTTCAGTTCGCGCAGGAAGAGCTCGACGACCAGAAGATCAAGTGCGGCGAGTGCGGGACCATCGAGCGTGACGACCACGACGTGAAGTGCGTCGCGTGCGGGTCGAAGAAGCTCACGCGGTTGCCGCTGGAGTTCGGAGACATCCGAGACCAGACGAAGGCGGCCTTCGACGCGCGCAAGAAGAAGCCGCTCGAACAGGCCGTCGACGGGCTCGGCGAGGACGCCGTCGGGTCGGCGGTGTACAAGCTGCTGATCAACAACGAGTACCGCAATCAGGTGCGGGCGCAGCTCATCGCGCAGCTCCGGATGCTCAAGGGTGGATGATGCCCAAGCCTTCTCTCGGTGATGTCCTACAGGACGACGGCGCGCGTCAGCGGATGACCGACGCGCTGCTGAACCGCGCCCGAGAGAAGGGAACGAAGGTCGAGTACAACGAGAACACCGTCGGGGCGCACTTCGATCGTGCCGGTGCTGAGGGGAAGCCACTCGTCAGCCTCTCGAAGCGCCTCGAAGGAACGGACGATGGGCTCTCGACGCTCGCTCACGAACTCGGCCACGCCGAGTTCGACAAGACGACGCTCGGGCGCATCGTGCAGGACGGCAACGCCAGGGCCGTGTCCGGGCTCGGGCCGCTCATCGGGATGGTCATCGCCCTCATCGCAGAGGGCAACCTCGCGCGAAAGGCGACTCTCAGCTCGCTGGGCGTCGCGGCATCGCAAGCTCCTCTCCTTGCCGGCGAGGGCGTTGCGTGGATGAAGGGTCACCAGATGCTGAAGGAGCACGGGGCGACGCCCGAGCAGCTCAAGCATCTTCGTCATGAAGCGCTGCGCCTCGGGAGCACGTACCTGACGCCGGGCGCGTACGGGCTCGGTACCGCCCTGCTCACGTCGGCCGCGCATGGAGCGTCGAGATGAACAAGCACGCGAACATCCTCAGCAGCGCAGGGCGGTTCATCGCACACAACCCGGGCAGCACCTCTGCGATCGGGGCGGGGCTCGGCGGCGCGCTCGGCGTAGCGCGTGAGGCCGCTCGCGGAGAGGGCGAGAAGAACTACGTCGCTGGTGGCGTGCTGGGTGCGCTGCGCGGCGGCCTCGCCGGTGCCGGCGTCGCGGCGATCGGCCGTGGTGCGCGCGACACGATGCTGCTCAACCCGCAGCTCTCGGGCGCGAAGGACGTCGCGAAGGCGACGCTGGCGCGAGCAGGGGAGGGCGTCGGCAACTTCGCTCGTCGTCAGGTGCACGGGATCACCGGGCACGGAGCGAACGACAAAGCGTACCTCGATCGCATCGGCATCACGGGAAGCGGCACTGCGGCGAAGCGAGTTCATCTCGACACGCTGCGCGCACAGGATCTCGCGAAGCACAGCCCTGGCAGCGTGAACAGTGCAGAGCAGGCAGCGAGCATGCGAGCTCACTTCGCCGAAGGTGATGTCGGCGATCGCATGCGTGACCTCGGCATGACCCACGCGCCGGGAGCGGTGAAGGCTTTCGCTAAGGACCCGCGAGCTGCGTCGAAGGCCGTGTGGGATCAGCTTCGTCTCGGCGGTGGTCTCGGCGTCGCCGCTGGCGTCGGCGTGCCTGTCGCAGTCAGCGGGGCCGATCTCGCACGTGGTGACGAGAGTGCGGCGGGTGGTCGATCGCTCGGCGAGAAGTCGATGCGTGCCGTGGGCAACATCGGCGGAGGTCTCGTATTCAGCGGACTTCCGATGCTCTCGCAGAACGTCGTGGGTCAGGGTGTCGAGTATCTCAGCGGTCGGGTCGGGCGTGCTCTCGGTGGATCACGTCCCGCCCCTGCGCAGATCGGGTAGTATCCGCACATGACGTTCTTCGGCCCGCAGGGGATCGTGGAGAACCGCGGAGCGATGCTCAGCGGTTCGTTCAGTCGCACGAACATCCTCGGGCGGCAGTACGCGCCCTTCGCCAATCCCTTCTTCGACCAGGCGTCCACGTACACACCGGCGTCGGTCAAGAACCTGTTCGCGTTCTGCCGGTACTACTACCTGACGCACGGCATCATCAACGCGATCTGCACGAAGGCCGCCGAGTACCCCATCACCGACGTCAACTTCGCCCACAAGGAGAAGGGTGTCGTCGATCGGTGGCGCGAGCAGATGCTCGGCGTGATGCAGTACCGGACGCACCAGTTCGAGGTGAACCTCGACTACTACGTCTACGGCAACGCCTTCGTCTCGCCGAGCTTCCCGTTCCGCAAGTACATCAAGTGTCCGCAGGAGGGATGCCTCGCGGAGATCGATGCGCAGGAGAACACCAGGAACTGGCGGTACACGGACCACCGCTTCTACCTGACGTGCCCGAAGTGCGGCCAGTCGAACTTCGCGAAGGCCCACGACCGCTACTACCCGAAGGCGTCGGAGATCTCGCTCATCCGGTGGAACCCGGAGAACGTCTCCATCTTCTACAACGAAGCGACCGGGCGCATGGACTACGCGCTCGACATGTCCGCGAAGTTCAAGTCGCTCGTCACGACCGGACGCAAGGACATCGTCGCGACGACGCCGCAGCTCTTCCTCGAAGCGGTACGTGAGAAGCGCCTGGTCGTCTTCGACAAGCGCGAGGTCTTCCACATGCGAAGGCCGGCGCTGTCGAGCATGGACATGGGCTGGGGCATCCCGCTCCTCATGCCGGTGCTGAAGGACGCCTTCTACATGCAGATCATGAAGAAGGCGCAGGAGACGGTGCTCCTCACGCACCTCATCCCGCAGATCTTCCTGTACCCGCAGCCTGCGACCTCCGGTGCAGACCCGTTCTCGACGGTGAACCTCGCCGACTGGCGCGGGCACATCCAGCGCGAGCTCGCTCGGCAGCGCATGGACCCGAGCTACTACGGCATCCTGCCGTTCCCGATCGGCCACCAGATCATCGGCGAGAACGGCCGCGCCCTGCTGCTGATGAACGAGATCCGGTCGATGGGCGAGCTCATCGCGATCGGGATGGGGTTCCCGATCGACCTCGTGTTCGGCCAGGGCACGTACGCCGGCACCAGCGTGTCGATGCGCATGGTCGAGAACTTCTTCTTGTCCAACGTGCAGAACCAGTACCGTCTGCTTCGCTGGACGATGCAGCGCGTCGGTCACTTCCTGAACTGGCCGGTGGCGACCGCCAAGTTCAAGCCCTTCAAGATGGCGGACGACCTCCAGCGCATGGCCTTCGCGCAGGGCCTCAACCAGATGCAGAAGATCAGCGACACGTCGCTCATCTCGATGATGGACTTCAACGTCGAGGACGAGGCCGAGCTCCAGATGAAGGAGACGGCGATCCGCATGGAGGCGCTGAAGAAGCAGCAGCTCGCGCAGGCGGAGATCCAGGGCGAAGCGATGGTCGTGCAGGCGCGCTACCAGGCGCAGGCCCAAGAGATCATGGCGGAGGCTGCGCTGAAGTCGCAGACGAACATGGCCGCCGAACAGCAGCAGTCGTTCACCGAGCAGCAGGGCTCTCAGCTCGCTCAGGCACCCGCAGGACTTCCGCTCGGACAGACTGCGGCGGCGCTGGCGGCAGAGATCGGCAAGATGCCCGCCGACGTGCAGGACCAGAACCTCACCCACCTCTCGAAGACGTCGCCGGAACTCGGCGAGCTCGTGCGCCAGAACCTCGTGAAGCCGACGAGCTCCGGGGTCGACATGCGTCCGCTCCCCGAACAGCGTCCGCCGCGCCGGCTGTCGTTGGCGGGCGCAGGCTGACGGGCAAAAGAAGAGGGGCTCACGCCCCTCTTCTCACGTTCTGTCGAGCCCCCCGATCCTACGCAGATGAAGAGGCATACGGGCGAGGATGTCCTTCAGCCTGGCGTAGTTCGAGTGCGTGCGGAGCAGGTTGTCGATCGCGATGCGCGGTACGGACTCTTCCTCCGTGGTGAGTTCGTACATCATCCCGAGGAACGCCGTGTCCGGATCGACCGCTTCGAGGAGGTCGTTCCGCCACGTGTAGGCCTCCACGAACTCGTGCGTGAGGGGACGGTACGTGTCGTCCCACTCCGACTTCGCGTCAGCGATCGTCTTCGTGCTCATCTGCCTCGCGATACCCGCGTCGCTGCACGGGTACCACTCCTTGGCGCGGTGCACGTGATCAGAGACCACGTTCTGGATCTTCCCCATCGGGAGGTCCTTGATCCCGAAGAACATCGCACCGAGTTCTTCTGCTCGCGGGCGTAGGTCTTCGATGGCCCCGAGGGGTGCGTAGAAGCAGATCTCCAGCGCTTGCCGCGGGGTCAGCTCACGCAGGTCGTCCATCGTCAGCTTGCGTCCGATGAACTTGAACATCGCACGGACGGGAGCGGTGCCGGTCGTCGCGAGGATGGAGAGACCCTTCTTCATCCGGTACTCGGACAGGTCATCGCGGACGATGTTCAGCACCCCGCGGACGCCGGTGAGCTTGTTGAGGAAGTTCTCTGCGCTGTGCTTACTCGCCATGCGCAGCCGCAACGTGAGCAGCGGGTAGTCGCTGAGCTCACGGTCTTTCGCGTGCGCCAGCACGGCGGCTGCGCCGGATTCGACGAGCGAGCCCCACATGCGATGGACGAGGTTGAGCTGCGTGAGGCGCACGAAGCCCTCGCGCAGCTTGTGCTCGAAGTACTTGTGCGCGTACTCGGGCGTGAACCAGGCGAGGTTCCCGACCTCGTCGATGTACTCGCCGGGCTCGATGGGGAGGTGCTTGAACGGAAGTCCGAGCTCCTCGGGCACGTACGGGTTGAGCCGCATGGACACGACGTCCGGCTCCTGGTGCTTCGCGTACTTGCGAAGGAACGCCGGCTGTAGGAGCTCCTCGGCCATCGAGCGGTACTCGCTCGGGGCGAAGCGAAGAAGCGCCGTCGCGAGGTGGATGGGCGTGTAGGCGGTCGTCGAGTGCGTGATCGTCTTGTACCCGTAGACCTCCAGCGGGGAGATGCCGAGCGTGAGGATGCGCGGGCACGTGAACACGGAGTACCCGTGCCCGCCGACGCTGTTCTTCGTCGGAATCCCCATCCGAGACCCGAGCGTGTACACGTCCTTGCCGTAGGCGCAGAGCGCGATGCGCCACGCCTTGCCCTTCGTTCCGGTCACGTCGGAGGACGCGGACCACGACCGCTCCAAGACCGGACGAAGCTGCTCGTTCATCACCGCGTGCGCGAGGGACGCGTACACAGACATCATCTCTACCATTGGTACTCCATCACGATGTGCCGGCCCCACGGCAGGTGGGCCCCGCCGGTGGGAATCACGAAGGTCGTGTTCTTGTATGCGGTCTCAGGCACTTCGATGTGCCCATCGGTGAGCAGACAGATGGCGCTCGGCTTCAGGCGATCTGCGTGCTCGAAGACGCACATCGCCGAAGTCTTGTAGTGCGCTCCCGACTTGAACTTGACGTGCTCGAAGATGGTCTTCGGGTTGGTGGTCTCGTAGTAGTCGCGCTGGAACTGGTCGAACGTCACGACCACCGTCTTGGTGGCCTTCATCGCAGCCGACATCACATTCGAGATGAAGATCTGGATGAGGTCGTCCGTGACGCTCGTGCTGATGTCGATGCCCAGGAGCAGGACTCGCTCCTTGGTCGACCGCGTCTGCGGGAGGATGATCGGGTAGTACTTCGTCTTCGGGGGACAGTACGTCGCCTCATCCCACCCGAGGTCGTACGACAGGTCGCCCCGCAGGATCGATCCCCAAGGCAGTGTGGACTTGAGGATCTTCGCCATCCGATCGCGCACTGCATCCGTCAGCAGGCGCTTCGTGACGACGGTCTTGTCGGCCATCGCGCGGGCACTCGCGACGTCTTGCTGGAAGGAGCCCTGCCAGTCCTTCGAGCCCTGCGGGTCGAGCGGATCCACGCCCCGAGGAAGCGGCTCGGGCATCGGGATCATGTCGCTGCCGCTGCCAAGCTCGTCTTCCGCAGGCTGGAGCTTCTTCAGGACGTCAGGCTCGTCCTGCTCCGCCTTCATCAAGATGTCGTAGATCTCCTCGCACGACTTGCCCAGCGCCCATTCTGCCGGCTGGATGAAGCGTGCCGGTATCGGCCAGCGCGTGTTCCCGTTGTCGTGCGAGAGGAGCAGGGAGCACTGCTCGTTCGTGAAGATGTCGACGGCGATGTTCCACACCTTCGCGTCACGAGAGCCACGTCGCGCGTGATGGTTGAAGTAGATGTGCAGCAGCTCGTGCAGCAGACCGAACTCCAAGATCTCGATCGGCTCCTTGCTGACGAAGTCGATCCCGCAGTAGATCGAGCGCCCGTCGGTAGCCATCGTGGGAATCGCTCGCGCGACGACCTTCACGGAGCTACCGAAAAGGAGATACCCGAAGAACGGGTGGCGGATGACGAGGGCCGTCGCAGCCTTCGTCATCCGTCGGTTGTAGAGGTCCTGGTTCTTCTCCTGGATGATCACGGCCCGGCCGCCTCGTCTGCGATGACCGTCGCCATGATCTTGCCGGCGGCGGTCGGGTACAGTTGGCGCACGGCAGAGCGCGCCTTCTCCGTGAGCTGGAGAAGGAACGCAATCTTCATCTCCGGCGAGTCCTTCAGGCTGTCGATGTACGGGTCGAAGCCCGCCCACCCAGGCTGAACACCGTCCTTCTTGTTGAGGTGCATCGTGAGCGCGAAGATGGCGGCGAACTCCATCATCTTCTTGCCGACGATGTCCGTGGGCATGTCCTTCACGTAGCCGACGCGAAGGATGTGCTCGACGTCGACCTTCGACAGGATCTTGTGCCAGGCGACGAAGTCGTTGCGCACCGGCTTGCCGAGCTTGCGCTCGACGATGTCGGGCCAGTCGGACTCCGGGTACTTCCACATGTGAAGCGAGGCTTCGCGGTACCCACGGGGCGTCGGGAACCGGTAGACGTTCTCCTCGTGCTTGTGCAGGAGCTCCGGGCGGGCCGTCAGGAACCCGATGAGGTGGTCGTGGATGTTGCCGGTCTTCTTCGCGTAGTTGGCGAAGTCCTCGAAGTCGGCCTCGACCTCGATGATCGTCATGCGGGTGCGCAGCGACTCCGACAGCCGGTTCGCGTGGATGTCGTCCTGCGTGCGGTTGCCCGCGGTCATCATCAGGCTCTTCGGGTGCAGCGCGAAGTCCTTGAAGCGGCGGTGCACGAAGAGGTTGAGCAGCGAGTTGACGACGATGTTGGTCGCCTTGTCGATGTCATCGAAAAGAAGAAGCGTGGGCATGCGGCACGCTTGGTACGCCGCGCGATTCAGCGCCCAGAGGACGCGGTAGTCCTTCTTGGTCGCTTCTCCGTTCGGGTCGTCGACCGTGATGACCCACGGGATGCCCGACGTGTCCGTCGGGTCCGAGGCCTCACCGGTGGCGATGGGCTCGAAGATGAGCGAGTCGTCCATCTTCGAGCTCATCTCGATGGCGAGCTCTTGTGCCATGTCGGTCTTGCCGATCCCCACCGGCCCGAGCAGGGCGGGGATCGACAAGTAGCCACTCTCCCACTGAACCGTCAGCTCCTGGACGGCCTGGCGCTGCGCTTCCGAGTACTTGGGCATCTTCTTCAGCGTCTCCTGTGGAGCAGGTCGTTCTCGTCCCACTCGCTGCGATCACGCTCGATCGCCATCTTCATGTCGTGGTAGTCGGGGTCTTCCGGATCGAGACCAATCTCGATCTCGTCATCATCGTCTTCGTCGTCCTCGTCACTCGCCCCATCGGGGTCGAAGTCGCCGAGGCACTCCTCGTGCACCACGCGCACCGGGCCGAGGTTGTCCTTGTTCAGGACGATGGCGAGCTGCGGCTTGCCGCTACCGAGGGCGTCCTGGATCTCGACGATGGCGAGCTCGCTGTCGGGGTCGAGCACGAAGAAGGCGCACTGCTCTTCGCGGTTGTAGAAGAACTGACCACTCAGCATCACGGTGGCGTCTTGCATCACGCCGACCGGCTCGCGGCACTCGGCACAGTCGGGCGTCTCGTGATCGTGGTCATGCGCGAACGTTGCGGGTCGCATCGCTCAGCCTCCCGAGGACGTAGTAGAGGTGGTGGGACACACCGATCAGGAAGCCGGCGGCGATGCTAACCAGCAGAAGATTCAGCATCGTCTTCGTACTCCTCCTGGTGTGCGGGCGGGAACATGTTGGCGTTGATGACGTCGGCGACGAAGTCGTCGAACTGCGTGAGCGTGTCGATGCGCTCGAAGTACGTGGGGTCGTCCTGGTGCTCGTGATCGGGCATGGCGCCTCCACGTTTCTGATAGGTCAGTAACCCCTGCGTTTCGGCTCGGTTCGTTGACCCCTTCGTCGCGCGAGCAGTAGACTGCGGGCGTGCTCACCACCGACCCGAACAAGCAGTTCGAGGAGCTGAAGACCCGCCTCCTGGCGGAGATCAACGGCACCTTCCCCATCGTCGATCCGAAGACCGGCATCGAGGTGCGGGTGCGAAACCTGGAGGTCGGCGGTGAAGACCTCGGAACCGAGGACATCAAGGGCCAGATGGACGCGCGTCTGAACGGGCGCTCGTACACGGCTCCAGTCTTCGGTCACGTCGACGTGGTCGATCGCGACGGCAAGGTGCTCGTGAGCAAGAGGACCCGCGTGGCGGAGATCCCCAAGCTCACACGCCACCACAGCTTCATCATCGGCGGGCAGGAGAAGACCGTCACGAACCAGTGGCGTCTCCGTCCCGGTGCCTACGTCAAGGCGACCGAGAAGAAGGGCGAGTACGAGGCGCAGTTCCAGCTCGCGAAGGGCAAGAGCTTCGATCTCCAGATGGAGCCCGGCACGGGCTACATGTTCATCAAGAGCGGCGCGCGGAAGATCCCGCTCTACTCGGTGCTGAAGGCCGCGGGCGTCAGCGACGACGAGATGAAGGCCTCGTGGGGCGAGAAGAACTTCGCCTCGAATCAGAAGAAGTCGCGCTACGAGCACGACCTCAAGTCCTTCTACACGGCGATGAAGGATGCTCAGCAGGTCCCGAGCACCCTCGACCTGCCGCAGGCCATCAACAAGTACCTGTCGGAGACGAAGATGGACCCGGTGGTCACGAAGACCACGCTGGGTCACGCCTTCGAGTCCGTCTCAGGTCCCGCCCTGATGAAGGCGAGCGCGAAGCTTATCGACGTGAGCGCGCAGCGAGCGCATCCGGACCCGATCGACTCGCTGGAGTTCAAGGAGCTCTGGACGCCGACCGATCACTTCGCCGAGCGCCTCAAGGCCTCGAAGAACGAGATCCACGGCCGCGTGCTGAAGTCCCTGGGCAAGAAGTCGACGATGGAGTCGCTGCGCGCAGGGAATGCGTCGGTGCTTCGCGACATCGTGATGCCCGACCTCATCCAGAAGCCGATCAACCACGTCTTCGCCACGGCGCTCGCGAGCAACTCGAAGCAGACGAACCTCGTCACGATGCTCGCCGATCGCAGCCACACGACCATCATGGGCCCCGGTGGTCTGAAGTCCGAGCATCAGGTGACGCTGTCGAACACGTCCGTCGACCCGTCGCACCTCGGCTTCCTCGATCCGGTGTTCACGCCCGAGGGCTCCGGAGCAGGCACCTCACTCCACCTGACGAGCGGCATCACGGTCAAGGACCGCAAGCCGTACGCGCGTCTGTACAACATCAAGAAGGGGAAGGTCGAAGAGCTCACGCCGGCAGAAGCTGCGCGAGCCATTGTCGTCCTGCCCGACCAGATCCGATGGGAGGGCGGCAAGCCCAAGCCGCTCGGTCCCCAGGTGCGCGTCTCGAACAAGAACGGCGAGATCGAAGAGCTCCCGTTCTCGCAGGCGGAGTACACCCTCATCACGCCGGGGCAGGTCTTCTCCACCGAGACGAACCTCGTCCCGTTCATGCAGAACGACGCGGCGGGACGCACGACGATGTCGGCGCGTCACATGGCTCAGGCACTCAGCGTGGTCGGCCGCGAACCCCCGCGTGTGCAGGTCGAGGCGGCCCCGGGCATCTCTTTCGAGCAGCGCATCGGGCAGACGTTCCTCTCGCACAAGTCGCCGATCGACGGGCACATCAAGTCCATCAAGAACGACGAGATCATCGTCGTCGGCAAGGACGGCAAGGAGCGGTCGGTCCACCTCTACGACCACTACCCGCTGAACGACAAGAAGGCGATGCTCCACAGCACCCCGACCGTGAAGGTCGGGGACACGGTGCGTGCAGGACAGGTCCTCGCGGACCACTCGTTCTCGAAGGACGGTGCGCTCGCGCTCGGGACGAACGTGCGCGTCGCCTACCTCGCCAACGGCGCCAACCACGAGGACGGCATCGTCCTCTCGGAGAGCGCGGCGAAGAAGCTCGGCACGGAGCACTTGCTCAAGCCGTCCTTCTACGTGACGTCCGACCACGTCATCAGCAAGAAGCGCTTCCTCGACGACAAGCTCAACGCGTACGCGCAGACGCAGCTCGCGAACATCGGTGACGATGGCCTCATCAAGCCGGGCACCAAGGTGCAGCCGGGAGACCCTCTCGTGCTCGCGCTCCGCGAGCAGAAGGACCCCGACTCGCTCGACGCGAAGATGCTCGCGCAGCTCACGAAGAAGGGGCGCATCGGGTACAGCAACGCCGCGATGACGTGGGACCACCCGTACCCGGGTGAGATCGTGCGCGTCGTTCGTGCGGGCAAGAACATCGTCGTGCACGTGAAGACGTCCGAGCCGCTCGTCGTGGGCTCGAAGGTCTCCACGCGTCACAGCGCGAAGGGCATCGTCACGCAGGTCGTGCCGGACCACGAGATGCCGTTTGCCGAGAAGGGCGGGAAGAAGGAGCACGTCGAGATGCTCATCAACCCGGTCTCGGTGCCCGGCCGCATGAACCCCGGCCAGATTCTGGAGACGGCCGCGGGCAAGATCGCCGAGAAGACGGGCAAGCCGTACTTCGTCAAGAACTTCGACGGACAGACCGACTACCTAAAGAAGGTCCAGAACGAGCTCAAGAAGCACGGCCTGAAGGAGACGGAGACGCTCATCGATCCGAAGACGGGTCGCACGATCGGCGACGTCACGGTCGGGCCCCACTACGTCTTCCAGCTCGAACACCAGATCGACAAGAAGACGCACGTGCGTCACGGCGGGTTCTACCTGAAGGACTACGCGCCGATGATCCAGTACGACACCAACCTTGTTCCGCGAGGCGGTGGCGAGACGGGCGCGCAGAGTCTCGGATCGCTCGGTGTGTACGGCGCGCTCGCGGCGGGGCTTCGTCAGAACCTCGGCGAGATGCAGACGCTGAAGTCGGACAAGCCGCAGGCGGAAGCTCTCTGGGATGCGCTGGCGAACGGCAAGCCGCTGCCGCCGCCGCAGGTGCCGTTCGTCTACGAGAAGTTCAACGCAATGCTGCACTCTGCGGGGCTCAACACGCAGAAGCGCGGCAACGGCATCCAGATCATGCCGATGACGGATGCTGAGGTGCTCGCGAAGGCCGGCAAGCACGCGAAGGTGACGAACCCCGCGGCGACGGTGATGGCGAAGAACATGAAGCCGGAGTCCGGCGGCATCTTCGACACCCGCATCTTCGGCACCGACAAGCAGAACTGGGGCTACATCGAGCTCGCCGAGCCGATGCCGAACCCCGTGTTCGCGAAGGCGGTCGTGAACCTGCTCAACATCAAGGGTGGGGACGCGAAGCGTGCGAACGAAGCGCAGCTACTGCACAAGGTCATCTCGGGCGAGCTCGCGATCAACGGCAAGTCGGGCGGGCAGGCGATCCGCGAGGCACTCGCCAAGATCGACATCGACAAGGAGCTCAAGAAGCTCCGCACCCAAATGGACGACCCGAAGCTCAAGGGTGCGGACCTGAACCGGGCGACGTTCACGTACAAGGCGCTCTCGACGCTCAAGGAGCAGGGCAAGACCCCGGCGGAGGCGTACACGCTGAAGTACCTGCCGGTGCTCCCGCCGATCTACCGCCCCTTCCAGGAGAGCGCGGACGGGCAGGACCGCATCGATCCCATGAACCAGCTCTACCGACGGCTGGGCATGGTGAACACCTCGCTGGAGCAGTCGAAGAAGGAAGGCATCCCGCACAAGCGACTGCTCAAGACGCAGGGTGACCTCTTCCAGGAGATGCAGAACCTCATCGGCACAACGCCGAAGGGGAAGAAGGCGCTCGACATCGACTTCCAGGGCAAGGAGGTCAAGGGTCGCCACCTGCCCGGTGTGCTCCACACGATCGCGGGCGACATGCCGAAGGACGGGTTCTTTCAGGACCGCATCATCGGCAAGAAGCAGGACTACACGGCGCGAGCGACGATCGTCGCCGACCCCGGGCTCGGGGCCGACGAGATCGGCGTGCCGAAGAAGATCGCGTTCGAGCTCTTCCGCCCGCTGGTCGCGCACCGGCTGACGCAGATGGGCATGAACCCGTTCGACGCCCAGAAGGAGATCTCGCAGCGCACGCCGACCGCCGAGGCGATGCTTCAGCAGGAGATCGAGCACCGCCCCGTGCTGATGAAGCGCGATCCGGTGCTCCACCAGTACGGCATCATCGGGCAGAAGGTGAAGCTCACCGACAGCCGCGCGATCAAGGTGAGCCCTCTCGTGCTCCCGCCGATCGGCGGCGACATCGACGGCGACGCGGTCGCGCTCATGCTCCCGCTCAGCCACGGCGCGGTCGAGGAAGCGAAGAAGCTCCTGCCGTCGAATCGCTCGCTGTCGGCGAGCACGGGCGAGGTCCTCTTCACCCCGACGAACGAGGCGCTGCTCGCTCTCTACCGCATGTCGCTGCCGAAGAAGCAGACGTCCCACACCTTCTCGACGAAGGAAGATGCCGAGAAGGCGTTCCTCGGCAACAAGGTGAGCCTCGACGACGTCGTGACGATCGCGGGCAAGCGCACGACGCTCGGCCGCGCACGCATCGCGTCGATGGTGCCTGCGAAGTACAAGGACAAGATCCTCACCGACCTCCAGACGCCGGTGACGAAGAAGTTCGTCAGCGAGATGCTGCGCGACACGGCGCGGACCGAGCCGGGTCACTTCGGTGCTCTGACGCAGGGCATCACGCAGCTCGGGTTCAAGATGGCCTTCGAGAGCGGACACACCGTGCGTCTCTCGGACCTCGAACCCTTCCGTGCAGAGCGGCAGAAGATCGTCGCCGAGGCGAAGCGGCTCGCGGCCAAGGCGGATACGGACGAGGCACGCACGAAGATCTGGATGGATGCGACGCGCAACCTCCACAAGATCTACAGCGAGAAGCACAAGGAGAACCCGACGAACGTCTCGGACATGGCGCAGTCGGGCATCAAGGCGAAGCGCGAGCAGTTCCAGGGGCTCGTGATCGCTCCGATGCTGGTCGAGGATCATCTCGGTCGTCCGTCGAAGATCCCGATCACGCGTTCGTTCTCCGAGGGCATCGACATCGGTGGGTACTTCCTCCAGTCCTCGGGTGCGCGTCGCGGCGTCATCCAGAAGACCGACGCAGTCCGCGAGCCCGGCACGCTCACGAAGGAGCTCATCCAGGCGAACATCGACTCGCCGATCACGTCACACGACTGCGGTACGCAGCAGGGCATCAGCCTGAGCTCGGCCGATCGCGACCTCGTGGATCGGTACCTCGCGTCGCCGGTGACGATCGCGGGCAAGTCGCTGCCCGCCGGCACGATCATCACGCCCGAGATCCAGAGCAGCCTCTCCAAGGGTGGCGTCTCGCACGTCTTCGTGCGCTCCCCGCTCAAGTGCCGGATGCCCCACGGCATCTGCTCGACCTGCATGGGCAAGCACCCGAGCGGCACGAACTACGCGATCGGCGACAACGTCGGCATCATCGCTGCGCAAGCGATCGGCGAACGTGCGTCGCAGCTCATGCTCAAGCAGACGCACAACCAGGGCATCGTCCCGATCCAGCGCGGCGCGGTCGACGAGTTCGACACCGTGAAGGGTCTGTACGGCGTCGCGCAGAAGTCGCCTGCGAAGGACGCGATCGTCGCCCCGAAGCAGGGCAAGGTCACGCGCATCGAGCCGCAGCCGCAGGGCGGCTTCAAGATCTACTACGACACGAGCCGCGTCCCCCTCTACGCGCGCCACGCGCCGAAGTCGCACATCAAGCCGGGCTACACGTTCCAGCGCGGCGAGCAGCTCACCGAGGGTGATCCGAACCTGCGCGATCTCCTGAAGACCCGCGGCATCGAAGCGGCGCAGGACTTCATGGTCGATCGCATCGGCAAGATCTACGAGAAGGAGGACGTCCTTCGTCGTCACGTCGAGCTCACGGTGCGCAACGCGACGAGCACCGTGCAGGTCGTCGACCCCGGAGACCACCCGTCGATCCTTCGCGGTGACCACCTTCAGAAGTCGGTCGTCGACGAGGTCAACCGGACGACGCTCAAGGGCAAGCGTCCGATCCAGGTGAAGCCGTTCCTGGAGCCGACGCAGACCACGACCGCGCGTCGTCAGAAGGACTGGATCGCGCGGCTCATGACGAACAACCTCCAGCAGCATCTCATCACCGCCGCGACCCACGGCGAGAAGTCCGACATCCACGGCCTGCACCCGATCCCGGGTCTGGCGTACGCGCGAGAGTTCGGGCACGGTCAGGGTCCGGCAGGTTACTGATGGGATACACCGGCAACGGCCCGTCGACTTCGACGTTCTTCCCCTTCGTCTGCGAGCAGGCGACGGTGGTCGACGTCAACAAGAGGAACTACACGGTCTCGGTCATCACCGAGACCACCTCGAAGCGGTACGAGGACCTCCAGATCCTGTCGCCGTACGTCCACAACTACAACGGCGAGGGCTTCTCGCTGCTGCCAGAAGTCGGCGCCGTGTGCATGGTGGGGCGAGCGAACGACACCTCGCCGCCCTTCATCCTCGGCTTCCTGCTGACCCCCACCGTCGTGCAGTCGGACACTGGGGAGCCGCTGCGAAGCACGCCCGAGGGTGGCAGCCAGACGGACGTCTCGTTCCGCGGGAACCGACCTGACATCCAGCCCGGCGACATGTTCATCATGGGCCGGGATGAGAACTTCATCATCCTGCGTCGCGGTGGCATCCTCCAGCTCGGTGCCACGGAGATCGCGCAGCGCATCTGCCTGCCGATCGGGAACTTCATCAAGGACTTCTGCGAGAACTACTCGCTCGACACGTTCGCCGGAGACATCCGGATGACCGTCGAGCGGCAGGAGAACGACCCGAGCGGGGATGCCCCTGCCACGTACGTCTTCCATCTGAACGAGTTCGCGCAGGACGAGAAGGCGTCGCTTCGTGTACGGCACTTCCCGCTGCGCGGACCCGACGGCAACGAGAAGGTCGTCTGGGAGGTGAAGGTCGCGCAGGCAGGCATCGACCGGGACACGGGCGACGTCAGCAGCGAGACCTACTCGCTCATGGTCGAGATGAGCGGCAAGAAGACCGAGTTCATCGGCGCCGACCATTCGCTCACCGTGAGCGGCAACCACACGATCGAGGCCGACGGGGACATCCTGCACAAGGCTTCCGGCAAGGCCGTCATGGAGGGCACGCAGGAAGCGTCCCTCAAGAGCTCATCGAAGGCCGTGATCGACGCGCCGCAGGTACTCGTCGGCGGTCCAGACGCCTCGATGAGCGGCGTGTGCGGCGAGACGCTGCTCACGTATCTCACGTCACTCGCGACAGCAGCGGGTGCGCCTCCGCCTCCGCCGACGCTGCTGTCGACGAAGGTCAAGCTGTCGCCGTAACGCAACCTCCGATGGTAGGATGAGACGCATGGAACTCTTCACGCCGGTTCAGAAGCCCTTCGCCAACACGAAGGTCGCCGCGACGCCGCTCGACGAGGACTCGGCGAAGTGGAGCTCGCAGATCCTTCAGGAGCTCTTCCGCCAAGTCCCCGAGGCTTCGGAGTACAACCCGAAGTACGTGCCCATGCGGCAGGACCCGGAGCAGGGCTTCTCGATCGGCGTGATCGTCATCTCGGCGCAGACGGATTCGGCGCTGTCGAACTCGACCGCGAACCCGACATCGAAGAAGGCGCTCATCCCCGTCATCATCAAGAACAACGAGCTCTGCCCGCTCGACCTCGTGATGAGCGAGGACAAGCGGCTCTGGCCGCTCAACGGGCAGCGCCTGCGTGAGGTCCTCTTCCGCCCCAACACGTTCGACATGATGACGAACGACGAGGGTGACGGGAGCCTCTACTCGATGTTCTACCCGCCCGGCCGTTCCTCGAACACGCCTGGCGCGGGCATGGGCAACCACAGCGGCGGTGATGCCAGCTACATCATGGGCCCCGGCATGAAGATGGCGCAGCTCGCCGAGCGTGGTCTGCTCGCGGAGATCGCGCCGACGCTGTCGCAGATCGATCTCGATCGACTCACCGACAAGATCGCCGCGGAGGGCCTCCAGGACCAGCTCTCGGTGAACCCCGCGTTCCTGATGGCGGTCAGTGCCCTCGCGCAGTACGACGGCAAGCTCCTGACGGAGGGCGACCCCGAGCTCCTGATGGACAAGGCCGCGAGCATCGCGCCCGTCGAGGTCGCGCAGTTCGGCTACGACGCGGCCCGCGATCGCTACTGGATGAAGGCAGCGTCGCGCACGCTCTTCAACCCCGACGTCGACTTCATCTCACGCCGCGAGCTCGTGAAGCTGGCCGGCGAGGAGATCGCGAAGAAGGTCGACATGGACGGCACCACGACCGTCGCCGCGCCGGTGAAGGACGTCACGCCGCTGAGCGCGCAGGGCGAGGAAGCCTCGATCGTGCAGGAGGCGGGCGTCTACAAGGTCCGCGACACGTCGGGTCAGGAGCACGTGGGCTGGGTGATCCCGCAGCTCATCGACTTCGACGGCACCCGTCTGCCGATGACGATCTTCACGGACGGCAAGGTCGCCGCGGTGCAGGAGTCCATCGTCGGCTCGTCGGTGCCGGACGACGGCATCGAGCTGCCGAACTCGCCCCCGAAGGGCTCGGGCGTGTTCTACGTGATCGCGCCGGACGGCATCCAGGCCACCGTGCCCATGCGCATCCTCGGCGTCGAGGCGAGCATGGACGGCAGCGAGGTCGTGCACGCGGTGAGCCTCACGGGCGAGCAGCGCACGATCCGCAAGGTCGAAGGTCTCCAGCAGATGATGCCGCAGGGCGAGGAGGTCATGCTCCCGGCCAGCGCCGGCTTCCTGTCGCTGGAGAACGAGCTCGCGGTGCCCCTCATCGACGGCCAGGAGTCGATGAAGCAGGCGTCGCTGATGCGCCCGCACCTCACCGTGCGGAGCAACGGCTCGGACGTCGCCTTCTCGTTCTACGGCCTGCCCGGGTACGAGCAGTCCGTGCCGAAGACGGCGTCGTACGACGAGGCGGTCTTCACGCTGTGCGTCGCCGGGCTCACGCCTGTCCGTGCGCACTCCGTGCTCAAGACGGCGTCGCTGTTCTCGCGTCCCGAGACGATCGTCGGCGTGCAGGACGTCCGTCCGCTCTCGCACGTTCTGGACGAGGTCCAGAAGATCGCGGAGAAGAAGGTCGCCGAGGCGCGCGAGCTCCGTCGCGATCTCGTGAAGGAGGCCTCGATCCTCCCCGACATCCAGACCGTCGACAGCGTCCTGTCCCTCGGGTTCATCAACCCCGAGAACATCCGCACGTTCGTCGGGAAGCTGCCGTACCTCGACCGAGCGCTGAACACGCTCTGCGAGCTCACGCTTCTCTCGCGCCTCGGCATGAGCGAGGTGCCCGAGTTCGCCGCTGCTCGTGCGTGCCGCGCCGTCGACGAGGTCGTCCAGGGCCTCAAGGCTCTGGGGATGCGGAGCAACGACGAGCAGGCACCCAGCACGTCATGAACTTCATCGAAGAACTCGAACATCCCGCCCGCTACTACGTCTACTATCTGTTCTCGCAGCGGAGGTACCGGACCCACGAGATCATCGCGATGCTCCGCCGGCAGAACATGCCGGTGCCGGCGGAGGAGGCCAAGTACGCGATCTTCGAGGACACGCTCAAGCGTCTTCAGAGCGCGCTGGTCTTCCCACCGAACTTCGACCCGACCCGCTACAATGCGCACGCGCCCACGGCCGAGTGGCTGCGGAAGTACCGCATCTACGATATGTGGGCGCGTGAGCCGAACGTCACCTACGCGTTCGACATCCTCGACATCCCGTCGGTGCGCCGGTCCCTGGAGATCATGCTCCTCGGGCCGCTGTCGCTTCCGGACATCGCACGCCGTCTCTCGGCAGTGCACGGGATCGATCCCAGCATCCTGAACGTCGGGACGGTGCGCTACTACGCGCACTACTTCTGGAACATGGAGTGCGTCCCGCTCCCGAAGCAACCGGAGATCCTCCGGCAGATGCAGGGCGTCGACAACGAGGACTACTTCGCTGCGTACAACTCCCCGCGCAGCCAGGTCGGCGCCTCGATGAGCTTGTACATCGCCACCCGTGGTGGCTCCGGCGTTCCGAAAGAAGCCGAGATGTTCAAGTACATGAGGGACTGCTCCTTCATGGAGTTCATCAAGACTGTGGCTACCCGGTACCCGGGCATGAACAAGGCGACCGCGATGCAGGCGCTCCTGTCGAGCGTCATCGCCGCGCAAGAGCAAGTCGACATGCGCCGCGGCGGCAGCGCCGAGCTCATGGACCACCTTCGTCGGCTGGAGACGCGCTACGACGAGCGCTCGCTCACCACGGCCGCCGACCTCCCGCTGCACACGCTGGCGGAGGACAACAAACGCGAAATGGAGGAATCATCATGACCCGCAAGATCGGCGTACCCCACGATCCGAAGGACCCCAGGCCGTCGGACTTCACCCTCTCCGAGGTGCGTGGGCTCCAGGAAGACGTCCCGAACCGCGAGGCCGAGCCGCGAGCTCACTTCATCGCGGACTGGGGCATCCGCCTCACGGACGGCGCGCTGGTCATCCACCTGTTCCCGCCGCTCGATGCGTCGGGGAAGATCTCGGAGGACTGGGACTACAGCTACGAGCTCAACAAGAGACTCGACCGCGCGATCCCGCAGTGCTTCGACGTGTCGAACGTCACCGCCGGCTACGAGAGCGAGTACTCGTCGTTCTTCGTCATCGTCGGGGGCGGGGCGCTGTCGCTCGATCCGCGTCTGGTCGTGAAGCGCTTCCTCGACGCGATCGAGGCTCCGCTTCACTGATCCGGAACACGAACGGCTTCGGGAAGTGCGCGGAGAAGCGGGTGCGGTGGGTCGAGTTCACCGCCTTCACGTACCCGCGCACCGCATCTTTGAGTTGGTCAGAGGGGCTGTGCCGTAGCTGGAACCACACACCTTCTTTGGTCGTGGCAGACTGAGCGATCAGGTCCCCGAGGACCTTCGACACGGTACCCGAGATGGCAGCAAGATTCAGTCTCGACGGCTTCGAGGACTCGTCCGGCATCCAGTCGGGTGTACGCGTCGAGGACATGGAGTACAAGGACTTCCTCGACCGCCGAGCGATGGGGAAGCAGCTCAAGCTCCTCACGTCGCAGTGGGTCAGTGAGTTCGTACGCATCAAGGACGGCGACACCGGCCAGGCGATCCCGCTCGTGTTCAACGAGCGCAAGTACCTGGAGCGCATCTACGACACGCCGTCCAACAAGGTGTTGCTCTTCACGTCTCGTCAGACGGAGAAGTCGACCACCATCGGCAACCGGATCTTCGCTCGCGCGCTGATGCGCGAAGGCCATTCGATCCTGTTCGTGTCGCCGTCCGCGATGCAGACGACCGTCTTCTCGAAGTCGCGCATGGCGGAGATCTCGGACATCAGCCCGATGATCAAGGCGCAGTGCCACGAGTCGTTGACGAACAACGTCTTCGAGAAGCACTACGCCACGCGCTCGAAGGTCTACCTCCGCTACGCGTTCCTCACCGCCGACCGTATCCGTGGTCTGTCGGTGAACGACATCTTCGCGGACGAGATCCAGGACCTTCTCTCCTCGATCATGCCGGTCATCGAGGAGACCACGTCGCACCACAAGGAGACGCTCTTCGTCTACTCCGGTACGCCGAAGAGCATGGACAACACCATCCAGAACTACTGGGCGGACAGCTCGACCATGTCCGAGTGGTGCATCCCCTGCGAGCACCACGGCATGCCGAACCACCCGGCCACGTGGCACTGGAACATCCTCGGCCCGAAGAACCTCGGCAAGACCGGCCCGATCTGCGATCGCTGCGGCAACTACATCAACCCCGAGCATCCGTACGCCCGCTGGGTGCAGATGCAGGAGTTCGATGGGGAAAAGATCACCTTCGAGGGCTACCGGGTGTGTCGTCTCATGGTGCCCTGGTTCTGGAAGGACCCGAAGAAGTGGAAGGAGATCCTCGCCGCCAGGGAGAGGTACCCCACCGCTCAGTTCATGAACGAGGTCCTCGCGATCTCGTACGACTCGGCGTCGAAGCCCATCACGAAGCTGGAGCTCATCGCTGCCTGTGACCCGAAGTACAAGAACGATATCGAGCAGGCCCGCCGGATCGCGCAGGACCACACCTGCTTCTTCGGGATCGACTGGGGCAGCGGCGAGCGCGCCTTCACGGTCCTGTCGATCGGCGCCTACTGCCGCTCGGATGCGAGCTTCCAGTACATCTTCCACACGCGCTTCTCGGGCCCGCTCTCAGACCCGATCGTGCAGATGGACGAGATCGAGCGTCTCATCCTGCTGTTCCGACCGAAGTACGTGGGCACCGACTTCGGTTTCGGCTTCTACCAGAACAAGCGGCTGCTCTCGAAGTTCGGCAACCACCGAGTCTTCCCGTTCGAGTACGCGCCTCGTCTGAACATGAAGCTGAAGTACATCCCGCAGCTTCACCGCACGATCGCGTTCCGCACCCCGCTGATGTCGGACCTCTTCAATGCCATCCGCCGTGGGAAGGTCCGGCTGCCGAACTGGAAGGACATCGAGCGGCCGTACGGCGAGGACATCCTCAACATCCATGCGGAGGATTCGGACAACCTCCGCATGATCAAGTACGACAAGCCGAAGGGGAAGACGGACGACACCTTCCACTCGATGCTGTACTGCCTGCTCGCGTCGATGCTGGAGCACAAGCGACCCGACATCATCGCCCCCTTCAAGGAGGCGGAGGAAGCTCAGCTCACCGGCTTCGTCAGCGACGACATGTACCTCAGCGACATCCCGTCGTCGTACGGGGTCGACTCGTCCGGCTTCGAGTGATGGGCAAAGGAAGAGGTCCGAGCCTTTGCTCGGACCTCCTCCCCTGCTGAGCCCGTAAGCTCAGCTCTCGTCGACCGGCATCACCCGGACCGGGGACTTCTCGATCTGGCGGCGGCGCCACCAGTCCCGCGTGCCGGTGTACGCCGCGCTCGCGCCCTTGCCGAGCGCGAAGGCGGTCGCGCCGACGAAGAAGTACGGGGCCACGACCTCCGCGACCTCCTTGACGTTGCGGTGGGCCTTCTGGAAGAACGTCTTCGGCTCCTCGCCGATGATGTGCTTCTTCAGCTCCGTCAGGTCGAGGACGCCGCGCGCGACGCCCACGGCGAGCTCGTCGATCTGTTCGAGGACCTGGTTGTGGCGGGCTTCCGCCTTCGCCTCGGCCTCGGCGCGCGCGTTGGCGAGCCGCTCGTCCCAGCGACGCTCGCTGTCGCTGCGTCGGTCGCCGTCGTTGCGGCGCGCGTTCTGCTCGTTCTCGGTCTGCTCGTTCGACATCGGCTGATTCTCGGTGCGCATGGTGTACCAGTCTCCCTACGTGTTCTTGTTCGATGCCTGGGCCCAGATATCGAACGGTGGCATCCGGTTCCGTTCATATTGCTGATAGGAGCTTTCGGGCCCGTTTTCTCAACTAGAAGTCGAGGTCCTGCATGTCGATGGTGAGGGCGTTGGCCTCCAGGTACTCGCGCCGAGCCTCGACCTCCTCACCCATGAAGAGCTCGAAGTACCGCTCGGCCTTGATGGCGTCGGCGACGGTGACCTGCATCAGCGTGCGCCGATCGGGATCCATCGTCGTCTCCCAGAGCGTCTCCGGGTTCATCTCGCCGAGCCCCTTGTAGCGGGTGATGCGGTACCCGCGTTCCTGGAGCTCGTTGCGCGCGATGCCCTCCGCGCTGAAGTACGCATCGAGACCCTCGTCGTTCACGAAGAACCTCTCGAAGCTCCCCTTCTTCACCTTGTAGAGCGGCGGCACGGCGATGTAGAGGAAGCCCTCCCAGATGAGCCGCGGCATGTACCGGTAGAAGAGGGTCAGCAGGAGCGTCCGGATGTGCGACCCGTCGACATCCGCGTCGGTCATGATGATGACCTTGTGGTAGCGGAGGCTCTTCAGGTTGAAGTTCCTCGTCGCCTCCATCCCGCAGCCGAGGGCCGTGACCAGCGTGCCGATCTCGGCGTTGTCCTGGACCTTGTCGAGGCTGGCGCGCTCGACGTTCAGCACCTTGCCCCTCAGCGGGAGGATGGCCTGGTACCGGCGGTCACGTCCGCTCTTCGCTGACCCACCCGCCGAGTCGCCCTCGACGATGTAGATCTCGCACTCGGACGGGTCCTTGCTCTGGCAGTCGGCGAGCTTGCCGGGCAGCGAGAGCATGTCCATCTCGCTCTTGCGCATCACGCCCTCGCGTGCGCGCTTCGCCGCCTCCCGTGCCTTCGCGTTCAGCACCGCGCGATCCGCGATGCGCTTGGCGAGCCCGGGGTTCGCCTTCATCCAGTGGTCGAACTGGTCGGCGAGGATGTCCTCGACCAGCTTCTTGGCGCCCGGCGTGACGAGCTTGTCCTTCGTCTGCGAGCTGAAGCTGATGTCGGGGATGCGGATGTTCACCACCGCCACGAGGCCCGTCCGGATGTCCGAGCCTTCGAGGCCGCTCTCCAGGTTCTTGAGGAGGTCGTGCTCCTTGCAGTAGTCCGTGATGGCCTTCGTGATGCCGGTGCGGAACCCCGTCATGTGGGTCCCACCGTCCTGGTTGAACGTGTTGTTCGCGAAGCAGCGGACGTCTTCGCTGGCCGCGTCGGTCCAGGTCATCGCGATCTCGGCGCCCGAGCGCTTCGTGAACGCGTTCACGTAGATGACCGGCACGAGTGGCTTCTTCTTCTCGACGAGGTCCTCGACGTACTGCTTGATGCCACCTTCGTACTTGAAGATGACGACCTTCTCCTTCTTGCCCCGGAAGTCGCAGAACGTGATCGTCAGACCGGGGTTCAGGAACGCGAGCTCCTGGAGCCGTCGCGTGAGGATGTGCTCGTCGTACTCGACGACACCGGAGAAGATGGTGAGGTCCCGCTTCCAGGTGACCTTCGTGCCCTTCGCACCCTCCGCCTTCCCGAACTCGTGGACGTCCGTGACGGGCACGCCGCGCTCGTACTTCTGCACCCAGACCTTGCCGTCTCGGTAGACCTCGACCTCCATCCACTCGCTGACCGCGTTGACGGCCGAGATGCCGACGCCGTGGAGACCCGCGGATTGCTCGTAGCTGTCCTTGTCGAACTTGCCGCCCGCGTGCAGCGACGTCATCACGAGCTGGAGCGCCGAGACACCCTCGGTGGGATGCATATCGACGGGGATGCCGCGGCCGTTGTCCTGCACGGACACGACCCCGTCCGGGTTGAGGTGGACCCAGATAGACGTGGCGTGCCCGCCGAGATGCTCGTCGACGGCGTTGTCGACGGCCTCCCAGACGCAGTGGTGGAGCGCATCACCACTGCTCGGATCGCCGAGGTACATGCCCGGTCGTTCGCGGACGGCTTCGAGCCCTTTGAGCTGGCGGATCGCGGAAGCGTCGTAGGTCTTCGTCACGTCGGTTCTTCCTCGTTCTGTTCTTCCATCGCGCGGCGCTTGGCTCGGAGGCGGTCACGTTCTTGTTCGTGTGCCTTGATGACGAACGGGTGCGGGGTGACACCAGCACGCATCTCGTCTTCACCTTCGTCGCCTCCGAGGCAGCGACGAAGCATCTTCTCCTGGTCAGCCAGGAACTCCAGTGCCTCTTCTTTCGTCATCTCACCGAGAGGGCAGATGGCCAGGCGGGAGGCGTCGACGACACGCCAGAGGCTCTCCCACAGGGCCATCGAGAACTCCGGCGGTCTCTGCGTCGACACCGGGACGGTCTTCGCGGCAGGCTTCTTCATGTTCTTGTCAGCTTTCAGAACGGGTACGTGCGCGTGTCGGTGATCCGTCGGTGGCGCTCCATCTGAAGCGCCTTCCCGAGCTCCACGGTCGCGTGGACGATGGGCGCCTCGGCCATGCTTTCGAGCTGGCCCGGAAGAGGCTGGGGCTCCGCGTCCCGCAGGAACTGAATGACCTCCGAGAGCACGGGGTCGAGACCGTACTTCTTGTACGTCTCCTCCAACATCTCTCGGAGCTTCTTGCGGTCGGCTTCCATCTGCATCCAGTCGGCCGGGCTCGTGTTCGATTGGTCGGTCATCCTTGGTTCCTCCGTGCTACTGATAGGGCCAACGACTTCATGTTGGCCGTCGGGCCGACCGGCGACGCGATGACGTCATCGACGTCCACGTACTGGAGTCCCTGTACATTCATGACCGCTCGGGCGCAGTACTCTACGCGCGTGAGGGCATCGCTCACGTCGTAGTTCAGCGAGAGCTTGTCGAGTGCGAGAAGGAAGGGGCGCCAGGCGAACATGTCCTGCGTCATCGTGCAGAGGTCGAAGACGATACGAGGGGTCATCAACATCGCGCACGCACGCATCAAGGTCGCGGCTTCCTCGTCTTCTTCGAGCCCATCGAGACAGAGCATCGCGTACAGCCTGAAGAGCGGCTGGGGCCCCGGGATCGAGTCAGAGATGCCGAATCTCTGGGCTTCCAGAGCATCGACACGCTGCTTGAGCGTCGCGATGTCGATCTCCAGGTCCATCAATCTGCGCTGATTCACTTCGTGTTTCCTTCCACGTATGCTCTTGCGTGAGCTATCCTTGTCTCACTACAGCGTCGGCCCCTCACAGGGAGCACATCAAGATGGAGAACCTCACCACGTGGCAGCCGGTCCAGCCCGAGATGCTGATGCAGCTCGGTAAGACCGCTGCTCAGACGTCGGCGACGTCGGGGATGTCTCTGACCGACGCGGTCGTTCGCACGATCGGCATGCAGAAACTGAATGCCGAGCAGGTCCGCCGCGTAGTCGAGCACGCCAACCACTCGGCGTTCCACCAGAAGTACGCGTCGATGGATGCGTCCATGCGCATCGTCGACCTGGAGGGCGGTCCCGCCGATCCTGCGGCGGTGATCGAGCGACTGAACCTCGCGGCTGCACCGACGAAGGTGGCGAACGCGACCTCCGACTACTCGATGGGCCCGGTCCAGAAGACCGCGTCCTTCACGGGGCTGGGGCTCCACACTGCCGCGCCGATGTCGAAGACGGCGGCGCTGGTGGACGTGTACGCCCTCCAGTCGCAGCTCAAGTACGCCCACGAGGAGCTCACGGCGGACACCGGCGCGCTGAAGCACCGGGTGCAGGACGCCGTGCGCGAGCTCGCGGGTCTGGTGAAGCAGGCGCTCCACGAGGGCGCCTACTTCGAGGACTTCGCTCAGGCGTGGTCCCCGGTCAGCCGGAAGTACGCGGCCGAGATCCTCGGGCAGTTGGACCTGCCCCGGGCTCCCGCTCACGTGAAGACGGCGAGCCGGAAGATCGCGTCGGGGCACCCGCTCATGACGTGCTTCCGCAAGTACGCGAAGTACGCTTCGGAGTACGAGACCACTCAGGAAGCGGTGCGCAGCGTCGAGGCGGAGCTCGTGAACATCGACGAGTACCTGCGGAGGCCCCGATGAAGAAGAGCCCGATCACAGCGCTGAAGGTCGCTGGCCTCGCCCAGGCGGCTAAGACCGTCGGGAAGGGGGTCGGCAGCGTCTTCGACGCGTCCGCGAGCCTCGGCGGATCGATCGGGAGAGAGCTGGGATCGGAGACCGCGGGCCGGGCAGCCGGCTACGTGGCTCCGGTCCTTCTCGCCAACTACGCGGCGAACCAGTACGCTCCGACCCGTAAGGCGAAGGCCTGGCTGGGTCAGCAGGTCGGTGCGGCAGGCGGCGTTCTCGGAAACGCACTCGTCCCGTCTGACTTCGGCACCCGACCCGGCGATTACGGAGGGTACTGATGCAGGTCTCGAAGCACCCGGCGGCCTCGGCGTACACGAAGATCGCGTCGAAGACCGCGAACCTGATGGGCCCCATCCAGTCGCCCAGCTCGCCGGGTCTCTCGCTCCCACAGCAGGCGGCGCTCATGGCGGCGCCGCTCGTCGTGGGGAAGGCGATCGACCTCGGCATCGCTGCGGTGCAGAAGGTCCGTGACGCGGCGAGCAAGGGTCGGGCGTTCAAGGACATGCTCGACGTGAACCCGCACCTCCAGGGAGGCGATGCGGTCACGGTCCAGCGCTACTTCAACACGCTCTACCGGATGAATCCGGACTTCGCGCAGGACCCCGTCGTGGCGGGCAGCTTCGTCGCGAACCAGCTCTCGATGCACACGCCGAATCGGCCGCACTCCGGCATGTTCGACGCGGCACAGAAGCTCGTTCAGTCGAACCGCGGCGGGTACGGCGGTCCCTCGGCCGGCGACCAGATCACGAAGTACCTTCTCGACGTCCAGGGCGCGGCGTCGAAGGACGTCGTGAAGGGGCTCCAGGGGCAGCTTCAGGAATCGCAGGGTCAGCTCAAGGACACCCAGGGCAAGCTCCACCAGTCGCGCGGCGCTCGTCGATCGCAGGTGCTGAGCTGGGTCCGCCAGCACAAGCAGCGCGGCGGCGGCCAGCCCCAGCCCTGAGTCATGCTCAAGCGGGCCTTCTACGCCGGGGAACGAGACGACGAGCTCACCGTACGTCTCGTTCAGCCGGGCTCCATGACGAAGGTGGCGGGCGCATTGCCCGTCGTCGACGAGTTCATCTCGCGCCTTCGCCCAGACCCCAAGTACATGTTCACGCTCGTGAACGCGATGGGGTACTCGGAGTACTTCGGCCCGAACTCGAACACCGACTGGTACGGCCACAACGAGCACCTCGACTTCAACGGCCTGCTGCACGCACCGGAGAACTGCGAGCAGCACGGCGAGTTCGAGGGCTGGCGTACGGACCCGACAGTCCAGGCACGCCTCGCGAAGAGCTGGCCTTTCGGCTTCCCGAGCTTCTACGGCGCGACGGTCTACGCGCACCACAAGAACACAGACCCGGCGACGCTCGGGTTCGGCGACGTGATCTTCGCCACCGAGAACGATCCGATGAAGCGGATCGAGCTCGTGATGCGCATCGACGTTGAGCTCGCCGCAAAGAGGGGGCATTCCGCGATCCTTGATAGGGTCCACCGCGGTGACAGGGTCGACGTGTCGATGGGCTGCAAGGTGCCCTTCGACTTCTGCTCGATCTGCACCGACTGGGAGGCCGTCAAGAAGGCGTGGAAGGGGTACGACCGCAAGCGGCACCCGCATCCCGGCACGGCGATCCTCGTCTACCACAAGACCGTGAAGCCCATCCGTGGGCTGGCGATCACCAAGGCCGACTACTGCGAGCACATGCTGCACTCGCGCAGCAAGGTGCTCCACGACGGCCGCAAGGTCTTCGTCTTCAACGACTTCCCGCGCTTCTTCGACATCAGCGTCGTCTGGGTCGGGGCCGACAAGACCGCTCGCGTGATGTGGTTCCTGAGCTCGGGGAAGCAGCCGAAGGGCAAGGCTCCTCCGAGCCTCGACGACTTCATGAAGGGGGCCTCGGACATGACCAAGGTCGCGAGCGAGGAGCCCCGGAAGGCCGGTCCTGGCCGTCTTCTCACTCGGGATGACCTCCGGGCGGCCAGCGAGAAGAAGTCCGAGATGGAGAAGGAGATCCGTGGCGGGCTGATGCGGAAGGTGGACCTCTGCGCGAACAGCGAGGTGGACCTTCCGTTCGGCGTCATGGCCCCCTTCTCGAAGATGTTCGGACTCAAGACGCTGCTCTCGACCCTCGCGGGCCTGGGAGTCGCTCTTCGTCCTGGCGAGTTCCACATGCTCGTGGGGATGGAGCGTCCTGCACACGCCCCGATCGCGAAGATGGCCCACGAGGCAGGCGTCACCTTCAAGACGTCGATGCCGGTGGGCCTCTCCTCCGAGTACATGGTCTCGGGCGCGGACTTCAACGCGAAGCTCGCGGCCGAGCTCATGCCCTACGTGGCAGAACGCTCTGCTTTTGCCCCTCATCTGTCTGTCCGACTGGGACAGATGGACACCATGATGAAGACGGCTCAGCGCGTCGCTCCGAAGCAGGCAATGGAAGGCCTCTTCGTGTCGAAGGTCGCTGCGCTCTACAACGGGTACCGCGCCTCGCTCCTCGCTGAGGCCGACACGTTGTTCCCCCGTTACTTCGAGGTCGAGCCCCCGTGTACCTCCGACTTGGTGAAGAGTGCGTCCTCGGGCACTCTTCTCCTGTCTTCGCCCAGCGTGGTACATTGGATTTCGGCTCACCTCGAAAAGGTGGCTGACGTCGAAGACGAAGTTGGTGCCGCAGTGAACTACGTGCTCACGGATCGCGACTTCTCGAAGCTGTCTGCTCTCGGGGTCGGGGTCTGCGCCTCGCTTTCGCGAGGGGGCAACTTCATCTCCGCCGTCAAGTCTGCGGTACGAACCGCGCTCTGAAACCACCCTTTCTGAGGCTGCTCCGCGCGGCCACCGACGATCGGGCGACACCGATTCACAGGAGATCAACATGAGCGATTTCGAGCAGAAGCTGGCCAGCGCAGGGGAGATGTTCGAGAAGCTCGCGAACGAGCAGGGCCTCAGCATCGAGGACTTCTCGGACGACGAAGCGGCCGACATCCTCACGCAGATCATGGACGGCGGCGCGGGCCCGGCGATCGAGCCGAAGACCGCGTCGGTCGAGACCCCCGCCCCCGCGGCTCCGGTCGCAGCGCCCCCGGCGGCGGCGCCGTCGATCGAGACCAAGCTCGCGTCGGACCCGGTCCTCTACGCGCAGGCCTTCCAGGAGGTCACGAAGCAGGCGGAGGCGGCGGGCGTCGACGTCAAGACGGTCGACCCGAAGGAGCTCCACGAGGCCGTCGTGAAGCAGGCGTCGCTGATGAGCGACCCCGCCTACCAGGCGAAGGTCGCGGCGCTCAACGAGAAGATCGCCGAGGCCGACATGCTCGGCCGCGTGATGGCGCACTCGTACGTCGACGAGCTCGCGAAGATCGCCGCGAAGACCGCGGGCGAGGAGCAGCCGAAGGACGAGGAGAAGGAGAAGCAGGAGAAGAAGGCGGCGTTCGTCGCCGCGCTCCGCGCCAAGCAGGCGGGCGAGATGCCCCCGGCGTTCGCCGCCCACGTGAAGGGCAAGGGCGAGGGCAAGGACGACGAGGGCAAGGACAAGGACGACGAGAAGAAGAAGGAGGAGGCCGAGAAGAAGGCCTCGCTCATCACGGCTCGCGTCCAGGCGCACCTGCTCTCGCAGGGCATCGATCCCACGACGGGCGAGAAGCTCGCCGCGGCGGACCAGAGCGAGATCGACCAGGCGGCGCTCGCCGTCCTCAAGGCGAAGGGCTGGGTCTGAGGACCGCCTGAGCCATCGACATGAAGTCCCGCCCCGACATGTTCGCCGAGTTCAACAAGCTGGCAGCGGCTGTGATGCCGTCGCCGGTTGCTGCTCGGCGTGCTGACGGGGCGGGTGACGCCATGAAGAGGCTCACGTCGTCGGCGCCGAAGCCGCCCACGATCGCGACTCCGAACCCGACGCAGGCATCTCCGGTCCCCAACCCGATCCAGAAGGCACCTCCCCCTCCGGTGCAGTGAGGAACACATGAGCAAGCTCAGCGAGCTGGTGCGCAACGCCCTGACCGACGCCGACGCGAAGATCGCAGCGGCGGGTGACGCGGCTCCGGAGGTCCCGGAGACGAAGACGAAGACCGCCTCGGCGGCCCCGACGCCCACGCCCGTCCCCGCGACGGAGAAGCGTGCGGGCATCACGAAGACCGCGGCCCGCGCGATGGAGATCGCGTCGGCGCTCGACAACCTCGGCATGCTGATGCCGAAGATCGCGGCGGGTCCGCAGGATCGCGCCGGCCCGGCCATCACCTCGTCGCAGCAGATGGGCGCGACGAAGGACACGAACACCAAGGCGACGACGCTCTCGCACCACGAGGCGTCGAGCGGCGGTGGCCCGAGCTCGGGCATGCACCTCCAGACCAACAAGACCCAGAACGCCACCTCGACCACGGTCAAGGGAGCGGCGCTGACCCGCGAGGTCGCCGAGCAGATCCTGCTCGCGAAGATCGCGCAGGCGGAAGCGCTCACGGCGGCGGGTCGCGCGAAGGAGGCCCAGGCCCTCGCCGAGGCGGCGAAGGCCGAGTTCGAGCAGGCCAAGAAGGCGTACGAGGAGGAGGACGGCTCCACCCGCACGCCCACGGCGAGCCCGAAGACCGTCGAGTCGTTCGCGTCGAACCCGTCGGCCGGTGCGCCGGGCGGTGTCGCTCGCGACAACAACGGCATGATCTCGATGACGAAGCGCGACGGCAAGGCGCGCGAGAAGTCGGAGATCGCGAAGCACGTGACCGAGCCCGCCTTCAGTGCGCGGAGCGACAAGGGCGTCTCGGACAACGTCCAGACGACCACCGGCTCGAAGATCGCGTCGGTCCGCGAGAAGATCGCGGCGAAGGCGCAGGCCAAGAAGACCGCTTCGGCGGCCTGAAGGAGGAAGCGGATGTCGTCGAACATCGAGAAGATCGCGGCGGACGCCCCCGCCATCCTCCACGAGGCTGCGCGCGAGATGCGCAAGCTCGCGGAGGACAACGTCGAGCTCAGCGACAAGGTCGCGACGCTCGAACACACGCTCCGCGTGCACAAGCTCGCGATGCGCATGGACGAGCGGGGGCTCGAAGAGAACCTCTCGCTGTCCGAGAAGGTCGCCAGCCTCTCGTCCCTCCCCGACGAGAAGCTCGCCGCGATCGAAGCGGCGGTCGAGCTGGTGCCCGGTGGGTTCAAGCTCGCGTCGCTCCGCGAGACCAACGAGGAGCTCTCCTCGATGCCGTCCCAGAACCTGCCGCCCGGGGAGCTCGGTTCCTCGGCGCACTACGCGCGTCTCGACAGCTTCATCGTGAGCGGTCAGGCGCACGGCTGATCACCCCACCGAGGAACCAGACAGGAGACACCTCTCATGGCCACGTACGACAAGCGCTTCGAGATCGTTCGCCCCACCTCGTGGGAGCACCTGATCCGTGCGACCCAGGAGGTCGCGGACAAGGACCTGCTCAACCCGAACGTGAGCGGCAAGGTGCCGCTCATCGACGGCGAGTTCGTGACGGAGAACAGCGAGTACAAGCTGATCCGTCCGACCTCGAACGACGTCCCCGCCTACGCCTACCTGGAGTGGCGCGGCGCGCTGGAGGTCCAGGCCTCCGGCAAGGCGGCGGTCGTCAAGGGCGGCCCCTACGAGGCGGACACGATCGTGTTCGACAGCACCGGTCTCGCGCTGCACAGCCGCCTGATGCAGGGTGACGTCACCGTCGGTGGCGGCACGCGTCGCGGCCTGCTGCTCCGCACCGCGTCCAACCTCGTCATCGGCTACGTGACCAAGCTCCCGGCGATCAATGGTGGTCGCCTGCGCTTCGTCGCCACGGCGTTCTGATCCTCCTCGGGACAGACGGCACAGCCTCACTCGATCAGGAGACACCAGACATGATGTCCGATCCCAAGGAGCTCTTCATCCAGCAGCTCTCGGACCCGTCGGCGAAGACGAAGATCGCCGCGGAGTTCGGGGGCTACATCAAGGACCGCCTGCGCGAAGCCAGCTTCGTGGAGAAGGTCCTTCCCCCGCAGACCGTGACGCGCGCGGACTGCCAGATCTCGGTCAATCACGACTCGCTCGTGAAGATCGAGCACCTGGAGCCCCGCTCGCGCGCGATGGTCGTGACCTTCCGCGGCGAGCCGACGGCGAAGCTCATCCGTGGTGAGCGGGTCGAGGTCCCGTTCATCACGATCATGAGCGAGATGTACCAGAAGCCCGAGCAGGAGTTCCTCGCCTACCCGTACCCCATCGGGAAGGTGATCGAGCAGAACTCGGTCAAGGACATCGGCGAGATCCAGGACCGCCAGTTCATGATCCACTCGGAGGCCGCGGTGCAGGCCCTCCAGAAGGAAGCGAACGGCGGGACGACGACCGCGCTCCACGAGACCACCATCTCGGCGGGCACCGTGGTCGAGTTCTCGGTCATCAAGGGCGAGCTCGCCCGCGTCGACACGAACAACGACGGGAAGGTCTGGCCGGTCCAGCGCCCCGACATCGTCAACCTGATGAGCCTGCTCGACGGCAACCGGCTGGAGTGCGAGCTCCTGCTGATGACGGCGACCGACCTCAACAACGTCCTCCAGTGGACGATCGAGGACAACGGCTCGAAGGTGCAGAGCGAGACGACCGTCTCGGGCTGGCAGCACAACACGCTGCTCGGCAAGAAGGTCGTGCGCACCATCAAGACGGACATCCTCCGTCCGGGCAACGTGTACGCGTACACGTCGCCCGAGTTCCTCGGGCGCTTCTACATCCTGAACAACGTCAAGTTCTACATCGACAAGGTGATCAACCTGATCAAGTTCGTCGCGTGGAAGGACGTCGGGATGTCGCTCGTGAACATCGCGTCGGTCCGCAAGCTGGAGCTCTACTCCGGCGACGCGACGAGCCTCGACACCGACTCGATCCAGTCGGACGTCACGCCGAAGAGCGAGGACGACCTGGGCGCGGTGAACAACCGTGCGGCGGAGCGCGAGTTCTACCCGCAGGTCGTGACCTTCTGATCGAGCGTCTGTCCCGTCGCGGGACAGTGGAACGGCGACGGGCCGGTTGGCTGGCAACGGCCTTCCGGCCCGTCGTGCTTCGAGGACCAGCAACAGGAGAGCACCGACGATGTCCGACAAGAACTACTTCCTCTACGGCTCCGGACGCGACGCTTCGACCCGCAGCGTGCGCCGACGGACCTTCCCCCGCGAGATCACGCCCCGCGTCGGCCCGTTCATCGTGCGGCCCGGGAAGAGCTACGGTCCGCTCACCGCCGAGCAGCTCGCCGGCTACGAGCGCCAGGTCATCGAGAAGGTGCAGGCAGGCACGGTCCAGGTGTACCTGGGCAACGACCGTCTCCTCGCCCTCGGCGACCTCCAGAAGCTGTTCAGCGCGATCCGGGGCACCCCCGAGGTCGTGAACTACGAGGGCATGGACCTCGCTGCGCTGCACGCGTTCACCCGCGATCACCAGCAGGACAGCCAGGCGTGGTACTGGCTCGTCGTCCGCCTCGTCGAGGCGGAGCAGATCGCTTCGGCGAGCTCGGCGATCGCGCACGCCACGAGCCTCGGCGTCACGTTCGACGAAGAGCAGACGCAGGCCCTCGATGCGCTGTTCTCGGCGGCGTCCGAGAAGATCCGTACGCAGCAGCCGGAGCAGGTCGACCAGCGCAAGGTCGAGACCGAGCCCGCCCCGGCCGACGAGCCCGTGGCGGAGCAGGAGGCGGCACCGGCCGAGCCCGCTCCCGTCCCCGAGGAGCCGAAGGTGGAGGAGCTGAAGGACGCGACGGCGCCCGCCGAGGTGTCGCCCGACGTCGTCGAGCAGCCGACGCCCGAGCCGACCGAGCTGAAGGAAGCGGAGCCCGCCCCGGCGGCGCGCACGCTGCCCGACGGCTGGAAGGACCTGAGCAACAAGAAGCTCGCGGAGCTCATCAAGTCGGTCGGTGCGGAGATGCCCTCGAAGACCGACAAGGGCTCGCTCATCGCGTCGCTCGACGCTTGGGTGAAGGGCTGAGCCATGCCGTTCGCTCCGAGCCTGGGGCAGCCGTACGACCCTCGTCAGGTCCTCCGTGGACACTGCGAGGCCGTGCGGCTGTTCATGCGCGACTTCGCCGAGATCAACCTGCTGATTCGTGGTGAGGAGAGCTCGGATCGGATGATCGTGTGGGCGACCCAGGACTTCCTCTCGGACTTCAACGGGACGCCCCCGTTCACCGGCTACTCGCTCGAAGAGCTCTTCTCCCGCAATCTCCAGAACCTGTGTGTGCGTGGTACGGTCATCACGCTGATGCAGAGCGTCATGATCCTCCACGCACGCAACCACCTGCCCTTCAGCGATGGTGGCATCAGCGTCAACATCAACGACAAGGCGCCGATCATCCAGTCGATGCTCCAGCTCTTCCAGAGCGCATACGAGCAGAACAAGCGGATGGTGAAGACCGCTCTGAACGTGGAGCAGCTCCTCGATCAGGGCCCGAGCGGCGTGCACTCGGACTACTTCGGCCTCTCGAACCTGGGGATGTGGTGAGCACATGAGCTACGCGGTCATCAAGGCGGACACTCCGGAGGAGCTCGCTCGCCGTCTCAACGGCATGGTGCTCGGCAAGCGCAACCTGATCGTGGGCAAGGACACGCGTCCGAACCCGTCGGCTGCGCCGAACGCCATGTACAAGCACCCCGTCGCGGGGCTCACCTTGAACTTCACCACGCCGGTCGGCACGGTGACGTTCTCGGACAACCTGACGGCCAAGCAGATCGTCGACGAGATCAACGCGGCGCTCGGTCCGAACGTCGCCCGACTCTACAAGATCGGGCCGAACGGGCAGATGGTCCTCGCCCTCTGGGACGACGCGACTCCGGTCGTGCTCCTGCACACGGGCACGGCGAACGCCTACCTCGGCTTCGCGACGACCGCGGCAGACCCGCAGCTCACCCAGGTGGCGGTCGCTCCGACGGACATCGTGTCGGTCGTCTGCGAGAGCCTCAGCCGCCAGTACGTGGCCTTCATCAACGTCTGAGAGGTCGTCATGGGCACCCTCGAAAACATCATCATGGACATCGCACGGCCGGCGAACCCCATCCGGTTCGACGAGGGTGCAGCCTTCTTCGTCGGCATGAAGAAGATGGCCGAGGAGCTCGGCGCGCAGCCGGACACCAGCGGTCAGGTCGAAGGGCCGTTCGCGGTGCCGCTCGACCAGGCCGTGCAGCTCATGGCCCACATGGTCGCGAACGAGTTCAAGACGCAGGTCTACTACGTCTACTACGCGAACATGCTCCGCGGCCTTTCGCACCACGCGATCGCGGAGGAGTTCCTCCACCACGCCCAGCACGAGCTCGAACACGCGCAGTACTTGCTGCGCCGCATCGGTGTGCTCTCGCCGGGCGGGGTGCCGATCCCCAGCTACCCGCCGCCCGAGCCGCTCTCGGACGCGAACGAGATCGTCCAGACGATGATCGTCGTCGAGCAGATGGGGCTGTCGCTGTGGAAGCAGCTCCTCGCGGTCATGGGCGACAACCCCATGAAGCACACGATCGAGGACTTCCTTCGTCGCGAGGAAGAGCACCAGGACGAGCTCTGGCAGCTCGTCGAGCAGCCGGGTCCGACGGCGCTGGTGCCCGAGCAGGCGCAGGGGCAGTCGCAGCAGCCGCAGGAGCCGAAGCCCGAGCCGGCGAAGACGCAGGTGAAGGTCGAGACGACGGCCCCGCAGGAGACGGCGGAGCCGAAGCTCGCAGCAGCGATGCGCATCGTGCAGCAGCGCAAGCTGGCGGCCGACCGTGATCGCATGCTCGCCGAGCTCGCGATCGCGGTGAAGAACAACAACAAGAGCGAGATCTCTCGCCTGAAGGGTGCGCTCGGTCCGGTCGACACGAAGACCGCGGCCCTCGCATTCGTGCGTGCGAAGCGCGCGAACTTCGTGCTGCCCCCGCCCGCGCAGGAGACGGCGGAGTCGTACATGCAGCGCGAGCAGGAGCTCGACTCGCATGCGGCGGTGGCGGAGGCGGCGCACGCGAAGACGATCGCGATGCAGGCCACGCAGGCGGCACAGCAGGCGCAGGCCGAGGCGCAGGCCGCGCAGCAGCAGGCGCAGGAGCTTCAGGCCAACCTCGAACAGCAGACGGCGGCTGCTCAGCAGGCCTCGGCGCAGGCGATGCAGTCGCAGCAGCAGGCTGCGGAAGCCGAGGCTCGCGCAGCGGAGCACAGCATCAGCAAGATGCAGCTCGGCATGCGCATGAACCAGCTCCGTCAGGAGCTCGCCAACCTCGTGATGCAGGACCCCGTCTCGGAGTCCGCGGCGACCGTGTCGGACCTCGCAGCGCAGGGTCAGCCGGCGACGCCGATGCAGCAGGCGCAGGCGGAGCAGGCGGCGATGATGGGCGAGCAGCCCCAGTCGGCCGAGTCGCAGCAGCAGTCGCAGGAAGCGCAGAACGCGCAGCAGCACGCCGACGAACAGGCCGCGGAAGCGGAGCAGTCGGCACAGAAGGATCAGGCGAAGGCCGAGGGTGGTGGAGCGTCCGGCGGTGGCGGCAAGGGCGATGGCACCTCCGTCACCGTGAAGACGTCGCAGACGATGGCAACGATCGCTCCTCGCTCGCGCGGTGGGAAGCCGCTCGCCCAGGTCATGGCGTCGGCACCTCCCGCTGCCGGACTCACCTCGGTGCCCGGAGCTGCGGGAGGAGTGCTCTCGAAGCTCCGGGGGGTCGCTCAGCACCCGGCAGCGATGCCGGCCGCGCTCGGCGGTCTCGGCATCGGCGCCCTCGGCGTCGGAGCGGCCCTCGCGCACCACGCGAAGAGTCAGTCGAAGGTCGCGAGCCCTGCGGATCGCCGCATGCGCGAGATGATCATGCAGGGCGGCGACGACACGCTGGGCACCGCCCTGCGCTCTCTCGTCTCGGCCCCGAAGCAGGTCGTGACGGCTGCTGCACCGGCGGGCTCCTCGGAGGCCGCAGATGCGCTCGTGAACCAGGGCGTCGCAGCCGCGAAGCAGCAGTTCTCGACGCTCGGTGCGCGCATCCGCCCTCACCTGCCCGGGTTCGCCGCGGGCGCGGGAGCGGCTCTCGTGGGCAGCAAGATGATGTCGAACCCCCAGCAGCCGACGCAGGAGTGGGAGTGATGGACAAGCTCAGCCAGTTCCTCATCGACAACTGGAACAAGCCGACGTCGCCCGTCCCGGCGGAGGAGCCCGAGCTCACGCTGCTGGAGAAGCGCGCGTACATCAACGCGGCCGTCCAGGCGTGCACCGACGAGAACTTCCTCGCGCAGTTCGAGGGGTCGCCGCTCGCTCCTCAGGCGATCGCGCTGATGGAGCAGGAGCTGGCGATGAAGCAGCGCCACCTCCAGCAGCGCATGCAGCGCCAGGCGCAGGACGCACTGATGGACCACTCGAAGGAGTGGACCGAGTGCGAGGCGCTCGACCTCCAGAAAAAGCAGCTCGTGCTGGAGCTCGCCAAGATGAAGACGATGGGCGTCGGCGCCCCGACGCCTCCGGGGCAGGCCGAGATCGGCACGCCCGATCCCGCGGTTCAGGCGGCGCAGGCCGCGGCCGCAGCGCCTCCCGCCGAGGCACCCGCAGCGGAGCCGAAGCTCGCGGGCCTCATTGGCGAGGGGCTCGAAGCGGCAGGTGAGCACGGTGGTGCTGGCTTCGTCCGTGGTGCAGCGGGCGAGTTCGGCGCGATCCTCGATCGTGCGCGCACGAACCCGGCGATGCTCGCAGCTCTCGGCATCGGCGGCGCGGGCGTCGGGATGCAGGTCCACAACAGCAACCAGCGCCAGGAGCGCATGGCGTCCGCGCTCGAACAGATCGCGGCGAACAAGCAGGCGGGCTTCCAGGACGACGCAGCGCAGGAGTACGCGGCGCAGCGTCAGTGGGAGACGATGGGTCGTGGCGAGCGCGCGGTGCACCACGGCGGTCTCGGTGCGGTGGGCGGCGCTGCGGGAGGCGCGGCTGGTGCGCTGCTCGCCAACATCCTGATGGCCCGTCAGGGCAACCCGGCGCGGCTGGGCGTCGGACAGATGGCCCTCGCGAGCGGCGTGGGTGGTGGGCTCATGGGCGCGCTCTCCGGTGCGACCCGCGAGTCGCCCAAGGCGGGCAAGCGCGGGCTCGCCCTCGAACACGTGCGCGGTGCGGCACGTCAGGCCCATGCGCAGGGCGCGGAGCCCGCGGAGAAGCAGGCGAACCTCGCGAGTGCGGTCGGCGGGCTCGCGCGGAAGGCCCGCCCGACCGTGGCGATCAACCCGGCCGAGGTGATGCAGTACGCGCAGCACTCGCAGGCGCTCAAGGGCGCCATCCAGGCGGGCAAGCCCGTGACGGCGTCGGCATCGATGCTCGACCACCTCCACCAGCTCCCGTTCTCCGCCCTCAAGACGGCGGCGAAGGAGTACGTCAAGAAGATGAAGTCGGGCGGGCCGGTGCAGGTCCGCGCACACACGCGCAAGGTGAAGTGCTGACGTGCCGGTCGCCCTCGACATCGACAAGCTCCGTGCGCGCACGCTCGACGTGTCGCGCATGGAGGTGACGTGGGAGACGAGCTCTCCCACCGTCGATGCGCTCGACTACGTGTTCCAGCTCTTCCGCTCGGAGTCGGGCGAGGGGCCGTGGGACCCGGTGACCGAGGAGTTCAGCGACCGGTACATCTTCGTCGACTCACGGGTGCCGAGCTCGTATCGCTTCCGGCAGCTCTGGTACAAGCTCCGCGTCCGCCGCCTGTCGGACAGTTCCACGAAGGACTTCGGGCCCGTCATGAACGAGCCCGAGGCGGACCTCGTGGCTCAGTACATTCGGCGCGCAGAGCAGACGGTCTTCACGCAGGCGATCGGTCGTCAGGTGTGGCTCTTCCCGCGCCGTACCTTCGGCCTTCGTTGCACGAACTGCTGGGACCCGAAGCTCTCGGCGAAGAAGATCTCAAACTGCATCGCGTGCTTCGATACGGGCTTCGTGCGTGGGTACATGAACCCCATCGAAGTCTGGATGCAGATCGATCCCGTCGCGAAGGCGGTGCAGCTCCAGGCGATGCAGAAGGATCAGCAGCAGCTCACGTCTGCGCGCATGACCTTCTACCCGATCGTCAAGCCGAACGACGTCATCGTCGAAGCCGAGAACAAGCGGTGGCGCATCGTCGGGGTCACTCCCACCGAACGCCTCCGCGCGACCGTCAAGCAGGAGCTCACGCTGCGAGCGATCCAGCCGACCGACATCGAGTACAAGTTGCCGATCAGGCTCGACGAGGCGCTGAGGGACATCCAGCCGAGCCCTGGTAGGATGTTCACCAACCCACACGGCCTCCACAACGCGATCGAGGAGAAGACGCCGAACGTCTTCGCCATCTATCCGACCTTCCCCGGTCTGCCGGACGAGGACTGAGCCATGAGCGAAAAGGACCTGCACGCGAAGATGAAGAAGCGCGACACCGCTCTCGGCGCGGTGCTCGGCGGTGCGACGGGTGCGTTCATCGGCAAGACCCCGGTGGGCAAGGCGCTCGGCGTGGCTGCGGGCGCGGCGGCGGGTGCTGGTGCTGGACGCCTCGCGGGTGAGGAGCGCGCCGAGAAGGACAAGGTGAAGCACCAGCGTCACCTCGCCGATCGCGAACGCGCCCAGGAGCACCGCAAGGAGATGGTCGAGTTCCGCAAGAAGGCGTCGGTCTCGATCGAGGCCGTCGCGCTCGCGGCGATGAACGACGAGCTCGCGAACATGAAGGTCGCGATCAACCTCGCCCCGGTGATGGCGATGGGCACGAAGGCCCTCGGCATGGCCCGAGCGGCGGCCCCGAAGGTGCTCGGGGCGGTCGAGAACGCCGGGGCTCGCGTCGTGTCGGGCCTGGAGCGTGCGGGCAGTGCAGGCCTCGGGGCGGCGAACCCGATGGCGCAGCGCGCCGGCCAGGGGCTCATGACGGGCCTCAACCGTGCCGAGGGTGCGCTCGGCGGTGCGAGGAACCTGAACCGTGCGGCCGGCGGCCTCGCGCTCGGCGGCGGAGCTCTCGCCGCGGGCGGCGCCCTCAGTGCGATTCGCGGCGGTCAGCCCCAGCCGAGGGCTCGGTACTGAGATGGCCTTCGACCCGACGACGATCGCGGCGATGCGGGACGAGCTCACGAAGCTCGCGACGCAGGGCCACGGTCAGCCTCCGCACGAGTACGAGGAGATGAGCGGGCCTCGCTGGCGTCAGGCCGCGAAGGACATCCCGATCGCCATCCTCGGCACCGCGCTCGGGTACGGCGTCGGCAAGACGACGTCCGAGTACGTGATGCCGAAGCTCCTCTCGACCCCGAAGGGCGTCGACACCGCACGCAAGATCCTGCCGGGCGTCGCTGCGACCGCAGGAGGGCTCGGCAGCTACATGCTGTCGGTGCAGCGCGGGATGATGAAGCAGCGACGCAACGAGGCCGAGCGGAAGGCCCAGGAGCCGTCGAAGTCGGCCGGAGCTCGTGTTCCCGCGGCCGCCAACGCGACGCGGAAGGACCCCTGGCGAACGGACACCCGCTACCCGAACTACACCTGATGGCCATCCTCCCCACGACGCCCGAAGGCCAGCCCGGCGATGACGGTACGAGCCCGCTGATTCTCATTCAGCGGGCGTTCGTTACGTTCATCCGTGGGCTATTCGCGCAGGTGCCCGTCGGTGGTCCGTACCACTGGGAGGAGCCAACACCAGACCACGCCCTCGACCAGGAGGGGTCGACGATCTGGATCGGCACCGACACGCCGATCGATCCCGAGCTCGTGGGCCTCCGGCCGGCGATCACGGTGTCTCGCGGTCCCGCGGCCTTCCACGGCCTCGGGCTCGGCGATCGGGCGTTCATCGACTGGAAGACGGGCGCGGTGTCCAAGATGGACATGCTGCCCACGACCGTCGGCATCAACGTGCTGTCGAGGGTCCCCTTCGAGGCCGAGCAGCTCGCATGGTTCGTGGCTCGGCACATCTGGAACCTGCGAGATGAACTTCTCCGCGGGAACACGTACGCGCTCTACGCCGGCAACCGGCCGTCGCTCTCGCCTCCTTCTCCGGCTGGGTCCCTCGTGGCCGGTCCGGACACCGAACACAACTGGGTATGCGTCAACATCAACTTCCCGGTGTACCTCCAGCACCTGGAAGTGTCGATGCCGCTGAACAAGCCGATCCTGGGCGAGATCGTCGTGGTTGCGACGGCTCAAGGACCCCGGACCCGCATTCGTCGTCGGGTGCCGCTTCAGGGCACCGCAGTGAACCAACCCGAACAGACGCGTGCGGATCGTACAACTTCAAGTAGTACGTCTGGCTCGGAAGCGTCTGGTTCCCTTCCCCAAACGGGCTCTGACGAGGCACAATCTACGGAGCCTCTGACGGTCCAGATCAAGACCTGAGAAGGAGATACCTACGATGGCAACCCCCACGCTTCCGAGGCCGGGAGTCAAGGTCTTCACGGAGTTCCGGACCGTCTCGCCGAACCTCATCATCCCGCAGATGCCCGCGTGCGTCATCGGCGTGGCGAAGGAGATCGTCGAGGCCGTCCTGAACGACGGCAGCTTGAACTCGTCGGCCCTCCTCTCGCTGCCGGCGCGCATCGAGTTCCCGTACGTCACCTCGGCGTACACGGCGCTCGGGACGCAGACGCTGCTCATCAGCGTCAACAACGGTCCGACGCGCACCCTCACGTTCCCCGGGACGAACCCGACGGTGGCGGAGGTCAAGGCGTACATCGACGGCCTGGCCATCACCGGCCTCGCGGTCGACATCGAGGAGAAGGGCACCCAGTCACGCATCGTGCTCCGCACGAACACGTCGGGTGACTTCGCGAGCATCGCGGTCATGAGCGGCACGGCGCTCACGACGCTCGACCTGCCGGGCGCGGGCTACAAGGCCGTCGGTCGTGGCGGGTACAACAACTACTTCGCGGCGAACATCGGGCTGCCGAGCTACCCGGATCCCCGGAGCAACCTCGACGAGCTCGACATCGACTACTCGACGGTCCGCGTCTTCGCGGCGACCGGCGGTGGTCTCTTCGTCGAGGTGAAGTCCGACGAGTCGTTCCTCCGCGGCGCGACCGCGGCGGTCACCGTCTTCGACGACGGTGACGGCGACAACGTCTCGCCGTACATGACGTTCGCGGGCCAGGACTTCACCACGGCGGCTGCGGCTGCGGTGGTGACCGGCACCGCCGACATGACGGCGATCACGTACGGCGCGGCCGGCGACTTCGACCCGCAGCTCTCGCTCATCATGAGCGTGGACGGCGGCCCGGAGCAGACCCTGCTGCTGACCTCGTCGCTCGCGAACGCGGCGGCGGTCGTGGCGGCCATCAACGCGCTGTGGGAGGTGCCCTCGGGCGCCCCGGTCGCGTCGCTCAGCGGCAACTTCCTGCGCCTCACCTCGCAGAACACCAACGGTGGTCGCGAGAGCACGATCCGCATCAGCTCGTCGTCGACGGCCCTGTCGGTGCTCGGTCTGACGGCGGCGCTCACCGAGGGCTCGCCGCAGCCCCCGGCGGTCGGCGACGAGGTGTGGGTCGACGGCGTTCGCGTCGGCCTCATCACGGAGGTCGCTCCGGCGGGCGTGGCGACGCGCCTCCGCCTCGACGTCGAGAGCCTCCTGACCTTCACGGGCGTGAACTTCACGATCCGTGCGCTCGGTCTCGCAGGCGCGCAGACCTCGACCCGCCCGAGCGCCGACCTCGTGGTCGACTCGCAGAGCGGCGAGGTCCTGGTGAAGGCGGGCCTCTTCCGCACGCCGGCCGGCGTCCCGACGCTGGCGGCGAGCTACGGCCTCTACCTCGGCTTCACGGCGGTGCGTCGTGACGTCTCGGCGGCGGGCTCGAACGCGACCATCCTCCGCATCGGGTCGCTGACGGACCTCGAAGCGCAGCTCTCGCCGATCAACCCCGAGAACCCCCTCGGCCTCGGCATGTACTTCGCGATGCTGAACGCCACGGGCATCGAGACCCAGGGCATCGGCGTCTCGGAGATCAGCGACGACGAGCCCTACGGCACGGTGACGGCCTGGGCCGAGGCGTTCGAGTTCGTGGAGTCGAAGGACGTCTACGCGATCGCGCCCCTGACGCACGACATGACGGTCGCGGACCTCGCGGACGCGCACGTCACGGCGATGAGCGATCCGGAGGCGGCTCTGGAGCGCATGGTGTTCTTCAACCCGTCGCGTCCCTCGCGGCAGGCGAACACCCTCGTCGCCAGCGGCTCGCTCGGCAACAGCACGGGCGGCGTCTCGACGTTCGACACGGGCATCGCGAACCTGCCGGCGCTGCTCGCGGCGGCGGGCTTCCCGGCACCGCCCTACGACATCGACGACCGCGTCGTGCTCAAGCTCGACGACGACACCAACAACTACCTCGTGACCGGCGTCGCTGGCTCGATCGTGACGGTCAGCACCGGCGCGCTCGCGGCGGGCACCGACGAGGACAACACCGACGGCTACTACTTCGACGGTGCGTCCCCGGCGTTCGCGGACCCGATCGTCGATCGCCCCTTCACGGTGTTCGTGCGCGGCGCCGAGCTCGCGAACCTCACCGAGGAAGCGATCGCGTACGCGGCGATCCCGCAGGGCTACGAGAACCGCCGCATGGTCTTCACGACGCCCGACAAGGCGAAGGCGACCATCGACGGCCTGGAGCAGATCATCGAGGGCTTCTACGTCTGCGCCGCGCTCGCGGGCAAGACGTCGTCGAAGCTCCCGCAGGATCCGCTCACCGAGGTCGGCATCCGCGGCTTCACGGGCGTCGTCGGCGCGACGGATCGCTACGGCGAGATCCAGTACCGCATCATGGACGGCGGCGGCCTCTGGTCGATGTACCAGGAGGCGGCGGGCCAGTCGATCAAGACCCGGCACCAGCTCACGAGCGACATGAGCTCGATCGAGCGTCGCGAGTTCTCGATCCTCACGGCGCTCGACTTCGGCGCGAAGTTCATCCGAGCCTCGCTCCGGAACTTCATCGGTCGGTTCAACCTGACCACGAACGTCCAGGACGCGATCAGCGTGAACATGGAGGCCATCACGAGCTTCCTGGTCACGAACGGCGTCTTCCGCAGCTTCCGCGTCACGCGGATGGCGCAGAGCGAGGACTCGCCGGACCGCCTACTGCTCGATTGCGCGGTGGGGGTCTGGTACCCGCTCAACGAGATCTACGCCACGCTGGTGGTGTGAGGAGCGCCATGAAGGACTTCAAGTACCACCAGAAGGCCGCGGAGTTCGACGAGCGTCTGGAGAAGGTCATGGAGTCGCACGTCGCCTCGGCGACGGCGGCTCCGGCCCCCGAGCCCGTCAAGCAGTCGGGCCTCCAGGCCTACATCGAAGGCAGCACGATCCACGACGAAGTCCAGGCGCTGCTCAGCCGCCCGAAGACCGCGTCGGAGACGATCCGCGCCGAGCTCGCGCGCGAGCGCATCACGGAGATCGTCGACGGTCGGCAGGAGAAGCTGGCTTCCTTCGTCGCGGAGACCAACGCGGCGATCGAAGAGCTCAACCAGCGCGATCCCGTCGCCGAGACCCAGGCTCTCATCCGCCAGGGGATGGACCCCGTCGAGGCGGCTCGGAAGACCCTCGCCTGATCCGCGAGCTCTGAAGGAAGGACAACACGATGGCCTCCTACGCGAACTGGAACACGTACAAGAACTACGTGCAGAGCGGCGGAACGGGACCCGGGATGGTCGACGGTCGCTTCGTGACCGGCGCCTACACGGGCCTCTTCGCCGGACCTCCGCGCCTCGCCTCGCTGGGCGGTGCGCTGAGCCTCGGCGCTGCGATCTCGGGAGCTCCGGAGGCGGGCGCACAGCTCGTCTACCCGGTGGGCCTGACGCAGTCGATCAACATCAGCCACAACCGGCAGTTCAACCGCATCTTCGAGCTCGGCTCGGAGCGGTCGTACTTCATCTCGGGCCGCACGATGGGTCAGCTCGCGCTCTCGCGCGTGCTCTACCACGGCCCGTCGATCCTGCGCGTCCTGTACGCGTACTACTCGGACCTCGCGGGCGACACGGTCGTCCCCGAGATGTTCCCGAACGTCGGTGCGGCGGCGATGCCGAACCCGCACGACGTCGTCATTCCGCCGGGGTTCGAGAACTTCTACATCAACCTCGCGTCGGATCTCTTCAGCCAGCCGATCGGCCTGCTGATGATCATGCAGGACGTCAACCAGGACGCGTACGGCGCGTGCTACTTCGAGAGCTGCGTGCTCCCGAACCACACCTGGGCCACGGACTCGCAGGGCGTCATCATCCAGGAGTCGGTCGCGCTCCAGTTCGAGATGGCGGTGCCGATCGCGATGGAGGCCATCGAGCTCGTCACCTGATCACTCGACAGGCAAAAGTAAGCTCACCGGCGAGTGCTGGAGGAGTAGAGCCCCGGGAGCGCGAGCTCCCGGGGCTTCGTCGTTCAGACCGCGTAGCCGATCAGATGCCTACCGAGCCAGAAGTGAATCTCCTGCAAGGTGGACGCTCCCAGGACCACCTTGCCGATGGGCCGCTGGTTCGCATTCGCGAGCACCTGCGCGAACGCGAAGAGTCGATCCTGCGGCGCGATGTACTTCGGCAGGTCGGGGATGTGGAGCGCGTCGAGGATGCCCTTGATGATCTTCAGGTGCCGCAGCTCGTTGAAGTCCAGACTCAGCGCATGGAGCTTCACGATGAAGTCCTCGTACATCGACCGCTCGGGCATCTGCTGCCACCACGGACGCGTGCCGGCAGTCGGGAACCAGTTCCGCACCGGGTCCATCGGAGGCATCACCATCCTGCCCGAGGTCAGGGCCGGGACCATGCTCGGACGAACGAGCTTCGTCTTCGGCTTCTTCCCCTTCTTGTTCGCCGGCTGCTCCTTGTCCGGGATGAACGTGAACGTCCCGCCCTTGATGGTGAGCGTGCCACGGAGACTGATGTCGAGCTGCCCGTTCTCGTCGAACTTGATCATGTTCTTGTTCCTGTTGGGTTGTGGCTCAGCGAACGCCACGCTCGATGAGTGCGTCGAGCGTGGAGCGCTTGTTGATGTAGTCGTAGTGGAGGTCGCCCTCGGCCTTCAGGTCGTGGCAGACCTCCGGGTACGTACCGGTGTTGTCCACCGAGGACCAGGCGAGGAGCTGTTCGAGCGTCCATCCGGCCTGCGGCCCGTTCTCGAACGAGCAGAGAGGGAGGCCGGTCATGGGCATCTCGGAGTGGTCGACGATCTTCTCCCCTTCGATGAGCAGCCGCCTCACCGGCCAATCCTCGGGGTCGAGGACGTTGTCGCTGATGCGCGCGTAGATGATGGACTTCACAGCTTTCCTCCGTTGGGCAGGATGCGAACGACGTAGATGCTGTTCAGCTTGAACACCTCGCCGAACGTCGAGAGCTCGGCCCACCGGACGAACGTGTCCCACTCGTCCCCCATGAAGATGTTCGCCTCCTTCAGGGTGCGGGCATCGAGCTGCGAGGTGTGAATCGGGTAGCCTCCGACGAGGAAGTCCATCCCATCGAGGTTGGGCTCCTCGTCCGCTTCCTCCTTGTCGTCTTCGCCGTTGTCGAGCATGTCCTCGCGCCACTCGGCGTTGATGCCGGGCGGCTCGCCGTACTCGGACGTGCCGCACTCCTTGGCCCGCGTGATCCGCTGCTCGATCTCGCGCTGGTACGTGGAGTAGGCCCCTTGCAAGTACCCCACGCGCACAGCGCGACGAAGGTCCTCCTCGTTCATGTCGGTGGTCGCGTAGCCGCCCGCGATCCGCGACCAGAGCCGGAACACGAACTCACCGTTGATGTGTCGAGCGTCGATCGTCGTCATGTACTCACCCTCCTTCAACATTATCTTTATAGGCAAAAGAAACGGGGCCTAAAGCGGCCCCGTTCCTAGTTCCACGGCTCCCCCGACACGTGGTCGAGCGCGGTTCCGCTAGACCACCGTCACCGTGTATGAGTCGATGTCGATTCGCGGCAGGTTCACCGGTACCGGCTTCCCATCCGCGATGTCCTTCGCACGCCTGAGATGGCGTTCGAGCTCCGCTTCGAGTCCGCTGCGCTTGGCCTCCGTGCAGGTCGGCGACTCCATCTCGGTCGCGACTCCGAGCGCCTGCCCCACTTCCCGTGCGAGGTCCTTGCGCCGATCGCGCGGGACCTTCTGGTCGTAGATCATCTCGCTCAGCTCGGCGATCACGGCCTGGGTACGATCACGCATGTTGTCTCGGTCTCCCAATACTGTTGAGTTTCGTGAGGGATCAAGGTGCTGCTACAATCGGACCAACCCGGAGAAGACCCGCATGCCCTTCAAGTCCAAGAGCCAGCAGCGCTGGATGTTTGCGGCGGAAGCCCGCGGCGAGCTCCCCGGAGGAACCGCCAAGCGCTGGGCCCATGAAACGAAGGACATCAAGGGTCTGCCCGAGAAGGTGAAAGAGTCCGAGCGCAATCCGATCGCAGTGGCGGTCGGCGCAGAGCTCGAACGTCGTGGGTGGGGTGGTCAGGACGCGGACAACGTCGCGGAGGACGTGCTCAAGCGTCTGAGCCAGAGCCCCAAGGAGAAGCAGGCCAAGGCCCACAAGCTCCAGGGCGAGACGAAGTTCCAGGGTCTGGACATCGCGATCGAGAACAAGAAGGGCTCGAAGCGATACTGGTACGACCCGCATGGCGTGGAGAAGGGCTCCACGTACATGCACTTCGACTACGGCTACATCCGGAAGACGAAGGGCACCGACGGCGATCACGTCGACGTGTACATCGGTCCGGACGAGAACAGCGATCGGGTCTTCATCGTCGACCAGATGAAGAAGCCCGACTTCAAGAAGTTCGACGAGCAGAAGGTCATGCTCGGGTTCAAGAACGCCGACGACGCCAAGAAGGCGTACCTGCGGCAGTACGACGACCCGCGCTTCTTCGGCTCGATGAAGGAGCTGAGCATGGACGACTTCAGGACGAAGGTTCTCGCGAAGGAGAACCACGGCAGGAAGATCGCGAAGAAGCTCCACATCGGCGGAGCCATCTTCGGTGGCGCTGCGGCGGACTCGTCCGTCGGCATCCCGAAGGAAGCAGCGCTCGCACCCAGCCTTCTGCGGCACGGTGCGATCGGGGCAGGCCTCGGAGCCGTGGCAGGCGGCCTCGGCGGCGCTGCACACGCTCAGGAGGGGCACCGGACGCAGGGTGCGCTGCGTGGTGCTCTCGTCGGTGCAGGTCTGGGCGCTGCCGGCGGCGCAGGCGTCCACTCCATCAAGGCGCACGGAGCTCAGCAGCTCTCGACGCTGCGCGGTGCGGCGGACGAGGCCGGGGAGTTCGCTCAGCGAGCGCACCGGCACAGCCAGATGCTGGAGGACTCGGGCTTCGGCCGGATGCCGATCACGCCGGGCGGTGCAGTCGCCAAGGCACCTCGCCCGCAGGTGAATCCGACGGCGTCGACGATCGCGGCACCTCGCCCCACCAGCCGTGGCACTGTGGCAGCGAAGCCCAACGCGAACGCGGCCCCGAAGGTCGCTCCGAAGAGCGAGCTCGTCGACGAGTTCGCTCAGATGAACATGCAGCCCGAGCGCTACGGGTGGAAGGCGACGAACAACCCGCACCCGGTTCAGCGTCAGGATGCCGCCGGTCAGCTCTATCGTCCGAGCACGCAGGCACTCGAACGGATGAACGAGCGCGGTGCAGCGCAGGCTGCGATCGCACATTCGCGACCCGCACCTGCGACGATGCAGCTCTCGGGGAACCTCGACGTCGCGAAGGACCAGGCCCGTGCGGCTGGAGCTCGTGCGACGGCCCTGGGCGGTGCCGCGAACACGCTCGCCCAGCAGCAGGGCGTCATGAACCAAGCGATCGATCGCGCCGCCCTCGCAGGAGGCGCAGTCGGCACCGGGCTGATGGGGTACATGGCGGTCCCGAAGGAGTACGGCGGCGTCGGCTCGACTCCGGGCGCGGGCCCGAAGCTCGCGAGCGACGATCGCATCGGACAGATCGCGGACCGCGTCGATGACGCCGGCATCGGCATCCTCGCCAGCCCGTACGTCAACGACCTCGCGAACTCCGGCTTCAAGCGGATGATGATGCGCGGCGGACGCGTCGGTCAGGTCGGGGCCTGGGGTCATGCAGCGACCGAGGGCCTCGGTCACGTGCTTCATCACCCTGTCACCGAACTCGCCGGCCTCGCGCTCGTCGCACCCGGCGTGGTGCACCCGATCGCGAAGGGCATCGGCAAGATGACCTCGCCCGCTGCGCCGGCCGTCGACGCAGCCAAGGTCGCAGGGGCGCTGCTCGCCGGACGCAAGGTCGCGGGGCTCGGCCGGCTCGCGCTGGGCCTCGGAGCCGTCGGGACCGTCGGCGCCGGCCTCCTCGCCGCAAAGAAGGGGATCGATGCGGCTGCGCATCTGACGCAGCCCCATCACGCAGCTCAATACCCGAGAGTGATCCCGGGTATGCCTCCTCCGGCTCCGGCCGGCTGAGGCAGACCGTTAGAAGCGGGGGCAGGGAGCTCCGAGGATGACCTCCTCAGAGCTCTTTGTCTTTTCACCACTTGAGGAAGCGGGTGTACCGCGTTCCGTCCACGAAGATGCGGATGCGGTTCGTGGTGGGGTTGAAGAACCCGTCGTACGTGAAGTCCCACTGTGTTGCGTCGGGGCGGATCTTCCGCACGTACTGCTCGATGCGGCGATACGCGACCCGACGGAGTTCTTCGTTGTCCATTAGATGATCTTGATGGCCTTCAACGGTTGCTGGCCCTCGAACGTGTCGGCAGCCTTCTCCGCTTCAGCCTGTTCCAACTTTCTCTTCACCGTCGGGTCGTCCGTCGGGTCGAGCTTCTGCTGCACTTCCTGCACGAGCTGCTCGCGCTTCTTGCGCTGAGACGTGCGGTCGAAGAACAGCATCACGATCTCGTCGATGTCTTGGCGATCGACCTCGGGGCCCAGGGGCTCCTTGCGCCACAGCTTCTCGATGATCTCCTTCTGCTCAGCGTCGTAGTGATCCGGACGCGAGAGCATGTCCGAGTAGATGCGGGTGATGTCACCGTTGAAGTAGGCGTCGAGCAGCGTCTGCTTCGCAACGCTATGCACCGGCGGGCCGAGCGTGAAGTTGGGATCGAACTTCAGCGTCGGCAGGTTGCTCTTCACGAAGTCGGGCACCCGCGGCAGGTGCTCCTTCATGAAGGCCGTCTCCGTGGGCTTATCCTTCTTCTTCACGCGCGACACCCATGAGCGAAGTGTACTTCCCGCTGAATGCGTTGCGCACCTGGAGGTAGTACTCCTCGTTCCACAGGCTGCGGAGCTGCTCCGTGTCCACGCACATCACATCCTCGTTCGTGTAGCCGAGCGATGCGAGCGCGTACGACATGCGGTCGATGTAGAACTTGGCCTCGATCGGCAGCACACCGTACTCGATGCAGAGCTGTTCGAGGTTCATCTCCGGGACGTGGTCTACCAGGTAGTCGACGAATAGCTCTGCGGCGAGCTTCCACTGTTCGATGCGAGGCGTTGCGAACGTCTTGAGCGAGTGCCGCTTCTTGAACATCTTCAGCGCCGAGAGCTCTACCCCTGCGCGCGCTGCGATCTCCTTCGTCGAAGCGACGCCTCCCCACATGCCGATCGTGTCGGCCCAGTTCATCGGGAGGTGTGACGTGTGCCAGGTCTCAGCGAAACGGGTGGACGTGACGTCCTCGCTGCGCATGCCACGTACCACACGACGCAGGGTCGGGTAGCTCGACGTGAGCAAAAGGATCGCGCGATTGAGGGTCTCGTCGTAGTTCTTCAAGTTCTCCGACACGCCAGCCTCTCACAGATGGTCGAGCAGTAAGGCGACTTGAACTCCGGGTTCAACTTCGTCTTGCAGTGTACGCACAGCTCATCGCTGCGACGAAGGATGCGTTCGTAGATCTCCAGACCCTGCTCGATACCACCGAGGCTGACACCGAGGGCCTTCGACAGTTCTTCGTTCGTCATGCCGAGCACTCGCTTGCCTGCTTCGAGCACACGCACGAAGAGCGAGTAGTCGAGGTGCATTCTCGTCACGAAGATCGGAGGTTCCCAGCCTCCGCTGAGCGAGCTCCGCTCAGCACGATGCTTCACATCACCGATCGCTTCGCCGAACTGGCTGATCGCGTAGACGTCGTCGATCCCCTTCGAGGCGAAGCCGCGCTTGCGCGCGATCCCGTTGGCGAGACGCCAACGCTTCACGGTTCTGATTCCGACCCCGGTCGCTTTCGAGACTTCGATGTCGCTCATCCCAGCAGACATCTGGGTTCGGTACGGTTCGAGGCGTCGATTCGATTCTTCTTGGCTCAGATACGTACGAGGCGTTTCAGCCTTCGAGTTCTTGGGCATGCCGCTCCCGTCTTGGTCATAGGGTAACGATCGGAACTTTCGTAACTCTAATGCCACCCACACATACTACAAACACCTACATCACTAACTCTATACAGGTACCTAGAATCGAGAGTTCTCCTGATTTGTGTTATCTGCGTTACCTTAGTTACCTTCGTTACTTTCGTTACCTGGTCAGAACGAGGAGCACTGGTCCAAAATCGAAATGACGTTCTGCGTTACCTTCGTTACTTCCGTTACCCTGTTCGAGCTGAGCAAGACGAAGTACCGGCATCGTTGACCTGCGGGAGCATACGTGTATGCTCCGTGATGTGAAGCTCAAACATCTACTCGGCCCGTTCAAGGCGAAGGGCATCTACGACCCGAAGATCCAGGGCATCGTTCAGCGCCACTGCGAGCGCGGGATGATCGCTGAGATCGCGGAGGTCGTGGCTCGCTACTTCTACGACGACGGTCTCGCCCTCGGCTACATCCCGCAGCCGGTCGGCGTGAAGACGAAGGAGCTGTTGGAGCGCGTCGCTGACGCAGCGAAGCGGGTGGCCGAAGGCTATGGTCGTCGCGGCACGATGTGCGCGAAGGGGTACTACCCAGCGCAGCGTCTGATGCTCGACATCATTCGGATCTGGGAGGACGAGTTCCACAGCGTCGCCGAGCTCGACGCGACGGGTCTTCCTGGGACGTACGACGCCGAAGGCACCACGAAGGAGTTCATCGACCGCAGCACCGTCGCTGCGAACGCGATCGCGAAGGCGTTGGTGGCGAAGCTCAAGCAGACCACCGTCGATGGCGAGCAGGTACTCCTTCTCCCTATGAGGGAGTTGGAGGGCGTTTGTTCGAGCTCGGTTCGTGCGATGTACCTCGTGTTCACTAAGCCCGACGAGTACATCCACGAGCAGATGCACGGCGAGAAGCCTTCGGAGGAGAGATGAGCAGCGACATCGACATGGAAGAGATCGGCGCGATGACTTGGGCCGAGGTGCCCTTCGTTGTCTTCGACCTGGAGACCACGGGCTTCAGCAGGGACGACCGCATCGTCGAGCTCGGCGCGGTCATCATGGAAGGCAACCGGGTCGTCGATCAGTTCCACAGCCTCGTGAATCCTGGACGACCGATCCCGGAAGAAGTGGTTCGCATCCACGGCATCACCGACGAGAAGGTGAAGGATGCGCCGCGGTTCCGGGACGTCGCGCGCGGGTTCTTCGACTTCTTGTTTTGCGGGTTTCCGATCGTGTCGCACAACCTACCGTTCGACACGCGGATGCTCGCGCAGCAGGTCGACCCGTCGAAGTGGCCGGCGAACATCTACACGCTCTGTACGATGGACCAGGCGCGCAAGGCGGGGCACAAAGGAAAAGCGAAGCTCGCTGAGCTCGCCGACCACTACAACCTGGAGTACGAGGTCGAGCACGCGGCGCTGAGCGATTCAGTCGTGGCGGGACTGCTCGCTCGGCGCTTCGCGCGCTCGTACGTCGTATCTCAGTACTACACGAAGACCACTGGGGAGTGGGCGGCCGGGTACCTCAACCGCTGAGCTACTCGATGCTGAAGGTCTCCTCGTCGACGATCATCGGACCCGGGTCCTCTCTTCGATCGCCGAAGTAGTCGTACGCGGCGAGGTCGAGCTCATACGGCGGGACCGCGACCATCGATTCCTCTTCGAGCCCGAACAGGCACACCCGGTGGAAAGCATCCTCCTCGAAGACCAGCGGACGCTTGCGGTTCCGCTGGTCTCCGTAGATGTCGGGGGCGAGGTCGAGTACGACGCCTGCCCCGAACATCGACGGGTCGTAGCCCACGAAGGGCGAGCTGAACTCGTCGAGGATCGGCTCCCACTCCTCGGTCGGCGCTCTCATCGTGAGGCGCTGAAGGCAGTGCCCGGGGAACCACTCCGCCGACGACGGCCACTCGCCGTGCGGGAAGGCGTGTGCGTAGACGACGGGGTCGGCCCAGCGGTTCCGAGGCAGGCGACGCGCAGCCTCGATCTGTGCGATGGCGAAGTCGTGCATTCCTCCGGTTTGATGAAGCAGGCGGTGGAACTCGAACTGGTAGCGGCTCACGACGAATCGCACCTCCCACATGCGGGGTACCAGCTCGACGTGCTGGAGGTGCTTGGGAACCTCGATGAGCAGAGCGAGGTCTCCGGGCTGGAACTTGGTCTTGGGCGGCACGGAGGCCAGCGTCTCGATGATCGCAGTGTCCTCCGGGGTCGCCCCGTGCGGGTTCAGTAACTTGATGCGGAGCTCGTGGGGCTTGTTGGCCATGATGCCTCCACTCTTCTTATAGTTGCGGCAGTAGTGCCGTTTTCTCTATCAGTTCGTGGAAGGGAGCCTATGCGCTGTCTCGAAAAGACCTGTAACTCGGAGAACCTCTACGCCCACGTGCAGGCGAGCGTCGCCGTCCCGCTGGCCAAGCGCGGCGGCAGCGTCAAGCTCGCGGGCGTCGCTGTGAAGCAGACGGACGTGAAGGGCTGGTGGGACAAGACCGAGAACGGCCACATGCGCCGCATCCGCGGTCCCATCATCTGCGCCGACTGCGGAGCCGAGCACTTCTACTTGAAGGGCCTCGATCCCGCGCTTCGCCTGGGCAGCTACCAGGAAGCTCTGGAAGCTGGCTTCGAGCACTTCGAGTCCACGTCCGCGAAGGACGAGTCCGACACGACCGACTGAAGGAGGCACCGTGAAGATCATCTCGTTCGCGCCCATCCACAACAAGCCCGGCATCAACCCGAAGACGGGCAAGCCGTGGGTCGACGCCACGCACGCCTTCATCCCCGAAGCGAAAGCGTTCATGCGGCACCACGCGGTGCCGGAGAGCCACCTCCACCTCGTCGACAACTCGAAGCCGGCGGCGTGGATGAAGGCGTTCGTCCTCGACACCCTCGCGAAGGAAGTCGAGAACGGACCGATCCACGGCGTCGCGTTCTTCTGTCACGGCTTCAAGGCCGGCATCCAGTTCGGCATGCGCGTGCCGGACGTGGGAGGGCTGACGAAGATCATCGCGAAGAACAGCGTCCACGACGTGCGCGTGTCGTTCTACTGCTGCGACGCGGGCCGCGACGACGACAAGGAGCGCACGGACGACATGGAGGAGTTCGGCGGCGACAATGGGTTCGCCGATCGCGTGCGCGACCACCTCTGCATGGAAGGCAAGGTCCACTGCGTCGTGGACGCCCACACCACGGCGGCCCACACCACGAAGAATCCGCACGTGCGCCGCTTCGAGGGCATGGGCTCGCCGCTCGGAGGCATCGGCGGCTACTACATCGTGCCGCGAGCGAAGCGTGCTCTCTTCGCTCGCTGGTCGTCCGCACTCAAGACGAACTTCAGGTTCTCGTTCCCGTACTGGACGACGGCCGAGATCCACAAGCACCTGCTGACGGACGTGTAGTAGAATCGCGGCATGCCGATCAGCATGTCGCGGGACCAGTACGAGGCCCTCCTGGACTACGCCAATGGGCGAAGGACCGACGCGGAGGGCCTTGCAGATCTACAACGCGCGATCGATGCGGCGAACTCGGTGCGTCGCTACTCGCTCTACATCCGCTGGATGGAGCGTGGTGGCAGCGCACCTTCGCGCATCTCGATCGCCGCAGGCTGGCCCCCGACCCAGCAGTTCCTCCTCGTGCTCGATCGTCCCATCGAGCGCGCGGACGTGGACGAGGTCCTCAACACGCAGGCGACGAGCCCCGTGTACGTCACGGTCACGAGCGACGTGCGTGGAGAGGTTGGGTGGACCGAAATCGACGAGTGGGACTTCCACAACCCGTAGTGAGAACATGAACAACAACGATACCCGAGTCCGACTGTTTCGTTTCTTTTCGTGGGTCGCTCGGCCCCGCGGCGTCTCGAACCTGAAGATGATCCTTCGCCGCCTCACGGACGACGATCTCGTCGGCCTGATGGAGCGTCACGCAGACAGCCCCGCGGCGGCGAAGATCGCATGGGCGGAGTTCGGCCGCCGGCATGGCTTCGCGAACATCGACTTCGAGATGCGTGAAGTGAACGTCCTCGAAGTGCAGACGCGCGATCTCGTCCTCGCGAGCGGGCTGGGAGCGGTCGCGTGACCATGACGCCCGAGGAGATCGGCCTCATCATCCTCAAGATGCAGGAGGACGACATCCGCATCCCGGAGATGAGGTCCTTCTACAAGTCGCTGGCGACCAACGAGGCGATGCGGCGCAACGCAGCGCTCGTAGGCCGCCTGTCCACGCTGAACGACGGGAAGCGTCTGGAGTACTGCCGCGCCGGCATCCTCTTCTGCCTCGCGTCGTCCGACATCGCTCCGGGTACGAAGCCTGCGATCGCTCCGTCCGTGAAGACGCATTCCTCGTTCTCGGTCAACTTCTCGAACCAGGCTCTGGGGCCGTGGAGGGCGCACATGCTCTCGGACAACACCAAGCCCGTGGCCATCAAGCGGCAGAAGGTCGTCCCGACGATCTACGTGTCGGAGGAGCTCGCGCAGTTGCTGCGGGCCATCCAGGACCTCTGGAACTGCCCCGACAACTTCGTGTAACCAACCCTGGGAACCACCTATCAGGGAGGTACAGGGAGGTTGGTCCATGTCTGCCGACACGAACACGAACATGAACACGCCCGCTCAGTTCAGTGAGCGTCATCAGCCGCAGAGAGGTCGTACGCGTGCGCCCGTCCAGCGCTCCGCGAACGACGTCGTGCAGAGCCCGCCGACCGGGTGGCTCGTGAAGATCCACGAGCTCGTCCCGGACCCGAGCAACCAGCGCCTCCGGATGCGCATCATGATCTTCGAGCATCCGGACAAGGGCTACCGCCTGCTGCCGTTCCTGACGCGGCGTGTCCCCCGCCGCATGCGCACCGACAACGGTGAGGTCGAGGCGATGGACGACTTCGACATCCTCCCGGCGAACCCGCTGGAGGCTGCGCTGCCCGCCAGCACGGTCGCTCAGTTCGAGGTTCTGGAGAACCTCACCATCATCATGGCGGAGTATGGCAAGAAGCAGGCGGAGATGCCGCCTCCGAGCAAGAAGCCGGTCACGCATCGCCCGTTCACGCCGACTGCCATGAGCGCGGTCGCGCGCACCATCGAGAAGAAGAAGGCAGCCCCGCCCCAGGAGCAGCGTCAGCAGAACCGCCAGCCCCAGCGAGGCCGCTCCGATCGCAACAGCAACCGTCCGCAGCAGTCGCGGGACGATGTCAACCGCAGGCAGCGAGAGCTGGACATCACGCTCCTCTACCTTCTGTGAGGAGATGGGCTAGTAGAGGATGAGAGCGCCTTCCAGGGCGCTCCCATCTTTTGCTGGTCACGGAGAACAACAACATGGATCAGAAGTTCACGTTCGAGTCCCTTCTGGCGGATCTCATGCAGAAGGCGAACGAGAGCTACAAGGGAAACAAGAAGCTGGTCGGCTCGGCGTATCTGCTCGGTACGAAGCGTCCGGTGCCCAGCCCGCCCGGGGAAGAAGCCCCGAAGGCGGTGCTGAACATCGTGCACGCTACGCCGCCGGTCGATACGCTCGAAGGGCTTCGTCGTTTCTCGACGGCAATCGGTGCCGTCGTTCGTATCGTGGATGCGCACGTCGCTGCTGCTGTGATCGAACTGCCGGTCGCTGTGCTCGATGCGGCAGACCAGGTCGCGCAGCCGGTGCCGTCCATCATCATCTACGTCGACCAGAAGTTCGGTGGTCTTCGCGTGTGGGTCGCTCCGAAGGAAGGCGAGAACTTGATCTTCCGTGACCTCGGGAACGCACACCCCGCGACCAACTTCCTTCCGCATCTCATCCCCGCCGAGGCCTATGGGCCGATGGCTGATGCATGAACAGCTAGACCGAAAGCGAGAACATGATCCTCAGCGACCGCACCTTACTCTGGATGCTGAACGCCCCGCACGAGCACTCGGATCCGATCCGCATCGATCCGCTACCGACTCGTGAGCGCAGGCAGATCCAGCCGGCGGGCATCGACCTGCGCCTCGGCATCTCCTTCATGAAGTACAAGCACGATCTCAATGCGCACCGACGTGTCCTCGAAGCGGACGCGTTCGATGCGGAGAAAGAGATGGTGCGCTACGAGCGCGACTCGCTGGAGATTCTGCCCGGCGAGTTCGTGCTCGGCACCACGATGGAGCGCGTCTACGTTCCGAAGAACGTGCTCGCGAAGGTGGACGGGCGTTCCTCGATCGGTCGCATGGGCCTGCTGATTCACATCACGGCGGGGCTCATCGACCCGGGCTTCGAGGGCGAAATCACGCTGGAGTTCTACAACGTGAGCCGCCACCCGATCGTCATCCCCGCTGGGACGCGGATCTGTCAGGTCAGCTTCCAGCTCATGGACTTCCCCGCGGTGATGCCGTACGGGCATCCCGACCTCAAGTCGAAGTACCAGAACCAGGCAGGCGTGACTGCGTCGCGCGTGCAGAAGGATGGAGAGTGAGATGAGCGAGCTCATGCTTCCCGACGAGTCCACCTGGGAGAAGCTCACCGCCGATGAACTGCGCCAGCACCTCGGGTCGCTGAAGCGTTCGTCGAACCACGTCCTGCTCAAGGTCCAGGAGCTCGATCGCGAGAACAAGCGTCTACAGAAGGAGAACACGGACCACGTCTCGACCATCGAGCGCCTCAACCGCGTGAACAAGACGATCGAAGCGGACATGAAGGCGTTCGAGGAGCGCGCGGAGAACGCGCACATGCTGCTCGCGCTCTATCGCGAGCTCGCGAAGGACCCGATCGCCCTCTCGGTCTTCGACTCTGCTATCCAGCGGGCTGAGGCGCTGACGTCCTTCGACCCGGTGGCGACGAAGGACCTCGCGAAGACGCTCTTCGGGCTCGCCATCGACGAGAGCCTTCTTCGTCGTGAGCACGGGCTTCCTCCGGATGTCGTCGAGACGAATCCGGACAGGCTTCCGCGGGAAGGTGGCGTGCTCATGGATCAGAAGACGGCACGCGAGCTCGGCATCGACGTCGACGCCCTCAACAACGGGGCCAAGAGCGTTCCGGTGCCTCCCATCAATCTCAAGGGGTCGCCCGACCGTCCCAAGAAGCGCTCGAAGAAGACGCGCCAGGAGGCAGCCGACGTCACCGTCGCGGTCACTGGCAACCGAGTGCGTGCGACCGCCAAGAAGGGCGACCTTCGCACCATGCTCCCGTCCGCAACCCGCCGTCGCTGAAGGAAACCAAAGAACATGAACACGGACAAGGCGAAGATCATCATCGTCGACGACGAAGCTCCCGAGGACGTCGCGATGCTGGCCGCGCTCTACTCCCGCTCGCCCGCGAGCGTGGTGGAGCATCTGGAGCGCGTGAAGGCTGCCGGTAGCGGCAAGTTCATGTCGCAGTACTACGTGCGCTACGGTCACAAGAGCATCGCGGACTGCGGCTCGACGAGCATCTTCGTCGAGGGCATCTCGATCCTCGCTGCCAAGGCCATCCAGGACCACCCGCTCTACTCGGGGCAGGAGTCGTCCACCCGCTACATCGATTTCTCCAAGCAGCCGATCCAGGATCCGCTCGGCACCACGGACTCCTGGGACATCCAGCAGCGGTGGATGAAGTTCTACTTCAAGTCGCAGCCGGAGCTGACGGAGCACATCCGGCAGAAGTACCCGCGCAACGAAGGAGAGGACGAGAAGGACTACGAGCGCGCGGTGAAGGCTCGCGTCTTCGACATCCTGCGTGCGTTCCTGCCCGCGGGTGCGACGACGAACGTCGCGTGGCACACGAACCTTCGTCAGGCGCGGGACAAGCTCGCGACGCTCGTCGTGCATCCGGATCCGCGCATCTCTCGCATGGCTGAGGGCATCGCGAGCGAGCTCCACCGCAAGTACCCGAGCAGCGGCTTCGGGAACGTGGGTGGTTCGGCGGATGCTCGCACGTACCGCAGCAAGGTCATGGCGCAGCATGCGTACGCTGAGTCCGCGTGGGGCCCGATGAACGTCGGGGACGTCTGGTTCAAGGCGTGCATCGACGACATCGCGCTGGAGGACAACGTCGACCTCCTCTGGAATCGCCCTGCGGGAGTCGAGCTCCCTCGCTTCCTCAGCAACCTCGGCGTGATCCACTCGCGGTTCCTGCTGGACTTCGGTTCGTATCGAGACCTTCAGCGCCACCGCAACGGAACGATCCGGATGCCGTTGCTGACCGGGATCAACAACTTCTGCCTCTGGTACTTCGAGCAGATGCCCGCGAAGATGGCGCATGAAGCGATCGACCTCGTGCGCGACCAGACGGAACGCATCGAGGCGCTGCCCACCGACAAGATCACGAAGCAGTACTATTACTCGCTCGGCTTCAACGTCGTGTGCGAGGTGACGCAGGATCTGCCGGCGTTCGTCTATCGTCTCGAACTGCGCAGCGCCAAGACCGTGCACCCGACGCTGCGTGACCGAGTGCTCGAAGAGATCAAGCACTTCCGCCGCCGCTTCCCGGACATCAAGCTCCACGTCGACACCTCGCCCGACGACTGGGACGTGCGACGCGGCACGCAGACGATCGAGTTGCGCGACCCCGGTTGAAATCGGGAAAGCCTTCAACTATAAGTAGATCGCAATGGTCGTTCTGCTCATACTCATGATACTCGCGGCGCTCATCGCCCCGGGCTGGGGTGTGAGCGACGATCCATGTGAGACGGGGTCAGCCAAGCCTCGGCTCTTCATCGCGCCCCGGTGGGCATGTGGGAAGGAGGACGGCGGCCCCTCCAACATCCGGCCGTCACCCCGAAGCAAGGGGTTCGTCTACCACGCCCGTTTCCACACGGGCGTCGCAGCAGATGAATGACGCCGTGCGGGTGGCGCCCGCTCTCGTGGGATATGAAACCACGAGGAAAGAGGTCGTGCAGAGGACCTCGAAGTCGACGTGAGGAGACGAAGACCCGCAGCCTGGCAACCTGCGGGTCTCTGCTGACAAGAACTTGAACTACAACTTACTTCATCTGGGCCTGTAACGGTTTCGACGTGGGATTCGACGACTGTGTTGCGTGCCCCGGTTGATCGGCTGGCCGGGTTATCAAGCCGCTCACCCTGTAGCTGCGAACGATTCGAGCTACGCTCCGGCCGCTCTGGCGGCCTGAGCCGTTCGCGTAGGTAGTCCGACGGACCTACGCGGGCGTCATTCAGTCGGGGCAACTTCATGTGGCGCACTCGGCGCATGAGGCCAAGGCAGTTCCTACCGAGAGCTGGTGGAGGGCCGTGAGGCCCCTAAGCGGCGGCTGCCCTAGCACGAGCTCCGCTAACCGATCCCTCTCGTAGGGCTCGGCTCGAATAAGGGATACGCACGTAGAAGCACAGGAGAAGGTCTCGCGGACCCGGGTTCGACTCCCGGCGGGTCCATCAAGGAAGGAGGGTAGGATCATGAAGTGGCAGGGATAATCCTCTGCAACCCTTCTCACGGGGAGCCAGCACTAGCTGCGCTCCCCGTTTCTTTTCTCTAGGAGGTCCTACAAGGCCCTTTTTCTCTTTGGGCCAAAAAGGACCACTCTTGGGGGCTACAGAGCCCCACGTTCGCACGTACGTCCTGTGTTCACCAGAATGGTCCGTATGCAGGGGCTTGCGTGCCATTCCTAACTTGAGCCTTCTAAGACCCGTTACAGAAAGAGAGTGAGGAAATCCATGAGAACTGAAGCATCTCCCAGCACTGTGCACGAGGTGGACAGCAGCCAGATCCGGCTTGCCGTAACGGTCCATGTGCTCGATCGCCTGCGCGAGCGACTGCCCGAGCACCTGGGCTACATGCAGAACTGGGACAACACGGCCTTGCGGCACGAGATCCTTTCGAGCTGGAAGAACGCCTACGCCTCGAACACCCCGCTGGAGAAGTGGTGGGAGAACGTCGACGGGTTGCCCCGCGTGAACGTCCTCCTTCCGCTGCCCACGCTCGGCGACTTGGTCGCGATCGTGCGAGATGATCGGGACATCCCGAACGAGCGCGTGATGATCACGGTGCTCACGCCGCAGATGGTCGAGAACAACAAGTACAGCGGGCGCTGGTCGAAGACGAGGGAGGACCTCGGCAAGCCGGTGCCTCTCGCGAACCCTGCACTCGCAGATGCGCTGCGGTCGAAGGCGGGCTCGCTGATCGAGGCGTCTCAGCAGAAGAGCCAGGACGTGATGGTCACGTGGTACGACAGCGAAGGGGACTACTGTGAGCGGCGGGTGATCTCCGAAGCGGCCGCCAACCTCATCAAGCGGCTCGTGCTCGATGGTGTGAAGGAAGACACCATCGAGCTCTGGGTACGCAAGCCGCTCCACATCAAGAAGACGCTCGTCGTCGACGTGGAGATCTGATCAGGCAGAGGGGATCGGCGCGACCTTGTCGATGGCGCGCTCGATCCCCTTTTTTGCCCCGAGCCACATGGCGCCGGTACCCGGGACGGGACTCAGCTCGGTGAGCGCGAGCTCGGGGTTCTTCACCACCAGCTCCGTGCCCTTCTTCAGCACCTTGTTCGCCGTCGGGTGCTTCACGTGCTTGTCGATCAGCCCCGTCGCCTTCGCGATCGCGGGCTGCTCGTAGCGGTTGAAGAACTTCTCGACACCGTGCTGGATGCCTGCCAGCTCCTGCGGCGAGCGCTTCCTCATGAGCAGGCGAGGGGTCCCGGGCACGTCGGTGAACCCGAGACGGATCAGGCGCTCGATCAGAGCGACCTTCACGTGCGAGACCTTCGTGAGCTCGTCGGCGAAGCCTTTGATCGTGTGCGCGTCCATGTGCCCTATCACCTTGATGAGGAGGCAGTATGCCCGAAGCTGAATACGTACGCTTCAAGGATGGCGCAGGGTTCATCGTTAGGGGAAGTACCCCCGTAGACAGGCCGTCGCCGGGCGATGGCCACATGCGTCGCTCGTTCTACATCATCTCGCAGCTCGAATCGCCTCGTTGGGGTGGGGTTCAGAACTACGACAAGGCAGGCATGTCCGCGGGCCCGCTGCATGTGACCGCGGTGCTCCCGACCCCGCAGAAGCAGGGCAAGCTCTGGGAGCTCGTCTCCATGCTGTTCGTGCACTGCGCTCACGAGTCGAAGGCTGTGCAGCGTCTACAGCAGGCCATCGACATCGAGAACTGGGTCGTCACCCAGACGGGCGCGATCGTGCACCGCAAGACGGGCAAGCGCATCGAGTTCGAGGTTCTCCGCACGCGTCTGTCCGCCGCTGGTGGTCAGGTGCCGGTGGCAGGGCCCAAGTACGACTCGGCCAAGCACTGGGCGATGCTGTTCCACGAAGCCTTCGCGGACCCGTGCACCTACCGGACGCAGGAGCTCTACACCATCCAGTGGCTCGCCCGCGGGCAGCAGACGGTCGAGCTCAGCGCCTACTCGAAGTACATGCCGAGCGCGGTCGGGAAGCGCGACGCGTACAACTACGTCCAATACGCGACTCAGCAGGAGCTGGGACACGATCTCGACCTCGCGATGATCGTCTACCACGCGTTCAGCGTGAACGGGCCCGCGCAGGCGCTCGCCGCGCTTCGCAGCGCTCTGTTGTCGAAGACGGCTGACCTGTTCGCCGCCTCGCTCATCAAGAACCTGGGCACCACTTCGTACGGGAAGTGGAGGGACACCCTCGACAACAAGAACCGCTACGACAAGACGAGACTCGCCTGTCTGAGCAGCGGGTACTGGGACGAAGATCGACTTCACGCGCTGATGCCGGAGAACATCAAGTGAGCAAGCAGACCCACCAGGTGCACGAGTACGACAAGGACAACAAGGCCGTCTACATCGACAACGTCGAGGTCTTGCGCGAGTCCGGCAAGGCGCTGATGGTCCACATCAACGGCAAGGACCATTGGATCCCGCAGTCGCAGATCCATGCGGATTCGGACGTGTTCAGCATGGGAACGAGCGGTGGCAGGCTCATCATCACGAAGTGGATCGCTGTGCAGCGAGAGCTCTGGGAGGAATGAACATGAAGAAGAACACGACTGGCAAGAGCACCGCGAAGAACGTCGCTTCTCTCGATCATGCGGTCGATGTCTTCCTCGATCGCTATGACACGCTGCTCGCCGGTAGCAGGGCCGCCCGCTACGGAGGACCGTCGTTCAACGACCTGGTCGCTGACGTGAAGAAGCTGCGCGAGGCGTTGAAGCACCACCGCGGCGAGTACGACGACGTCCCTCGTCAGAAGTACGAGAACGTCCCGCGCACGGACAACATGTCCGGAGGCAAGGGCTTCATCGAGAAGCACGAGTCGTATGGCATCGTGAAGATCGACCGTGTGGGCGGGTGGCGTCGTCTCTTCGGGTCGTCGGTGCGGCACCAGCACTTCTTCACGCTGGAGATCCGGCGGGCTCAGCGTGAGGTCGGCGGATGGGGCGAGAACTTCCGCTCCGACGGACGCATCCCGATCATCTCGATCGCGATGTCCGCTGCCCAGTTCGTGGAGATGATCACCACGCAGAACATGGGTGAGGGAGTTCCCTGCACCATCACGGACATCGAGGGCGTCAACATGGAAGACGTCCCCGAGCAGCAGACCGAGCTCTCTGCCATCCGCGAGATCTTCGAGGAGAAGATCGTCGACGTCGTCGACAGCATGCGCGCATCGCTCAAGAATCTCGACGCCCTCCTGGAGAAGAAGTCCTTCACCAAGGAGGACAAGGCGAACATCCGGAACATCGTGTACAAGGCCGAGAGCATGATGCGTGATCACGCACCGTTCATCCTCAAGCTCTTCGGCGAGCACACGGAGAAGATGGTCGTGAAGGGCAAGACGGAGGTCGAGTCGTTCATCAACCTCGCGCTCCACCGCGCAGGTGTGAAGGCCATCCGAGACAATGGTGGGAATCTCGTTCTCGGGAGCGGCGATGGCACGGGAGAAGACTGAAGTTGAAGTTTCGGGAGTGGTCGAGGACCTCATCCGCTTCCGTAACAGCAACGATGGCGTCGGCGTCGCGAAGGTCGAGCTGAGCTCCGGCACCGAAGAGCAGGTCATCGGCGTCCTCGTCGGGATCGAGCTCGGCGACTACATCGAGGTCACGGGCGTCGAGTACGACCACCCGCACCACGGCAAGCAGATCCGGGCGAAGGTCATCCACGTCCTTCTCCCGAAGGATCGACGGTCGACGGTGGGGTGGCTCACGCGCCACTTCGGGATGCTGCACAGCGCGGCCGAGGACCTCATCAGCGACTGGTACACGAGCTTCAGCACGGTGGGTGCTGCCACCTCCTCCCCGGCCTCGATCTACATGCCGGCACCGGAGGGCACGGACTTCGAGATCGCGCGGTTCATGCAGCTTCTGCGGTGGAACGACGCGTCCATCCGCACCTTCTTCGACAAGCACAACGCGACGATGACGTACCCCTCTGTGCAGGCGTACGTGCTTCGCAAGATGACTGTCGACGATCTGCTGAAGCTCGGGCTCGACACCAAGGAGGCGCACGCCCTCTTCCGCGCACGTGGGCGCGAGGCAGCCGCAGAGCTGAAGCAGGACCCGTACACCGCGTACTACTACATCCAGGACATGCCCTTCACGAAGATCGACAAGATCTACTTGTCGCAGAGGGGCAACGCGCCGAACGACCCGAAGCGCCTTCGCGCTGTGTGTCTGCACGAGCTGAAGGATCGCGCAGACGAAGGTCACACGGCGATGTACTACGACGACTTCTTGGACTACATGTCCGAGAAGTACCCGACGATGTCGGCGCAGCGCTTCGTGAGCTGCCTCGACCAACTGATGCCGGAGTTCCTCACGCTCTACGGCGACCCCCAGATGATCCAGCTCGTGACGCATGCGCGGTACGAAGCAGGCATCGCGGAGTTCATCACGTACGGGAAGGTGCGGACGCAGCCCCCAGGCCACGAGGAGCACGACGACGAAGATGAGTGAGATCGAGTACGACAGCGATCAGCAGCGAGCCATCGAGCTGATCGCGAAGGGAGACAACAAGCTCAGCATCATCACGGGAGGCCCCGGGACCGGCAAGACGACGATCGTCAAGGCCGCCCTGCGCCACCAGGACATGCTGAAGAAGCGCGTCGCGCTCGTGGCGCCGACCGGCAAGGCTGCGAAGCGCATCCGCGAAGTGGTGGGCCGCCAGACCTCCACGATCCACCGGCTGCTCGGGTACACGGGAGAGGGGTACCCGGGCGGAGAGGTGGTGAAGGAAGACGTCGTGCTCGCGGACGAGGCGTCGATGATCGACGTCGAGATGGGCTACGAGCTGATGCGGGCCCTCAAACCGGACGCACGCATCGTCTTCGTCGGTGACGCAGACCAGCTACCCAGCGTGGGCGCGGGCAGCCTGCTTCGAGACCTCATCGACAGCAACTGCGTGCCCACCATCCGCCTCAAGACGCTGCATCGAGCTGCGCAGGAGTCGTGGATCTGCACCAATGCGCCGCGCATCCTGTCGGGCGCGATGTTCGACACCGAAGAGCGCGATGACTTCGTGCTGCACTCGGTGAAGGATGCCGAGGACACCATCAACCTCGTGATCGAGATGATGATGCATCACGCGGCGGACTTCTGGGACGGCAAGTTCCAGCTCCTGACGCCGCAGAACGTGGGCGACCTCGGCACCGAGATCCTCAACAACGAGATCGCGGAGAACATCAACCCCGGACGCAACGACGGCGAGACGATCGAGCTCGCCATCCCGAACGCCTCGATGCAGACATTCCTCGGGAAGAACGACCGAGTGATCCAGGTCTCGAACAACTACCGCCTCGACGTGTTCAACGGCGAGATCGGGACCGTCGACCGCATCGAGAAGGGCAAGGTCTACGTGCGCTTCGATCGGCGCTACGTGGAGTACACGGTCCCGACGGCGATGCATGAGCTGCGCCTCGCGTACGCCCTCACGATCCACAAGTCGCAGGGCTCCGAGTGGGATCACGTCGCGGTCGTGTGCCACGGCATGCACGCGAGGATGTGGTCCCGGCAGCTCCTGTACACTGCCGTCACGCGAGCCAAGAAGGCGGTCTACGTCATCGGCAACAGCGCCGGCATCGGCATGGCGCTCAAGCAGAACAAGCCGCGCGAGCGGTTCACCACGCTACCCGAACGGATCCAGGAGCTCGCACGTGAAGCGGCAGAAGCGACGACCTCGTCGCGATGACGAGAACACCTACGGAATGACGTGGCTCGAATGGAGTCGAGCAGCAGGCATCACGCACCTGACGGAGAACTACGAGTCCGCGAAGCGCGCCTGGAGAGCGGGCGAAGATCCCACCGACTGGCGCGCGGAGCAGGAGTCGGCGTAGTGGTTCACGGCCACGCACGTAAGAAGAAGTCCCCGACTTACGTGTCGTGGAAGATGATGGTGCAGCGCTGCACCAACAAGAACCGCACCGACTACGAGCACTATGGCGGCCGGGGCATTCTGGTCTACTTCGACTGGATGGGCCCCGGCGGCTTTCAGCAGTTTCTCGCGGACGTAGGAGCACGACCGACGAAGAAGCACTCGCTCGATCGCATCGATCCCGACGGCAACTATGAGCCCGGCAACGTGCGGTGGGCGACGAAGTCGATGCAGAACTCCAACAAGTCGGGGTTCATCGTCGAGTTCAACGGCGAGCGGCTCACCATCTACGAGTGGGCCGCTCGTCTCAATATGCATCCCGGAGCGCTGCGTAAGCGCTTCTCTCGTCTTGCGCGGAACGGGCTATCTCGGGAGTCGATCCTGGAGAAGGCCCTCACCACGCCGAACAAGCGCGGTCGAAGGAGAAGGTGATGGAAGCGCCTATCAAGCTGGTAGAAGTGCCCGCGGAGAGCTTCGAGGACACCACTGGGTTCGTCACGCGGACCTGCTGTGGGCCGGACGGAGTGGGTCCTTGCCAGGCGGAGAAGGAGAACCTTCCCTGCGGCATCGGCAAGATCCGCATCTCGAATCACCCGGAGCGTCCCGAAGGGATCGCACTTCGCAAGCTGCGCGTTTCGCTGGGGCTCACCCTCGGCGATGGAGCTCGGCGTCTCGGCATCAAGGTCATCGAGATGAGTGGCCTTGAGCGGGGCGTGTACACGACTGACTGGGAAGAAGCGAAGAGGAGACTCGAACATGAACACGAATAAGACCAAGACCTGCATCTGCGGCCGCGAGATGGTGGCTGCGATCTTCGACTACTACTGCCCCGACGACAACTGCCCGACGAACAAGAAGGCGGTCGAGGAGCGGCAGGCGAAGGAGTTCGAGCGCGACCTTCAGTACGCGATCGGCCGTGCGGAGGCGCATGGTGTGCCGACGGAGAACCTGAAGCGGCTCACGTTCGAGGGCGGCAAGTTCAACGAGGTACAGCGCGAAGCGGCGGAGATGCTGGGCCGCATTCGCAAGTTGCCGCGCCCCGATGTGAGTGTCCATTTCCCTGCGTCCAAGACGCCGATCCAGAGCGGCGCGTCCGACATGTTCTCGGTGTTCAGTGAGCGCACGTTCTCGTCGCTGGAGCTTCGGGTCCTCACCGAGCTCTCGCTTCGTATGTGCGGCAACTGCGAAGGCAAGCGCTGGGAAGTCACGGTCACCGGGCGCTACGTCCCGTGCCCTCAGTGCAACTGGACGGGGCTGCTGGGTCGGCACTCCACCGAGGTCGCTGCTCGCATCCACGAGGCGTTGGACAAGGCCAAGCGGCAGGGCGTGATCGTGGATCGCAACTACCTGCTGAACCTCGGCATCGATCCGAGCGACATGGTCTCGGACCGTGGACGCTCGAAGAGCCTCAGCTTCACGGACGGGTGGTACCCCTTCGGCGGTGCCAAGCCGATGTACACCCCGGAGGAGCAGGCGGAGAAGAACAAGCTGTTGGAGGAGATGAAGGACATCGTCCGGGCGGTCGGTCCTCTGTCGATCGATCCTCCGTCGCTTCCCAAGACGTGGGCCGAGACGCACTACACGCCCGTGGACGGCATCACCCACGAGGTACTCCCTGACTACGCAGCCGCGGATGCTCAGTTCGTCATGCACGTGGCGAAGAAGCGCATCGAGGGAGGTGCAGAGGTCGCTTACTTCGACATCGAAGGAACGCATCTCAACGAGGCGTACGTGAAGCGTCTCGGGATGTTCATCCACGATCAGATCGAGTACGAGGTGGACGTCCACACGCTGTGCGCGATGGAGATGTTCAACATCTTCCGTCCCGAAGATGTGACCGAAGAGCAGCGCCGTGCGGCCAAGACCGAGAGCTTCGCCAAGATCTATGGGCGTCGCCAGTTCGTCGGGAGCCCGATGCCGTATGAGCCCACCGAGGCGGAGTTCGAGCGCAAGAAGAACGCGCTGAAGAACCACGTCGCTGACATCCAGCAGGCCGCTCAGCGTGTGCAGCGCCGCGAGCGGTACACGCGTCCGACGGACGCGGACATGTACATGTCGAACGCGATGAAGTGGCCCAAGACGATGCGTGTCGTCTTGGACGGCTGGGGCGAGGACGAGAAGAAGGAGGATTGCAGACTCATCGGCGTGCTGTCGCTCAACAACGTGTCGACGCGCGATCTCGGAATGGTCGCTGTGTACGACTACGTCACGGTCACGCCGAGGTCGCACCGGACGAGCGTTCAGGTGACGCGTCCGGCCAGCGGAGCTCACTACAGGGCGCAGCACAAACACAGCCGCTACGAAGACCCGGAGGTCAAGCGCATCATCAGGCCCCACCTCCGAGACATCGAGACCTGCTTCGCCGAAGACCACCTTCGCGTCGAGCGTGGTCGTCGTTCGGTGCGCAATCCGAACGAAGCGGAGATCGCGCTCTACGAGAAGCTCATGCGGCAGGAGCAGGAAGAGCTCGAACGCCGCATCTCTGCTCCGACCACGGTGCTGGTGCGTGACTTCGACGAAGAGTGCCCGTGCCCGAACTGCGAAGGTTCGGGCGCGCTCGGGAAGGACACCTGCAAGATGTGCCGGGGCATCGGCTCCGTCATGCGGGTGTCGGGCAAGTCGATTCCGCAGAGCAAGAAGAACCGTCGCTACTAAACCGACAACACGAACAAGAACGAGTGGAGCTTATGCCCGATAACGTGACGCGAATGGAAGTCGGAGACGTCTACACGATGGCGGTCTCCGACGAGTCTCCCATCACCGGCCCGCCGATCGAGTGCGGGGACAAGGTGCGCATCCTCGCTCCGAGCAGCGACGACGGCATGTACCTCGTCGAGACGGTGGATCCCAAGCCGGACAGCGGGGACGGCGAGACGAGCCAAGGTATGGTGTGCTCGACCACACGCATCGTGCCCGAGGACACCGAGGAGGTTCGGCAGCGCATCCTCGAACTCGTCCAGCCCAACCCGCACACGCTCACGAGCGAGGATGCCTTCTGCGGCCTCCTCGGGCTCGTGGTCGAAGAGCCCATCCTGCACGAGTACATCAGGGACCTCACGATGGACGAGCGTCGTGAGATCGCGACGTGGGCGTCTCGGCAACACGTCGCGGCGGCGCAGGAGGACCCGCCGTGGAAGGCGCTGCCGATGCCCGAGGTGACCAAGAAGGTGTTGCTGCACGTGGGGCGCAGGGTGCTCATCGCGCAGGGACGCGGAGAGATCGTGCCGTGGGAGGGCGGCATGCCCACGGGTCTTCCCAAGGGGCAACCGATCGTCGCCGTCCGGCTCAGCAACGGGGACACGGTCTGCGTTCCGCCGATGGGGATCATCGGTGTCTTCGAGTAAGCGTCGCACGACGCGCGACCACCGCTATGACATCGGTGTCTTGATCGGTCTCGCTCGCGAGGCGAACAACCACACGCAGACGATGGCGGCGGCGGCAGTAGGTGTCTCCCAGACGACGTGGAATCACTGGGAGAAGCATCTTCGTCTTCCCACGGTGTACGAGTCGGCAAAGATCGTCCAGTTCTACTTCAAGGGCCGAGAAGAGGAGATGGCCGGCATCTACATCAAGGCGACGGACGACTGGGATCGAATGGGCCCTCCGGTCCCCACGCGTTCCTACGACACGCCGAATGGTAAGAGCGGCGAGCCTCATCGGAGGCGGCGGTGAGCAAGAACAAGAAGGAGCACTGGTACCCCGAGCATCAGAAGCTCGCGCAGGTGAAGGACACCTCGCAGAAGCTCGGGGAGTTCCTCGAATGGCTGGACTCGCAGGGTCTGTATATCTGCGAAGCTGGCGATCGCGGTGATGCGTACGCATACCTGCGGTCCACGCTCAATATCGAGGGCATCCTCGCCAAGTACTTCGAGATCGATCGGAAGAAGATCGACGACGAGAAGGACTGGATGCTCTGGCATCAGCGCAAGCTGAACGAGATCTCGCAGATGGATGCGGTCAAGGCTCGCGTGCGCTGGCACGAGCTCGCGAAGGCGTGGTCGGACGCCGAGTTCGTGTTCAACGCGACCGTACCTTCGGATCATCCGCCGGAGGTCTACGCACGCGAGAAGCGTCTGCATCGTGAACGGGAACGCGAGATGGACCTGCTCTGCGATCGCTTCCCGTCGATCTCCGAAGAGCAGGTCGATCCCAACTAAATCGGCCAGAAAACGCCTATAAGAAAGCAGAAGGAGGCAAACAAGCCATGAACAAGTTCTGCGTAACGGTGATGGTGCTGCTCGTCGTGCTCGTTGGGTGCGGGGAGAACACCTCGCCGGTGGACGCTGCGTCCGACGCTGGCGTTCACGACGCGGAGCCGCCCGTGGTGGACGCCTCGGATGCTGCGGAGGAGACCGATGCAGGTGATGCAGGGGGACTGGTGGATCGCGACGGTGGTGGAGATGGCGGAACTCTTCCGGAGTCGGATGCTGGAGTTCCTCCGTCGGACGCTTCCTCGCCTGATGCGAGCGCTCCTGACGCTGCTGCACCCGACGCGGGAACTTCGGATGCCGGAACCCCTCCCGCCCCCGACGCCGCTGTGGACGCTGGTCCTCCGGTCTTCGGACAGCCGCTGAAGCTCGAAGTCAGCGGCAACACGACGTGCGTGCTCGACGACCGTCGTCAGATGTGGTGCTGGGGCGACGGCGTTCGTACGCCCCAGTACGTAGATCATGCAACGGACATCCACGCGAACTGCGGCCTCGCGGAAGACCACCACATCTTCTGCTGGACCGCGGCGGGCGTGACTGATTACACGGACGTCGATGCGTCGATCGCGGGCACCGGCAACGGCTGGGTACGTCGCAGCGACGGCCGCTACGTGATGCGCATCGGTTCGCCGATGCTGGAGTGGGCGCCGCCTGCTCCGATCGCGCAGATGGGCACGGGCATGATCCTCAGCACCGGCGCGCTGTGGTTCTTCGACCTGCACGTCGACGTGCGTCCCGGCATGCCGACCCGCTACGAGCTCCGCAACTTCTGGGAAGCGGTGCCCGCGAGCGGGGCGGGTTCGTACGACGTCACGGACGTCGAGCGTGTCGGCAACAGCATCGCGGACGACCTCGCGTGCTGGCAGTCGTCGTCGGGCGGCAGCGTATGCTGGAACGCACCCGGCTTCGCCGATCGCATCACGAGCCTCTCGTCGCGCTCGACGGAGATAGAGTTCGCGGGCAGCGACGTGTGCATGCTCGTGACGAGCCGCGAGGATGGGACGGGGCGCCCGGGAGTTCGCTGTCTGGACCGCAGCGACTTCCTCGGCACCGCGACCTTCCCCGCGTATCTGGAGTCGGATGGGCTCAGCGATCTCGCAGGGGGAGACTCCCACCTCTGCGCGATCCGCGGCAGTGATGTCGTCTGCTGGGGTGGCAACTCCCTCGGTCAGCTTGGCGATGGCACCACCACGCCGCGTGCAGCTCCCACGGTCGTCTCGTTCTGAGACATCGTGGTGAGCGGGGAAGTAGAAGACCTTCAAGGTCCTCTACTTCTTTTTGCTATCAGCAGCATGAGGGAACGTATCCCTCTGGGAGAACAAGAACATGAAGCACGGTGTGGTGACGAACGGGCGTACGGCGACCTACTACGGCAACGAGGCGACGCGCTTCATGGCGCGGATGTCAGCCACCTACTGCAACTCGCAGAAGCAGGCCGTGGAGATGGTCGAGAACGCCCGTGGCGGACACCGGAAGGTTCTCGTCGAGGAGCTCCAGAAGCTGAACTACGTCTTCGACAAGAAGTGGCTCGACGAGCTCTACCAGAAGGAAGAGCAGGAAGAGCTCGAAGCGCAGGAGAGAGCACGCGCCAAGGCACGGGCGAAGTACCGCGCGTTTCCCATCGAGGAGAAGACCACGCGCAGCAAGTGCAAGCTGTGCGGGAAGTTCATCCTGAAGGGTGCGCAGTACCACGATGGCGGGCGCGTCGAAGGTCGTGCACACGTGGCGTGCGCGAAGGAGCCGAGCGATGCCGTATCGCGGTGAACCCGCGAAGGTCGAGCGTAAGGAACGCAAGCCGCTCGACACGTTCGTGAATACGGGCCTTCTCCTCTTCGGGTGGTTTGTCGCGCAAGCCATCGTCCTCGGTCTCCTCGGCCGATGGAACATGGTGCTGATCACGCTGGGCGCGTTCTTCGCGCAGATCTTCTGTCTGGTCACCGCGAGAAAGCTCCTCGTTAGTCGGGAGGAAAGATGATCTACCGCAACACGGAGTTGCAGCACCGAGCCGAGCGCGGGCTTCTGTACTGGTACACATCGGGCGCCAAGAACTCGACGATCTACTGGCTCTACGACGACAAGGACCGCCGCATCCTTGCCTTCATGAAGTACGGCCATCAGGCCGATCTCCGCGTGATGGTACCGAGCGGTATGTGGCTCGTGACCAACGTGCGCGGCAAGGAACACGACATGGTGCTCATCGAGCGCAACCTCGGACTACGTGAAGGGACGCTCACTCGCCTGCTGCTCGACACGCCGAACCATCGGTTGGGCGCTCCCAACCCTGGGCTCACGTGGAACCAGTGGACCACCGCTCCGGAGTACGAGAACCCGAAGTACGACTACCGAGCGTTCTTCAAGAAGATGCGAGAGGAGGCACCGCCGTACATCCTCTCGGCCCTCTTCAGAGCGGTGAAGAGCAGACGACACGAGGCGTACCTCGCTCGTCACGCGTTCAAGTGGGAGAACGCGTACGCCACGCATCGCGTGCAGCTTGAGGCGTGGTTCCGCCAGCAGCAGAAGGACTGCATGGACAACTTCCGCGTCGCACGAGTCGGCGATCGGCAGCGGCTTCACCACTACATGAAGCAGAAGAACAACGGCTGCTGCGGCTCGGTCGACGTGATCATCACCATCGAAGGCGTCAACTACCACGTCGGCTTCAACTACGGACACTGAACATGAAGAACAACAAAGAATCGGTGCCCGTGACGAAGGAAGGCACGTTGCGCGTGTGGCACATCCCGAACCCGCCGCGTGAGCCCTTCCACGTGTTGGTGCGCGACATCGATCACGCACACGACGTGCTCAACGTTCTCGGTGACTACGACAACTACCTCGGCGACGAGCACATCTTCTCGAATGCCTGCGGGCTGGAGGTGTTCGAGGGCGGGGAGTGGATCGAGTGGCACGACGAGAACGACAACGACATCATGGAGATTCGTCAGAATACGAACTGAATCTTCCTATAAACAAGAAGAAGGAGAACAGGAACATGAGCGACATCGAGTTCTGCGTCCCCAAGGCATTCCTGGTGTTCCCGGCCAAGTACATCGGAGACGGTGATGGCGGGGTCCTCGGCCTGGTCCCGCTCTACAGCGACACGACGTTCTTCGACAAGCTGCGCGTGTACACGAAGAGGAGCATCGATCTCGTCCGTGCGACGAGCACCATCGAAGCGCACGAGCGGTACGTCGAGGAGCCCGGAGCCCCGATGCCGTCGCGCGTGCACCAACGCGTTCGCCACCATGTGGTGGGCGAGGTCGGCTTCCACATCAGCCCGGCGATGTTCGTGCGCCACCTCGTCGCTCTGCGTGACGGCTGCGACACCGACTTCGACGATCTCCTCTACGAGTGCACGGACGTGGTCACGAAGCAGCGTGCGAGGAAGCGAGTCTCGTGGGCTCACGTCCCTGTGCTCGTGACCACCCGCGACCTCGTGAACGCTGCGTACCGGAAGAGGCTCATCAGCAACGACGTCGGCTTCGTGGACGCCTACGACGTGCTGCGGGGCTTCCTCGACAGCGCGCAGGCTCCGGACGGGTACCCCGTCCTCTCGGGTGTCGATGCGTGCAATCTGGTCCTTCGGCCGCCGTGCACGACCGAGCTCAGCGAGAAGGACAGCCTGGAGCAGCGGATGAAGTTCTCGATCGTCACGCACGATGACGACGCGTACATGCACACCGCGGGGCAACTGGCGGTGTCGTTCGTCCAGGTGTTCCACGACGCGTTCAACACCCTCTGATCCCTTCGCGGGCGAGGACGCCGTGCGCCCCCTAGGTGCACGGCGTTTTCGTTGCCTGGAGAACAGCATGTCCAACCCGATGATGTCGGCGCTCCTTGCTCACTTCGATCTCGTCAACATCGAGGCGCGCGAAGAGAAGCGAGACATCCCGTTCAAGGTGCTGAAGATCGAACCCGACAAGTTCACCGTCCTCATGGTCGAGGACGGGCGCAAGTTCGAGATCACAGTGAAGGAGAAGAAGTGATGCACTTTCTGACCGGAGAGCCGCTGGAGTTCACGTTCGCGCTCATCAAGCCCGATGCCGTCGAGAATCGGGTGGCGGGACGCATTCTCACGATGATGGAGCTCAACTTCTTCGTCGCAGATGTGATCTGTGCGAAGTGGGACCCGGACGACGTCGCCTTGTTCTACAAGGAGCACAAGGACAAGGCCCACTTCAACGACCTCGTGAAGTTCATGTCGAGCGAGCGCATGTACGCGGTCACGCTCGTCGCCCCGGATGCCATCGGGAAGTGGCGCTCGATGATCGGAGCGACCGATCCGCGTCAGGCAGCGCCGCACACCGTGCGGGGCCAGTACGGGGAGAAGAAGGGCGTCATCATGCGCAACGCGGTGCACGGCAGCGACAGTGCTGAGAGCGCCGCACGCGAGGTGACCCTCCTCCGAAGAAGCAAGATGCTGAAGAACAGCGTCGACGACACGATGCACTTCGGCGACGAGGCTCTGCGCCTCATCGATCGCTACACAGGTCTCGTCTGGTCCATCGACGAGAAGGGTGACCCGCGACTCACGCCCCGCTGAACCGAAGGAGAACAACATGGCCGAAATCGAACTCGATCAACTCGAAGACGAGGAGATCGAGGAGGAGGCTCCCAAGCCTCTGGATGGCGCAGGCTACTCGAAGGGTGATCTGCGTGCGCTTCGCGCCGCCGTGACATGGCTCCGTGACGACGTCGAGCTCTACGACGACCTGGACTACTCGTCGTTCTTCAAGGGCGTCCTCATCGCGCGAGGCGTGCGTGCAGAGCTCGCACAAGATGCGTGGCTCCTGTCGATGCTCGAACAGGACGAGTACGACGAGGTGCTGCGTTTCGTCGAGGAGCTCGATCAATCCCTCGACACCAACCGCAACGGTGTGAACATCTCGGAGGTGATGGGGAAGCGCTGGGTGCTCCCTCTTCATCTAGACCCGGAGTGGCGCCTGACCGAGCAGGCGACCAACAACTGGCTCGGAACCATCGAAGACATCGATGGCGAGACGGTCGCAGAGATGTCGGCGCTCGCTGTCGTCGACTTCCAGGAGGCGTACGTCATGGCCTCCGATCTGGTGATGAAGCACAACGAGCTCGTTGACCCGCGCCAAGAGGTCTTCGTCAACCGTGCGGCGCGCAACAAGGTCATCGAGCACGTGAGCACCACCGTCACGAACGTCTGGGACTTCTACTTCACTGATGGCACGAAGCTGACGGTGGAGGCGGTCTCGACGACTCCCGGTGCCGCTACTCTCAACGCCACAACATGAACTGAACACGAACACGAACATGAACACGAACACGAAGCGAAAGAAGAAGGGCGCAGAGCCCAGCAAGCTGTTCCCGAAGACCTCGGGACGATTCAAGCCGAGCGACAAGGTCCGGATCAAGTCCGGGCCTTACGCCGGTGCTGAGGGCGTCGTCGAATCGACGAACACCTCCCGCTGCGGCAAGCGTGTGGCTGTGCGGTTCCGCCAGCTCAACGGCTTCCTCATGACGGCGCTCGACGTCGAGCTGGAGTTCGCGACGTCAGCGACCCGTCAGGAATACGACAGGCTGAGCGACTGATGGCTCCCACGAAGAAGACGGTATCCTCGGACGACATGAGCGCGTTCGGGAACCGGGCAGAGGCACTTCGTGACGCCCTCGATCTCATCCTCCTCGCGAACGGGAAGGTAGAGCCCGGCGAAGGGCTCCGCTTCGAGGACGCGGAGATCGAGCTCGTGCAGCACGGTCAGTCTGGTGGGCTGGAGCTCACTCGCAAGATCAACAAGAACCCGGTCGCGATCTACGCGCGTACGGGTACCTGCATCCGCATCCACGGAGAGATGCGGTATGTCCTCGGGCACGTCTTGCACCTTGCGCGCGGAGCGCTCGGCAAGATGTTGTCGCCGAAGTACTTCTGATGCGCGTCATCATCGCCGGTAGCCGCAGCTTCACGCTCAACGATTACCCTGTTCTCGAAGAAGCGTGTCTGAGCAGCGGCTACTGGTTCACGACTGTCATCAGCGGAAAGGCCCGCGGCGTGGACAATCTGGGAGAGATCTTCGCAAGGAAGCATCACATCCCGGTGGATCCCGCTCCCGCAGACTGGGAACGGTTCGGTAAGAAGGCAGGTCATCTCCGCAACGTGTACATGGGGACGAAGATGCGCGCCGATGCGCTCGTGGCTCTCTGGGACGGCGAATCGCCGGGGACGGGAGACATGATTCAGATCGCGCGCGCGAACGGACTCCTGGTATACGTGCGGCGTGCGGTGCCCATACCGCCCCCGATTCCTGGCCTGGGTCCGTACAGGTACTAGGCCAACGAGGACAAGATGAACACGAAGAGGCATCAGCAGAACGCACCTACGCAGCACGCAGGAAGGCATCCCGACAAGTATCACTTCGAGGAGCCCAAGACGATGAAGGAGGCGCGCAAGCGTCTCCGGGAAACCACGACGAACATCCTCAACGTCGAGAAGCAGCTCGGCGACGAGAATCGTCGGAATCGTATGGACCCGTCGGAGTACTTGGAGTGGCGTGAGAAGACGAAGTCCGCGAAGATCTTCATGATCTCCGAACAGCAGGCGCTGAAGGACTGGATCTTCGAGCGGCGCAGGAAGCTCACGGCAGAGCACTACGACATCTGGGGCCACGACGATCCTCGATCGCTGCTCCAACAGGCGGTGGCTGAGGGACGTCTTGCTCTGGCGGGCAAGGACAACGACCTCGCCAAGGTGCTCGAACTCGCCGAGCTCTGCCTGAACCACGACGCCTGAACATGCGCCACGTCGAAGTACTCGTACCGCACGCGAGCCCGACCGTGGTCGTGATGGGGCCGCGGCTTCGCAGCACCTACCTCGATCGCGATCTCATCGAGTACACGATGTTCGACCTGAAGAGCCTCGGTCGCCCCGTGAAGTTCCGCGTGAGCGGGATGATCGCGGGGCCCGAGGACTTCGTCGAGCGGCTCGCGCCACCGATGGGCTTCGACGTCGAGGTGTTCGGCTCGCCGCCGGAGCAACGTGCACGCCGCATGTGCAAGAACGATAACTACGAGAGAGACGCAACGTCTCTCATCGATGCGCATGCGCTGTGGGTGTTCCCCACGGCATACCAACTCCGCAGGCCGGAGTTCATCGACGACATGGAGTTCGTGGAAGTGGCGCAGGAGCTCCGCATCCCGATCTTCTTGTTCATGCCCGACGAGTATAACAACGAGGTGATCGAGTACACATGACCGACTACATGACGCCCGTCGTGCTCGAAGCGGCGGAGCGCTATGGTGTCAAGATGGATTGGTTCTGCTGGACGGTGGATGGGTCGAACAAGCCTCCACCGCTTCCCGCAGACTTCTCCTGGGGACCGCAAGGGCATGCCGGCTTCTCGCTCTCCCAGCGATACGTGTACGCCTGCAATGCGGAGCCGTCGGACGTGTTCCACGAGTTCGTGCACGCCATCCTCGGCAAGCCGGGGCTGTTGTTGTGCGAGGGGTACCTGCTCATGCCGTTCGAGTGGTGCCTGGCAAAGCACCTCGCTCGGCGCATGAAGAACGACGCCCGGTGGTTCCTTCGCTCGGTCCGCGAGTACCAAGAGATCACCGAGATCTCGTGGAAGATCGATCGAGAGAACTTCTTCGAGAGGTTCTTCCCTCTCGAACCCCGCGATCGGCGTTCCAAGTGGTGGCGCCGTGGTATTCAGCGAGCGCAGCGTCTTGGGCTTCTCGACGACCGGCTGCGCCCGACGTACCAGCTACCGAAGTGGATCGGGTCGGGGGTCGCGAGCTCCAGGAACCACTGGGGCGTCGAGGACGACCACCGCTACGCGTGAGAGAAGGCGTACGATGTCCATGTGGGCATCGACGCCTTCTCCTTTCTCGGTGGAGCGGTGACTAGTTGTTGCTTCGGGGCTTGCATGCTCCCGATGCTCCTGCTGTTCTTGTTCAACCTGATCTGGCACTGGAAGCGCTGAACATGAAGAAGCCCGCACACGTGGCCCCGCTCACTGGAGATGAAACGCCCGCGCAGATGCTGAAGCGCCTGCACGCGATCATCGACAACACGAACCCGAAGGTGACGCACATCATCGGGGTCGATGAGAGTGGAACCGGCGCCTTCGCTGGGCCGTTCTACACGTCGGCCGTCCTCACCTCCCGGTACTGGACGATGGACGTCGTGCGGGACTCCAAGCTCACGTCGAAGCACGAACGCGATGTCCTCGTCGAGCTCATCGATGAGGCGGTCGCGTGCCATGCAGAGACGGCGGGTACGGTAGCCAGCATCGAGAAGATCGGGCAGGCCGCCACCTGGACCCAGGCCATGACGACCTCCGTCCGGGATGTGGTGAAGTACCTGCCCCGAGGAGTCACCCGAGAACAACTCGTGGTGATCGTCGATGGCAGTGGATCTTCGTCTCTTCGCGAGTCGCTGCGCGCCCTGGGCGTGCTGACCATGTTCGTGAAGAAGGCGGATACTTTCGTTCCGGCGGTTAGCGCGGCCTCGATCTTCGCGAAGTTCCACCGGGACGTCGAGATGAACTTGCTTGACAAGAAGTTCCCACAGTATAACTTCGGGACGAACGCTGGTTACGGCACCGAAGAGCATCGCAAGGCGATCAAGAAGTACGGCCGCATCCCGCAAGTCCACCGACCCTGCACGGAAGAGAAGAGGAGCTGACAATGGCCCGCACCACGAAGAAGACCGCCAAGAAGGCGGCGAAGAAGACCGCGACGAAGAAGGCGCCCGCGAAGAAGGCGGCGGCGAAGCCCGCCTCGGGCTCGGGCGGTCCCGCGCGCTCGGCGCTGCGCGGTGGTCACGTCGATGCCGAGCGCTACTCGAAGGATCCCGCGGCGGTGAACGAGCGCGTGGGCGAGAAGGCCGACAAGGCGATCGCGCAGCTCGCGAACATGGTCGCCCGCTTCGAGGCCAAGGGCGAGGACAACACGCCCGAGGTGAAGAAGGCGCGGAAGGCGATGGAGCACTTCGAGGCGGCGAAGAAGGCGCTGGCCTGAACGTCCCTCCTGTCCTAGCTTAGCGATCCTCTCGAACTGATGGAGCCCCGCCCCGAGCAATCGGCGCGGGGCTTTGTCGTTTCAACCCAGGAGACAACATGCAGAAGATCTTCAAGTGGCTGATGCTGGTGGGCAGCGCCCTCGCGCTCTTGTGCAGCGCGTCGGTGGCGGGGCAGGATGCTCCGCGCGAGGCCCCACGGCGTCGCATGACGCCACAGCTCGCACTCGCGGTCCTCACGGTCAGCGAAGCGGGCTGGGAGGCGGAAGCCGACATGCTCGGCATCCATGCCGTCATCCTCCGCACGCAACAGCGCATCGGCGGCTCGTACGTCGGTGCAGCGGGTGCATACGCACGACGGCTCATCGGAAGACAAGGACAGATCTCGCGACCGTGGCTCTGGGACCTGAACTCTCGCGGCACTGAGCCCGCACGCTGGCCCACGGAGACCTGGGTCAGCACTTCAAGGGGAGCTGAGCGAAGACCGCACGCACCGTGGTCCGTGTTCCGTGAACGATGGCTCGCCACGTACGAGCGAGCTGGTCAGGTGGTGGAGTACCGCCTCGACGACTGGAGCACGTGGGGTCCCTGCGATCGGGTACCCGATGACTGGGGCGGCGCGATGGACATGGAGCGTGCGCGACGGCTGGGCCTCGTGCAGCTCGCGTGTCCCGGTACGGCAAACGCCTTCTTCGTACGCCCGAGCACGCTCGAAGACGAAGAGCAGCTCGGCGGCTGAGATGAACTAGAAGGGGCTTCCTACGGGAGGCCCCTTCTGCTATTCCAAGAAGAACACGAACATGAACAAGAAGCTGACCTTGGGTGCCTCCACGGCCACGGGCCGAACCGAGACCCAGAACATCCCGGTCATCGTGACCCGCAACGACATCGAGCGGCATGGTCTCCCCATCCCCACGGAGAAGGACTTCAACGACATGCGGTACGTGGGCGAAGACCTCGTCCGCAGCACCGACTCGATGAAGCGTCTGACGCAGTGGCTCAACAAAGCGCAGGATCGCTTCAACCGTGGCCTGCCCATCTTCCGTGAAGCCGCCGCGTTCCGTGAAGAGACGGGCTACGCGTTCCGCGGCATGCAGCCTCCCGACTGGTACAGCGAGCTCGTCGAAGATAGACGCTACCAGGCCGTCATCGCGTCGAGCGGTGCGGGACCGTACGCCGATCTGCACAGCGTCATCATGACGTGGATGGTCCTGAAACTGCGAGGTGTGTCGGACACGTCGAACTGGTTCCGGCCGACGGACGCGCTCACACACAAGCTCCTCGCCACGGATCTGAAGGGCACCGTCGTCGCAGACCTTCACCTGCCGATGGACGCGTTCTACATCGAGCTCCCGGCAGGGGTGTTCTACATCGAGGACCCGCGCACCGGATGGCACGAGGTTCGTGTCTTGACGGTCGCACGCGGGAGAATCACGCAGCGCACGATCGACATCGCTCGTGCGGCAGGCGACCACACCGCAGACGAGTCGGCCATCAGCGAGCGGCTGCTCATCGAGTGCTACGGGGAGCCCAACCCGAACAGCCGTGATCCGTTCGACGACTCGTGGATTTTCATGAGCTACGTTCTCCGTGCGCCGGAGATGTCGATCGAGGAGGTCATCGAATCCTCGGTGCGCAACCGCGAGATGGAGAAGATGAACCGCGGCCGATGCGGGGACCACGTCATGCGGGGCGTGGAGCTGCGCGAGTTCCTTCTGAAGTTCGTGCTCAACCTCTGCATCTACCTCGGCTCGGACAAGGCGAAGGTCGAGCACACGCACGCGGACGAGATCAAGCGTCTCCAGGGCGACAAGAAGTGGAAGCACCTGCGCAAGAACGTGCAGGAGCGCATCCAGCGACTGAAGGACGAGCGCATCTTCGAGGTCGGCACGGACGTGAAGGTCGACGCCGAGGTGCGTGAGTACGTTCGCCGTGGTGGCGTGGGCGGCTACTCGCAGACGTACAGGACGCTGGTCCGCGGGCACTGGCGCAACCAAGCGCACGGGACGGGCTGGAAGCAGCGCACGCGGAAGTGGATCGAGCCTCATGTTCGTGGTGTGGATCTGCCCACTAAGGTCGTCGGACACAACTACAAGGTGAAGTGATGAAGTTGGATACCCGCGCACGTGAGCTCACGATGCAGATCCTCGGGCGAGTAGCTGCGAAGATCGTCGACACGTACCTTGGTGAGCCGGGCGAGAAGATGGCCCCGGTGCTGAAAGAAATCGAGGAACAGGTGCAGAAGGCTCTGGAGGGCGGAGAGAACGAGTTCGTGCTCCGCATCCAGCTCGGAAACGAGCGCATGCGTACGATGCGTGATGTCGCCTTCGCTCTGCTCGATGTGTCCGACTACCTCAAGCGTGGCATGCAACATCCGCGCAACCCGCGCACCAAGGTCGTCGAGGTGCGCGAGGCTAGCGCTATTCGAGACGTCAACGGCAACACCGTTGGTGGCTGGACCTACCACCGGCGGAGCTGAGCCATGAGGCAGGGGGAGGACAAAGTCAGCCTCGAAGATGCGGTGAAGAAGTATCCCGAAGAGGACTTTCCGAACTCGACGTGGTTCGACAAGCTCTCGGAAGTCACGGGTATCCCGCGCGACGACATCGGTGCCGAGCTCCTCGCGCTCGGCTACTTCGAGGGCGTATGTTGAAGTCGATCCGGAGGATCGTCGTGATCGGCACGTGCGTGATGATCATGGCGTATATCTGGAGCCGCGGCGCAGCAAAGATGCACAGCGAGTGTGCAGACACTTGTGCTGCCCTCTATGCAACCTACGTACGCGGCACGATGTACGGCTGCGTGTGCGAAGAACGCGACCTCTCCGAGCAAGAGATGGAACGTGCGTCGAGACGCTTCATGACGCCGATGGGCGGCGTCGACATCGAGTGAGAATGGACATGAACAAGACGGACGAGATCATCAACAAGCTCAACGCGGACCGCACGCTCACGTCGAAGCAGCTCGCCGAGATGACGGGCGCTTCGCTCGGGCACGCGCGCCGCACGCGCGGTCGCTTCTTCAAGACGCTGAAGGACATCGAGCGTCGCAAGGAGCTGGCAGCCGAGCAGCGTCCCGCGGAGGCGTCGGCGTGAAGGTCCCTTCGCCCGGCACCCCGGTGCAGGCGAAGGTCAAGCTCAGTCCCGGCATGTACGAGTGGAGGGACGGCACGTTCCGCTCTGTGACGCCGAAGGGGCGTTACATGGTGAGCGTGTCGCTCCCTGACGGGACCAAGAAGGTGTTGACCTTCGCAACCCAGCAGGTGCGAAAGACGTAGGTTTTTCGCCTATTAGAAAGAAAGAGTAGCAGGGAGTGCTGCTCGTCCAACGAGGGAACAAGAACATGAACACGGAATCGATCGCTCTGAACTTCGCGAGCACCAGCGTCGGCAACCGCAAGGTCATCGCGCAGATGGACATCAAGGACGCGCTCATCGCGGCGCTGATGGTGGAGGTGGGCAAGGAGGCCTCCGAGCGCGTCGTGAATCGAATCGCGCAGCTCGCGAGCGAGCCGGAGGATGTGCTCCACGTCCTCGACGCCAGCATGCGTGCCGTCACGTTCGTCGACGAGACCATCTCGCAGCAGGACATGAAGGTGCTGCACGTCTTCCACCACGACGACCGGATGCGCATGGTCATCGAGGGCTTGCAGCGTGTCGGCTTCTCGACGCTGCTCGCGAACCACCTCGGCGACGACCCCGTGAACATCAACAAGTACACGGGGGACGAGGCGGTGATGCTCGCGCTCACGCTCGCGCTCGGGCCGCAGATGTCCGAGGATCTCGCGGGCTCGATGGACGAGCACCTCTCGAAGGAGGTCGCGGGTCTCCTGCGTGGGTGGATCGTCGACGCCCGTCGCACGATGGGCATCATCGAGGCCGAGCGCCGAGAGGGTGGGTACCGGGACCGTCAGGTGCCGATCACCACGCGAGTCCTCCAGGAGATCAAGAAGAACCTGCACCCCGACTGGACCGACGAGTCGGTCGCGGCGAGCAGCAAGCGCGTCGAGGAGCTCAAGCAGAGCACCGAGACGGACAACAAGGGCATGGACATCAGCGACCTGCCGCCCGACTTGCAGGACCTGCTCAAGCAGCTCGGTGTCAAGGAGGCGTTCGTCTTCCGCCTCAACAAGCCCGCCGATGAGGTGCGTGCTCCGAAGGCGGAGAAGAAGCTCCCGCTCGGCCTGCTGAACGCGCTGCTCCTCGGTGGGCTGCCGATCGACGGGACGCCCGAGATGCCCGAGCCCGTGATGCGCGCCCCTCAGCGCAACATCACCCTCCGTCAGCTCGTCGAGGAGAAGTTCAGCGGCATGCAGGCGTACGAGTTCAAGCGCCGCGTGCAGCGTGACGGCACCGAGCATCTGCTCGATCTCAAGGTCGCGGTGCTGCGCGAGCATCTCAACTCGCCCCGCTGCACGTACGACGAGCGTGAAGCGCTGCGCTTCATCGAGGGCGTGCTGCTGCGCATGTACGACACGTGGGATGCGGCACTCGCCGACATCAACTCGCCCTACGAGGAGCCCACGCCGCGCTGTGAGTGCTCGCGCTGCAAGCGTCTCCTGACGCTGCGGCTCGTCGACATCTACATCGAGACCGAGACGGGTCGTCCCGTCATCGTCAAGACGAACTGACGGATTCGTGGCCTCGGCCCCGACCTCAACCAGCATCGCTTCAGCCACACTGTGCTCGCTATGGCGGGCTGGAACCTGGAGCCTCTGCTGGGCTGCGTGCTCCGGACACGCGGTGAGGTCGGGGCCGAGGCCACGACACACAAGAAGAACTGGCGAAAGCCTAGTTCTTCTTTTCGCTATCAGAGAAGGAGAGAGGGACATTTCATGACGGAATCGATGCCGGTCCTCTACAAGAAGACGACCACGGGAGCCATTCAGCGCTGGTGGATGGAGCGCGATGGTGCACGCCATCGAACCCATTCGGGACAGGTCGATGGTGCGGTCGTCACAAGCGAGTGGACCGTCTGCGAAGGGAAGAACGTCGGGCGTGCGAACGAGACGTCGCCCGAGGAACAAGCGCGACGTGAGGTCGCGTCCGAGTACACCCTCAAGCGCAAGAAGGGGTACATGGACACGGCAGAGGAAGCGGGAGGCAGCAACATCTTCCGCGTCATGCTCGCGCTGAAGTACGAAGACTACGACTCGAAGTTCCTCTTCGACGACAAGGGACAGGTCAAGCAGTACGACCCGCAGCGCGACTACAAGCCCGGCGTGTGGTTGCAGCCGAAGCTCGACGGCATCCGGTGCGTCGCTACGGCGAACGGCCTCTGGTCGCGCGAGGGCAACCCCATCGTCGCGGTCCCGCACATCGAGCGCCTGCTCAAGCCGTTCTTCAAGAAGCATCCCGAGGCCATTCTCGACGGCGAGCTCTACAACCACGACCTGCACGAGGACTTCAACCAGATCGTCTCGCTGGTGAAGAAGCAGAAGCCCTCGGTCGAGCACGTCGAGCTCACCGAGAAGATGGTCGAGTACTGGATCTACGACGGTCTGCACAGCACGCAGGACACGCGTCGTTGGTACGAGCGCTTCTTCAACGACATCGGTCCCGAGATCAACGACATGGTCGGCCGAGAGCCCGAAGGTCCGTGGAAGTCGGTGTCGGAGCGCAAGCCCACGAAGATCGTGCACAGCCCGCTCGTCGTCGTCCCCAGCCACTACGCGAACGATCGCCAACAGCTCGACACCTGCTACCTCGACTGGCTGCTCGACGGCTTCGAGGGCCTGATGGTGCGCTTCGACGTCGCGTACCAGATCGGCAAGCGCACCAAGTACCTCTTGAAGCGCAAGGAGTTCGAGGACGAGGAGTACACGATCCTCGACATCCGCGAAGGTGTCGGCAACGCAGCAGGCCTCGCGAAGATCGCGGAGATGGAGCTCGCGGACGGGCGCACCTTCAAGGCGGACATCGTCGGCACGCGAGACCAGCTCCGTGAGATGTACCGTCGGCGCGAGGAAGCCATCGGCAAGCAGGCCACCATCACGCGCTTCAAGCAGCTCACCCCGGATGGGAAGCCCCGCTTCCCGAAGCTCAAGGTGGTCCACTTCACTTCGAGGTGGTGATGTCGAAGGTCGATCTCAACGAGCTCCACGAGCTCAGCTTCCACGAGTGCGACTCGTGCAGGAAGAAGGCGGGCTCTCCGATTCTCTGCGATGGGTGCCTGCACAACAGGGCCGTCATCGCGGAGCTTCGCCGCCTCGTGGTGGGAGAACCGAAACCCAAGAAGTGCACGTGCCACATCAAGCACGAGGAGCGCGGTGCTCCGCACTATCCCGACTACAACTGCCCGATACACGGTAGAGGATGAACAAGAACACGCCCAACCCCGGCACGTCGGAAGCCATCGCGCTCGGCTGCGAGTGTCCCGTGGTCGACAACCACCACGGACGCGGCTACCGAGGCGACGCAGCGACGTACGGCTTCATCAAGAACACGAACTGCAAGGTCCATCCGCCCGATGCGAAACCGAGCGACGTACCGGCACCTGATCGCCGGTGACCTCCTGGTCGGTGAGGACCAGGAGCTGAACATCACGCTGACGCACTGCCCGGCTCGTCTGTGGGGCCCGTACGGGACGCTTCGTGACTGGCTGGTCAGCTTCCACCGCGAGGAGGGCTACACGCACGTGTGCCTTCTGGGCTTCGAGCTCTCGATCATCAAGCGAGGTGAGCATGGCACGTGAGGACGAGGAGACCCGCGAGGTCGCCACCGACGAGCGCCCGATTCCTCCCTTCGTGAAGGGAGTGCTGCTGGAGCAGCTCAATACGCAGCGCAAGCTCACGTTGGATCAGCGGAGACGTATCGAGCGGCTCTTCAAGGAGAACAAGTGGGTGACCGCGCTCGGAGCGCTGGACATGGTCCGCGAGATGATCGAGTACTCGGTCCGCCGGAACACCCTCGAAGAGCTCGAACGTCTCGTCTGGCGTGCGGCGCGCTCGGGGGAGATGTGATGGGCGCCGTTCGCTACACGCGCGGGCAGCGGCAGCTCGCCCGCGACTTCAAGCAGCCGCTCTTCGCTCTCGCGATCAACCGGCAGTACGTGCAGCTCCCGGACGGGAAGCGCGGCGGAGTCATCGAGATGTCGGGCGTCGGCGACGAAGCGCTCGTCACCGACATCCTCAACCTCATCAAGAAGTACGCCGGCAGGAGAAAGAAGAAGGGCAATGCGATTCGCTGACCGCATCGACTTCTTCTTCCCGATGGCGCACTGCCCGGCCTGCAAGCACGGGATGCCGGGCAACCATGCGAGGCACTGCCCGGTGCGTGCAGCCGCACTCGACATCGAGCGGAACGTCACGACGGACGCTGGTCGGCGCGCTGTCATCCGCTTCCTCAACGCAATGGGAAAGAAGGACTGGGCGCCCATGCCGAAGTCCAAGCACCCCGAGAACAACGAGGAGTAGATGTTCGTCACCGGTCAGATCGATCCGCCGTGGAAGGAGCGCGGAGGAGGGAAGATCAAGCGGGGCGCCGATCGGCACTATCCGTTGGTCGACACCAAGGACATGCCGGACATCATCTGGTCGTCGCCTCTCTGGCATCCCGCGGCGGACTCCCACTTGTACATGTGGGTGACGGACAACTTCTTGAAGGACGGCCTCTGGCTGATGGACGTCCTCGGCTTCCGCTACATCCGCACGTACCAGTGGGTGAAGGTCAAGGGGAAGCCGAAGAAGCTCGACTTCGAGACTGGGTGGGCTGTCGAGCCCGAAGGTGACGACATCGAGCTCCGCTACGGCATCGGTCAGTACGCACGCGGTGCTCACGAGATGATGCTCTTCGGCGTACGAGGAACCGGACCCGCAGCGAAGACCGATCGCAAGGACATCCCGTCGGTGTTCTTCGCTCCTGTGCCTCGCGGGGCGGACGGCAAGCGCATCCACAGCCGCAAGCCCGACGCTGCCTACGAGCTCATCGAAGCACGCTCGAAGGGTCCGTACGCGGAGTTCTTCGCTCGCCGCAACCTGCCCGGCTGGAGTAGCTGGGGAAATGAGATGGCAGCATGAGCCCGATCAAGGCCAACACCGGACGCGATCTCGTCGTGCGTATCGGCAAGCGGCTGAACCGCCGCTACACCGCGCTCGAAGAGTACGTCGCCAACGCACCGCCGGAGGTGCTCGCTGACCTCCGGCGCATGGACCGCGAACTCGACGAGGCGCTCCTGAACGCAGAGAAGGATGGCGCCATGAAGTTCGCGAGGAAGTTCTGATGCCGCCGGATGCAATCAAGAAGCTGTTCGAGCTCGGCATGTCCGAGCGCGAGCACCTGCGTCGCTTCATCAAGTGGTTGGGCACCGACCACTTCAGGCACGCCTACCGCGATGCATCGCCCGAGGGCGTGCTGCTGCATCACGGCGAAGACCCCAACGACATCGTCGACACGTACGTGGAATGGCTGAAGGCCGGAGAACCTGAGTGATGGAAGACAACAAGAACAAGAGCTTCGAGATGTACTTCTCCGTCGACATCGAGTGCGATGGTGATGCTCCGGGACAGGGCTCCATGCTCTCGATCGGCATCAGCGCCATGCACCCCGACACGCTGGAGGAGATCGGCACCTTCTACAAGACGCTCAAGCGGCTGCCGGACGCGAAGACGAGCGCGAACACGATGGCGTGGTGGGACGAGCGTCCGGAGTACTACCTCGCCGCGCGCAAGGATGCGGTCGACCCCGCGATCGCGATGAAGGAGATGCACGACTGGGTGAAGCGCATGTGCCGGGTGGTCATGCGTGACGGCAAGGGACCGATCCCGGTGTTCGTCGCGTACCCCGCGTCGTTCGACTTCTCCTTCGTCTACTACTACTGCCACCGCTTCCTCGGCGAGTGCATCTTCAGCTTCTCGGCGCTCGACCTGAAGTCGTACGCGATGGGCATGCTGGGCATCGACTTCATCGCCACGAAGAAGGATGCGCTGCCGATCGACACGGATCTTCCGATCACGCACCACGCTCTCGAAGATGCGCAGTCGCAGGCGGACCTGTTCCGCAAGCTCGTGAAGTGGCGTCGGCGCGCGAAGCTGGTCGAGCCCCCGAAGGCGAAGCCGCCGTTCATGCCGCCGAGTGCGCCAGAGCCGTCCACCATCGACACCGGCATCCAGGATCCCAACATCCGATTCGAGACGGAGCCCGTGTGAAGCGCTTCTTCACATGGGTCTGGGACCTCGTCCTCTCGTTCATCTCGTTCATCACGGTGACCGAGTGCGACGAGTGCAAGAAGGTCCCGGTCCCGCGCTTCGACAAGCAGTTCGTGCGCGCGTACTCCCTCAACCAAGAGCCGGTCTGCGAGGACTGCTACCACAAGATCTGGGACAAGCATCGAGAGGAAGAAGAGCGGGCCAAGCTCAATGAGGAAGTGAAGCGACAGCAGCGCATCCTCAAGGCGAAGAAGATCGCGCATCGTATGGAGTCTGGGCAGGACCCGTACCGCAACGAATGAAGTAGGGGTGGCTTCGGCCACCCCAAACTTCTTCTTTGCCTATCAGAAGGATGAGGGACCAGCTATGTCGCGTGCGCTAGACATGAACCAGGACAAGAACAACCTGCGCAACAGACCCCTCCAAGGCTTCCGTGTGCGGGTACACAGCGAGCGTGCGTTCCCCACCGATGCGACGATCATCGAGATCCTCATCGATCCGATCGACCAGCTCGTGTGCCATCTCTTCCTCATCCAACGCGGGCTGTACTCCGAGCCGAAGCACATGCCGACGCTCGGATGGGGAATGCTGCCGCTGTTGCAGTGGATGACCAGCACGAGCACCGAGGCGGGGAGGGTCATCTACAAGGAGATGGAGGGCGATGGAGCGAGCCGCGAGTGGTTCGGTGCCCAACGCGCGATCTTGGAGATCGAGAAGGCCTTCGGCAGATGAACAAGAAGGAGAAGAAGGATGAAGCCCGTTGAACGAAGGCTGCGTCTCGACTCGTTCGACGACCTCGTGCTGAACGATGACGTCGAGGTCCAGATGAGGATGGCGAGCCCGCGCTTCATCGTGCGGCTCGCAAGGGATGGCTCCGACCGCTTCGGTGAACGTGGTCGTGCGGAGGTGTTCCACCTCCCGAAGGCACTCGACCTCGGCGTGATGGAGATCATCTTGGAGCGCGAAGCTCCCCCTGCCGATGCTCGTCGACTTCTCACGTACAGCGGCACCCTCGAAGCTGCGCAGGGGTACGCCCAGGGCATGCTCGATGCGGTGCGGCTGATGCTTGATCGACGTGCCGAGGCGGACGAAGAACAAGCTCCACTGCCTCCGAAGCCGGCGGCGAAGAACGACGACATCCTCCGCTGTCCTCTCTGTGCAGCCCCGATGAAGTACGTCGAGAAATCGGTGAAGGGCCCGTTCTACGGATGTCCCCGATCGTGCCGTACGTGGACGTCGAGGCGCGAGCTCGTCGCCTGATGCGCTATCTGGGCGGTGGGCTCAGCACCATCCGTGGTTCGCAGGCGAAGCACGCAGGTTATCCGTACTACACGGAAGTGCTCGCGCACGAGCTGGGGCACATGGTGTTGTACGGCGCGGACGGTCCTCGATGCCTCGAAGACACGCACATGGCCCGCGTCTTCGACATGCACAAGGACCCGAACAAGCAGGACCTCGCTGAGCGCCACGCGGTGAACAACCGCAACGAGATCGAAACGTCAGCAGCTACGACGTTGGTGCTCGAATGGCTGGGGCTCACCTACGAGCTCTGGCCTCTGCTTTCGAGCACCACGCACAACCTCCGCGGCAGGATCTTCATGCTCAAGGAGGTGTATCCGCTCGTGCGTGAGGCACGACAACAAGAACATGTACAGGCGGCAGCGCTGAAGATCGTTGCTCGTCTACTGAAAGTCCAAGAAGACCAACTGGAGCGATGATGGAGAACAGAATCTTGGTCGTGGCTGGCGTCATCTTCCGTGATTGCCACATCCTGCTTCAGCAGCGCATGCCGAGCCGGGAGTTCCCGTACACGTGGGAGTGTCCCGGAGGCAAGGTCGAGCAGGACGATCCCCACCCCCGCGACGCTCTGTGGCGTGAGCTCACCGAAGAGCTGGGATGGGAGCGTGGCGGCGCCGGAAGTGGTGGCATCCACCTCGACCCGTGCTTCGAGACCGACTTCGATCCACCGGCGGTGAAGACGGCGTGCACCGTGCGCTTCTACAAGGGGTACGCCTTCCCCACGTGGCATCCGGAGCTGCGTGATGCGCTCGGGGTGGGCTGGTTCACCTTCGAGCAGATGCTGCGGATGTACGAGCAGCTCACGCCCGGCAACCAACGCCTGGTCATCGCGGAGCACGAAGCGCGGCGACTCGGGGGAAGCATTTTCCGATGAGCACCAAGCTCTTCACCAAGTGCGAGACGTTCGACGAGTTCTTCAAGACGTTGCGTGCCGACCTCGAACGTCTGCGTGGCAAGAAGTTCAGGCTCTGGAAGCTCGTATCGTACTGGGTCAACCCCGAGTACGAGCTCATCTTCCAGCTCATCACCTCGTACACGCCGGTTGTGAGTTCGGTCGGAGGACACACCTACGGGGTCTCCTGGTACAGCATCGCGGAGGCCTCGCACGAACTGGAGGGTGCTGTTCACCGCCCTCTTCGTTCGCGCAAGAAGGGGTACGACGTGTTCACTTCGTCCGGAGGCCACTCGCACATGGGCGGGGACTCCGGCGACGGGTACCTCGTCTTCGCACGCATGGATCTCAAGCACGCCCCGAAGCTCAAGCAGCTCGTGAGGCTTGCGCGCGACCTGCACACCGAGCGCAACAACGTCGCCGCCAAGGACCCGATCATCCAGAGCTTCGAGGCGCAGATCGATCGCCTGAAGGAGAAGATCAACCTTCGGCATGATGAACTGCTAGAAGCCTTTGACCACAAGAACGCAGCGAAGCTCGCGAAGATCAAGTCGCTGCCTCGCGCGTGTTTCTGAGGGACGTATGGCCTCCAAGGAAGAGGAAGAGCGAATCGTCAAGAACCTCTCCATCGTGATGCTCGGCAAGCTCCGAGCGAACGGGTGGAAGGACCACTGGCGGCAAGGCATCCACACGGTCGATGCCCTCGGACACCCGCACATCGACCCCGCAAAGCAGAAGGAGCGTGCGCTCTTCTTCCTCGACCTGCTGCAAGGCGAGGTGGAGGAGCTGAAGCGCGAGCTCGCGAAGGACAACACCAAGCCGGCGGCTGTGGTGTTGGAATGCGCTGACGTGGCGAACATGGCGGCTATGTTGGCGGACATCATCGCCATCGACTCGCCGGATCCTGTAGGAACATGAACACGGAGTGAACAAGATGATCGACATTCGCGAAGCAGTGGAGCTCGCTCGTGAGATCAGGTCCCTGAAGGGGCATGTGATGCCGGGCCTGGTGGACGCACTGGAGCGCAAGCTGATGTACGACGTGGCGGTGTCGCTGCCTCCGGAGGACAAGACGCCCACGGTGATGATCGACCTCCACGGAGATGGGGAGGGGCTCAGCACCAAGCTGTTGGGTGCCCTGAAGGGCCGGGAGTCGGACTCGACGCTGCGAAGCCCGAAGCGGACCTCGTCGCGTTCGAGCCGGTTGGAGTCCGCCCACAGGAAGGATGAGCGCTGGCCGCAGGCCGAGCTCAACTACATCATCCCGTTCACCGCGGACGAGAACAGTCTGCTGGGTCAGTTCAACAGCGGCCACTACACGTGGAGCGTCGTGAACTTCCGTGCACCGGCGAGCGCGTTCATCCACGACATGTACGGTGTCTCGACGTCGCACACGATCCGCACGGGCGGGGATGCCGGCAAGAAGCAGCCCGACGCGTACGCCGTGTTCCGCTTCGCGGGCATCGAGTTCTCCGAGCTCGCGTTCCTGCACGTGAAGCACAACTCCAGCTACGACTCGATCGCCAAGGCGCAGCGCCGCTCGCTGCTCTTGGCCAAGAACCCGTACCAGCTCTACGTGTCGGTCCTCACGCGCCTCTGGCTCGTCGTACGTGCGGGCATTCGCGAGAAGGCAGGCAAGAAGAACTGGCAGCTCAGCATCACCGACGACATGGCCCTCGCTGGTCTGTGGGACATGTTCAGCAACGAGTCGGTGCGCTACTTCGGCTTCGCTCCGAGCCGCGTTGGGTACATCTCCGCGAAGCGGGAGGACCTCACCTCCTACAAGCCGTGGCTCGGCGCCTTCCTCTCGCCTTCGATGTTCAACGTCACGCGGGGCAGAAAGCAGACCCCGTCCGAGGAGGCGAAGGAACGTGCGCTTGCTGAAGCCGAAGCACAGCAAGATGATGTGGATCGTGGTATGACCTTGGGACCGGCTCACGTGCATGGCGACGTGAGCATTCCCGAGGCCGATGATGAGCCCGACGACGCCGTCCACGACAACTTCAGCGAGCGGGCCGCCAACGAAGGCGCCCGAATCGCAGCAGAAGCCCGCGAAGAACGAGAAGCCGAGTAGGAAGAGGCCGGTACCCTACGTACCGTCCCCGGCCTACTTGGGAGAGAACCTCGCTCGCGAGGCTTCTCTTTGCCTAGACTTCTGCATCGAGGCGATGCGCGCTGGCTGGGATGTGTGGCCCGAGCATCCCAACCGCCGCTTCGACATGATCCTCGTGGCGCGTGAAGGATGCTCGACCCTCACGCCCGAAGGGGAACCAGTACCTGTTGGTACGCAGGTCGGTGTGCACGCGAAGGTCGACCTCAACCACGCGGTCGTGAAGCAGCTCAAGCGCGAGGCGAGTCGAGCGAAGAGCTGGGGCATCGGACCGGACTACATCGTCGGCTTGGTGCCCTGCGCGCCGCGCACCCCGCTGGAGAAGCAGTTGGCGGCGACGCTGACGGGCATCTCGAAGCACGGCGTGATCGGGCTGATGTACATGTTCGAGCAGTTCAACGGCCACGATCACGAAGAGACGTACCGAAGCGTCAACCTCGCTGACACGAGTCGCTTCGGCGATCGCATCGAGCTCAAGCGCAGGTTCAAGCCTCCGCTGCTCCCCAACTTCTGGGCTGCGCCAGGCAGCAAGGACACCAAGGTCATCACGGCCTGGAAGATCAACTCGATCAAGTTCATCGAGGAGATCAAGAACCTCGGTCCGCTCGACTACGAAGAGCTCACGTCCTTGCTGCGCAAGCACAAGGCAGGTGACCTCAAGACCTGGAAGGATACCGGATGGCTCGCCCCGCAAGGCCATCGGGTAGATCCGAAGTCGGGGCGCAAGAGAACCCTCTACGCTCTCAACCCCGAGAGCAAGACGCGTCCGGATGTGAAGCATGCGGACGTGCTGGAAGCGATGAAGCAACATGAACAAGCCCAAGACGAAGAAGCCCGCAAAGCAGACCATCCCGGCTACCAAGGCGAGACGGGGTACGACCCCCAAGACTACGCGCCGCTCGTCTGAGAAGGCGCTCGGCAAGAGCTTCGAGGAGATGACGCTCCCGGAGCTGTTCGATGCGACGCGCGACATGCTGGAGATGGGCAACCGATCGATCGCCGCCATCGAGAAGACGGCGGAGCGGATCCAGCGGGGCCTCAACTCGCTGTTCGTCAAGCCCAGCACCACGTCGCCTTCCCACGACGTGGACATGGTTCTGGAGCTAGCGATCCTGCGCCAGATCGTCGGCCAGGAGCTCGCCGTCGGGAACTCGATCCTCATCGACAAGGCGGGCAAGGCAGCACATCCGCTGCGCTTCGAGGTAGAGTCCGAGACCGAGACGTACGTCCGCTTCAGGAGGATTCGATGAAGAACTGGAAGACGATCATCATGTTCGTGATCTTCGGACTGCTCAGCATGGCGGTCATCGCGCTCATCGCGTTCGGACGCATCACGCACACCGAGCCGGACCTCCAGCCCGTGTGCTGGGGCGAGACGGAAGGTGAGGCCTGCTACCGCGACTGCTCGTGCGCGGAGATGGACTCCATCATCTGGCCCCAGGGCATGCCCCTCTCGGTGGTGGTCGTCGACAACGACGGTTCGGTCTTCGAGGAGGTGCCTGGTCCGATCGCGTCTGCGATGGGCGACATCAACACGCAGCTCGGAGCACGCTTCCTCGTCTCGACGCACAACCGTGACAGCGCAGACATCGAGGTGACGTTCCGTGCGGCGTACGAGATGGATGCCGACACGGGAACGCTCGACGGTGACCCCGGCTACTGCAAGCACTGGAACGATGGGCGGATGCGCGCCTACGTCGCGGTTCGTCCGGGCGGCGACATCCGCTTCGAGTACCGCGTGGCGTTCCACGAGCTCGGGCATGCACTCGGTCTCGCGCACGACAGCTACCAGAGCTCGATCATGTACGAGCCCGTGTACGACGATCGCGACGACGATCGCATGGCGTTCACGATGTTCTCGGAATGGGATCGTCGTGTGCTTCGACAGACCTACGGCTTTGAGGAGTAGGCATGGGCAGGGAGTTCAACGAGCGCGACTGGATGCTGATCAAGGAGGCGTTGGAGCTGGCCTCCTCCGAAGAGAATCTTGGGAGCTGCCGATACTTGTCGGTGCTCGCCAAGGTCGAGACGCGAACGCCCGCCGAATGCACGTGCACGTGCATCAACACGTCGTTCGGAGAGAACCCCGAAGGGCACGACGTGGGGTGCCCCCGCTGGGGCACTCCTCTTCCGAACAAGCACATGCCGAGGTAGCGATGCGCTGTCTCTCTTGTCAGCAGGAAGTGAAGTCCGCAGACGCGAAGGTGGTCCTCAAGGTCTACCTCTGCGGCTCCTGCGGCGAGCTCGCGAAGAAGGCCGAGAAGGAACTCGACGCGGAGATCGAGAACTCTCGGCAGGTCGCGAAGCAGGCTCTGGCCGAGCACATCATGCAGGGCGGGCTTCTTCGTCCTCGTGGTCACTTCGAGCAGGAGGAGATCACGAAGGAGTTACCTATCAGTACGAAGAGGAAGACATCCCAGTTCCCTAAGCCCGAGGGAAGCAAGTGACCCAGAAGCGAGAGCAGCGCCAAGAGAAGGAGAGGCGAAAGCTACAGGCCGCACTGAAGCTCCGCCTCGTCAAGCCTCCGGTCATCATCGAGCTGCGTACGGCTCAGCTCAGCCTTCCCGGGCTTCGCTGGAACTACAGGGAGAACACGGTCTTCGTCTATCCTGAGTAGGAGCGAACACGAACATGAAATGTCCGAAGTGCAGCAGCCCGCACTACTACGTAGGGGTGCTGGGCCCCGACTGCGCGACCGTCGGGTGTGCATACTTCAAGAATGGCAAGGCAAACGGCGTCGACCCCTCGGCGCCGTTGCTGCATGAGGGGTACGTGGTGCTCCGCAAAGGGCGCCCGATGCCCTGCGAAGAGTACGTCTTCAAGACGAGAGAAGACGGAGAGCGATGGAGGTCGCTGAGGGGCCTGGAGAATGCACTCGTGCTCCTGGTGCGCTGCTCCAAGCCCTTCCTCTGGCAGAAGTCGACCGGCGTGCAGGGTATACAGCTCGCGGATCGCCTCTACGAGATCCGACGCAACGCACCGTCGGATCCCACACGTACTCACGCAATCCTCGTCGATGAAGACGAGTACGACGGAGCATGAACATGGCCTTCAGGAAGCCCAGCAAGCCGAAGCCCAAGCCGAAGGGGTGGCCGTACGAGAACGACCCGCCCATCAAGGCTCAGGAGCGGGGGAAGCAGGAGCTCGACAACGAGATCGATCGCTTCCGGCATGAGCGCAGGAACCGCTTCAACTCCTGGTGGGCCATCAACAGCGAGATGCTCAAGACCGTGGCGATGGTCACCCTCATCTTGATGTGCATACTCGGTTGGTTCATCTGGCAGGCAGCCTCGGATGAGGAAGCGAAGCAGGACTGCAACGCGCGTGGCGGCGCAGTCGAGGTCATCCACAACTCGACCGAGTACCCGCGTCCGTGGGTGTGCGTCGGGGCGGAGTAGAACATGAAGAAGGGCGTCTACGTCGTCACGACGCAGGAGTATCCGGGCGACGAAGAGATCGTCACGGTCGGCAAGTACAAGTGGGCGTGGCTCGCGTGGCTGAGCGCCTACTGGACGTGGCTGCGCAAGTTCAACCCGCGCACCATCGTCGTCGTGGGCTTCGTTCCCCACAAGGAGCGGAATGCGCAAGAAGAAGATCCGTACCGCAGCGATCGAGCACCGCGGGCCTGAGCCCGTCATCACGTATGACAACGAGCACTCCGTGTGGCGAGTGCTCGTTCCTGTCCCGGAGGCATGCATCATCTGCCACCGAGCCTCCATCCACGAGTACTTCTGCGTGGATGATGTCGGTGATGAGATCTCTGGGCGCGGCGGGTTCTTCTGCTCGATCCGCCATGCCGAGCTCTACGTAAAGGCGTGCGCAGAGCGAGAGCGCATCGCCGCTAACATGAAGTAGGAACAAGAACATGGAAACGCGCGAGTTCTCCAAGCGGCTCTCCAAGACCGACATCCGGTTCATGCTGATCAACTCGTTCCGCTACGCCTTGGGTCGACAGACCTACGTGCCGAGCGAGGTGATGGCGATGGTCCTTCACCACATCGACTGCCTGTCGAATGAGGACCTCGTTCAGATGGCCGGAGACATTCACCGCGAGGCGCAGCAAGACCGCCTCGGGGCATCCATCGACAAGAGCGCGTGGATGAACTTCTCGAACCGCCTACACGCTGAGCTGATCAACCGCGGCGTCGTCGTCTGCGTCAGCGTGCGCTTCCTTGGGCGCGGTCCCATCCGCTACGTGATGCTGCACGACTGGATGACCTTCGGGCACGTGAAGCGTACGGCGATGGAACTCCTGGAGCTGCCGCTCGATCGCGCCCACATCTTCGAGCTGCGCACGGTACACGGGACGAACTACGGCCCGGTCCTACCGGACAGCGTGTCGGTGAAGGCATACTGCGCGCAGGACGATACCGTCGAGCTCATGTACGTCGACGGTCACTGGGACCAGTACTTCCCGCAGAGGACATGAACATGAAGCAGACCTTCGTGTACGCTTTCCTCGCCTTCATCGTGTCGGGCTTCGGCACGTGGAGAGGACGTAGGAGGCGACGTGGGTAGGATCTTCATGTACTTCGCACAGATGTGCGAACGTCAGCGCCTTGCGGCCATCGAGGAGGGACGGCCGAAGGACGCTCGCTACTGGCTTCAGCTCTACCGGCGCCTCGTGATGATGGCGCTGATCGTCGGGCACCGAGGGCGGCTCTAGTTTTCGAGCACGCGTTCGATCAGCCGTTCGATGATGACCAACAGGGCGAGTACCCAAGGACCGACGATCTTCAGCACCTCGATCGCCGGGTTCTTGGGCTCGTCCTTCTTCTCTTCCTTGCGCGCACTGATCGCCGTGAGGATCTCGGACCTGGACGGCGCGTTGTGGACTGGGGCCGGGGTAGGCACCGTGCGGAACGAGGCCGTCGTATCGTGCTTCGCTTCGAGAGCAACCAAGCGGTGGGTGAACTGCTTGACCTCTTTTTCGAGCTCTTCGTACTTGCGCTCGACACGGCGGAGGTCGCCCTTGGTCGCGAACTCGCCGTCCATAGTCGTCCTCTCTTCGTCGTATGCCACCAAAGGATCATGCCACATGAACGTTCGATGGCTTGCATCGCTGCTCTTCCTCGCGTGTCTCGGGTGTGGGCGCATCGGGTACCTCCCAGACGGCGGCAGCTTCATAGACGCGGACGTTTCGCGAGACTCTGCGGTGCCTCACATCGATGCGCACATCGATGCGAGCTCGGATGCTGGTGAAGACGCGAGCACCGATGCGCCGTACACGCCGGATGCGATCGACGCACCGGTACTCGAAGATCCATGCCCGCAGTGGATGACCGAGGTGCTGCCCAGGTGCCCCGGCCCCTCTGACGACCCTGAACTCTACCAGCGCTTGTACCAGCAGTGGTGCGTGGACCTTCATCACGAGCCCACGGAGCGCTGCTACTACGAGTGGGCGACGTACGGGCACTGCAACGTGGGGCAGTTGCTCATGCACTGCGACGTGAGCGAGTCGTGGATCGAGTGCCGCCTCCTCATCGAGGCGTACCAGACCTGCGATCGCGGATCGGTAGGTGACCTATGAGAGATGCGGAAGAGACGAAGCGCCGCGTGTTCCAGAGCGTGTGGCGTGTCGAGGAGGCGAGCTTCCTTCGCCACTTCATCTACTGCTGGTGCCTGCGGAACTGGCCCAACCGAGGAGCAGGACGCAAGGCTGTGATCGGGCCGCTCTACATGCTGCGCCTCAAGCGAGCGCTGAACGTCGCTCCGCCCGAGGAGCTCGCGCGCTACGGGATCGTAGGCGACCTCCTCGACGAGAAGGACACCCTGGAAGGATGGGTGGCGTCGGTAACCGGGTTCGAGCGCATGTACATGCGCTTTCCCAAGTGGACGAAAGAACAAGAACATGAAGATCAAGGATCACGACAACGAAGTGAAGGCGAGTCCTGATGAAGTGAAGCGCATCACGTCGCGCTTCAATGCGCGGCAGCGCGACATGTTCCGCAGGGCTCTGCGCGTTCGCTACGCAAAGACGAGTGGCAACATCACCTTCGTATTCCCCAGCCACTCGGTCGTCGAGAAGTTGAACAAGTAGGAACAAGAACATGAGCATAAACATGTCGCGGCTGTTCGAGGCCGCAGAGTACGCAACCATCATGCATGCGGGTCAGGTGCGTGGTGGCAACGGCGGCAAGCCGTACGTCCACCACTGCTTCGACGTCGCCCGTCGTGTCAGCGAGGCGGGCGTGGATGACCTCGATGTGCTCGCCGCAGCCATCCTCCACGACACGGTCGAGGACACCAACGCCTCGCTGGAGCAGCTCACCGTCAAGTACGGCAAGCGCGTCGCGAAGCTGGTCGAGGCGCTCACGGTCCCGAAGAGCATTCGCACCTGGCAGGAGAAGGACGACTTCCAGATCGCGCAGATGAAGTCCGGCACGCCCGAGCTCTGGCTCATCAAGGTCGCGGACAAGACCTCGAACGTGAACGACCTCATCCACGATCCTCCGGACTGGGGCCGCTCGGCCAAGCTCGGCTACACCAAGAGTGCCAAGAAGCTCGTCGACGTCGTTCGAGACCTGAACGACAATCACGTGTTCTACGGGTCGGTCCGCTACCTCATCTCGCAGTTCGATGTGGTATGCGCGGAGGCGATGCGCGCGTTCAAGGCGTAGGAGGACATGATGGGTGAGTGGCTCTGCATCGGCTTCATCTTCATCTGGGCTGTGGCTGTGATCGGGATGGAGTACTTCAAGTGGAAGCGCGCGCTCGCAAGACAGGCAACTGCCGAAGCGAACGAACGCACCCTGAAGATGAAGACCGAGTTCTACGACCGACACTGCAAGGGCTGCCTGCCGTGTGAAGAACATGAACAAGAGCAAGAAGACGACGAAGACGAAGATGATGAAGCCGCAGACCAGGGCGATGTCCCTGGTTCGGATGGCCGATAAGTCCGCAAGAGCACGCGAGGCTCGCAGCGAGTGGTTCGGGGACGCGCCGTCCACGCTTCACGTACTGCTGGCCTCGGCCAAGCTGCTCGCCGACATCGGCGAGATCATCCCTGTGAGCTTCGACCCGCCGAGCTTCCGAGCCAACGACTTGAAGAACGGGCTGGAAGAAGTTCTTCACGAGCTCGCGCACCACGTCGCGCTCTGTGGTGAGGTGGACTTCACCCGGAAGTGGGCACGGAGCAGTATCACGAGGCGCATCGCCGACATGACGCCGGCTACCCGCGCTGGCAACGAGATGGACACGCTGGCGATCCAGCTCGAAGCAATGTGGTGGCTCTACCATCCGTACAGCCAGACGACGGCTGCACGCGAAGCGTTGGCGGCAGACAACTTCGACATCCACATCAGCCGGCGGGCGCTGAACAACGCGCTCACGCACCTGCGCGCGGACATGGACATCAACTGCCTCGGCGCGGGGCTTGCACTGGTCATCTACGAAGAGATCGAGCGCCAGAAGCGCGAGGGCTTCTTCAAGGCATCGGAGCTTCCGGAGAACGCATGATCAACAACATGTTCGGGCCCAACGTGCTGATGAGCGCCGACGACTACGCGGCGCTCATGTTCTTCGTGGCCTTCATGAACTACATGTTCGAGGACAAGGACTCGGAGAAGTTCTGGGTGGAGATGCGTAGGCAGTTCATCTCGCTCGCCATCAACACCAGCGCGCAGATGGTCGGTGCGCTTCGTGAGTTCCCTGACTTCCGTGAAGAGGTGGAGAAGAAATGAACACGAGTGATAAGCCGGTCCGCAAGAGCACCATCTGCGTGGACTTCGACGGCGTCATCCACAGCTACTCGTCGGGCTGGCAGGGTGCGAAGGTCATCCCCGATCCTCCTGTGCCTGGGGCGATGGAGTGGCTGTCGCGTATGGCGAACGACGTCCTCTTCGAGATCTGCATCTACAGCAGCCGCTCGAAGGAGCCGGGTGCGATCGAGGCCATGCACGGCTGGCTCAAGCACTGGCTCGCCGTGTACGCGGTCGAGCGGGCCCCGAACTTCACTGCGTTCGACGGGCTCGACTGGGCCGACTCGGTGCTCTCGAAGATCAGCTTCCCGACGCAGAAGCCCGCGGCGAACATGACGATCGACGATCGTGCTTTCTGCTTCACCGGGCACTTCCCCACGGCGGAGTGGCTGCTCGACTTCAAGCCGTGGAACAAGATGACGGCGAACTCGAAGCTCCAGTACGAGCGCCCGAGCCAGGAGCGCATCGACGAGATCTCGGCAGCCCTGCAAGAGACGTCGTACGACGAGCGTGACCCGTACGACCATGCCATCGGTGAGCTCCTCACCGAGATCTACTACCTGCGCGGCGGGCGGTGATGAGTAAGATGGAGCAAGGATCGGAGAAGCTCACGAAGTGTGCGTGCGGAGCTGAGCTACCGACGCACCTCCTCTTCGCGCTCACGAGCCACACGTGCTCGTGCTGTCGGCACTACGTAGTCGACGACCCGCGCACCGACGATGCCCGCTTCCGAGAAGAGGGCACGGCGCACAACCCGTTCGTGTGAAGGGAGGTGGGTCAGGCCCACCTTCTTTTTTGACCTATCAGAAGGGTAGATGCAGGTGGCAGGTGGGCTGCCGCCTGGACTTTCAACATGAACAAGAAAGAGATGACGGATGAGAATCACGGTCGAGCGAGAGATCATCATCGAAGCGCTGAGGGATGAGCCGCTGCTGTCCTTCGGTGATGTATTCCTGGCGGAGCATCTCGTTCTGAGCTGGCGCACGAGTGTGCCCATCGAGAAGGCGGGCATCTGTAAGGTGTGCGCGACGGGCTCGGTGCTGCTCAAGATCCTCGACAAGACGCAGCCGGCGTCGGGCGCATACGAGGCCATGCGTGCTGTGACGCGTGAGGCCAACATGATGCCTTCGCGCTTCAGCACGTACGCGAGCGAGGCACTTGCTCTGATCGAGGAGCACCCCATGAACGCGCTCTCGGTGTTCTTCGAGGGTGCGGTCGAGAGCGCGAAGTCCGAGAAGTTCGGACCGAACACGAGCGTCTACGACTTGTCGCCCGAGGACAAGAGCGCGGTCGTCGAAGTGGCGCGTGCCAGGACCATCCGGTTCGTCGACAACAACTTCCCCGCAACCATCAAGCTCGACATCGGAGATGCAGTTCCGAGCGACTACGTACTCAGGGAGGGCTGAGATGATCATCAAGCTGACGAAGGCGGACGTGGTCAAGGCGCTCGAAGAGGAGAAGTTCCTCGAAGCGGGTTCGTGGATCTCGCTCGCGTCGGACAAGATTCACGATAGGACCTTCATGCTCTCGCAGTTGCCTACGGGCTGCGGTGTATGCGCGGTCGGTGCCGTGATGCGGCGGGTGCTGTCTCCGGATCAGCCGGTGCGTGCTCTATGGGACGCCATCGAGACCGATACGGAAGGCGCGTCGGTCACGCCTGACACCGAGAGCTCAGACTACATCGGAGAGGCCGAGCATCTGCTAGCGCAGGGTCACTACCTCGCGGGCCTCTCGGTGTTCTTCGAGGGTGCGTGGCGCGACGGGGAGCACCAGTACACGGAGGCTGAGATCCGCGCGCTCATGACTGACTGGGTGAACGAGAACTTCCCCGATGCGTTCGAGGTCGACATCAACGGTGCGCTTCCGCTGCCGCACATCGAGGTCGTCGTGCCGCGGTGGCTCGATTCGTCGGAGCAAGGCTGATGCTCATCCGACTCACGAAGCAGCATGTGCTCACGGCTCTTCGCGAAGAGCCGTTTCTCGAAGGCGGGTGCTGGTTGGACGTCCCGCCTAAGCGTTACGAGGACACCAAGTTCAAGATCGGTGATGTGCCCGCGGACTGTGGTGCGTGCGCAGTCGGTGCTCTGATGCGCAGGACTCTCGCTCCCGATCAGCCGTTGAGGATGTTCTTCGCGGCCATCGAGGAGTCGACGCGATGCGGCCAGATCACTCCCATCAGCGACATGGGCGACGGCTACATCGCCGAAGCGGAAGGGCTGCTCGAAGACAACGAGGTCATCGCTGCCCTCTCGGTGTACTTCGAGGGCGTGTTCCGTGGTCCCGTGCCCAGGGCGACGCGCCAAGAGCGCTCTGATCATGCGCGCAGCGCCACCATCGAATGGGTGACCAAGAAGTTCCCCAACGAGTTCTTCGTCAACATCGACGGGGCTGCACCGCGAGAAGGTATCGACGTCGTCGTGCCTTGAGCGCGGTATGCTGGCAGGCATGAAGCCTGTCGTGAACATCAACAGCAGGTACGTCGTCGTTCCCCACGTGTCTTCGTGGAGCGCTCCTACGCGGCCGGTCTTGCTCATCGTGGCAGGACCGCGCACGGTAGAGATTCGCTTCGAGACCGTGGGCGAACGCGACGTGGCTGAGCGTGAGCTCGCTGCGGCAGTAGATGCCTGGTGGAGCAAGGGGGCGACATGAAGGACGAGTTCACGATCAAGTTCACTCGTGCCGGTGACCAGTGGCGTGCGGCGCTCTACTCACCGAAGGGATGCGCGTACTCGGCGGGCAAGACGCCCGAGCAGGCGTTCGAGAACTTGATGACGACGCGGCGTGCAGGGATGCGTGCCGTCGAGGCGCTGGAGAGCACGGGAGACCTACCGACCGAGACCATCGCTCCGCAGGAGACGAAGGTCGTGAAGACCGAGAGGTCGCTGAGGCTGGTGAAGCCTCCGAAGGACGACGCATGAACAAGAAGCTGGAGTTCATCCCCGAGCTGTTCGCCCACGCGGGGCTCGAATGCGTCTTCCCCGTCGTCGGTGCTGAGCACGCGAAGCGCGAGTCGGTCGTGTTGGTCGCCGATCGAAGCACGGAAGACTTCCGAGGCCTTGTCCTTCGGAGCGTGACCGACGAGCTCATCTGGGGGCGCAAGTTCGGCGCGGACATCTACTCCGTGAAGAGCGCTGGCCGGCTGATGGGCGACATCATCGAGAAGAACATACCCGTCGTGGTGCACCAGCCCACGAAGCACGCGCGTCTCCACTTCAACGTGCGTGCGCGTAGGGTGCGCTTCCCGAAGAAGTGCTGGATCGACGTCGAGCTACCGCTTCATCCGGATGTCGAGCTCATCCTCAACCTGCTCAACATGCACAACGCGAGGAAGAAGTGAGCGAGCCGATCCCGATGATCCTCACGTGCCCGGCATGCAACAGGCGTCACATCGACGAGGGCGAGTTCGCCACGCGTCCGCACCACACGCATGCGTGTCAGACCTGCGGGATGGTGTGGCGCCCTGCGATCGTCAACACGGTGGGCGTGCGCTTCCTGCCCGGGTTCAAGAACGAGGAGCCCGACATCTCCAAGAGCGGTGCAGGTGGTGCTGGCGGCGTGGGCGTCGACCCCTGGAAGTGTGTACCGGTGCGTTGGAGCCCGGAATGAGTCGCGCATGGTTCACGTGGCTCCTGTTCATCATGATCACGATGGTGCTGGGCTACGTCGCGATGGTCTGCGCGTACGTCGGGCACTATGCGGCGGCCAAGCCCTTCGCCCTCGCGTCGCTGCTGTCCTTCTGTCTCGCACTCGCAGGAGATCCCGATGCCCGACGTCCGTGACATCGTCACCGCGCAGCTAGCATCTGAGGTGCGCACGGCCGAGCACGACATGAAGTCGTCCATCGAGACCCTCAAGCGCATGCTGATGGACTACGAGGAGAACCCGGAGGCAGCCATCACTCCGGGCAACCTCACGCGCACGGCGGCGCTGGTGGAGACCGCCCAGATGCGCTTCAAGATGGCGAAGATGTCGCTCAAGTTCCGGGAACTGGAGAACGAGCCTCCTCGCTCGCCGCTCCTGTGCCTGTGGCCTGGTGACTGCCAGAACCAGCGGGAAGACAGCAGCCCCTACTGCGCGAAGCACAACGAGGGGCTCAAGAAGCGCGACACGGCGTGTGCGATGACGATCCGCAACGCCAGCACAGGTGGGGCGCTTCGTCGATGCAGGCGGCCCAAGCTCAAGGACTCACCCTTCTGCAAGCAACACTCGATGACATGGAGAGGAACGAAACAAACATGAAGTACACGTACTCGGCGCTCGGTGGTTCGGTGGTGTTCGAGATCGAGGCGCAGCTCGATGCGGAGGGCAAGCTCGATCGCGCGAAAGAGCACCCGGTCGAGCTGCGCTACGGGGCGGGCAAGAAGTACGTCGGCAAGCTCGTGCACGCCGATGCGGATGGCTCGGAGCCTCTCCTCGACGTCAAGCACCGCTGGAACCTCATCACGTGGGCGACGGCGGACGATGTCGAGTGGGATCCCTCGCCCACCGACCTCTTCCTCGACAACCGACCGGCGGATGCGGTCATCACGGTGATCATCGAGCACACGACGTTCCGCTTCATGCGGAAGTGAGCGGAGATGGAGGCGCCCACGTGGCGCTTCCATTTCTTTGCGTCGTGGTCGGGGTGGTACCCTACGTGGGTCCAGTCCTCTCCCACCAAGGAGCACCCGATGAGTCACAACCCGTTCGTCAAGAAGGGCCCCGCGGTCCCGCACCTGAACAAGGGCGAGGTCGCGGATCTGCGTGCCGACGTGAAGTCCGCGTTCGACACGCTCGAATCGCAGGGCGGCTACTGCCGCACCGACGAGTTCACCAACCCCGCGGCCGCGGACGTCGACGCGATCAAGACCTCGATCGCGACGGCTGCGTCGCTGCGCACGTTCAGCGGCACGGACCTCAACGGTGTCGTGGGTGAGGACGAGATGGTCCCGCCCCGCAACCCCACGGTCACCTCCACCACGAACGCCCACGTGACGGCGGTCGCGGTCGTGTTCCGCGGCAAGCTGCGCAATGCGGATGGCGATCTCGTCGACCACGAGGTCACCATCAACACCACCAACGGCGGCGGTGCGACCGATGCGGGTGCCTCGCCCCTGTCGATCGTCGAGGAGATCGAAGTGCCGGCGATGGGCGGTGCGGCTGGCGCGCTGGAGTTCGGCTTCGGTGCGGCCATCGGTCTGAGCGCGAAGGTGAAGTCGCGTGCGGGCCTCATCGCTGCCATCCGCCAGATCGCGGTGGGTGCGGTCGTCACCACGGGCACCATCACCAACCCGGCGAGCTGCCCCGTGTCGCTGTACACGCCCGCCTCGGCCCCGGACGGTGCGCGTGACTACGCCCTCTTCTACGAGGTCGACCCGAGCTGAGCATCTCGCTCGGTGTCAACAACGGAGCCCGTTCCAGGCAACTGGAGCGGGCTTCGCCTTTTGCGCTAGCAGTGCGTCCACATTCAACATAATGTTGGTGTATGAGCAACAAGTACGAGGAGCTGAGCGCTCTCATCAAGGAGCGACGTGAGCTCTGTGAGCGCTACCGCCGTTACTATCGGGCCGAGGACCGTGAACGCATGATGATGCTGGACAACGTGCTGAACGATCGCTCCATCGAGCTGTACGAGTACGTCACGGAGCTGGAGCAGATGGTGGCTGCCAAGGAGAAGGCATGAAGAAGCCGACGTTCGAGGAGTTCCACGCACGGTGGGCTGTTCCCCAGCCGGCGGTTCGCCACACGCACATCATCGTGGGCCGGGACCCTGGTGATGAGCAGCCCGAGGCGAACTTCCAGGACTGGATCGTCAACCTGATGTCCGCTGACTTCTCTCGCCTGCCGGTGCCCGAGGGATACGTGGTGGAGCGGGTGGACATCGTCACCCAGGACGACAGCAGGTCCGTGGTCATCTCCCAGCACGTGGTGCTTGAGCACTTCGCTGTGGATGCGGTGCTCAAGGTCTGACCTATCAGTAGGGGAGACAGGGCATCCACGCCCTACATAATCTTGAGGTGGTATGAGCGCCGAGAGCAGGAAGCGCCGCCAGTTACGTAGGAAGGCGGAACGTCTGGCCAAGGAGATACTTCGCCGGCGTCTCAGCTACACGGCCGAGAACGGCGGCGACATCAACGCGGTGATCGTTCCCCAGCCTGCGAGGATGGTGGAGCGCTTCAAGCGCACGGGGCGTTGGGAGTGAAGAAGAAGCCTGAACCGGTGCGCGTCGCCTGTGTTGCGTGCGGTCGGCTGATCGTGGCCTCGAAGAACGGTCGGCCGCGCCGTCATGTCGCCAAGCAGCGGCTGTATCGGCGCAGTGAGCACGGCACGTGTCCCGGAACCTTCGAGCAGGGAGATGCGCCATGAAGACGGTCGCCCGAAGCACGTCTGGGCTGTACAGCATCAAGCACAAGTCGAAGCTCGACGTGACGATGCTGACCAACGAAGCCGCCGACATGCTGTGGGCCGCCTGGCGAGAAGAACATCCCGAAGCACGGTGACCTAACATGAAGCGCGAAGAGTTGGAGAAGCTGTCCCAAGAAGAGCTGGACGAGGCGGTGCTGGAAGCCAAGACCGCCGAAGCAGCCGACATCAACAACAGCGGCCGGGATGCTCAGATCCAGTACCTGCTGGAGAACGACGATCCTCGGTGGGAGCAGCTTCGTGAGCTGACTGTTGAGTTCCATGCCGCGGGTGGGCGCGGTATCGAGCTTGCGGAACTTATCGACGAGCTGCGGCACGAGCTGGGAATCAACACGGACGAGGAATACGACCGATGACGCAGAAGCTGATCGTCGCGCTACTTCACGCGGTGAAGCGCGGCACCGTTATCCACCTCACCAAGAACCTTGCCCTCTCGAAGGGCATCTCTGGTGGGTACTCCATCAAGTACAAGTCCAAGGTCACTCGGCGCTCTCGGGCAGATGAAGCTGCTGAGCTGCTGTGGGCCACCTGGCAGGAAGAGCTGGGTACGGAGGCCCAGCAAGAGAAACACGACGATAAGCGCAAGCCGAACCTCTACGTACTCAGCATTGCGCGTGCTTACCTCCGTGCACCGTCACACTCGGCAGAAGAGGACCTGCTCGAAGAAGCCCTTCATTCGGCATGCGAGAGGGACGGGCTCGATGCTGGCGAAGTGGTCGAGTCTCTCGTCAACGGTGTGCTGGAGGACAGTGGATCGCCGAACACCGAGGTTACTGAGTAGATGAACAACAAGATCACCGCGTCGTTTCCTGGCAAGGCTACCCATCTGGCGCATGGCCGCGGCACGAAGTGCGGGCTGGTCGGCAAGCTCCTCACGACCACGGACCCGAACGCTGTGAACTGCCAGCGTTGTCGTACCGGGATGCGTCGTGCTGAGCTCGCGGCCAAGGCCAAAGAGGCTTCGAGATGAACATCAGCCAGAAGAGCGACATCATGTTCTGGGGCACGGCTGCCCTCATCGTCACCCACGTCCTGGCCTTCTTCCTCGGGTACTGGGCGCGATGACGACGGCAGCCGAACGCATCCGTGAAGCGCTGGAGCGCTGCTTGAAGCTCAGGCCCGGGGACAGGGCTACGGTCTCCGTCCCCTCCACGGCTCGGCTTGATGACGGCACGCCTGAGATCGCACGGCAGGTCTTCCCGCCGATGACCATCGAAGACGACAACCTCGTCCGGGCGAAGCTCAGCACCATGCCCGCCTGGTCCTCCTACGAGGATGCGGCGAAGGACGTTGCTCGGGAGCTGGGTGAGATCACCGAGCAGCAGTACCGCGACGCGGTGCAGGAAACCGACATCATCTTCTCCAGAACGGCGTTCTGGAACATCCACAAGGAGGCGCGGCTGAAGGGGCACACCATCGTGTCGCTGGGTTGTGGTCACGTTCGCTGCGTGGGCTGTGACGGGCGCTCCATCTACGGCAGGGACGGGAGCGTGACCACGCGTCTCCTCGAACCCTGCCGAAGCACCTTCCGCGTACCGCTCAAGAGATGATGCGCGCAGGTTATGTTGTAGTTCGTGACGATTGTCGCGAGCGTCTCTACCTACACATCCAAGGGCGCGATGGCCTACGGAGCGGTTGGTACAAGACGAGGGAGCTGGCGACGCGCTTCCGAACGAAGAGGGCTGCGGAGGTACAACGTGTTGTGGGCGGGCAGACGCTCGCCCAGTTCACGGTGCTTCCGGCGCACAGAGGATGAAGGAGGGGGCGGGCACGAGCTCGCTCTTTCTTTTGCCTGTTGACTACAAGATGAACACGAGTGCACTTGTAGTTCTACTTGCTTTTCGGCTATCAAAGGTATGGTAGATACCCACCACCTTGTTAGCTTAGGCTCACGGTCCCCAACGGAGGAATCAACATGAGAAGCATCCTGCTCGCGTTCCTACTCAGCCTGTTCGCCTCGACGGCGTTCGCCTCGCCACGATGCGAGTCCTTCAACGTGCCGGTGGACGTGGATGGTCACCCGGACGCCTACGTCTACGCAGAGCTGTGTCTGCCGGCATGCGGTGGCGTGCCCGAGACGGCGCTGCTGACGGTGCACGGCACCGGGTACGATCACTCGTACTTCGACTTCCCGATGCGACGCGGCTTCCACTCGTTCGTGTGGGATGCCACGCAGGCGGGCTTCGCGACACTGAACATCGATCGCTACGGCATCGGCCAGTCGTACACGCCGCCGAGCATCGAGGTCACGCTCTCGGTGGTCGAGGACACGCTCGTGCAGCTCGTGCGGAAGCTGCGCGCTGGTGAGATCGGAGGTGCTGCGTTCGACAACGTCGTCTACGTCGGCAACTCGCTGACGAGCGCCTATGGATGGGGAATCGCAGGCACGACGGCGCGCGACGACATCGATCTGCTGGTGCTGACCGGGCTCACGCACATGACGCGCACCTCGTTCTTGGAGAACGTGATGCACGCGATCGCTCCTGCATACCTCGATCCGCGATGGAGTGATCGTGGTCTCGATCCCGGCTACGTCGCCACCCAGCCTGGATGGCGTGACGAGCTCTTCTACTACGTGCCTGGGGCGAGGCAGCAGACGATCGCCGCCGATGATCTCGTCGCATCCTCGTTCGTCTCCGGACTGCTCGTACAGCAGAGCATCCCGCTCGTGTGGTCTCCGATGACGGGTCGTGCGGTGGAGGCGGGTGATCGAGCTCTCGGCGTGCAGGTTCCGACGCTTCTCGTGCTCGGCGAGCACGACAACACGACGTGTGATGGTCCCGATGGCATCGTGTGCACGCAGGCGAACGTCGAAGCGCTCGAAGCTCCGTACTGGCAGCCCGGCATCCTCGACGTGCGCATCATCCCGAACACGGGCCACTCGCTGCCGCTGCACGAGACCGGTCCACAGAGCACGGCGATGATCCTCGACTGGATCTCGGATCATCTCGGCGACTGAACAGCGACAGCTCGATCGAACGGCGGCTCTCTTCGGAGGGTCGCCGTTTTCTTTTGCCTAGTGAACGATGTGAGCTTGCTCAACATAATCTTGCAAGATAGGCTCGCGTCCGGCGCATGCGCTAACACGAACGGAGAACCACATGGCCCGCATCCAGTACGAGTCCTACCGCCCGTCGGCCCAGTCGAAGATCCTGTTGGAGACCATCATCGAGATCGTCGAGGACTACTCCCAGCAGAACCTGAAGCTCACGCTGCGCCAGCTCTACTACCAGCTCGTCTCCCGCGACCTCATCCCGAACGAGGAGAAGTCGTACAAGAACATCGGCACGATCGTGTCCCGAGCTCGGCGTGGTGGCCTGCTCGACTGGGACGCCATCGAAGATCGTGTTCGTCGTCCACAGAAGCCGAGCGAGTTCGAGTCGCTGAAGGACCTCGTGGACGCCGCGCTCTACTCGTACCGGTTGCCCCGTCAGCAGGGCCAGGATCGGTACGTGGAGCTCTGGGTCGAGAAGGACGCGCTCGCGGGCGTGCTCTGGCCCATCGCGAACAAGTACCACATCACCCTGATGGTCAACCGTGGCTACAGCTCCACGTCGGCCATGAAGGACGCTGGCGATCGCATCCGCCGTCAGTGCGAGATGATGAACACGGGCGCGGCGAACATCCTCTACCTCGGCGACCTGGACCCGAGCGGTGAGGACATGGTGCGGGACATCGACGAGCGCCTCGACGAGTACATCAACCGCGGTGACATGGTCGACGATCTGTCGGTCGAGTTCGGCAACGATGACGAGATCGAGCGGATGAACAACCGCCGGGAGATCGACCTCACCGTCGAGAAGCTGGCGCTCACCATGCCGCAGGTGAAGAAGTACGATCCGCCGCCGAACCCGGCGAAGCTCTCGGACAGCCGCGCAGCCAAGTTCGTGAAGAAGCACGGCTACTCGTCCTGGGAGGTGGACGCTCTGCCGCCGAACGTGCTGCGGATGGTGATCGAAGGTCGGCTCAATCAGCTCATCGACCGTGACACCATGCAGGTTGTTCTTGACAGGGAGGAGCAGGACAAGAATAAGTTGCGTGCTGCTCTACAGAACCTGACCAGGAGCTGACCCGTGCCCCACCCCCGCGACATCAAGCTCGAAGAGACCTACCTCAAGATGTACGAGCAGGAGCCGGACGTCGGACACGACAACTGGTTCTGGGACGCGAAGACGGGACGGCCTCCCATCCTGCACCGCGAGCACGGCGGCTTCACGGCAGCGCGCATCCCGAAGAAGGAGATGCGCTTCGCCATCCTCGGCGTCGACAACAACTACTACCACATGGGCAAGATCATCGCGGCGCTCCAGTGGGCGTGGGCACGCGAGCTCCCCGGCGATCCGCAGCCGAAGCACATCTGCCTGCCGGGGTGGTTCATCGACATGCTCAACGCCGTCGAGCATGGCGACCTGATCTACGGGATGAAGATCCTCAAGTCGGAGGAGTACCCCGACGACATCTACCTCACGCACGTGGAGAGCTGAGGTGGGCAAGTCGAAGGCGAGGGCCGTCACCTCGAACCCGGGTGTGACGGTCCGTGGTCTCGCCGCCAACGGCAAGCTCGCTCCGGTGCGTCACGACCCGCAGCCCAACGGTCGCTACCGCCCGGTGCCCACCGGCCCCTTCGTCGCAGCGACGTACGCCTCGATCCAGGGCACGTGCCCGAAGAGCTGCAAGTTCAAGGACGGTGGTGGTTGCTTCGCGGAGTCGGGCATCACGGGCAAGACCGTCAAGCAGCTCGACGTCGAGGCGGTGATGTACTCGTCGATCGAGCTCGCGTACATCGAGGCCAAGGCGATCGATCGGCTCTACCGCCGGGGTCGTGTCCCGCAGGATGGTGGTCGCGACGGCAAGCAGGGCCGTGACCTTCGACTTCATGTCTCGGGCGACTGCACCACCAACACCGCAGCGCTGCTCCTGTCGAAGGCGGCTGAGCGGTGGAAGGAACGTGGTGGCGGGATCGTCTGGGCGTACACGCACGCTTGGCGGGAGGTCGAGCGCTGGGCGTGGGGCTCCATCCAGGTCTTGGCGTCGTGCGAGACCGCCCAGGACGTCGCAGAGGCCCGGGAGAGGGGCTACGTGCCTGCTCTGGTCGTCCGTGAGTTCCTGGAGCCCCGTGCGCACCGGCTGGACGGCTTCGGGGACACCAAGCTCATCCCCTGCCCCGCGGAGACCCGGAACACCACCTGCGTCCAGTGCCGGCTGTGCTTCGACACCAGCAAGCTCTACGAACGGAACGTGATGATCGGCTTCGCCGTGCACGGCCGTGACGAGAGCAAGGCCAAGCGCAAGCTCCCGGTGTTGAACACCCTCTTCGGCACGATCGACTGAGGACGGATGAAGGACAAGATCATCATCGAGCTCAAGGCTCTCGGCATGGCGTTGCTTCCCGTGGCGCTCGGTATGCTGGTGTTCTTGCTGCTCCACCACTGCCGCTGAACCCGAAGGAACAAGAACATGACGATCCGCCGCTTCCGCACGAACGTACTCCTCTCGAACGTGATGCTTCGCTACGACGGCGAGGAGCACTTCGACTCGGACCAGATCGAGAACGCGTTCAAGCGCCACCTCGTGGACAACATCTACGGGCCCATCCGTCTCACGGAAGAGCGCAACAGCCCGACGATGTGCACCACCGCGTACACGATCGAGACGATCGATCAGCGCGAACAGCTCACGGAGAAGACGCTCTTCACGGAAGGGCTCACCTTCGGGCAAGCTCTCGTGGCGCTCAAGCAAGGCCGACGTGTCGCGCGCGAGGGGTGGAACGGCAAGGGCATGTGGCTGAAGCACGTGCCTCGTGATGCGTGGCGCGTCACGCGCGACGTCGATCTCGACATCTACGCCAACGTCCGCGGTCGAGCTCCGTGGATCGGCATGAAGACCGCGACCGACGACTTCGTTCCCTGGCTGGCGAGCCAGACCGACATCCTCGCCGAAGACTGGATGGTGCTGCCGTGACCCCGAAGATCATCTTCCGTCCGATCGCGTACTCGCACGTGAGCCGCATCGACGAGAAGACCTACGACAGTGTCACGCGGCTGATGGCGCGCTTCGACCCCGACGAGTTCGGCCTTGGCTGTCCTCGCGCGAGCGTCTACGGTGTGCGTGGTGCTCACGAGCACATGATGTCGAGCATCACACTCGCACTGCGCCGGGCGTTCGTGAACCACGGCCTCGACTGTATCCTCTGGAACTTCGACATCGAAGGGCAGTACAACGAGGACGAGAGCCGCTGGGACGTCTGGCACGTGAAGCTCGTCCCGCTCCAGCCCTGACACGAACATCAACAACGAGGGATCCCGCATGGAGCTCTTCTTCTGCCAGCCGACGAACACGTCGCTGACGCGCGAAGGCTGTGGTCGCAACTGGTCGAAGGCGAAGGAGCTCAAGGCGGAGGGTGCGAAGGACACCTCGGCCGCTCTGTCGACCCTGCGCAACTGCATCGGCTGCCCTCTCGGTGAAGCACACGTGAACGGCGAGCAGCCGGATGCGTGGCCCGATGGGCGGCCGCTCAACTTGCGTACGGTCAACCTGCGTCCCTTCGCCACCGAGCCTCCGAAGAAGCCCGAGACCAAGAAGGTCTCGCTGCCGGTGGCGGTGCCGATCCCGGAGAAGCCCAAGAAGAGCTCGCCCGCACCGGCGCCCATTTTGTCATACGGGCACGACAAGAAGATGCCGGAAACGTCGGGCTCCGTGTCACTTTATGTTGCGCACGATCCCGTGACGAGCGAACCTCTCGTCACCAGCGGCGCTACTCCCGAAGAAGCGAAGCAGAAGATGGACGCTGTCCCGCACGTCGTGATCGAGAAGAAGGCGGAGCCCAAGAAGCTCAAGCGCGAGGTCGGTCGTGCGGAGCGCAAGCCGCCGACGGGCCGCCCTCCGGCCAAGTACGTCTTCAAGGGCGTCTCGAAGACCGCCGTGGACTGGGCGAAGGAGCAGTTCGTCAAGGACCTCGGTCTGACGCCTGCTCTCATCCGGATGCGGCGCAACAAGGGCTGGGACGACGACAAGATCTTCACGACGAAGAACGTCGTCGCCCAGGGCGCCACCTACCCGGTCGAGCTCGACCTCGACGGGCTCAAGCCGGAGATCGCTCACGCGGTCAACAGCATCATCAAGGAGTTCCGGCTCACGAACCGGACGAGCGACGCCCTCATCGCAATCGCGAAGGGCATGGACCGCGACTCCTTCGGCGTGCTCCTCGGCATGAAGTACGCGACGGTGAAGACGACGTATGGTCGTCTCTTCAGCGCACTGGGTCGTCACAGCGAAGCCGAGGTCATGCGTCTCATCGTCGAGCGCACGCCCTCTTCGGAGAGTCAGATGGAGACGAAGGTCGATACGACTGGCGGGCCCGTGTCGGTCAGCGTGCCTCCGGGCACTCGCCTGATCGCTGAGAGCAGTGTTCTCGCGCCCGTCGTCGAAGATCCCGAGATCGCGGCGATGAGCGCGCTCGCCAACGCCATGACGCCTCTCGGTCCCGACGCTCGCCGTCGAGTGCTGAGCTGGGCGAGCTCGCGCTACGGGAAGTGATGGAGACCGACGAAGAGGTGGTGCTCGCCATCGAGGAGGCTCTCGAAGAAGGCGACGGCAAGATGAGCCGTGCTGCATTCGAGAAGAACGGTCTTCGTCTCCTTGGTCCTCCTCCGTGTCCCGGCGACACGGACGCACTGATCCACAACTGGGTGTTGAAGGGTGGCGTGCATGCGTGTTCCGCGTGCGGCCTTACCTCCGTCGAGTACAACCAATCGTTGCGTGCGAAGGCCGGGATCACAGACGCATGAGCAGAGCGAAGAGAGACATCGAGAAGCTCCAGGTCGAACTCGCCAAGACCCGGCGTCTTCTCGGCATCGCCGTCGAGCGGCTCGGTGGTGAGATGAAGTTCACCGAGAACGAGTTCCGCGCACATCGTGAGGTGGGCATCGACACGACGAACTACCCCTTCGTCGTCACCTCGTTCATCGTGCAGCCGAAGGCCGTGATACCTTCTGCGGGTGGAGCGGCAGCGCAGAAGCTCGTCGACGACGACGCCGGTTAGCCTCTGGGGCATCACGCAGTCGTGGATGGCGGTCGTCAGCGGCCGCTCGCTACGGATGCATGCGACGCACGCAGGTCTCGTGGTGACCGTGTGCGATCCGCATCTTGGTGAGCGCAGCGAGCTCGTGCGGTCCAACGAGGACCCGAGCAAGACCGCCGTGCGTGCGATCTCTCGTCTCGATCGCGAAGCGTAGTACCCTTCGTGTATGGCTGAGACGAGAGAAGGCCTGCCCCAAGTCGGGTGGAACTACGGCGACCCGCCGATCGGCTTCTACTGGTTGAAGCTGCGATGCGAGCGGTGTGAAGCCCCGTCCGGTCATCTCTGGCCCGAAGGTGATGCCCGCGCGAAGGGCACTCGCTTCGAGTACCACACTGGCTCAACCGCAGGGATCTGTAGACGATGCCGACGAACGAACACGATGATCGTGGAGAGCGAGATGCCGGTGAAGCCGGCTCGGACGGAACCCTGGTCGTACTGAGCCCGGTGTTCGGTCCCTTCGCTCGCACGAAGCTCTGGGTGAAGAAGAAGGTCGAGGGCTACGACCTACTTGCTGTTCCCCGCCTCCACATCGAGCAGCACGCAGCGATTCAGATCGTCGGCGGTCTGTCGCCTGCGAAGCTGTTCGAGAACATCGAGATCATCACGCCGCACTGGAGCGAGAAGATCGTCGGCTACATCGGCGGGCAGTGGATGTTCTACAAGCTCGCACGCTCCGAGTTCTCGGGCGTCGGCTTCGTGCTCGGCGAGCCCAAGTTCGAGATCGAACGTGCTGTTCGCGGCATCACGAAGATCTTGACCTGAGTGTATGCTCTCCGTATGCTCTGAAACATGACCACTGGGAAGCGGCCACCGCCTGGCCCTCCGATCCCGCCGAGGCCCGCACCGAAGCGCCCGCCTCGCACCGTCGACCCCGTGGTCGCCGGCTACAAGGACAAGGTCGCGTCTCGCGCGCGAGCGCAGGGTGACGCCAACCGCGTTCCGGTGCCTGACATCGCTGCGGCGACGCGCGACTACCGTCCCGAGAAGGACGGTCCGATGACGCTCGCCAGCATCGGCGAAGCTCAGGGGAACATCAGGAAGATGACGGACATCGACGACAAGAAGCCGTCGCTCAGCAAGGCGACGCTCGAAGGCCTCACCGCCATCCACGAGGCGACGATGGCGCATCAGCAGTACGCAGCGCCACAGGCGAAGAAGGACGAGCCGGTGGCCGATCCTCCGCCGGCCCCGGTGCAGCCCGCAGTCCCGGCGACGGAGAGCAAGGACGACAAGAAGGTCGCTCGCCGCCCCGAGGACATGTCGGACTTGGAGTTCGAGCTCGCGATGTCGCGACTGCGCTCGGACGTCATCAACAACGAGAAGGAGCGCGAGGCGGTCAAGGCCCGTGTCCAGCCGATGGACCTCGCCGAGGGTCTCCTCAGCGGCGAGTTCACGCAGGACGTGCCGATCGTCCCGGAGAAGCTGACGGTCAAGTTCCGCTCGCTCGCCCCGATCGAGAACGAGGAGATCAAGCGTCACTGCCTCGAAGAGGCGCTGAAGGACGAGCGCTTCGCCGAGATCGCGTCGGACCGCATGGGCTTCATGCAGGTCGTCGCCACGATCTCGCGGGTCAACGGCAAGGACATGCCTCGCCACCTGAAGTCGGAAGGCTTCACCCGCAAGTTCGACTGGGACGTCTTCCTCAAGAAGGTCGCTGTCTTCTCGGGTTACCCGGCTCCGCTGCTCGCCTCGCTCACCGCGCACTCGGTCTGGTTCGACCAGCGCGTCCGCGAGCTCTTCGCGACGACCAACCTAAAAAATGGCTGAAGACTCCAACGGGCTGGGCGCTCGCGAACGTCTGGTACGAGAAGTACCCGGGAACGCCGCCACCTAACAGCCCGCTGGAGTCGGTCTTCATGCTGCTCGCGCTCCGCCGCATGGAAGCGGAAGCGCTCTCCACCCGAGCACTCCTGACCGCAGCGCTCGTAGGCCCCGAGGCGAAGGTCGACCCGGCCGTGAAGGCATACGAGGAGTACGCCGACAAGGTCCTGCCGTTCCTGGCCAACGCCCAGGACATCGAGAAGGAGAAGGAGAAGAGCGCTCTCCTCAACTTCATGAAGACCAAGGCCCGGCTCAACATGCCGAGCATCTACAAGAAGCTGGCGGACGAGAAGCGAACTCGCCCTCAGCCCGGCAAGGCTCCCAAGCGCTTCAATCTCAAGCCCAAGCTCCCCACCTGAAGGACAACACGAACATGGGACGCTTCGACCACCGCCCCGGCAAGAACCCGCGCGACTACGACACGCCGATCTACGACGACCCCCAGCTCGGGTACTACGACGATCCTCCGCAGCGTGCTGACGTCCATCTGGACACCAGCGCCTGGGCTCACAAGAAGTTCCCGCCCGAGTACTGGTCGAAGTACGAGGTGCTGCGGAAGTCGGCGCTCGCGCGCACGCACGCCGCGGAGGTCGCGCTGGTACTTCGCCTCGACGGCAAGTACCACGTGCAGGGCTTCTTGCCGCTCAAGGGCAAGGTCGTGGCGACGCCGCAGAGCGATCGCCTGCTCGCGTGGGAAGCGTTCATCTCGGAGTTCGCCGGCTCCGTCCGGAGGGCGTGATGAACGACTCGGTGCTCAAGATTCCGATCGAGCCCAAGACGGTCGGCGACCGCCTGGTCGAGCATATCGAGTTCCTTCGCGCTCAGACGAGCGAAGCGCTGCGTCCGATCGAAGACGGCACGTTCTCGCGTGCCGTCCAGCGCTACTGGGCGGTCGCCGAGAACTTCGGCCCAGACGCGGCCAAGGCGAGCGAAGAAGAAGTCCACTCCGCCGGCACGCTCTACCTCAAGGCGGTCGAGGAGGGCGACGTCATCGGGAAGCTGCGAGAGTTCGCCGACAAGAGGAACCTCGGCATGTTGTTCTTCTTCTTGATGGGCATGGACGAACGCGATCGACTCGTGGTCATGTGCGCCATCACGAAGCTCATCAAGGAAGGCCGAATCTGATGTCCGCTGCGATCTACATCTGCCCGACGTGCGGATGTCCCGACCTCATGATGCCGGAGTCGTCGCTCGTGCTTTCCGCCGAGCTCCGCTCCGCCACGTGCCCGAACTGCGGATGGAAGGGCTCGATCAAGGAAGCGTCGGGCATCCTCACGACCGAGAAGGTCTACGACATCAAGGCCATCGGCCGCCTTCTCTTCCACGTCACGGCCAAGCACGCAGCCGGCCCTCTGGCGCAGGCGCTCGCGCTCATCGGCCTGCTCGATCCGCAGGACCAGGAGGGCCTCGACAAGATCATGCGCGACGTGTGCGCGGCGATGGTCCAGGCGGCCTTCACCTCGGCAGGCGAACACGCGCTGGAGCAGAACAAGAAGTACGGCTGCTCGGCGTGCCGCGGCACCGGCGCGGTGCAGGGTTACGACGGCTGTCCCAACTGCTGGGGCTCGGGGCTGAATGCCACGACGCTCGCGAAGCTCACCGAGGAGCAGCGCGATCTGCTCAGGCAGAAGAAGCTCACGAAGACCCAGGCGATCTCGCTCGTGCGGGCGCAGGAGAAGAGCTCGTGATCCTCCGCATCAAGGACGCCATCAACGGCTACATCGTCGAGATCGATCCCGAGGTCTCTCTCGGCGATGGGTTCGGGCAGCTCATCGAGCAGCACGTCTTCACGAACTACGACGACGTGCTCACCTTCATCCGGGACTTCTACTCGCGCCGTCCCAACAAGAACTCGATGCCGCCGAAGCCGGAGGCTGCACCGAAGACCGGTCTCTACGTGATGGAGGCGCGCGTGCACGCGTCCGAGGACAATCCGGCGGAGATCGCGCAGGGCAACACCCACTTCGTGGCCGTGCTCCTCGCTGTGTACGGCAAGCCGGGCTACTTCGCGCTCGCCACCCGGAACCTGCCCCGAGACGAGGCGGAGAGCTTCGCGAAGGATCTCCTGAAGGACGGGAACCGCCGATGAGCAACCGCGACAAGGAGCTCGACGAGCTCGAAGCCGAACTCAAGGCCGCCGCCGCAGCCAAGAACGCGACGCCGTACATCGAGAAGCCCGACCAGCTCGATGTCGGGGACGGCACGGCGTGCTGGATCGATCAGAACCGGATGTGCAACCCGACCTGCCGCGCGTGGGACTACGAGGTGCAGCCGGCGCAGGGGCCTGACGTCTGCCGCGCGCTGCGGTCGATCACGGACATCCCCGAGATGCTCGGGCGTCTCATCGACATCGGCGGGCTCATCAAGAAGAAGGCCCAGGACAACCAGCGCACCGCCGCTTCGAGCGCCCCGGTGCCCGATCCCACCGGAAGGAACATCAGATGAAGATCGAGGCCGAAATCATCGGGGCGACCAGCAGCGTCGACTTCAAGACGCTGGAGCAGCAGCACATCCTGCACCTCCAGGTCTTCGGCGTCGTCCTCCAGGTGCCGGTCGACGAAGAGACGTTCGACCACGTGGTGACCAACGCCGCGAAGCTCACGCAGGCGGACTTCGAGGAGACCCGCGTCGTCGGCGAGAAGAGCGCTGCGCCCGTGGTGCCGACCCGCGAGCTCCCCGAGCGTCAGTTCGCTCTCGGCACGCTGCACGAGGCCGGCAACGTCGAGATGTCCGAGGGCGAAGAGGAAGCCGACGACGAGCCGTCGGGTGACGAGCTCTCCTCGCTCTTCTCCGAGGACAAGGACACGAGCGATCCGTCCACGATCGCCAAGCTCCGTGAGCGTGCCCCGCTCCGGGCGTCGGGCCCTCTTCCGCCGGCCCATTCGCCTTCGCTGCCGCAGCTCCCGGGCTTCGGCGGTGGCGGTGACGACGACGGCATCCCGCAGGGGTGAGCATGACCGACCGCCTCATCATCGACACGAAGCCTGCCGACGCTCCGCTCAAGGAGCTCACGCAGGATCTCGTGATCGAGGTCGATCTATTCGACGAGGGCTACATGGCCACGTACCGCTACGTCCCGCAGGGAGCGAAGACGCGTGAGTACGTGGCGTACAACTGCTTCAGCGCGCTCGATCGTCGCGACCTCATCACGAAGCACGTGCAGGTGATCCGCGACACCAAGCCGCGCACGGCCGTCATCGTCACGGGCAAGTACTCGACGGGGCACGTGAGGCACGTCGAGCTCCACCCGGGCGTCATCAAGCAGATCATCGACGGCAAGCTCGGGGTCGACGAGCTGCTGCTCCAGAACTGAACCTCTCGACCTCGATTCAGGAGAACATCAACATGGCATCCGTCAGCGGCCCGAAGCCGGCACCCACCTTCCACGAGGGCAAGCCGAACCAGATCCTGCGCATCACCCCGATGGTCCCGTTGATGGTCGTGGCCACCGACGGCGACGGCCGGGAGACGGCGGTCGTGGTGTGGGCGTTCGGCAAGATGCAGGACGGCGGCGTCGGCATCTTCGTCGGAGCCACCCCGCAGCAGGTGCGCGACCAGATCAAGGTCCCCTCGAAGGCGTTCATCGAGAACGTGCGCGCCGCGATGGAGGAGAAGGGCTACCTCGCCCAGGGCGAGCTCACCTTCTTCTCGGCCGACGGTCAGGTGCCGAGCGCGCCCGCGCCGAGCGTCGACACCAGCGTCTTCGACGACTCGGAGACCTGAGATGGAGGCCTTCGTCACCGACAGGTACACGACGCCCAGCGGACGCACGATCCGCATGGTCGGTCGCTGGATCCTCGTCGAGCGTCAGCCCCCGCCGGAGAAGAGCAAGGGCGGCATCCTCCTCATCGACGGCGGCAAGCTCTCGGACGGCACCGAGATCGGCAAGATCGTCGCGATCGGCTACGAGTTCACCAAGCGCGGTGCGCGCCGACCGATCCGTGACATCCACTGCGGGCTGCTCTGCTCGTACCTCTGGTTCTACTCCGAGTCGCACACGAACCAGAGCATGCGCACTCGTCTCGGCGAGGAGAACCTCTCGATCATCCGGCCCGAGGACATCGGGCTGGTCTGGGAGCCCGAGCTCGGGCACGTAGTCTCGGACATCGTCTCGCTGGGGCGCTGAACATGTCGACCTCCGGCGACTCTCGTGCGCCTCGCTTCAACGTCTACCTCAATGGCGTGCTTCAGAAGAACGTCATCGAGGTGGACGCGATCGCCGGCTACATCATCACGGCGGTCGTCGGAGAGAACAACGAAGTCATCAAGACGCGGTGGGACGGCAAAGTCGTTGTCGTCGATCACGGCAGCGTCATGCTGAACGAGATCAAGCGCTGCCTCGAATGCCCGTACATGCGGGCTCCAGTCGTGCGCAACGCGGAGGTCTCGTGCATCGCCGAGCCCACCATCCGCTGGTTCCCAGAGCGCATCGCGCACAACGCGGTCGACAAGGACTGCGTCATCCGCAAACAGCCCAGGCTCCTCACGGTGGTTTCGTGAGCGAACACGTCATCAAGATCATCTTCCTCCTCTGCGGTCTCGCGGCCGCGCTCTATCGCTGAGGTCTCAACATGGTCGCTCCCCTCATCTGCCTGACCGTGCTCATCCTGGGCTACTGGGTGTTCCTCGCGTGGGGACGCCACATGAAGCTCAAGGAAGCGCGCCACCAGCACGAGCTCCACGTCTTCTCGTACGGTCAGAAGCAGTACGAGGAGCAGATGGAGCACCGGCGCATGGAGCTCCACATCCACTGCATCAAGAACGGCCTGCCCACGCCGTCGGTGGTGCAGGAGAGTCTGCGCAAGAAGGCCGAGGAAGAGCTGTCGTGATCGAGCAGCTCTTCGCGCATCTGGTCGGCGACTACGTCCTCCAGAGCGACTGGATGGCGCTCAAGAAGCGCACGAGCTTCATCGCGGCGCTGGTGCACGCGCTGGTCTACTCGCTGCCCTTCCTGGTGCTCCAGCCGTCGATCGCAGCGTGGCTCGTGATCATGTTCACGCACCTGCTGATCGATCACCTCGCTCTCGCGCGGTACGTCTGCTTCGCGAAGAACTTCCTCGCGCCCGTCAGCGAGTGGCCGAAGTGGGAGGATACGAACCCCACGGGCTACCATAAGGACAAGCCGGTGTGGATGAGCACGTGGCTGTTCATCCTCGCCGACAACACGATGCACATCATCATCAACTACGCCGCCCTGCGGTGGCTCTGAACGGGAGGTCTGCTCTACGCGGCAACGATGCCGCGAAAGGCAGGTAACGATGGGACGTGAGCTTCAGGTCGGTCAGGCGGTGGTGTTCATCGACGAGCTGCGCGAGCGGCACGTAGCACTGACCACCCACGTCTGGCAGTCGCTCGGTGGGCTTCCGGGGTGCAACGTCGTCTACGTCGTGGACGACGCGAGCAAGACGGATCCCTACGGGCGGCAGATCGAGCGTCGTACCTCGATCGTCCACCACAGCGTGCAGCCCGCGGGCGGCATGTGCTGGGCGTGGCCGGACGAGGACCTCGACGAGAGCTGACTCCACGTTCAAGTCGGCGCCGATGAGGGGCCGATGGCTTGAACGACATCGTGGCCGCGTAGAGCAGATCTCCACATCAACAAGGGGAAGTCTCGATGAAGAAGCACAGCGACGCGACGCCGACGTTCCAGCACGGCGATCGCGTCAAGGTCGCGAGCCAGGACGGCAAGGTCATGCGCACGCTCGAAGACGGGCGTGTCCTGATCGAGTTCGACAACGGCACCAAGCAGCCGGTCGATCCGGACAAGGTCAACACGCCGTGAACTCGCTCAGCGGATCGAGGGAGCTCGCCGCCGAGCGCTCGATGCAGCACGTGCTGCCCGGGTGCTTGCCGTCGGGATGGTCGAAGCTCACCTACAAGACGATCGTCTGGCGCAACGATGGCACCGGCATCACGGCCTACTCGGGCTTCGGGATGCGCATCTTCCTGGAGATCGACCAGGCGGTGCTCGACCGGCAGAAGATCGTCTTGAAGGTCTCTCGTGTCGATGGGAAGCCACCGAGCGAGCTCGACCTCGACCGCGTGCGTGACCTCTTCGCGCGGGTGCGCCGTGAGCGCCGCATGAAGCAGATGCTCTTCACGCTGCACGACGTCGTGGCGCACCACACCTTCATCGTGTAGGCTCTTCGAGCAAGTTCGCTCCACGATCGCGAAACTCGGTGATGGGACCCCTGTCGGAGAGACCGACAGGGGTTTCGTCTTTCTGGGGCGGTCGGCTACCATTCGGGCATGCCGGCCCAGTTCAGGATCGATCAGACGACACCGGGAATCGGCGTGGCGGGGCGTGCTCGTCACGACCTCGTCATCAACGAGACCATCACCCTGACGGCGACCAGCCCGGCCCCCGGACCGGGCATCACGTTCTCGTGGGAGATCCTCGACAAGGTCGGCACGACGGCGGTTCTGTCCGCGTCGACTGGGCAGTCGGTCACGATCCCCGGCGGATCGCTCACGTCGCGCCCATACGGCTTCAAGGTCCGGCTCACCGTCAACGACAACGGCGTCATCTCGCGGACGACCCGTGTCTTCAGTTGCCGGAACGCAATCGGCCTTCGCGTCCCCCTCTTCGGTGAGGATGCGCCGCGCGAGAGCTCGCTCGCCGCAAACGACCCCGACCTCAGCGTCGACAACGCCCTCTACTCGAACCGCGCCGGTCTCGGTGCCTCCGAGCAGAACTGGCGTGGGTGGGCGGAGTGGGGCTGGGAGCTCGTCAACGTCATCAACTCGCTGTCGGGTGGTTCGATTCCGGCGGGTCCCGCGGGCGGTGACCTCGGCGGCACGTACCCGAACCCGCAGGTGCGGGGGCTCTACGGCGTCGCGATCGATGCTACGGCCGCCACGCCGAGTCCGGGCGACGCCCTCATCTACGACGGCACGAACTACAAGCCCGCGCCGGCCGGCGGAGGCAGCGGTGGCGGCACCGAGCCCTTCCTGCTCGTCGTCGGGAACTCACTCGAAGGCGACACGCTCGCGAACTGCGACTACCTCGATCCCGGTGATGGGACGGGCATCGTTGCCGCCCTCGCAGCCGCGGAGCTGATGGGCTCGGGCTACGGCGGCGTGGTCATGGTCCGACCCGGTGTCTACAACCTGGCGAGCTACGAGGGGCCGATCCAGGTTCCGCTCAACGTCGCACTCTGCGGGCACCAGGAGTACGGGACCCTCATCATCGCGCGCGACAACGGGACCGATGGCAACACCATCTCGGCGTTCACCGTCGAAGGGACGCTCCAGGACATCTGGGTGCAGGTTCCGCTGCTGGCCACGAATGCGTCGGCCGGGTCGGCGACGGCGATCATCACGGTGGGCTCCGAGGGCACGTGTCGACGAGTCGCCGTCAGCTTCGACGGTGCGACGGACATCACCTACTTCGGGCTGATCACGTCGGCCTTCCTCGTCGGCGGAAACTCGCTGCTCGAAGACTGCAAGGTCATCGACTTGCCGAGCTACCGCGCGTTCGACGAGACCGACTCCCTCGTGGGCTTCGACACCATCACGGGTGCGAGCACGACGCTCAACCAGTGGAAGATGATCGACTGCACCTGCGAGACGTCGGCCACCTACACGGCGGACATCGGGTTCCGCATTCGTAGTGGTGGTGGCTACATCGTGCGGCCGCGGACGCTCAACATCCGCGAGACTGCGATGCAGATCACGGAAGAAGCGCACGACGTCCAGGTGCTGGATGTCAGCTTCATCTGGACCTCCGAGGCAGAAGCACCTCGCTACGGCATTCGCATGGGCGCCACGAGCGGTACCTGCGACGTGCAGTTCATCGACGTCCGCGGCGGCATCATCGATGGCTTCGGCACGATCGGTGAGGTCACTTCGCGCGGCGTCGAGGTCCGTGTGCCGGCCAACGGCATCCTGAACTACTTCACGCTCATGGGCGTGACGGTACGTGAGTGGGTCGACGGCCTCTACATGGACGGTCACGTCACGGTCAACAGCTTCGATAGGAACTCGTTCGTGAACAACAAGTTCCTCGGCTGCACCGAGCCGACGACCTTCGACAACGACACCAACACCATCTTCGACAACAACCAGGTGGACTGATGGGCTACCCGATTCAGAAGCCGATCTTCTGGGGCGCCGTCGCAGACGCCGCCTCGCTTCCTGGTGTTGCGGAGACCGAGCACCTGCTCGAAGTCGGGCATCAGGCGTTCACGCTCGACACCGAGCAGGTGATGGTCTGCACGAACACGTCGTTCCCCGCGACGTGGGAGGCGATCGGCGGGCAAGAGACGCTGGAGATCTTGGCACCTGGGGTGTCAGGAGCGACGACGAACCCCGCGGGCAACAACGAGGCGGGCGTCTACGCCGTCCAGTACTTCGGCACGCTCGCGGGAGAGCCTGCGACGGTCACGTTCCCGTACTACCTGCACTTCGTCGACACGAGCACGCTCGATGAAGAGTACGTCATCGTCTACAACCGGGTGGCCAGTGTCCGGTCCATCACGACGGCGCTCACCCACTCGTACAGCGCGGGGAGTTGCACGGTCGCGTATGCCGGTCCTGCGGTCGCCGTCACTGCCGGTCTGATGTCGGACTTCGACTACGTGAAGTTCGCGACGATGGACTACGGTGCGCAGCGGACGGGAGCTATCGAGGTCGCAGCCGCTGGCGCGGTGATGGACACCGACTTCGACGGGATGGACTTCGCGGGCACCGCATCTGGTTACCTGTGGCGTAACGGAGTCAACTCCTACTCGGTCCGCAAGACGAACTTCGCGGCCACCGCAGATCCCACGGCCCTCGACAACAGCCAGGACGGCTACTTCGAGGGGTCGCTCTGGGTGAACATCTCCGATCTTCGGATCTTCCTGAACATCGGGGAGATCGCGCTCACCGCGTACTGGATGAAGATCTACGACTCCTCCACGGTCGTCGAAGGCGTCCAGGGCAACGTGGTCGAGATCGGCTCGGCCACGCACAACCTCGTGCGTCAGGACATCGTCGTCATCGCGACGCCGACGGTGGGCGCAGCGCAGATCAACATCGACTCGGCGCAGTTCCCCGTCGGCACGCGCGTCCTGGTGCACAAGCGAGGAACGGCGGACGAGGACATCATCCTGAACCCGCAGGCGTCGGCCACGATCGAAGGCGTCGCTGGCACGTACACGCTCTCGTGCGGGACGCTGAACGGACTCTGGGAGCTCTGCCGCAAGAGCAGCCACGACTGGGTGGTCACCGACCTCCTGTCGGCGAGACCGTCGGCAGTTCGCTCGCGTACGGTCTCGGGTAACACGACGCTCAACAACGAGACGGACGAGCTCTTGCTCGTGAACACGACGAGCGGTTCTCGTCAGGTCACGCTGCCCAACCCGGCCGCGATGCGTGGCTTCACCATCAAGAAGATCACGGCGGACACGAACACGATCACGCTCTTCCGCTCTGCGCTTGAGCAGATCGAGGGCGTGTCGGCGAGCTACGCGCTGCCGGGCTCGGACGAGGCGGAGCGCTACGCCTGGTACGTCGTCAGCGACGGCACGAACTGGTGGGTCTTCTGATGCGCGCCCTGCCGGTCTACAACATGATCCTGCGGCGGCTCGGGAGCGGGCTCTATCCGCTCACACTCACCGAGTTCACGGCCTCGGGCACGTTCACGTTCCCCGCCGGTCCGGTCTCACCGGACGGCTACGTCTATGCGTTCGTTCATGTGCGCGCTGGCGCTGCTGGTGGCGGTGGTGGTGGCGCGGGTGGAGCGGGCTCGACGTCGGGCGCGACGAGTGGTGGCGGGGGCAAGGCCGGCGGTGGTGGCGGCGGTGCGCGCGGTGACGCGGTCCTCGTGCGAGGTCTGCCCAGCGAGACGATCGATGTTGTTGTTGGTGCTGGCGGTCCCGGCGGCGCAGGTGCAGTCGCTGGTGGAGCTGCCGCTGCGGCGAGCACGCCCGGCAGCGTGACGACGCTCTCGATGGGCGGCGTGACGATCGTGCAGGCGTGCCGCACTCCGGTTTCGTCGGCAGGTCCGTCTGGTGCGGGCGCGGGCGGAAACGGTGCGGACGGATCTGCTGGAGGCGCGGGCAGTACGACGGGCGGCGGCACCGGACTGTCCGTGGGCGTTGGTCTTGCGAACGGCACCAACGGAGGCAACGGCGGCAACGCTGGTGTCGCCGGCACGCAGGTCGCGAACGTGCAGTCGGGCGGGCGCTTCCTTGGCAACCCCACTGGCGGTGTTGTTCGTGATGGAGGTGCCGCAGGCGCAGCCGGCGCGACGAGCGGTGGTGGCGGCGGTGGCGGTGGCGGATACGGCGGCCCCGGAGATGATGTTGCAGTCGGCACCGAGCCCGCTTCGGTCGGAGGCACCGGTGGTGCTGGTGGTTCCGGCGGTGGTGGCGGTGCGGGCGGTACTTCGGGTGGAGTGGGCACTGCCGGCACCAACGGCGGCGATGGGTTGAATGGTCGCGGTGGTGGCGGCGGTGCCC